TTTTTATATAATAAGTATCATAAAGATGAAATTGAATATGATTTCTTAAAATATAAAGTTGAAAGATGTGATTTAATAAAAAATGATCCATATTTTATAATGCTAAATTTTCATAACTCTGTTTATAAAATTGATAATTTTAATATTAAAGAGGAAGAAATACGAAAAAAATTAAGATCTTATGCATTAAAAATAAAATTAAAAAAAATAAATAAAATAGTTAATGATGATAACAAATGATATAATATTAATATATTTTATAATATTTAATATTTATATAATAGTAAATTGTATATTATTTATCATTTATAAAAAATTAATTAAAAAAGGTATTGATTTTTATGAATATTTTTATGATAATAATATTAGGAAGAAAATTTTATTATATATGTTTTTAACTATATTTATTATTTCATATAATATTTTATATAAAGATAATATTAAACTTAAGTATTATAATTATAAATTGAAAAAAATAAGATATGGAGAAGATTTTGAATCAGAATTAAATGAAATAAAAAAATTAATTCATCAGACTGAAAGAAGAATAAAAATTAAAAAATTCAAATGAATAATATATTAAAGCTAATAACGATTTCTTTTGAAAAATATTATTATAATAATAGGAATGAATATCTTAAAATAGATTTTATTAAAAATTTTATGTATGATAATTGTGATAATATAAATCCTACTGATTTTATTAATAAAAAAATACCAATATATTTCGTTTATGATATAAAAGATAATTTAGAATTAAAAGATATAAATATAAATGAATTTGATACTAATGAAATTTATGATAATAAAAAACAAATTTTAGAGTTAGTCGATCAAGATAATGAAATAATTGAATGTATTGATTTTTCATTATTTTCTGATAGAAAATATATAATATATTCAAATTTAAATAATAATATAGTATTAAAAAATAAAATATATTCAAATGATTATAAATTATTTTTATTCTATGAGGATCATAACTTTATTGTAAAATTAATATATTCTCCTAATATTAGAAAATATAAATTACAGCAAATTAAAAAGACGATAAAATGAAAATAGGAGATATAGTAATATATATAGGTAAAGATAATAAATTAATATATTTGAAAGAATATACTATTTATTATATAACTACAACAGGATTTAATTATATATTTTTTATGATTGATGGAATTAATGCTATGAGCATGTTTCCTATTGAAGATTTTTGTACATTAAAAGAATATAGAAAATTAAAATTAAATAAATTATGCTCAACCAAGTAAAAGGAATTACAGCTAAAACAGAATTAGATAAAAAAGCATATGAAAAATATGAAGAGTATATTGATATTCAAGGTTATTACACTCAATATACGTTAGATTTATTCTTAACTCAAAAGAAATCTAATAAAATTAAATTATTTTATGAAATAGCTTTAAAACAATTGAGATTAGATAAATTAAATAAATTATGTATACAGAATTAGAAAAATTAAACAAGTTTGCATATGATATGTTTATATACGACATGAAAAATAAATATAGAATAAGCTATTTGACTATTTATGAATTTATTGAAAATAAAGAAATATATCATAATTATTATGATAAAGCAAAAAAATTAATAAGAAAAGAAAAACTTAATAAAATATGCACACAAACGTAGATATGCTAGCATATGAATTATATTGTGAAAGTAGAAATCCAAAGGATGAAGGATATTCATGCCTATGTACATTTGATTATTTTATTTATAAAAAAAATGAATATCAATTATATTATGATAAGGTTATCAGAAAAGAAAAACTTAAAGAATTAAATGAAATATGTACACAGAATTAGATAAATTGACATATAAATTATATTCAGAATATATGATGTCTGAAAGATGTATTATTTGGAATGATATTGAATATTTTATAAAACGTAAAGATTCATATCATGATTATTTCAATGACGCTATAATTAAATTAAGAAAAGAAAAACTCAATACTATATCAAAATATGTGCAAATTTAATATCGGAGATAAAATTGTTTATATTGTATATGAAAATAATTTATCTTTTTATGAGTATCCGTTTGAGTGTTTTAAATATAGTGTTTTATTGTTAATTATTTAGCATGTGTTACTTGTCAACCATCTCTTTATTAGTTAACTACGTACAACTCTCAATTTTAACTTGGGGATTAATTAAAACATAAGAAACAACTCCATAGTAGTTGATCAGAACAATCAACCACGTATGCTTTATTTTAGTCTATCCTAATTGATGACCCATACAATCAAATTTTATAACTATATAAATAACAAGACATTACTAATATTAAATAGATAAAGCGAATCAACATAAATATATATATTAAGATATCCAAACGGATACTCATATATCTTTTTATGATGATTTTTTTAAAAAATATAACACGTATACGATAGTTCAAATTTTAAATAATGGTATTACATTTGGACTAGGAATTAAAGAGATAGGTGGTTATTACTCATCAAATTATTTCATAACTTTAAAAGAATATAGAAAATTAAAACTTCAAAAATTAGAATTGTTATGATAACTAATATAAATAAATATGATAAAGTAGTATATATTTTGGTCATGATGGTAAAATTAGTCAGTCTAAATTTATCTATGGTAATATTTATACAGTAACAGGCTACTTTCGATCTTATATACCAGAATTGTCTTATATAACTACAGATGAAATAGAAAATTTTTATATTTATCTTAATTTTTTTATTACATTAAAAGAATATAGAAAATTAAAACTTCAAAAATTAGAATTATGTTTAGAGTAGGAGAAAAAATAGTTTATATAAAGCAATCATATACTGGACTTAAATTAGCATCAATTCATATTATAAAAGATATTAGATTTGATACTAGTATATCATTAGAAGATTCTTATAAAAATTGGTGGTTTTCATCCGAATGTTTTATATCACTATCTGAATATCGAAAACAAAAACTTAATGAATTAAAAAAAATATCATAATATTTTTTTATTCAAAATTAATTTCATATATTTGCACATTAAATGTTTAACTAAATAATTATAATATGATAGATAAAAATATTTGTATACCTGGCAACATATTTGTTGTAAATAACAAAGTTTCAAAAGTAAATAATCAATATAATGATTATTATAATCAAAAAGACTCATTAGGATTAAATGCTTATATTCATATGAAAGATGGAATAGATTATTCTGGTTATAACATGATTGAAATTCCATCAGGTACAAAAATTGAAATAATTAAATTTAAAAATGCAACAGCATTTTTTAAAATAATAAGTGAGCCTAATAATATTTATTCTGCATATTGGTCTCCATTTAAAGTTAAAGTTGATAAAATTGAAGGTCAAGAAATTAGTGAACCTGAAGTTATACCAACTAGATATAAAATCTTCTATAAAGGAAAAGCTCACAAGCCAAAATATTTCAATGATCTTGGTAAAGTTAAAGCATCATTACTTATTACAATTGGATATTATGAAAATCAATATGAAATGTTCCAAAAATATATTGATCGTAATCCAGAATTAGAAGACTCACAAATTCCAGAATGGTGTCAATCTGCGAATGAAACATTTGATAGAGATGATTGTAAATATCTTGAAATTATGTCATACGTTAATGGTGATAACAAACATCCTATCAAATTTGATTTTGATATGCTTAAATATTATGATGATTCAATGAGATTGATTAATGTCACTGCTCAGTTTGGCAACGCAGCAAGAGAAGTATTCAAAAATGTAATGAATACAAAAGAATATTCTTATATGTTAGTTTATTATCCTTATGAATATCGTAATCCTAATAATTTTGATGTAAGTTATGGCTATAAAAGTAGTAATTTTGATTTTAGTGAATTGAAAGAAGATCAAAGAATTAAAGACATTTTAAAAGAATCTGGGATCAAAGGAACAAAAAAATCTACCAAATTTGGTAAAACTGCAATAGCTTTTAAAACTCTTGATGATCTTAAACAAGTTATGTTAAGGCTAGAACCAAAAGAATATTTTATTCTTGATTGTGACGGTGATCAATTAATTGAAAAAAATACAAGATTTATTAAATTAATTATGCTTCAAGAAGAAAATTTTGATGAATAATATATGAAAATAGGAGATAAAATATTTTGCTTAGATTATCAAATATATTCGGATTATAATGACGATATTAAATATAAAGGAGGATTATTAAAAAAAAATACAGAATATACAATCTATGGTATTTTTTTAGAATTTAGTGATTATTCTGAAAAATGGGTAGCAGAAACTCCTAAGATAGATGATAATAATTGTCAAATATATTTTGAATTAATTGAACTTGATGAGTTGATGTTTAATAAATGTAGATTTTTAACTAATAATGAATATAGAAAACTTAAGTTGCAGAAAATATATGAAAGTAGGTGATAAAGTAATTTTTCATAGTAATCATTATTATAGAGATTTAATAGAAGGTTACACATATACAATATCTGAAATTAATAGAATAGATGATGCTTATATTGAAATACCTAACGAAGATTATATTATAGTATTATTAGAAAATACTTACGTTTTTTTATCAGATTTTATAACTATAAAAGAATATCGAAAACTTAAATTGAAAGAAATAGATGAAAGTAGGTGATAAAGTTGTATGTATTGATAATTATAATTATACATATAAAATTTCATTAGATAAAATTTTAACAATAAAATTCAATAATAATTCTTATATGAAATTTGATGAAATCGATTATAGATATTCAAGTAATAGATTTATAACTATAAAAGAATATAGAAAACGTAAATTAAAAAAATTAAAAAACTTATACTAATATTTGGTAGTTATAAAAAAATATATTATCTTTATAATATGACAGAAAACAAACAAATAAATAAAAATGTAACTTTTTTTGGAGGTGCTATTAATGATAGAACTACTTCTAAATATAGTGATAGTGTTTTAATTGGAAACTTTTTAGCTTCAAATGGGTATATAATTAAAAATGGAGGATATAGTGGATTAATGGAAGCTGTTTCTAAGGGAGCTAATGAAGCAGAAGGTACAATAATTGGTTATACTTGTTTATCTATTGGCTGTGCAAGAGGAAATGAATATTTAACAGAAACAGTTCCTTGTATTGACATCTATCAAAGATTGAGATTATTAATATCTGATAGTGAAATTTTTATAGTCCAAATAGGTGGAATTGGTACATTATCTGAAGTGTTTCTTCTATTAGATGGCATAAGAAAATTAAAAGTAAAACCAAGAATATTTTTATTTGGACCTGAATGGAACAATTTATTTAATAATTTAACTGACTTTATGTCACCTGATCAAATAAAAATGATCACATTTTGTCAGGATTTTGAAGAATTTATAAAAGTTTTTTAAATTTATTTAGTTGGTATCATATTTGTAATATTAAAAAAAATATAAATGACTGTATTTTATACATATTTATTTGGTGTGATAGTAGTATTTATTCTAATTATAAATATTCATATATTAGATGAAAAAACAAAATATAAAGATGATGATAGAGATTTATCTATAAAATACTATATATTATTTTATATTTTTAATATATTTTGTTATTTATTTTTAAATGTAATACGTGAAAAAAGAAAAATAAATTATTATAAATATTATATAAAATGTTTTGATGATAATAGAATATATTTTGAATTATCATTTAGTTTAGAAATTGAAATCAAAAAAAGAAATAAAATAATTAGATATTTAAAAATTAAACAATTAAAAAAATAATCATTATATAAACTTAAATATGATAATAGCAGTAAAAGTGTATCAAATTATTTTATTTATGATATTAATTGCAATTATTTATAAAATTGTTCTGGTATTAGATGAAAAAACAAAATTTCCTGATGATCATAGAAAAATATCTTTTAAATATTCTATATTTTTTTATATTTTTAATGCTTTTTGCTTTCTATTTTTAAATACTATAAGAGAAAATAGAAAAAATGATTATTATAAATATTACGTAAAATATTATAAAAAATATAAAAAATCACTTGATTTTTTAACTAAATATTCTATATATGATGATTGTAATGCAATAAATTATAATATTAAAACTTATAATAAAATACTTAGATATTTAAAAATTAAACAATTAAAAAAATAATCATTATATAAACCCAAACATGACAATATTGTTATGCTTAACAAAAAAAAAAGAAAATTATGAAACATCAACATTAGGTTTTATCATTTGATAGAGGTTCACCTTTTATTATTTTTAATCAATTAGTATTTAAAAAAATTAATAATTTAATAAAAAAATAATAAAAATATGAAAACTACAATAAAAAATGATATAAAAAAACTGGCGGAGAATCAATCAAATCTCAGAAATCAAAGAAAAACTATTCACATTAAAGGTGAAAGAGTAATGGAATCATGGAAAGCAGATTATTTACATTCTGAAAACAGACATGAATTAAGAATGTTATATGCAGCTTATGCAGTATTAAAAGGTAAAATATTTGAAGAAATTGAACCTAAAAATAAACCAGATAAATTGCCTTTATCATATTACAAAAATTCAATTGATAAATTAGTTGAAAAATATAATGTGATAGAAGAAATTAAAGATGAATCATTAGCATCTATTTAATATGATAATGAAAAACGTCAAAGATGATTTAGAAAAAGATAAATTATTTATATTAATTGACAACAAGCTTGATGTTACTTATGGAGGAGTTCAAGGTGCTCACGCTTCATGCCAATGGTTACTTGATCATAAATAGGTGCAAACCTGGAATAATCAATACTTAATTTTTCTATCTGCAGAACTTGAAAAATGGATATTTAAGTTAACTCTTAAAAATATAGATTTCACAGTGTTCTATGAACCTGATTTAGATAATAAACCAACTGCATTAGCAGTACATGGCAATGATTCTCTATTTCGTAATTTAAAACTTTGGGGTGCTTTATAAGCACCCCGATTTTAATAAAAATGCTCATTTAGTCCAGTGATAGGGCGGTAGCCTCTAAAACTACCTACATCGGTTTGAATCCGATAGTGAGCACAAATATATTTTTCATAAGGTATATTTATTTTTAAAAGGATTGAAATTCATTTCAATCCTTTTTTTATGTATAAAAATTTGCACATTCAAAATTTAATAGTTATATTTGTATCTTATTTTAAAACTTATAAAAATGATTGTAAATATTGTAAATTATGTAATGAGTAGTTCATATATATCATTAAATACTGATTATAATATTTTTTATAATAATAATGATTCTATTAAAATATTAGATTTTAATAAGATGCTTGATATTACTATATCAATGAAAATAAATAATATAAATTTAGGTGGACTATTATGGTTCGTTAAAGAAATTCGTATGTATGAAATATGTCAATTAAAAGAATGTAAAGATTTTACTGATATGTTGAGAATGATTGGTATAATAATTGGCACAAATACTATATCTATAAGTGATGAAATATATTCAATAAAAGGTTTAACTTTATTAGAATTAACTCACATAATTGATAATAATCCTGATAATTCATTTCAGAAATTACGAACATATATTAGAAAGAAAAAACTTGAAAAAATAATGATAGATGCTTAACGTTGGAGACAAAATTTATTTTATTAAATCTTTATGATACAATATAGATTTACCATCAAATAAAGAATTAACAATCTTACATATATTTGATTGCCGTAATAATATTGTAATAGGAGGAGTTACTACTGTAATTAGAATAAAAGAAGCTATAATTGTTGATGATTATTATTCAGAACAATTTTTATCATTGAAAGATTATAGAAAAGAAAAACTAAAAAAATTATCAAATATATGCAAGCTTGGGTAAAAAAACATAATTCAACATTTTATTGTATTGATAACTATATAAAAAAAGATAATAAAAATTATAATCTTAAATCTTATAAAATGGGTACATCTTTTGATAAATATACTAATTTTAGAATAATATACTATGATAGTAATATATCAAGACAAGTTTTTTTTTCAAATATAACATTATCTGCTAATGAATATAATAATTTTATAAGAAAAACAAAAATTGAAAAATTATCAAAATATGAATGATTGGATAAATAAATGGATAGAAAGAAAAAATGAATTACCATTATTTTTTGATTATATTATTAAAAAAGATAATGAAAAATATGAATTTTATTCATATATGAAATTAACAACTTATGAATTTAGCATAAAAGTTAAATTGTCATATTATATTATAAATGTAGATACTATGTTTTCAGATGAAAAAGAAATATCATTTAATTCATTTAATAATTATCTTAGAAAAATTAAATTAGAAAAATTAAATGAAAATATCTAATTTTGAATTATTGATTTATGTTATAAATAACGTTGAACGTTTTTATATATCAGAAGGATATGTTATAGATCGTATATCATATAATATAATTAGAAATACATTATGTATAACTGTACGATATTTAATTAAAGTTGATTCTGAATTATGTACAAGTATTACAGTAAATGTTAATATTAGAGATTATATTAGAGAAACTAGAAGAATAAAATTTAAGAAAATGAAAATAGATGAAAATAACAAAAAAGGATATGATGATTTATATATTGAATCATGATGAAGAATTTATTCTTAATAAAAAATATACTATTGACGATATAAAATATCATATATCAATAATGAAATTAATATTGATATTACATATTTAATAGCTGATAATAAATATAAACAATTTAATTATTATATTTATATTTTAGAATACGTAAAATATATAAGAAAATTTAAATTATCTAAAATAATATTATGATAAACGTAAAGTTATATAATAAAGAATTATTTACTAAACATAATTTGTTTATTGAAGTCTGTATTCCTAATGATAAATATAATTCTATATCTCATTTATTTGATGTAATAATAAATAAATTAATAGAGTATAAAAATAGAGATGTTTATTTTGCTTCTATTCGTAGTTTAATAGGTATAATGCTAGTTGAAATGAAACATGTAGATGAATTGGAATTAGAAGATTTTTTTAGAATTTTTCAATATAGATTTGATGTGCTTGATAATAAAATAGATGTGTTTAATGGATGGTATCATTTTATAAATCAAGATATAGAAGATATTAAAGGAATAACTTTACATCAATTTAATATGATGATTAATGATGATAAATATATTAAAAAATATTTTAGAATGATTAAACTTCAAAAATTATCAAAATTATGATAGTAGAATATTATAATATAGATTTTTCAATAAATTATCAATCTGAAGAAATAGATTCAAATAGAATATATAATATTATTAAAAATTATATAAATAATTATATAATGATATATAAAAATAATCCTCATATTTATGTAGGTAAGGATTGTTTTGATTTTATTTTATATTCCGATAAATTTCATCTTATTTCTTACAAATCATCAAAACCTTATATCGGAATATTATATGACTGTTATCTTTATATAAACACAGATTTACAAGAAGGGGATTTTTATTTATCTAATAATAAAATAGATTTTAAACAATATAATAGAAAATTAAAAATAGAAAAAATAAATAATTATTATAATGAAAATAGTAAAATTTAATGTTGAAATATTTGATAATTATATATTAAAAACTACTAGGATTTTTACGAATTATTATATAAAGAAATATCTAAAAATTTTAATGATTATGGAGTTGCTGTTGTTTTTAGTCGTAAAATGATGGATAATTTAAATTATCTTAATTGTAATTATAAAATTCATATTCAATATCAAGTAAATGATTATATAAACATAAATGATGTTTTTATATATCCATATTATGCAGCCAATGAATGTGATATTATATTAACAGATTTTGATTTTATTAAATATTATAGAAAACAAAAACTTAAAGAAATATGTTTAAACCAGGAGATAGAGTAGTTTGCATAAATGATGAAAATAATTGTGATCCAAATATAAATCTAATTAAATATAATATTTATATTGTAAAAGAGTTACATGAATATACCAATAATAGAATAATATTAGAATATCATGAAAATAGTTTATATTATAATACTAGATTTATATTATTAAAAGAATATAGAAAAGAAAAACTCAAACAAATAGAATTATGTTCAAACCAGGAGATAAAGTAGTGTGTATTAATGATAAATATTTTTATAATGATAAATCTATAATAGAAATGATTAAATATAATATTTATACAATAAATAGAATTGCAGAAATTTCAGGTAGCAATACAGATAGAGTTGTATTATATGAATGTAAACGTATGTATTTTTCACACAGATTCATATCATTAAAAGAATATAGAAAACAAAAATTATTAGAAATATGTTCAAAGTAGGAGATAAAGTAGTTTGTATTGATGTTAAAAAATATAATAATAATAATTATAATGTAAACCTAATTAAATATAATATTTATACAATTAATATAGATTTTTCAGTTTTTGATAGATCAAGTTTTGGTAGATCAAGAGTTGAAATAAAAGAATGTTGTAATGAGACATTTTATTCAGAGAGATTTATATTATTAAAAGAATATAGAAAACAAAAACTCAAACAAATAGAATTATGTTCAAACCAGGAGATAAAGTAGTTTGCATTGATCAACAATATAGAAAAAAATACAATTTACCTAATACAATATTAGAAGTTACAGAATATAAAGATATAAGATATAAAAAATTATTTAGTGAAAATTTTATTATTTGTTTCAAAGATATAAAATATGGATATAATTATAATTGTTTTATGCTATTAAAAGAATATCGTAAATTAAAATTATTAAAATTAAATAAAAATGATAAGTGAATCAAGTCTTGTTAATTATATAGAAAATCTAAATCTTAGAAAAACCCATGAATGTTTTGATACTAACTATATAATTGATAATAATTATATAATATGCATTGAATCATCTACTAATGTTTTTTTCATAGATAAAAAAATGAATTCGAACCTGTATATTTTCATAATTAATATTGAAAAATTAAAAGATATTTATTATAAAAAAACTGGTAAAAATATAGAAATTTTAATGAGAAAAGAAAAACTAAAAAAATTAGAAGAATGTTCAAGATAAGAGATAGAGTAGTTTGCATTGATAATTCTTATTTATATGATATAAATCTATTACAATTAAATAATATTTATATAATTGAAGATATTTTTAGTTATGATACAGAAAATAATTATATTGGTATGATATTAGAAAAATATAATTTTGAATTTAATTCTAATAGATTTATATCATTAAAAGAATATAGAAAACAAAAAATATTAAAATTATGTTAAAACCAGGAGATAAAGTAATTTGTATTGATAATTCTTATTTAGATGATAATAGTATGAGAAAATTATTATTAAACCATATTTATATAATTAAACTATGCTTTACATATCAATCAGATCATTTTAATTATATTATATTAGAAAATGATTTTGAATATCATGAAAATAGATTTATAACATTAAAAGAATATAGAAAACAAAAACTATTAAAATTATGTTCAAACCAGGAGATAAGTTATTAGAAATATCAACTAACAAAATTTTCACATTCTGTGATTATATAAAAACTATATCATATTCATCAAATTATAATGATATGATAGTGAATGATTATGATTATGAAAATGGTTTAATATCAATCAATGAAGATGCAGAAAATTATCATAGAATTAATAAATATTTATCTATTAAAGAATGTAGAAAAGAAAAACTTAAAAAATTATATAAAGATTTTAATATTTAAAGTTAAAAATCAATAAAATAAATAATATATTAATATCTAAATCATTTATATTTTATATCTTTGTCATCATTATAATAATTATTTAAAATACTCATGAAAATAACATATACTAAGCAAAAAGGGGCGAGAATTAAATATTCATTCAAAAGACCATTTTCAATTAATATAAATGGTTATTGGTGGAATTGTGAATTATTAAGATGGGAAAAAGAAGATGACTTCAATTTTTATAAATATGAATATACTAGTAATTATTATTCTTTAAAATCAGTTAAAAGATTTCTTATAAAATATAAAGCACCAAAAGGTAAAGATTCCGTTACAAAAAAATTAAATAAAAATATAAAAAAGTGTAAATAAAATAAACTTTTTTAAAATATTATACTATTAAATATAATTAAACAAATAGTTCTTTGATGTCATGATAAAAGTAATAAGTTTGATTAAAAATCAAACTGAAACTTTTAATCGTTATACATATCAATAATATTGATTACAGTAAACATAGAACGATTAATACACTTTTAAATACATCTTAACAACGGACTATAATAAGTCTTAAAAATGGTTGTTCGTTATGTAGTTTAAATAATTAAAAGCGACTACGATTTCTTTAAATTATTAAAGAATAGTGTGTTCGGATAAAGAATTTCATCAAACGAAATTCAAACGTCACAGCAAGTACAAATTTGTATAAGTTTAAGTTGACGGTATACCTATTAATATATCAACCATGTGGATTAATCATGATATGAAAGTTATCATAAAAAAAGATTTAGTTGGAAGTAAATTAAGAAAAAGAAAATTATTAAAAATAAATGAAAATAGGAGATAAAGTTTTATTTACTGATTATTTTTATGAACATCATAAATATATAACAGATAATAGATATAATATTTTTACAATCAAAGATTATTTTAGCGATAATTTCACCATTATTTCTTTATATGAACTTCCAATGTATTATTTTGAACCAAAAAATTTAATAACAGTATCAGAAATTAGAAAAAAAAAATTAAAAAAATTAAAAATATATGAATAAATTCGGAGTAATATTAGCAAGAGTTCAGCCAGTACATAATGGTCATATGGCATTAATTAAAAAGGCATATGATGAAAATGAAAATGTAGTATTTTTAGTTGGAAGTGCGGATAAAGTTGACTCAAGAAATCCAATTCCAGTTAGCATTAGAATTGAAATGCTAAAAGATGCATTAAAAGAAGCTAAGTTGATTGATAAATGTTTAATAATACCATTAGATGATTTAACTTCAGAAAGTGATAATTCTATTGAATGGGGTTTTTATCTTTATACTAAAATAGTAGATCAAATTAAAGATAGTTGTTTCACTATGTATTATTCAGATGGATTTGAAATCATCACTAAATGGTTTCCAGGATTTATGTTCAAAAATAATGTATCTCTGGTGCTATTAGCAAGAGGAACTGTTGAAGATGGTGTATCTGCTACCGAAGTTAGAAAAGCTATACTGAGCAATTCTCCTGAGCTAAAAAACATGGTTCCAAAATCAGTCTATAATAACAGAAATACGATTAAATCATTTATTGAATTAAATAAAGAATGAAAAATATTTATATAACAAAAGATGAACTTGATAATTTCACAGAAGAACAATTAAATAGATTAGTATTTGTTTTTTATGATGGGCAAGGAGACACTAGCGTTATGATATGGAAAGATTTTATTGAATTATCAAAAGAATGGGAGAAAGAACTTGGAATTGGATTTCCAAAAAATTCAGATAAATTTGATTTTTTATATAAAGATAGTGAACTAAATGGTAATATAAGTGAATTTCTATATTTTGATTTTAATAATGAATACAAAAGAATTTATTTTAAATAATAATTATTATGGCAAAAGATTATTTTGATAAAGAATTTAAAAAAATGTGGATGGAAACGTGCATTGAATCTTGGAATGATCAATTTCTTGGAATATACTATACAAAACCATTTGAGGAAATTATTTATCTACATAATAATATAGAAGAATTAGAAAGATATATTTCAGCATATGAAAAAAAATATGATACTAAACTAACATATAGATTAGATAACGGTTGCTCTTATATTTCACAATTAAAATAGAGATATGAAAGAGCACAATCACAATAATGATATTAATTATAATGCTGTTATTGAACAATGTGGTTTAATATTATATAAAAAGAAAGCAATAGGTAATAAAGCAAGATTATTGTATATAATTCAAGCAAAATCTGGTAGATATGATCATCAAAGTATTATTATAATAAAAGAAATTAATAAAGATTTCATAAAAATAAATGATTCTAATGATATAGAATCAAAATTATATGAACCAGATAGATTACTTTATAACCAAATAAAAGAATATATAATAGAAGCAAATTATGAATATAGATAGAAAATTAGCAACAATTCAGGTAATTAAAGACATATTACCAATTAAAGGAGCAGATAGAATAGAGGTTGCACGCATAAAAGGTTGGAAAGTAGTAGTTAAAAAAGACGAATTTAAAGTAGGTGACAAAGTTGTTTATTTTGAAATTGATTCACTATTACCTATTAGAGAAGAATTTGAATTTCTTAGAAATAGTTCATATAGAAAAACTGATGAACAAGAAGGTTTCCTCTTGAGAACGGTCAAATTACGCAAACAATTTTCATGTGGACTAATAATGTCATTAGATATTTTAAATGATACACCTTGTCATATATTTAAATTGACAGAAGGTGATGATGTATCTGATTATCTAAATGTTGTAAAATTTGAAGTTCCAATACCTGATGAACTTAAAGCTGATGTTGTTGGTCCTATTCCTTCATTCATATTGAAGACAAATGAAGAACGCGCACAAAATTTATCTGATGATTTCGATGAATGGAAAAAAGATAATGTAATATTCTATGAAACAGAGAAACTTGATGGTCAATCTACCACTATGTATTTACATAATGGAGTATTTGGCGTGTGTGGTAGAAACTGGGAATTTAAAAGAAATCCAAATAATTTATTTTGGAAATTTGCAATTGAAAATAATATTGAAGAGAAATTAAGAATATATGGTAAAAATATTGCTGTTCAAGGTGAATTAATTGGTTCAGGAATAGAAGGCAATAACTATAAATTAAGCCATAAAACAATAAAATATTTTAGAGTTTTTAATATAGATGAATATAAATTGGAAGATTATAATACATTCGTTGATATTGTAACTAATGTATTAAATGCTGACACGGTTCCTTTAATTTGTAGTTATTATAAATTACCTGGCACTATTGATGAAATATTAAAACATGTTGAAGGCAAATCTGTATTAACAAATTCATCAAAAAGGGAGGGAAGTGTATTTAAATCAATTGATTCATCAATAAGTTTTAAGGTCATTAACAATGAATATTTAATTAATTGATAATCAACAAATTACGGGAAGATATTATATATTTATATTATATATCATGATCTTGCATCTTTTTTATAATACATTTAATATTAGTGAATTACAATGGTAGAATTTAAATTTAAAATTAGTGATGAAGCATTTAATTTATTGATGTACATTAAAGAGCATAAACAAGCAGAATATCGTGATTATGAATTTGAAAATATAGATAAATTTATAAAATCTAATAATGAATTTATTACAGTTGAACAATTTAAACATAGAAATTGTAATGGAACTTATTATTTAATCGACTTGAGATACATAATTTAGTTTGTAGTAATAATTTTGCATGGCATCCTACATTTATATTAACTGAAATAGGTAAAAAAATGTTAGAAAATAATTGTAGAAGAATTAAATTAGAAAATTTAAATAAAATATAAAAAAATGTTTAAACATGGTGATGTAGTAATTGCATTAGAAACATATGATAATTTAATTGTAATAAATAATTCTTATATTATTGAACGTACTGGATATGTGAAAAATAGAAAAAAATATTATGTAATATTACAGTATCCGCCTGGTTTTTATATAGAAGAAGAAAAATTTAAATTAGATATAAAATATCAAAGAATAGAAAAATTGAAAAAAATATGCAAAATATAATAAATAGCAGAAATATTATTAATAATATTAGTCATGATGCTCATAAATTATTAATTTATATTTATGAGAATGGTAGTGCTGAATATAAAGATCCACAATATCAATCTATCTCTGATTTTATAGGCAATTCATTATATTTGAATCTTGTTGAAGAATTTAAAATAAGAAATTGTGACGGTACACTTTATTTAATACCAGAGTTAATAAAATATTCATTAGTTGATAAATATTTTTCAGAATATACTGATAAATATATATTATCTGATTTTGGTAAAAAAATACTTGTTAGCGTTATTAGAAAAGAAAAATTAAAAAAATTAGAAAAATTATAAAAAATATGCAAAAAATAGTAATAGTAAATAGTAATAATGGTTGTACTTTTTCATTATCAACAAAAGTTATACGTAGATATTTCGAACTTTCAAATTTGGGTAAACCATATTTTTATATCAGAGATTATAGTTATTTAAATATCACTAAATATAAAAAAATTGAAGATGCTGATGATTATTTTTATACTTCATTTAATGATTTAGGAAAAGAATTAACAAATGAAAATAACATTTTTGATAAAGAAAATTATTTTGATCAAATGGAAATTTTAAGAGATGATGTAAATTTAGTTAAAGCAGTGGAAGAAATAAAACCTGACGAAATAAAAATTGTTGAAATTCCAGATGATGTTGAATGGTATATTAGAGAAGAAGATGATGGACATGAATCAATAGAAGAAACACATAGATCTTGGTTTTAATTAATTAAATAAATATATGAAAAAAGAGTTTTATAGTTATTCTGATGAAGAACAAAAACAAATAAAAAGAATTCAAGCATTTAGTTTGATGAAAGAAATAGAAATTATTAATTGTGATAAATTAGATGATGAAACGCACACACAGTTAATGATATATGTTGTGTTATTTTCTAATCCTCACTTATCATATCTTAATAAATTTAATACAGAATATACTATTGTAGGCAATGAGATTATTGAAAAAACTTATACAGTTAATAAAAAAATCGAAAAAATCGAAAAAATAAAACCTGATTATATTTTTGAAAGAAAAGAATATAAAAGAAAAACAGTAGTAGAAGGAAAGGTAGGAATTGTAAATGATTATGAAGAATATGTTAATAGTAAGAAATATTATGAATATTCAGATGATAGTTATGAAAGGAAAAATTGGAGAACTATTGAATATAAATGGAAAAATTACATTAAAGAAATAAATATATGAAAAAATTATTTTTATGTGCATTGTTTAGTGTATTATTTTTGTCTTGTCAAAAATATAAAACATATGTGACAAAACCAGTTGTTTTAAGACAAATGGTTAAAACTGAAGTATCAAATAAATCAGCAAGTGGTAGTTTTTTATTGGTTTATGGGATTTATAACTCTAAAGAAAAAACCGAATTGATGGTTAGATGTTTAGGAAACGTAGATGGTATGTATAGATTAATTGAGTTGCCAATGAAGAGCGTTAGAATAAAGATCAATAACAATATAATTACTCCAACATTACAATTTGTTTATTATAGTAATTACGAATTAAATATTAACTCTTTACTTTCTATAGGAGAATGTCCAGATCCATTTTCTAACTATAACTTCCTATATTATATTATAAATATTCCAGAAAAATATATTCCAGAAAAATTAATACCAATAACATTATAATAAATTAAATTAAAAAATTATAAATATGAAAAAATTAATATTATTTAGTTGCATTTTATTATTTAGCTGTAATAATAAAATACATTATGATGGACAAGAGTTTGATAATTATGATCAATATGTAGAATATTCCATTAATCAGTTGAAATCTCCAGTAGTAATTACTAATATTAGATCTAAATTTTATTCTAGTGATACTATATATTCTATTGTAGTTAAAGATGCCAATAATATAATTAAAGAATATGATTCACAATCAGAATTAATTGATATTATAGCAAAAACAAAAGATATTGGAGATACAATTAGATAAATAATATATTATGGAACAAAATAAAGAAATTATTTACAGAGTTGTAAAAAATATATAAAATTATAGAAATATTTATAATTTTATAATTATCACAATAAAAAATGCGATGTTATTATAGTTACTAATGTAGATAATCCTTATTATAGAATTATGAATAATGATAAAGAAAATTTGGAATATGATGAATATATTGATAGTCATGATTTAAATATTTATTGACTTATTGATTATTTAATTTATTATGGATTAATGAATAAAAATTACAAACAATTAAATTTAAATAATTAAATCATGGATGATATAACAATATTATGCATATGCATTCCGCTTGCGATATTTTTTATATTTTTAGCAATATCTACTATTTTTGGTAAAAACAGAAATAGTGGAATTGGTGGATTTAAACCACCAATATCAAATAAAAACTTAAATTCTAAAAAATAAATTATGGATTATACCGCAGTTTATTACGACAAGAATTTAAAGGTTATTTCTTATGAAAATTTAAAAGATTTAGAAATTTTTATAAATCAGAACAAATCAAGTAAATTAAAATATGTTCTTTCTGTGAATTTGGACCTTAATCTATTTAATTGAATTAAGAATTCACTTTTTGTTATTAATGTATTAGTTTTTCCAGATTTTCCAATAGAATGTTCTAATTTATAAGGTATTGATTCTTTTAAACTATTTCTAAAATATTCATTTTTTTCAAATAAGCAATCATAAGATCTTGTTATTAAATTATCATATTCTTCGGATTGTCTATCAATTGGAGTAGATATCCAATATAATTTTTGCTTATCTACCCAATTTAAATATTGACCAGCTTTCCATGCTTCAAACCCTGATAGTTTCCATATATTCTCTTTAATTTGTATATCTGGAGTCCTTAAAGACTGTACAAAGCCTTCATATGAAGCCACAGATATACCGTCAATCTCGAATTGATAAGGATATAAATTTGATAGTTTTTTTTCTAAACCATCAGTTCTAAATTTAATATCTAATATTTCCATTCTATATTATATGGTATAAAAATAAAAAAGTTATGATTAAAGTAAATATTATATTATCCGAGATTAACTATTATAAAAATAAGTTAACTGAATTTGAAAAGGAGCATATTACAATTGAAAATAATATTAAAACAGTACATATAAAATCGGTTAATGATTGTAATAATTATGTTAATATTATGAAATCATTAAATGAATATGAAAATAAATATAAAAATGCAATAGAATATAATGCTAAAATTGATATTAGAAAAGATAAGTTAAAACAATTATCAAAATATTATCATTATTGTAATAAAATTAATATTTAAAATAGTTGAGAATAATTTGTGTATTTGAATTTTTTTATTATCTTTGTATTTGAAATCAATAAAAAATTGTTTTCATGTTTAATTAAAATAATAATAATATGAATTTATTAAATGTAACACCAACAACAACAGTATCATCAACAAAAAAAGTTGATAAACTTGGATTATTAAATAAACTTAATGTAATAGAATCTGACATAAAGGATTTTATATTAACATTGAGAGTATTAGAAAAAGTTAAAATTATTGATACCCATAGTCACTATTATTCTGATAATTCTAAAACTAATTTTTCTACTAAACAAGAAATTTTCAAACATTTAGGATATGAAATCACGGATAAAGTAAATAATTATAATAGTATATTAAGAGAATTAAAAAACTTTAATATTAAAGTACCAGATAATTTAATTAAATATGATTTAGAAGTTGAAGAAATTAAATCTGGTTGTAGATATAATGGATCATCAAGTGAAAAATATAATCAAATTTTAATTAAAACAGATGAAAATTATAATAAATATCTAAATTCAAGATTAAATTCAAAACTTAGTTCTATCGTAGAAATAGCAGAAACATTTGGATTTATGATAATTCCATTAGAATTAGCAAAAAATTCAATTTTAACTTGTGATCCAAAAAGAAAATCTGTAGATATTGAATCTGCAATTAACAATTATAAATTTGCAAATTCAGAAAGATATTTTTACATTTTATGTCCAATTGGATTTTATGATTTTGAAAAACATGTAAAATCTCAAAAATACTATGATGTTTATTTTCCTAGTTCATTATCAATGGTTAGTATGAATGTTGGTATGAATTTACCATTATTCAGAAGTATGTATGAAACTATGGTAAATCTTGGTAATAGAGTAGATGCACTTGAAAATTCAACAAAAGTTTTAAAAGAGCAAGTAAAAGGAATAGAACAAAATATTTGTAGAATTCAGTCAGAACTTGAAAAAATATCAAAAGAACAAATTCGTCAGCAACAACTAGCTATTCAGCAAGCTGAACAAATTAAAACATTAAACCTTGAAGTCCAACAAGCATTAGCAAGAAGAGAAGATCCTTTATTATTTTCTACATCTTATAGTATAACTAATTTTTCTGAAGATTCTCATTGTGATGTTGCATTTGCATGGGGTACAGAATTTCCAAATGAATTTTTAGAAATGATGAATGTTAAAGGAATTAAAAAAAGTAATTATTGGTTAAAATAATATTATGAAATTAAATGAAACTTGGGTATTATATGATATGTGTATGTCTGAAATAGTTGAAGTATTTTCAGATAAAAATAAAGCAATTGAACTTTGTGATATAAATATTAAAGATTGTTATATTAAAAATCGTGAGTTAACTCATTTTTTTAAAGATATGTCTGATGAACAATATGATGAGCATTTTAAAAAATATTTTTCAAATACTTTATTTAGCGTTATTACATTAGATGAAGCTATTGAAAATATAAAAGAAAAATTAACTGATTATTTTGAATCAATAATATATCCTAATTATAATTAAAATGATTGATAAAAAAAGATTAAAAGAACACCTTAATAATGGTAAAATAGAATATGTTATGTGCGCTTCTAATTGGATAGATGATGGAATAGATTATCTTTATAAGCCATATAATATAGATAAAGGAATTTGCTATAATAGCGTACGGCATCCTTGCATATATGAGCAAACAAATAAAATTTATCCTGCTGAAAAATATGGAATGTTGACTGTTGAAGGATTTTTAACTACAAAAAATAGATTTCTTAATAGAGAAGAAGCTTTAGAATTAGTTAAATCAAATGATCAGTTAAAACAAGATTTAATAGGTAGTGTATTAACATCTGAAGATTTATGGTAAATAGAAATATAATTAAAATAGGATATATGAGAATTAATATAGATACTATTTTATGCTATTATATTGGTAGAGGTGATAAAACTATTATAATTCAAAGATCACTAGATGATATAAATGATATTGAAATAGATTTTGATAATAATATAGAATGTGAAAAATCATTAGCTGAATTAGATTCATTATTAGTTTTAAATGCTCATAATTATATAAGAAAATTAAAAATAGAAGAACTAAATGATAATAGAACGAGATAAAATTAAAATAGGTGATTATAGATTAAAAATTGATAGTATATTTGCATATTATCCTACTACAGTTGAAGAAAATGATCGTTGGTTTATTGTAATTGAACGTGACGTACCAGATGGTATTACAGAATTAGAAGTCGAATTTGATACAGAAGAAGAAAGAGATAAAGTTTTATTAGAATTAGATAAATTATGTACTATTGATCCAATGAATTTAAGAAAAGAAAAATTAGAAGAAATAAATAAAAATGGAAAAATTTAAAATAATTAAACAAGTTCACACATATCAAAATAATATTACTAATTTTGTTGTATATAAAAAGAATTTTATTGGTTGGACTCCAGCAAATATTATTTACAATAATTTTAAATATCAATATGATTCATTCTTTGAAGCTGAGATGTCAATATTTAATTATTTTGAAACTAAACATGGTGGTATAATAGATATTGATGTAAATATTTATACATACTCACCGTATTCTTTACCAATATGAATTAAAAAATAAATAATATTTTATATATAAAGATATAATTAAAAATGAAAGATAATAGATTAGTAAGAACTGAGTTAGTTACAAGAGAGATCGAAATTGATTTAACATATCATGAGATAAAAAAACTTATGATTGAAAAGTCTCCAACTGAAATTTTTGTTATGACATATAGTAGTTCCAAACCATGTATTCGTATTACTAAGCCAATATTAGATAGTGATAAAGAAATATGTGTTTGTTATGAATCATGTAAAGATAAAGATGAATATTTCCTTACATGGATAGGTTTTTATAATTTACTTGAAAAATATGGATTATCAAATATTAGATTTTAATATTTTATCAAATAAAAAAAATAAATTAAAATGAAAATAAAAAAAGAAGATTATTATGAATATAAACAAAATAGATCATTATCATCATTTAAACATGCATTAATTGTTATTGGTGTAGCATTTTTAGCATTTATGGCATTCCAATTTGGAACTAAAATTGGTCAAAATACAGAATTGAATTATTATTTAAATGTAATGAATCCTGTTGACCCAAATATTGAAGTTGGGCAAACTTGGATTTATATTCTTAATAAAGATAATCCATTTGAAGATACAATTCAAATTAAGAAAAAAATTATAGGAATTAAAAATGATTATATTTTATATGTTCAAAGCAACTCTGATAGTACAATAAATAGTAATGATACTATTAGTGAAAATGAATCTTATTTTATAATAGGATGTGAATTATTGAAATCAGATAGTACTAAATTTAATATTGAGTTTCCTATATTTAATGAAAATATACCTGAATATAAACCTGAATATGAATTCAAATTAAATTATATAAATAATTAAAAATATGAAAAAATTAGAATATATTAATGTATTTATTCTGATAATATTATGTGGTATTTTAGGGTATCTAATATCTTATCCATTTGATCTCAAATTTCAAACTATAGTTATATCAGTATTATTTTTATCATATTTAACTTTTTTTTTATATAAAAATAAAAAATAAAGAAAAATTAAAAAATAATGAGAATACTATTATATTTTATGTTGTTTATGCTAATGTCTCTAACTGGTTTATTTTGTTATTTAATATATTATCAGCCAAATGATAAATTACATATTGGATTATCAATAATAGCATTTTTTATATATTTAGGAATATTTATATATGTAGATGAAAAATCAAGAAAAATTAATTAATTAAATGAATAAAAATGAATAAAAATAATATTACAGTCAAAGTGGAGGGAGCAACTGCAATCGGCAAATCCGCTGTTACACTAGCAATAGTAAAAGCTCTTAAAGAATTTGGATTTGAAGTAGATTTAGAAGATACTGGACATAGAAATATTAATCATTTAGAGCATTCCATGGAGCATGATATATCATTTTCTGAACGAATGAATACTATGAATAGTAATACTAAAGTGATAATAAAAGAAATAACAATTTAAATATGAAAAGATATAGAAGATTAGAAGATATTTTAGTGTTTCATTGGACTGGTGATTTTTCAATTATTGATGAAATTAATAATGCAGTAAAATCATTTAATAAAGAACATCAAGATACTTTAAATGCAAGTAAAGATGTTGATAATGACGATAAAATTTTAATAATAACTCATAATGGAGAATATGGTACAATGAGTGAATCAGTTAAAATGAATGATTATATTATATTTGATGTAAATGAAATTGAAACATCATTAGGTGCATATTCTGAAGATTATTTAAATGATCATTTTATATTAATATAATGAAAAGAATAGAAGTCGAATTTAATGTTAAAATGATTATTGATGTTGAAGATAATCAGAATATAGAAACAGTTGTTAATACAATTGAAATTGGTGAATTTGATATAGATGAAGATGCCAATATTATAGCATGTAACATAACGAATAGAAATTATTCTAATTTTTTAAAAAAATGAAAATTTTAAACATAGGGGATATTCACGGATTTGATTCATGGAAAAAATTTGTAGATGATATTTCTCAATATGATAAAATAATATTTGTAGGAGATTATGTTGATGAATATCATCTAAGTAATATTACAATATTAAATAATTTATTAGATATCATTGAATTTAAGAAAAAATATCCAGATAAAGTTATTTTATTATTAGGTAATCATGATTATCAATATGCTATACGACCACCTAGTATGAATATTTTAGGACATTGCTCTGGATATAGAGCAGAAATGCATTTTGATTTATATGAAATATTTCATAATAATTTAAAATTATTTCAATTATCTTATCAATACGAAAATTATATTTGGACCCATGCAGGAATTCATCGTGGATGGTATGACCATTTTTTAATAGAATTTAAAAAAGTTTCTGATTTTGAAGGTACTATATCAGATAAATTAAATTTAGCATTTGAATTTGAGTTAGAATGCTTACTTGATTGCGGATATGTACGTGGTGGATATAATAAAGTTAGCGGTCCATTGTGGGCTGATAAAACTGAATCATGGACTAAACCATTAAAGAATTGTCATCAAATTTGCGGTCATACCCACACAGATAAAATAGTTCATCATGAAATACCAAATATAAATTCATCTGTTACATATATTGACTCCTTGCCAGAATATTGTTACATTTTAAATATATAAATTATGAAAATTAAAATATTTAATTACTATTTCGGTACCAGACTTGCATATGCTGATACTATTACTAAACTTGAGTATGAATTGAATCATTGGATAGAATATGATAAACCTGAAATTAAACAATTCACACAATCAAATACTAAAGAATATTTAATATATACCTTTTTATATTACGAAAAAAAAGAATTAAGAAAAACAAAACTTGAAAAAATTAATGAATTATGAAAACAGATAAATTAAAAAATAGATTACTTGAGTTTTATATATTAGGATTCAAAAATGAAATAGATTTTTGTGATGTACCAAATAAAGAAAATCTAAAAAAATCATATTTATTAGGAAAAAAACATTCAGATGCAGGCGATACATTTGAATCTACTGAATATTTGAACGACGATATCATTGAATATTTAATAGAAAAAGAGGAATTAAATTATTGAGGATGAATAAATTATAAATAATATTTGCAATTTGCAAATTGCAAATTTAAAAATTTTATATATAGTTTATGATTGTGAGTTATTAATTTAACTATCAATTAATTAAGTTAGAGAAGCTTAACGATTTATTATTTACGTAAAAAATGATACTGATTGTGCTATAGTTTAATAGTGCTAAATGGATAAGGAATAACCAATTCCCCCATTTTAGGTGACTTTTTTTAATTCAGTAAGACGATTAAGTTGTTTTTTTCAAAGTAAAAAAACATTGGTTACATCTATTCATTGTATTCTCAGGTGGAGATAGCTAGGTGGCGGAAAGGTTAGACGTTTGGGTAAAAGTCCCATTAGTGAGGTAGCTCAAAGATTATTTCTTATATAGGTTCGAGTCCTATCCTAACTACATTTAAAAATGAAAAGACGGATCTAAGCCAAAAAAGCATTAGTATGTGGGTTCAACTCCCACATTTTCACTAAATAATATTAATTAAAGAAAGTAAGTCAAAAGGTCAGACTAGTAAAGCCAAAAAAGCGTTTATATAAAAAATATTCATTTATGTTGGTTCGAATCCAACCTTTCTTTCAAAAATTTAAAAATATGAAATCACATACTCAAAAAAATAATTTTTTATTTAACTGAAAAGTTTGTGATGATGAAAAAACTTTTTTTGAATTTTTGAAATAATAATAAAATATTGAATTTTTTATTTGGTTAATCCATAATATAGTTGTATCTTTGTAAGCTATATTATGGATTTATTAATTTATATTATGAAACAAGGGGATAAAGTAGTTTGTATATGTAACACAAGAGGAGCCTTTATGGGGAGTCCAAGATTATATGTAGGTAAAACATATACAGTAAAAGATTATCATATGGTAGGATTTTCTGCAAATTTTATATGTCTTGATGAGCATCCACAATATTCATATACAGAAAAAGATTTTATAACTCAATCTGAAAATAGAAAAAATAAGTTAAATAAAATAAATAAATGTATAATATGAAAAAATTTAATTTAGATAGGGAGCATGGTATTTTTTGTGGAGTGTGTGCTGGATTGTCAAATTATTTTGATATTGATAAATTATTAATAAGAGTATTATTTTTGATATTTTTTAGTTATAGTTTATTACCATATCTTATAATTGCATTAGTCAAATCAAATAATGATACTGATGAACAAACATAAAAATAAAAAAGTTTCATTCGATTTTGATAGTACATTATCAAAAACTAATATTCAGGATTATGCAAAATTATTGATCGAAAAAGGAATAGAAGTTCATATTGTAACTGATAGATTTGAAAATACAACTAAATGCGCATACACAAATGATTATTTGTTTGAAGTAGTTGAAAAATTAGGAATTAATAAAAATAATATTCATTTCCTTAATATGACAGATAAACATAAATTTTTTTTAGATAATTCAGATTTTATTTGGCATCTTGATGATGATGATATTGCTATGAGTTTTATTAATGCGGAAACAAATGTTATATGTATATTAAATGATAAAATGATAGATTGGAAAGTTAACTGCAATAATTTATTACAAAAATATATAAAATGAAAAAAGGTAAAAAATTAAAAATATTCTTATGTTTTTTCGTGATATTATTAATGTCATTTTATTTAATTGATCTTGTATCATATTATTTAATAGGCGCTGAAATTAATATTAAGTATTTTATATTTGATACAATTGCTATAATATATTGGATTTATCTTTTGAAAAATACTATTAAAAATAAAAACAAAAAAAGTGAAACAATAACTAAATAAAAATATAAACCAAATAAAAAATTAAACATAAATAAATATGGAAACTAAATTATCAAAGGAAGAATTGCAAGAGCAATTGAATATAATTGAAGAAAAAGAAAAAGAATTGAAAGAAGAAATTTTTTATCAAGATTATTCTGATCTTACATTTTTTCAATTATGGAAAAATCATAACGATTGGAAAAGAATTATTATATTTGATATTATTTATAGTATTATAATTGCTGCATTATGTTATCATACAATATTATTACCAGTAATATTTATTCCTACTGCAATTCTTTTTTTAGCTTCTTTATCAACTGCATTAGACGTTAAGATGAAAATTAATAGCATTAAAAAGAAAAGAACAAATTAAAATTTAATATGAATGAAATAGAAATATATGATTATAAATTTCTAATAGTAATTAATATTATATAATATAAAATTAAATTATGGAATCAGATTCAAAATGTCCAAAATGTGGTTCATATAGATTCTACGATGGTACTAAATGTACAAATTGTGGATATAAGAATGATAATCCTGATGATGATATAATTATATGTCCTGGATTTTTTAAATATGATAAATTAAATATGATAAATATGGTGTGGGGAGTTGATAGTGGAAGTATAGATGATAAAATTTTAAAGCCATTAGGATTAGTTTGTGATGGAGGTGGATCATTTAAAAATAATGAGCTTAGTTATCATGTTACAAATATTAATAGTAATAAAAATAAAATTGATATTTATCTTACTAAAAAAGAATTTAATAATATTGAAAATTATATGAAAAAATATAATAAAGAAATTAGATTAAAAAAATTAAAAATATTAAATTTAAAATAAAAATGGAAAAAGCAACTTATTGTATAGGAGTAAATGAAGTAGGAATTAATTCATATGTAGAACATGAAATTCCTGAAAACGATGTAGATGAATCAACAGTGTTAACGCCTGATGTTGATATTAATGAATCTTATAATGAAACAGATGGATTAATTAATGATGTAAAATAAAATTATAGAATATGAATATGAAAAAAATTATAATTCTTCTTATACTTGGATTTGGAATATTTTCAAATTCATATTCTATTGATAAATATTCTATTGATAGCGTAAAAATAAGAGTAAATAATGTAAAATATGAAAATTGTTATACTCTATATGAATGGCAATCTTGGCAAAAAGTCAATGGTCAATTGTATATAGATAAAGATAATAAAAGAATAACTTTAGCATTAAATATGCCTAAAGTATACATTTATATGAATGAAAAACTTGAAAGATATAGTAATAATATAAATTTTGATTGTTTTTATACGAATGATGTTTATACGCTATCTATTTATATGTATAATAATGATACATATTTTTATATTTTAGATGACTTTAATCAAATTGAAATAATTTATAAATTAAATAAAAAATGGAAGAATTAAAACAAGGCACAAGAGTAAAATATCATGAGCAATTACTTATTGGAACAGGTAAAATTGTTGGAGTGGTAACAAATGATATGCCTTTAACTGGTAGATTATATATAGTTGAACCAGATGAAAAAGTAATTAGTGAAATTTATCATTATTCAAATATCGCAGTATTCGAAAGTAATTTAGAAGTTATAGATGAAATAAAAATAAAAAAAGCATTTTTATCATTTGAAGATAACTTAAACATTAAAGATCTTGAAATAGAAGATGGAAACCAATTTAAATGCTTTCATATTGATTTAACTGAAGGTGAAGATAATGGTATGTATATCAAACTTTGTTCTTGGGATGAAAATTTAGAGCATAAAAATTTTGATCAATTTATAGGCAAAAAAGTTAAAATAACTATTGAAGAAATAAATTAAATTATGAAAAAATTTTTAATGTCATATTTTGCAATTATTTGGGAAGTCAAATATAGTATATTGACTACATGGTTGTTTTTCTTTTTATTAGCAACGTGCAGTAAATCACCTTTTAGTTTTTTACATTTAGCGATTTCATCATTTTGTTTTGTATTAGGAATTATTTCATTTATAATTTTATTTATAACTTTATTATCAAATCATAGATATAAATAATATGAAAATAGGAGAATTAATAGATTTAAACTCAGAAGCTCATGAAATTATAAATTCCAATTTAAGTTGGAATGTTAAATATGATTTGATTTTTTCTGATGATATGTCATCAAAAGTTAAATTAGATTATTATGATCCAGACACATCATATGAAGAAGATGTACTAGCTTGGATTGGAGCCTTTGATGAATATTTAAAATATAATAACATATTAAAATGAAAAATATCGCACTTTTTTTTGGTAGCTATAATCCTTGTCATAATACACATATTAAGGTAGCTGAATGTGTATCTAAGTTAGATTATATTGATGAAGTGCAATTAGTAGTTTCGCCACAAAATCCATTTAAGCATGATTTAGCTGATTATAATGATAGATTTAATATGTGTGAGTTATCTGTAGAAAATTATGCTAATATCACAGTAAATCATATCGAACGTTATTTACCTTTACCATCATTTACCATTAATGCATTAAATGAGTTAAGTAAATTAAATCCTGATACTAAATATTATATGATAATGGGGTTAGATATTTTTTTAGATATAGATAAATGGAAAAGTTATAAGGTTATATGTGAAAAATACCCTTTTTTAGTTTTACCAAGAGATTTTGATATAGAAACAAATGAAAAATGTTTTATTTATAAGAAAACTGAATTACTCAATAGTAATGTAATTATAAATAAAGATACTGTTTTTTTGAAAGATTTTAAAATATCATCATTATCTTCAACAAAAATAAGAAATAGTGTTGCAAATTCAGAAGATATTAGTATCTTTGTACCAGAAACAGTAAATAAATATATTCATCAACATAATCTATACAAAATATGATTTATGTAACAACTACTTATTCCGATGATTATACCCATATTGAAAATGTATGGGATGTAAATGTAGATAATGTTGAAGAACTTTATAAAATTTTTATTACTGAAAAATCAATAGAGATGAATATTATTATAAATAAATATTGGTTAAATATAATGGATTTTGAACTTTTTCATAAACATTTAACAAAAACACAATATAATAATTTATCTAAAAAATGGAAAAAGTTTTTACGTTTATGGAATAAAGATAAATTCATTTTTGAAAAATTAAATGGATTAAAATTAGAATTTAAATGTTTATCTAATTAATAAAATATGCATAATTTCAGTGAACTGTTAAATTTTAATACATTAGAAGAAGGTCAAAAAAATTTGAATAAAGCGGTTGAAATTCGAGATATGATGGGAGGAGAATTATATTGGAACATAGCTAATGATGATTGTGATGAAATTTCAAATAAGCTTGTTGATCTTAAAGTTAAATTGTTCAAAATAAAAGAAAAACTTAACGGCATAAGTATTAAAGTTATTAAATTTTATTTAAGAATAAAAAAAATAGAATATTTAGATTCATCTTTAAATAGTAATGATAATAGATGTTTTGGATATTATATTCTAGATACTATAGAATTTAAATATATTGAAAATTTTTACAATAAAATTGATATAAATATATGGAAAATATAAACGAATTATCTTTAAAATTAAAGAATGAATTGATTAATGATTTAATGACATCTCCAAGAAATTTAGATGTAGAATATCTTCATGTTGGAATGAAAGTATACTCCAGACGAGAGTTGGCTAATGAAATTAAAAATGAAACTGAATTTGGATTAGAGTGGCTAGCAACATCAATAACTGTTGCAATAAATATAATTGCTAAGGATTCATTAAAAAATAAATAAAGAAAATTATAATAAACAATAAATAAAAATTAAAATGAAAGAAAAAATTAAAGAATACCCAGTTATTACGACAGAAGAATTCGAAGCAAAAAAATTATTTATGATAATTGATGTTCTTGATATATTTTATAAAAAGCATATCAAAAATAGTATAGAGTCAGTAAATATTGTTCTTAATTTTTTTGATAAATTCTCAAAAGAAAATAATATACAATGTAAAAATTTGTATGTAGTATCATTTGAATATAAAGGAGATGTAGTAGGATATTATGGATGCTGTGATATATTATCAGATGAATATTTAGAAAAATTTAGTGACTATTGCGATAATATCGGATTAGATTTAGATTATTATATCGAAGATAATGATTAATTTAAAAAAAATTAACGGAAATGAAATTATAGATTTCATTAACAAATCATATGAAGATAATGATGATCTTGATGATTGCTCACTAGGATTTCCACTTACATTTGAAAGTCAAAGAATTTTCAATGACAGATATGAATTGAGATTTATGTCCCGTTATAATAATTGGGGTAGTAACGGTACATTACAACCTATATCTGATAATATTATTGCTATTGATGAAGAAGGTAATATTATAATAGGATTAGAAGAACCTTTTGAAGATGATGAAAGTTCTGATATATTAGAAGATATACTAAGCAAATGGTTACCTACTCATGTTTTCAGTGATCAATCTGAAAATTTTAATAATATAATGATTGACGCACGTGAAAAAATTAATAAAATTTCTATTAACGATATAAATCTTATGGATAATATAATCAAACAATTAACCAATGCTAGAACAATGATGAAATAATATGAATGCTACTGAAATTGTTACAAATAGAGAAGATTTTAAAGATAAATTAAAAAAACTTTTCATTCCATCATGTATAAAGGATTTTGGTGATATAGAACCATTTAACATAGGATACGCAATGAAAAACTGGACATTTTTTTATTATTCTGTTGAAAATATTGGAATACATACAGTAGAATTAATTGAAAATAAATAATATGAAAAAACAATTTATATCACCTTTTAATGAGGAGTCTTTTGAAAAAGAATTTATTCAACATGATATTAGTAAATATGATGTTTTGTATCATGTAACAACTGAAGATAGAATAGAAAATATTAAAAATGATGGACTGAAAATTAACCAGCCTCAGTATAAATCACTTGTTGAGACAGGGATGTTGTTCTTTTCTTATCCTATACTACATAATACTCAAGATTTATTTAGATATTATGATAAATCGTATATTGTAGCACTTGATGTACAAAAATTGATTAAAGATGGTATTATTTTTTATGATGATAATTTCTCAAATCAAGATCAATCATCAAATAGAAATCATTTATGCTGTGAAGTAGATATACCAGTTAAATATATTAAAAAAATTATAGAACCATTTGAATAATAATTTGCATTGAAAATATTAATTCAATTGATGCGTTCACTCGTAATTTGCCATTATTTAAGCCTTTGCATGTAGTATCTAATGATCAATTTAGAATTGAATTTAAAGAATATAAAAATAGGTTATATTATAAAAACCGTCATATATTTATTACACCATCTGAATATAGAAAACTTAAATTAAATAAATTAAATAATTAAATCTGGCGATATATTAATTTGTACTCAGCATAATTCAAGTTTTGGGTTCACTAACACTAACTTAAAACTTTTTACTCCATTGCATGTTAAACATTTAAAATATGGAGATACATTTGAATTTTATGAATATCCAGGTAAAACTTATATATCTGAATATCACACTTTCATAAAATTATCTGATTATAGAAAACTTAAATTAAATAAATTAAATGATAAAACCTGGTGATATATTAATTTGTACTCATAATAAAGAAGGTTCAAGTAAAATTGAACTTTTCAAACCTTTACATGTTAAACTAACAACAAATGATGATCATTTTTTTGAATTTGAAGAATTTGAAAATGTTGCATACACCAGTAATTATCATATTTTTATAAAATTATCTGAATATAGAAAACTTAAATTAAATGAATTAAATGAAATCTCAAATAAAGAAATTTATTGATTATATATTCGAAAAAATACATAAGCAAAAAATAGAATTAATTCTTAAAAAATATAAAATTGATACTGATTCATATGAGAAAGGTAGGCAATTTGGATATGAGAAAGGGTTTATTGACGGAACAAAATCGAATCCACAAAAACATTACTCTGTACCAAAAAAAGATTATGATGACTTAATTATATATTTAGCATCTCATAATCTTGTACTTATATATAACGTAGATTCACCAGATGGAACTGGATTAATGGTTAGAAAAATATAAAAATAATAATTATGGGCCTTGATTTAACATTTTATAAAACAAAAGATATATATAATGAGATAACTCCAGTTATATATAAAGATAATGATTATACAGAAGATGAAGCAAAAAATTCAATAATATTTGAAGATTTTGAAAAAAAGGTAATAGAAATTTATTATCTTAGAAATAATTACCAATTACTAACTTATTTAATTAGTGAATATGGTCAAATAAAAAATGATAAAAAATCATATTTTAAAAATAATGAGCTTAATGATTGCATTGTTAAAATTAAAGAAAGTGATATATTAAATATTAAAGAAGTTATAAAAAATAAGCACTGGACAGATAAAGATGAAACTCATTTCATTGATATTCTTAAAAAATCAATTGTGCACAATAGCATTTTAATACATATTAGTTATTAATATTATTATTTAACTTTTAAGATACTACATATACCAAATATATGTGGTATCTTTGTATTTGAAATTTTTAAACAATTAAATCATATTATTATGAGTACAATGTTAATATTATCAGTATTTTTAGGAATTATTTCTGTTATTTTTTTTGGATTTGCATTTCTTGGTAAATCAAATAGATTAATGATGTATATTATTGGATGCTTATTCTTTTGTGCTAGCATGATTTTTATGCATGAATATTCTGATCATGTAAAATGTAATAATTCTAAATTAGAGTATTATATTAAAAAATAAATTATTAGAGTATTTTTATTATAACTTCATGTTATTCATTTAGTGAAATAACAACAAGAGATAAACAGGTTTGGTGAGGTTATGAAATAATATTTGTAAACCGAAGTGGAACTAAGATGCCATTGAAAAAAGTTAGTAAGTTCGGCGCAGGACTAAAAAGATTACAAGGTCTAAGTTAGAGAGGGATCCAAGAAAGAACTGAACTATGCCATAGTAGAAATAAATACCTGTAATAATTTATAAAAAGTGAATGATTAATCATTCACTTTTTTTGCGTATATAATAGTTATATAACATAAATTTAATATAATTTTAATAGTAAATCATCTAATAATATAGTGAATATTAAATATATAATAATAAAAAATATGGAAATAGAAGCACTTTTTATATCAGATGTGCATCTTGGTACAAAATATACAAAAGCTACTGAATTATTAGAAATATTAAAATATTATAAGCCAAAAAAATTATTTTTAATAGGAGATATCATTGATGGATGGGCGTTAAAAAAGAAGCATTACTGGAATCAAGAACAAACAAATGTAATTAGAAAAATTTTATCATATTCAAAAAATGGAACAGAAATATATTACATATCAGGAAATCATGATGATTTTTTAAAACATTATATATTTGATTTTGGTAATATTCATATAATATCTGAAATGATATGGAATAATTGTTTAATTACTCATGGAGATAAATATGATACTGTAGTTATGAATAATAAATGGATTGCTCATTTGGGTAGTATTGGTTATGATATCGCTCTTTATTTAAATAAATATATTAGTAATATTAGAAAATTATTTGGTTTAGATAAAAAATCTTTCAGTAAATGGTTAAAAAATAATGTAAAAGAAGCTATCAATTTTATATACAAATTTGAAGAAATTTTAATAACAGATACAATAAAAAAAGGTTGTGATACTGTAATTTGCGGTCATGTTCACACTCCTGATGATAAAATTATAAATAATGTAAGATATTTAAATACTGGTGATTGGATTGAAAATTGTTCATATATTATATATGATAAAAATAAATTCACTTTAAAATATTATGATTAATATAAAAGATTTATTGACAATTATTATTCCTTGTAAAAATGAAGAAAAATATATAGAAAGCACTTTAACTAATATTAATAATCAAAATAATGTTAAAGGAATAATTGTTTATATTTCTGATGCAGGATCAACAGATAACACATTAGATATAATTAGTAGTTTTGAAAATAATTTAAAAAATAATTTAAAAATTAAAATAATTGAAGGTGGTAGAGTATCTGTAGGTAGAAATAATGGATTGAAATTAGTTGATACTCCTTATGTTTTATTTATGGACGCTGATACAACATTAGAAAATGATAATCAAATAAATGAATATTTAAATTGTATGATAAATAATGATTTATATTTAATGACTTCTCCATTATATTGTATTGTAAATGATAAATATGCAAAAATAATGTTCAAATCTTTTAACGCTTTAAATAAAATATTATCTAATATTCAACCGTTTGCAATTGGATTGTTTTTTATGACAAAAACTGATATTATTAAAAAATTAGGTGGCTTTGATGAATCTGTTATACATTCAGAAGATTATCTATTATCTAAAAAATATAATAGAAATAAATTTAAAATAGGTAAATATAAAGTAGGACAAGATAATAGAAGATTTAAAAGATTTGGATATTTCAAAATGATAAAATTATTATCAAATGGATTATTATATCAAAATAATATAGATTATTTCAGAAAAGATAATAATTATTGGAATTAAAAAATTCTGAAAGAACTATAAGTTAAAATTAGTTGCAGCATTTTTTAGTTTAATTATTTCTTTATCTTTATCAAATATTAATATAGCATCTGGATAAATGATCCATCCTTTAGTATGACTAAAATCATAAAAATTAATTGTATATGATGCCATAGTTCCAGTTTCATAATCAATTATTTTAAAAATTTTATTTGTTAATTTTTTCAAATAATATTTTTTTAATTCTGAATTTGAAAAACTTATATTATTCACATCAAGAATAACATAATCTCCTACTTCAGGTTTATCAGTATTATTTATTTCTTCAAATCTTTTTAAGTATTTCATATGTTAAATTTATTTGCATTTTTTTTAATTTCTATTCGTTGTTTTAATTCTTCTTTTGTTTTTCCAATTGCATTTATATCCTCTAAATTAAATATTTTATTATAACCTCCATAAGGTTTATCATATGGAAAAAACTTTAATACATTTTCTGGAATTTTAAATCCATATGTTACAATTATTCTATCATCATTAAAAAATGTATATATTTGTCCAGGATGATTAAGAAGATAATCTTTTAAATTATCAAGTTCTTTTTCATCATAGTATCTTTTTAAATGATTAATATATTTTTTACTTATTATTGAAACATAATCTCCTACTTCAGGCTTATTAGTAGTATTTTCAAATGTTTTTATATATTTCATATGTTAAATTTATTTGCTTGTAATATAGCTTTTAATTCTTCTTTATTTTTAGAATATTTTATAATATCTATTGCTTTCATAGAAAATCCATATTCATTATTTGATAGAAATATTTTAAAATTATTTAATTCAAATGGAATATTATCATATTGTATAATATAATGTGTAGTTCCAGGAAATAATTTACCAGTAATTTCAACAAGTTTACCTATATTATTATTAATAAAATCATTAAATATTTTATATTTTTCATTATTATGACCTTCATACCATTCACATATGACGTAATTTCCTACTTCAAGTTTATCAGTATTATTTATTTCTTCAAATGTTTTTATGTATTTCATAAATTAAATTTATTTGCTGCAATTTTAAGTTTCAAATCCTCTTTGGTTTTAGAAAATGCATATATTTCGTTATATTGAAAATTTTTAAAATATCCATATTTTTCAATATATCCTAATAATTCTTTCATATTATCAGGTATATTTTTACCATATGATACCTCAACGCTATGTATATTATTTCCAATACTATAAAATTTAATTATTTTACCTGGATAATTAAGAAAAAAATCTTTATAATCTTCATATCTACTATTTATTGAAACATAATCTCCTACTTCAGGCTTATTAGTAGTATTTTCAAATAATTTTAAGTATTTCATATTATTATATATTAAAAAAATATAATTAAATTCCTCAATTGAAATAATTATAGTATTTTTGTACATAATATTAAATATAAATATATGGAACTAAAAGTAGTAGATTATAAGATATATAAAATTCATACCACACGTGAACAATATCGTGAGAATGCTATCAAATATGATTATGCATTAAAAAATAAAAATTGGGCTAACGATTTTGAAGGAATGATTGAAAAAAAATATTCTGGATATTCTGATGAAATAGGTTCATTTAGTGAGAATCATTATTTATTAAAAACTGTATTTGTTGGTGATAAATTTGATATAAATAAAGATTTTTATGATAAATGTAAAGAACCTTACTATAATATAGTAAATATTGAATTTAGAGAATATGGTGATAATTTGACCGATGAAATTATTAAATCTAAATTTGAAGTAGTTAAACCAAATAAACCAACTACATATCCTAAATATAATAATGAAATTAAATTTAATTATGATAAAAAAAATGTTACAATTGAAAAAATATACTTTGATGGATATCAATGGCAATATAAATTAAAGAATATTGGGCATATTTATGATTATATTTCTGAAACTACTATCAATAAATATAATTGAATTGTTAAAAAAATATAAAAATTATTTAATTTTTTGGTATATAATAAAAAATGTGATAATTTTGTAATGTAATTAAAAATTAAAATATGCAACCAGAATACGAGCACATTATTCAAATCTTAGCATCATTAGCCGCTGGCTCTATATTGGGATTAGAACGTGGATTTCATGGTAAGCCTGCAGGTTTTAAAACTATGATATTGATTTGCGTTAGTTCATGTTTATTCACTATACTATCAGTTAATTTAGTTAGTGGTGATCGTATAGCATCAAATATAGTTACAGGAATAGGATTTATTGGTGCTGGAGTTGTATTTAAAGAAGGTGGAAATGTTCGTGGTATAACTTCTGCAGCTATCATTTGGATGGCATCAGCAATAGGTATGTGTATTGGGTTTCAAAATTACGCACTATCTTTCTTTGTTTTATTAGTAGTTATGCTAGTTATGATTGTACTATTTAAGTTTGAGAAATTGTTTGATACTTTTCATCATTCTAAATTATATATTATACATTTTATATTTTCTGAATATTCATTAGAAGATTTAGAAAAAGAAATGACAGAACTTGAAATTTCATATAAAAGAAATAAAATAGGTAAAACTAATAATATTATTAATGTTGAATATAATGTAATAATTTATCCAATTGAAAATATGAAAAAAATTGATAATTTTTTAATCAATAATACTCATATAAATAGTTTTTATGATTAAATAAAATAAATAAATAAATATGTGGAATATTTTAAAAAGTAATGCTCGTAAAAAACTTGACGCTGAAAAAATTAAATTTGAATCTGAAAAAATTAAGCTTGAAGCTGAAAGATTGGATGCGCTATATAATATAGAAAGCAAACGACTAAATGATAAGATATCTAATGCATGTATCAAATTTAGAAAAAAAGAAAAAGACAGAATAAAAAAATTGAATGAAATTTGTCCAAAATGTTCTTCTAATAAAGTTGTTGATAAAATAAGTCAATTGAAAGGAGAGATAAATGGAACATCATTTGGATCAATGTCATTTGGATCAGGATATTCTTCAGGATCAATTCATGGAAGCATGGATACGTATGAAATTAATAAATGTAATGATTGTGGTAATGAATGGAAAAAAGTTACTTATAATAATTACGGTGAAACTTCATGGGATCAAAAAATTAGATTCTTAAGATTATCTATATCTAATTTTATTCAATTTCCAGATAAAAAAGAACCTTATTATGTTATAGAAACAAGAAATTTCTGGTCTGGTACTAAATTAGAAATTTTACCTTTATTGCTTGAAAAAGAACATATTGAAAATGAATATTATAGTGTTAACAAAATTATAATGGATTTAATTAAAGGTAATGAAGATATTTTAATTGATAAATTAGGATTTATAAAATGATAAATGGAATAGTTATAGATATTAAAAAATGAAAAAAGATAAAAAATTAGTCATATCTTGTGGATTACCAGCAGCAGGTAAATCAAGCATCATTGAAAAATATGTTGATTATAAATGTACATTACTATCAAGAGATATTGAAGGAGATACATTAAGTTCTCTTAATAAAAAACTTGAACAATTAATGTTAGATGGCGTGGATATTGTATTAGATGGAACATATTCAACTAAATTATCTAGGGCTGATGTTATTGAATTAGCAAAAAAATATAATTATTATATATTATGTATTCATTTTACTACAAAAATTGAAGATTGTATGTTCAATCAGGTAACAAGAATGATAAGAAAATATGGTAAATTATTCACAGAATTAAGTGAATATTCTAACTCTAATGATCCACATATGTTTCCTGTTGCTGCACTTTATAAAATTAATAAAAATTTTGAAGCACCTGAATTATCAGAAGGTATTGATGATATAGAAAAAATAGATTTTAAACGTTATTCATCAGAATATAAAAATAAAGCAATTTTATTTGATTATGATGGTACATTGAGATTAACTAAAAGTGGTGAACATTATCCAACTGATATTAGTGATATTGAAATAATTCCAGGTAGAACAGAAAAACTTTTAGAATTACAAAGTCAAGGTTATATATTACTTGGAGTTTCAAATCAAAGTGGAATAGCAAAAGGATTATTATCTAATGATACAGCAATAGCTTGTTTTGAAAAAACAAATGAAATGCTAGGAGTTAATATTGATTATAAATATTGTGGGCATTCAGTTCCTCCAATAACTTGCTATTGTAGAAAACCAGGAGTTGGACTAGGAATAGAATTTATTGAAAAATATAAACTTGATCCATCTCAATGCATAATGGTTGGAGATTTAACAAGTGATAAAACATTTGCTAAAAGATGTGGATTCAAATATATTGATGCTGCTAATTTCTTCTAATTAATATTAAAAAACATTAAATTAAACCTTGAATATTTTATATTCAAGGTTTTTTTTATACTTTTGTATTGTAATTAAAACAAACTACTTATGAAAGAGCCGAAAGATATAATTGATATTCCTACAATTGATAATATTGATTTATTCTATTCAAATAGGGATAGAGCAGAACATATGAATTTAGAACATTGTCCATGCTGTGGAAAAGAATTAAAAAATCCAGAATATTTCATCAATTCTATATATGGTGGATGTATGTATAAATCTGATGATAAAGAAGTTTATTCTGACACATGGATTATGGGTGTAGGTCCAGAATGTAGAAAAAAGTTTCCAGAAGGTTATGTATTCAAATAATTGGTATTATGAAAGATAAACTTTTTAAAATTTTTAAAATTTTTTATAATTTCATTTTATTGATTGTATATGGATATATGTTTTCACTTACAATTGGTGCAATAAAAATTACATATAATTTATATAATATTCATTATTATTCATTAAATAAATGTATTTAGAATTATATTGTTTTAGGATTAGTTTCATTGATAATTTTTATTATATTTATTACTATATTAGTTATTTCATATATTACATTAAAAACTAAAAAAAATAAAATATAAAATTATGCCAAAAATTTATGAAGTGGGCGGATGTGTACGTGACCGTATCTTAGGAGTTGATTGTAAAGATATAGACTTTACTTTTGTATTGGATGACAAGAATCAATCAGTTGAATCTGGATTCATGTCAATGGACTTGTGGTTACGTAAAAATGGCTACACCGTATATAATTCAACTCCAAGATGTTTCACAATCAAAGCAAAGTTTCCAAAAGGACATAAGCATGAAGGGTTAACTGCAGATTTTGTAATGGCTAGAAAGGAAATTGGTTATTACGAAGGAACAAGACGTCCAATTTTAGAACTTGGTACACTTGAAGATGATTTAATCAGACGTGATTTCACATTGAATGCTATGGCACTTGATGAAGATGAAAATTTGATTGATTTATTTGATGGAGTAAAAGATCTTAAAATGGGTATTCTTAGAACGCCAAGACCTTGCCAACTTACATTTGATGAGGATCCATTACGGATTTTACGTTGTGAGCGTTTTTGTATTACAAAAGGTTTCAGAATGACTGATGATATTGAAGTTGCTATTAAAAATTATGATTATGAATCAAAAATGCAAGTAGTTTCAAATGAAAGAATTCAAGATGAACTTACCAAGTGTTTTAAATTTGATACATTAAAAACAATTTTGATGTTGAATGAATTTCCTGAATTGAGAGATTATGTATTTAATCATACTAAGATGTGGTTGAAACCATCATTTCAAAAATAAAAAAAGAGTTGTGATTTAAATCACAACTCTTTTTTTATTTTTTCTTTAAACGTTTATTTAAAATTTCACTTATAACATAATTAATATCATTATTTGTTGGTTTATAACCTTCAATTGTAGTGGATTTAAAATTTTTAACTGCACTATTTATTGCAACTAAAAATTGAAGTTTTAATTCTTCTCTTATTCTCCAATTTTCAAATTCCTTTATTTCTTTTTCTTTATCTGTTTTCATAATATTATTAATAACAATGTTTCATGTAATTCTTTAAATAACAATCAATATTTTCTCTACCCACTGTATTAGCTGATTGCATTGCATATGCAGGTAGTTTTATTTTTTTCATGTCACAGTATCTACATAACCATTTCGCACACTCATAGCCATCCCCATTACCTGTACCTAAGTCATGATCAAAGCATATCGCATCAGGTAATCCATTGATCATAATCCAATCTTGAAATTCAAGTTGTGATGTTACCCAGGATACATTTACGTCTTTTCCTATTGGACTAAAAACTAACCAATCATTTTTCATTGGATCACGAGAGTCATCTAGCCAAAGTAATGTTTTCATCATTTTTTTGTAAATTTATTTTTAATTGATTTATATCTTTTTCTAAAAAAAGTTTTTATAATTGATAAAATAATAGAACCACATAAAGACAATCCTAAATAAATCAACATAAAAACAAAAAATATTTTAGTTAAACGATCTGATGATTTGGACATTTTATTCATTTATTTTTTATTACAAATATATAATAAAAAAATGAATTATTGTTGAATAATTCATTAATTTTTGTTAAATATTTTAATAATCTTGATAATAATTCATATTCGGTAAATTATTATCATGTGCATATTTTTTACCTTTATTTATTATATCTTCTTCTGATGTGGAATCAAAATTATATTCAATTCCGTTTTCATCACACCATCTTTTATAATAAGTATAATATTTATCTAATGATGTACCAGGCATCTGATTTGTATCAGCTTCGTTTAATTCTTTAAATTTTTTAACTTTCATATTTGTATATATTAAATTTATAAATTAAATTTACTTGCTTCTTTTTTTAGTTTATATTGTTTATATTGTTCTGGATATTTGTCAATAATTTCTTTTCTATATTTATAATTTAAAACATCAAAAAAATCTTCATCATTTACATTATCTTTTATGTTCCAATTTGCACCTGCTTTTATTAATTCATTCATAATTTGAATATTACTATAATATGAAGTATACCATAAAGCTGTTCTATTTAAATTATTAGTCAAATCTAAAATAGCTCCTGCTTTTATTAATTCTTTAACTCCTTCTAAAAAATCTTTATTAACTGATGTTATTAATGGAGTATTACCTTCCATTGTTTTGGAGTTTATATCAACATCAGTTTTTTCAATCAATTCCTTAATTTCTTCAATATTTTTAGTTCTAATATAAAAATATAGATTATCATTATTATAATTATTTTCAAATTTTTTTAAGTATTTCATATGTTAAATTTACCTGCTTCTTTTTTAAGTTTATATTCTTCATATTTTTTAGGATAATTATCAATTATATATTGTAATATTATTGGATTTGAACTATTAATTCTACTAAAAATATCTAATCCTTTTATATTTTTAGTATTAAGATCAATTCCAGATTTCATTATTAAATCAATAATATTATCAATTTTAAATTTATATGTGGTATAATTCCATTGATTATTATCTACAATATGAAATAAGCAATTTTCATTAACTCTATTTGTTAAATTTACATCTGCTCCACTCTCAATTAACAATTTAATGATACTATAATTTAATTTAATTACAGCCTTAATTAATGGAGTTCTACTTTTACTAGAATCAAAGCAATTAACATTAGCTCCATCTGTTATTAATTCTCTTACTTTTTGTAAAGATGATTTAGATTCAGAATATTTTAATAATTCATCATCTAATTCTTTCTGAGTATATGTTATTAAATGTTTCATATGTTAAATTTATTTGCTTCTTTTTTAAGTTTGTATTTTTCATATTGCGTAGGATATTTATTCATAATTTCTTTTGAATGTTTTATAGTTAAATAATCAAGAAATTCCAATTCATATTTATTAATAATATTCCAATCAGCTCCTTCTTCTATTAATAATTCCATAACATCATAATGATGTCTATCTGCAGCCCATATTAATGCACTTTTATTATCACAATCAACATAATCAATATTGGCGCCAGCATTCAATAGTTCTGTTGATATTTGTGCATATAAATTATAATATTTAGATATATTATTTTTTATATAACAACTTAAAATTGAACATTTAATTAACGGAGTTCTATTCATCCAATTTACATCAATATTATCAATAATACATCCATTATCAATAGCATTTCTTATTTTTTTTAATAATTTTATAGCATCTGATTCATAATATATTTCATCTTCTAAAATATAATTCAAATCAGAATTCATTATAGAAATCTCAAATTTTTTTAAATATTTCATAAGTTAAATTGTTTTGCTAATTTTCTATCTGGATATTTATTATAAAACCAATTCCAATAACCTTCCAAATCATTATATGGTAAATTATTATTATAACATTGAAATTGTGTTACAGATTCTGGTAATTCTGGCAATTCAGATAAATTATTATTCTCGCATAAAAAATATTCTAAATTACTTGGTAATTCTGGCAATTCTTCTAAATTATTACCACCACAAGATAAATTTATTAATGATTTTGGTAATTTAGGCAATGTTTTTAATTTATTCTCATGAATATATAATCCTGTTAATGTATCTGGTAATTCTGGCAACGTTTTTAATTCATTATTACCACAAAATAATTCTTCTAAATTACTTGGTAATTCTGGTAATGATTTTAATTTATTGTGATGACAATCTAAATATGTTAATGTATCTGATAATTCAGGTAAAGACGTTAAACCTTTATTAGCAAGATTGAGTTTTGTTATTATATTTTCAAATCTTTTTATATATTTCATATGTTAAATTTATTTGTATCTTTAAGATATGGTAATGCTTCTTTACTTGTTAACTTCCATTTTGAATTTAATGTTGTAATATTTCTAATTTTATCAAGTGTCATACTTGATAAAATATTAGGTTGTATATATCTATCTATCTTAAAATCAATTTTCATAAGAATATTATATTCCTGTACATTAGCTGCATAAGCTATAATTTTAATAAAACTTTTATGATAAAATATATCATAATCTATATTATTTTCATCTAAAATATCAATGTGCTCATATAGATCTTCATATACATTTTCATATTCAAAATATGTTTTAAACATTATATTATATCCATTTCTATCTATTTTCTTATCTTCATATTCTTTTATATATTTCATAAGTTAAATTTATTTGTAGCGTTATTTAATTCCCATTGATAATATGTAGTTTCTTTTAATTCTTCAAATTTATCTTGAGAAACTTTTAACGATGATGATATAAATATTTTTTCAAATGAAGAAGGATATGTGTTTATTATTTCCCTTCCAATATGAATTTTTTCATTTTCTTTTAATTCATGTTGATCTAGTTCACATATATAAGAAATAATATCTACATTCAGTTGAATACATTCATCAAAAATTTTTGGAGATAAAATTCTGCATAGTGCTAAATAATTATTTTGCTTGTTAAATTTCCAATTATAACTACCGGATTTATATATCATATAAAATCCTGAAGGATATTCAGTTATAAAATCATTAAATTGAATTTTTGATTTTATTTTATCTTTATAATTCTCATATATTTTAATATATTTCATAAGTTAAATTTTTCTTCTGCTTCTTTTTTAATTAAATAGTTATTATATTCATTTGGATAATTTTTTATAATATTTTCATATTGCTTATCAGTCAATAAATATGTAAAATAGTAACCTTTATTATTTTTAACATTCCAATCTGCTCCTGCTTCAATTAAAATGTTAACTATCTGCATATAATCATGCTGTGCTGCATAAAATAATGGAGTACGACCATCAATAGCTTTAATATTTATATCAGTGCCAGTACGAATTAAATGTTTAATTCTATTAATATCACCTTTTAAAATTGCATTAAATAAATCAATGCCTTTATCTTCAAATAATTTTATATATTTCATATGTTAAATTTATTTATATTCTTCCAAAGTTCTGGATCAGTTGACATTCTAAAAAATGGTTCTTCTTTAAAATTATTATGAGTTATCCAATTTTCAACAGTAAATTTATTAATATCACTAGATCCATTATAATATCTAAATGGTGGATATTCTAAATCTTCTATTTTTGCAAATGTATATGTGATTCCATTATAATCAATTAATTTAACTAAATATTTTTTATTTTTATTATAATTACTATTAAAACTATAATATGATCCAATATTAAGATTTAATTCTATTTTTTCAAATGTTTTTATATATTTCATATGTTAAATTTATTTGAACTTATTATCAAATCAAAATCATCTTTATTTATTTGATTTATTATATAATCAACATGTTTAGCTGTTATGCTAAATGTATATATACAATTATATTCATTTTTAACTAAATCTAATCCATCTATAGTTTCAAAATATTCTTCAATAATATTAAATTCATCATGAATATTTGATAATTTCAAATAAGTTTCTCCTAATATTATAGCAAATTCAAATGTTGTTGAAGAAGGTGTCTTTGAATAAAAAGATATTTCATTATGATATTTATATATTTTATTATAATTTGAAGTTAGATTAAAATCTAATGATAATATAAAATTTACTAAAAAATTCATAAAATAAGCACTATTATCAGTTAAATCATATTTCTCAAATGTTTTTATATATTTCATATTATTATTTATTATTTATTATTTATTATTATTATTTAACTTTTCAATTGCTTCATTCATAATATCATCTGTTATACCTAATTCATGAGTGGTTTTAACAATATGTTTTTTATTAAATACATCATATAAATCATGCTTATTATCATCTATAATTATAAAATTACTAACTATTTTATTATTTTTCAACCAATCTTTTATATCGGCACCTCTTTTTTTAGATTTGTCATTTGGAACACAGTCATATATTTTATATTTAAAACCTGCTTTTTTCATCATATCTTCTATTTTACTTTTAGGTTTATCATCTCTATATGATGAAGATAAAACAACTTTAGCATCTGTTTTTTCAATTATTGTGTTTAAATTACTCATGGCAGTTTTACTCCATTTATCAGGCTCATTAAAAAATTTATGATAATTTACATCAGAATTTTTATTATAAGGAATAAGTGGTCCATCAATATCTTCAAATATTACTTTTATTCCTCCATCTTTTTCTTTTTCTTTATCTTTTTCAATAGTTTTTATTATACCATTAAATGATTCTAATCTGGAATAATTTTCATCATCTGCATCTATTATTATCCAAGGAGCATTTTTAGTATTTGTTTTTTTGAAAATTTCATTTATATATTTAGTAAATTCGTCCCATTTATCTAAAGTTTGTTCATCATTCTTACTAAATTTCCAATATTTTAATGGGTTAGATTTTCTTAATTCAAACCTCATTTTTTGTACATCCTGAGATATAGAAAACCATATTTTTATAAGTATTATATCATCATCAATTAATTTATCTTCAAAATTATTGACTTCTTTCATGAATTTATTATATTTATCTTCATTTGAATATCCCATTACAGGTTCTACATAACCTCTTGTATACCAAGATCTATCAAAGAACACAATTTCACCGTTTTTAGGTAACACTTTTTCATATCTTTCAAACCAATTATCACTTTCTTCTTCTGAAGGAATACCAAAAGTTTGAACTTTAAAATGCTTAGGATCAAGAAATCTTGTTATATTTCTAATTGCAGATCCTTTTCCTGCTGCATCTCTACCTTCAAATATAATTAACACTTTTTTATTATTATATACAATCCACTCTTGTAATTTCAATAATTCTATTTGATATTTATATTTTGTTTTTTGATAATCATCAAAAGGTACTTTATTTATTTTAATATCTATTTTATTATATGGTTCATATGACTTATCAGTTTCAATTTTATTGTAGAAAAATTCATAAGTGTTATCTATATATCTATCAACATTATCAAGATATGCTTTGAAAACACTATCTGCATTCTTTATATTAATATCAAATGAATTTGTTATAGAATATATTTTTAGAATATCATTAGCAAATTTACCTAATCTCATCTGTTTAATTATATCATCATCTACATTATTTAAAAAATCTTTAAATAAATCTTTAAATTTACCCATAGTATTTTTATTATAATTATTTAATAAATATGTTTTATATGATTCTAAATCTTCTTTAATTTGAGTTTTATAGAAATCTAATGTGTATTTTTTATCAATAGATTGCTTCAAATTTATAATTAAGCTTTTAAAAGAATGAATAAGGTTTTCCAATTCATCTTTACTACGATGAAAAAAAGCTTCATTTAGTTTATTATAATCATTATAGTTTAACATTAGGCACTAATATTTTTATTTGTATTATATATAAAAAAATAAGATCGTTATTTTATATTAAACTATTTTTATTTATGAATAATTATTTATATCTTTGTAATCTTAAATATTTTTAATGCTTATGATAAAAAAATATCATAAATATTATATTAAACTTTATATTAATTAAAAAATAAAAATATGAAAAATATTGAAAAAACTAAATTTGAAATTAATAGTATAGACTTTAGTAATTTGAATGACACTGATTCAAATAATTTAAAAATAGAGTTATTGAAATATAATGATGATGAATTAAAAGAATTATTATTATATATAATGGACGATAAATTATCAATAAACATAAATATGGATAGTGATCCAAATTTAAAAATACTATTTGATGATAAAAGAATTATGAATATTCTTGAAACCATGTATGATGAAAATAAAAAAGAAATGGATAATATAGAAAAAAATACTCCAAATTTTAAAGCTATATTATGCGTTGGATTAGGATATGATATTTCAGGGTTGACTGATGAAAATATTAAAAATATTCTTGAAAATGAATTTGGTGATAAATCAAAAATGATATTAACAGCAATGAGATTAGCATTCAAATTTGGTAAATGCTCTAATGAATAATAAAATAATATTTATTAAAAAAGTTCAAGTAAATTACTTGAACTTTTTTGTTTTTATAGTTTTCTATTTTTTATTTTGTAAAATTGAAAATCATTTGGTAAATTTTTATTTGGAAAATAATAAGTTAATGTATCATTAGTAGGCGATATTATTTGTTTGTAAAATCCATTAGGAACATGAGCACCAGATTTTAGAATTAATAAATTTCCAGTAAAATCTAATACAACTTTAACTGTCAATTTTTTATATTTAGTAAATAGAGTAGTTCTTTCATAGTTTTCTAAATGTTCCCATGTTACTCTATTTAATGTATAATATTGCAAAGAGCAATTTAAATATGAAAATGTTTCATATAAATGATTTTTAGTATCAGAAAAAGTTGCGGCTGGAGCTAAATGTCCTTTATCCCATACATTATTCAAATAATCCGCATTAGTTGAAGTAATTATACCTGGAACTTCATAAAAATCCATTCCTGCTCTTGAAACATTCTTTGTCACATTAGTTATATAATAAATAACCCAATTAGGTTGCTTATATACCTCATTGTATGATACAGTATAAATGTCGTTTTTGACTATAACATTAGTTCTTTGAGAAAAAGAAAATAATGTTGCAAACATAAAAATTAATAATATTGATAATTTTTTCATAAGATTTTTTATTTTATATATTAATATATATAAGTATCAAAAATAAAATTTATAAAATATGAAATATATAAAAACTTTTGAATTCGTTAGCAGAGAAGTAGATTTACCAATAGGATATTATGTTATTCCTGCTCTTAAAGGAATAAATTATGATATTCAATATAAAAATAAAATCAGTAATAATATTTTTCAAATAATAAATAAAAGTAAGACACAATTTAAAATTGATTTTAAAGATTATTATCATGAAGATGGGTTTTGGATTGACAAAAAAGATGTTTATAAATTCTCAGGAAGTAAAAAAGTACTACAAGATAAATTGGAATTAATGAAACAAACGAATAAATTTAACTTATGATAACAAATTTTAAACTATATGAAATAATAAAAAAATCTCCAACTAAAAAAGCATTAGCAAGAGATTATAAAATAGGAGATTATGTTATATGTGAATGTAAAACATCATTTACATTTCCTGAACTTCCTGAACTTAATGAATTTACATTGAATAATATCGGACAAATAATAGATATTTTGGATATAAGAAGACGTAGTGATATTTATGTTGTTCAATTTGATTATATTCCAGAAATATTAAGACCTGGATTCCAAATCAAATATAATAAAGCTGATATAAATAAAAAATATGAAAATTCAATAACTTTTAATAGAGAAGATATAAAATATTTATCAGATGATAAATCAGATTTAGAAACATTAATATCAGCAAATAAATTTAATTTATAATTTATTTATATAAAATATTTTTCATATTTTTTGCATTATCTGATTGACCATCAAACGCTTCTACTTCCCAAGGACGTTGATCATAATTCATATCTGATATATCAACCACTTCATTCAACCATAAATATGCACCACTTTTGCTAATGATTAATGTTTTATCATAATATTGTTTTAAATGAATTAATTCATGAGATAATATAGTAATATTTTGACTTCTATCATAATTTCCAATAAGAATATAATATATATCATTAGAATCCACTATATATGCTTTTAATTCAATATCTTCTCCATTAATTTCTTCTGATGTCTGTTGAATATTTTTAATTATAACAGTTACGGTATCAATTTTAAGTGATCTTAGTCCTGATTCTACTATAGTATCTAAATATGATTTATTAGTTAAATTATAAATATGATGATATTTATAAAATTCAATTTTATCAAATGGTTTATCTTTAACTGTAGATAATTTATAAATTATAAATGTAACTATTAGTAAAGATAAAATTATTATTCCAATTTTTATTATTTTGCTCATTTGTGAGTTATTTTTTTTAAAGATTCAATTATTAAATTTATATTAGCATTAATCCAACCGCATAATTGATTAGATATTATATTCTCAGTTTCTCTATCCTTTTTAGCTAAATTTAACCAATATGATAAAGGTTTTACTGCTAAATTATATTTATTACCACCTAACCATAAAGAATTGATTGTAGCAGAATATTTATTTGTTGATCTATTTATTCCATTTGGATTAACTTCTATGTTTTTTATTACATTAAATATAGTATTTGTAGGATCTGATTTTTTTAATTGAATTATCATTGCTTCATCTTCAATAATCTCATCATTAATGAGTCTATTTAGAGAATTTATTGATATTATTGATTTAGTAACTACTTGTTCAGTTAATTTACCAATAGGTAATAATAAATTTTTAAGTTGTTCTATTAATTTATTTGCTTTTATTCCTGCGTTATACCTAGTATTTTCAGGAGTAAAACCATCAGTTAGTACATCTTCATTGTATTTATCAAAACTTTTTATATTTTTCATAATACCATATATATTAAAAAATAAAAATCAAATATGCAGGACGATAAAAAATGGTTAGAAGATATTAATGACGATATGATATGTGAAGTTTGTGGGCATAAAAATAAAAATTGTACATGTAAAACTCAAAGAACTAATAATATAATTATGACAATTGGCGTTATTCTTCTTGTGTTAGCTTTTCTTGCATTAGAATTTTTAGTATAAAAATAAAATAAATAATATGATTAAAGTTTATATTGCATCTCCTTATACAAAAGGAGATCCTGCAGTTAATGTCAAAACTCAAATTGATATGGCAGATGAATTAATAAATAAAGGATTTGCGCCATTCGTTCCATTATATTTCCATTTTCAACATATGCATCATCCCAGACCATATGAAGATTGGTTGAAATTAGATTTAGAATGGATAAAAAGTTGTGATTGTATATTAAGATTACCAGGAGAATCAAGCGGAGCAGATAAAGAAGTTGATTTTGCAACTAATAATGATACATTAGTATTTTTCTCAATGAAAGATTTATGTTTTTATTACGATATAGAATATTAATTTATTGATATATAAATATTTAAAAAATATTTTAAAATTTAACACTAAAATATTTGGTGATATGAAAACTTTTAGTAATTTTGCATCACAAACAAAAACAAATGTAATTATTTACAATCAAATCAACTAAGAAAAATAATAAATATCTTAGTTGATTTGATAATTTAATAAGAGGACTTGAAAAAAATTTCAAAACTTTAACATTAAATATTTGGTGAAATGAAAACATTTTTATAATTTTATTCTACAATAAAAAAACAAAAATTTTTAAGTAATAGTATTGAAAAAAAAAAACTTCAAAACTTTATCATTAAATATTTGGTAAAACAAAAAACTTTTTGTAATTTTATTCTACAACAAAAAATATCAAGTAAGAGTACTTGAGAAAAAAAGTTCAAAACTTTAACATTAAATATTTGGTAAAACAAAAAACTTTTTGTAATTTTGAACTACAACATCAAAAGAAAAGTAATTATAAAAATTATATTTTAATTGAAAAAAAGTAGAAAAAACTTTCAAAAATATTTGGTAAAACAAAAAACTTTTTGTAACTTTGAACTACAATTCAAAAAGAAATATAGTTTTAAAAAATTAAATTTCAATTGAAAAAAGTTCAAACTTTAACATTAAAATATTTGGTAAAACAAAAAACTTTTTGTAACTTTGAACTACAATAAAAAACAAATCAAACTTCAGATTGAAAAAAATCTAATGGTACAAAAACCAACTCAAAGCTTGCGAGAGTATAGATAGTGCAAATGAACACACTTAGATTAATGTAATAATAATTTAGTAGTAAGGAAACAAACTTTAATCTTGAAAAAGTTTATAGTGAAACTTGAAAATAAATTTAATATTACAAAAGTAAATATAGTAAGTTCAAACTTACTGTTTCTAATCTGTGAAGATAAAAAGGACTGAAAATGATTTGATTTTTATTTACTCTTGTAAACGTACTTGAGAAAAAATAGAAAATACTTTCAAAAATATTTGGTAAAACAAAAAACTTTTTGTAAATTTATTCTATAATAATTTAAATCAAAAAATCAGATTTAAACAAGAAATATCAGCGAGATTTGCGCTCTGAGTGTATATATTTATAAGAAAATATATATCAACCAGATGAATGAGAAGCTCATAGTGGTGAGTCAATGATAAGATTATAATCTTAAATAATCAATATTATCAAAGATAGACAGTCCATTGAAACAGATATATAAGACATGTAGAACTTATCTTGTTATAAATATACAAAGCAACCACACCGTGGAGATTGAATATTGGAATTAAATTTCGAATATGATAAAATCCTAATGTTAGATGAGACGTGACTAACTACTTTCATTCCACTACAAGGACTGATTATTGATTAAATTATAAAATGTTGGAGATAAGCACACAGGGTGCATCATTATTAGAATAATCTAATTTGAAGGGGCAAGTGTCAATGACACAAGGTTCAATTCCTTCTATCTTCACTATGAATATTGATTTCAACACTGAAAATCAGAACTTGTTCTGAAAGTAAGTTCCACTATTGATATTCATAACCAACAACAAGCGAGTTTTGGTTAAATAATAAATATTAAAAAATGTATATTAATTAATTGAAATCTCTTGAAAAAGAGCTGTTAATTTAAATAATATGATTTAATAACATTATTTAATCAAAATTCCTTGGATAAAAACAAGTAGGAGTACTTGAAAAATAGTTCAAACTTTAACATTAAAATATTTGGTAAAACAAAAAACTTTTTGTAAATTTGAACTACAATAAAAAAGAAAATCATAATTCAGATTTAATAGATAATCTAATGGGATAAAAACCACCTTGAAGCTTGCAAAAGGAAAGATAGTGCAATTAAACACTCTTAGATTGATAATGATAATAATCGTAAGATTATTAAATTACAAGAATAAATATGATAAATGAAAATTTATTTTTTCTAAGCTGAGAAGCTAAAAGAACTGATAAAAGATTTTTTTTAATACTCATTTCAAGTAAGAGTACTTGAAAAAAATGTAGAAAAAATTCAAAAATATTTGGTAAAACAAAAAACTTTTTGTAATTTTGTACTTAATAAATAATAATCATCTAATTGAAACTAGTTTATTGCTTCCATGTGATACTTCAATTTATGATTAGTAAGATTATTATTAATTTAAAAAAGTATAAAAATTCAAAAATATTTGGTAAAACAAAAAACTTTTTGTAAATTTGGACTACAATAATGAAACAAATCAAATTTCAGATTGAAGCAATAAAAATATAATGGTACAAAAACCACCTTGAAGCTTGCAAAAGGAGATAGTGCAAATGAACACAACTTATATATTAAGTATCTTGCTGAAACAATTAAAATCTAATGGGATAGAAACCACCTTGAAGCTTGCAAAAGGAGATAGTGCAATTAAACACACTTAGATATTAAATATTGTATAAGTAACTAAAAAATCTAATGGGATAGAAACCACCTTGAAGCTTGCAAAAGGAGATAGTGCAATTAAACACACTTAGATATTAATGAAATTGAAAAAGTAATAAAAATAATCAAAGGCAATAGCCACCTTGAAGCTTGCAAAAGGAGAGATTAATATTACAAAAGTAAATATTGCAAAAGTAATAAAAATTCAAGGATTTATATTACAAGAGTAGATATAATGAACATAACCAAATGTTTATTGTTCCAATGATAAAGTTCTGTGAAGAACAAAGGACTGAAATAGATTTGTGACATTTTCAAGTAAAAGTACTTGAACTTTTAAAACAACATGAATTAATATAAAATTATGTAGGTTGAAATTCCAGGAAAGTGGATCAATAATGAGCAGAAAGTTAATGTCTTTCTATCGCTTTTGTTAAGTCTTATTTAAAATTCTTCTATATTAATTCTGTTGTTTTTTTAAAGCGTTCTTTGTAAAATTGAAAATATTTGGCTGTCTGTAGTCATAAATAAACTACGAAAGTAGTATAAAGTGAGTTATAGTTGTTTCTATAACTTGCGGTATTAAATGTGCAGTTGATTTTATTTTTTCGGAAATAAAATTAATTGTAAACAATAATACTTGAGCAGACAATCAGGATATCATTAAACCTTGATTATCGAGGGTAACACTGTAGAGAAAGTGGTTTAATGCAAAGGCTATGTGGGTAGTCTGAGTGAGATGGGAACATCAATAAGAATAACCTGAAGGATTATTGCAAGAAATACGATTTCCAGTTGTGTAATTGCGTTATCCAATATAAAAGTTGACTTAAAACCGAAAGGTAAATTAGATTGTAATACAATGTACAGGTGGTGCTGTAATTAAGGTTACCTTAACATTACCAAGTGTTACGAGAGTATCTTAGTTGACTTAAAATATGGAGGTAGGGATATCTCAGAGAGTAGTTTAGTATAGCTCAGTTCAAAAGATTGAGAAGCTGGTTGTCGAACCACTACTTTCATCATCCACAAAACAAACTTTAACTGCAAATTTAATGCAAATTAAAATAAACAAATAAAGGAAAAGAGTTCGACTGTTGTTAGTGATAGGTGACTACTAGTTATGAGAAGCAATTCGTCGTAGCCGTGAAAGACCCCAAGTCCAACATGATTTTTAAGAAAGTTCTCTAAATCCGCAAGATTTAATCTGGAAGGCATTCTAGATGAGTAATGATTATTAAGAGAGTAATTAACAACAAAAGGAGTGGTGAATCTAATTGACCGTCATTGGAGGAGTACCAATTCAAAAGATTGGTGGAAAAGAAGCAGAAAAAATAATAGTTTCTAAAGTTCTTCTCTATAATGCTGTATTCTCAAGCAATATAAAATAAAAATCCTATCTAATTGAAAAATTAGATAGGATTTTTTATTTATAAGCTATTTCACTTATAAATACACTTTATAAGTTATTTCACTTATAAATTGAATTTGTTTGCATCTTGTTTTAATTTATAATCTTTCATAAATTCTTCAACTTCGTCGTCAATAACTATATATTCTCTGTTTTTTAAACATAATCTATCATCCACGTACTTTCCTTTTTGATCTAGATACACTCCAACATCACCATTACAGGAACCAAATGGATGAGTAAGAGTACCAGTTAAATACTCATCATCCTCTTTAAATTTGATTTTAGTGCCTACTGGATATTTAGATCTACCTGCTAATATAACATCATCATCTAACATTGTAAATTGATGCTCATTAAATTTTAGTATTTTCATATTACTATATATTAAATTTTTTAGCATTAAATATATCAGGATGATTTATCTCTAACCATTTGTTATATTCATCTAAATTGTTATAAGGTAGGTTATTACCTTCACATACTAATATTTCTAATGTCTCTGGTAATAATGGTAACTCAGATAAATTATTATTACTACAATTTAATGTCTTTAATGAATATGGTAATGTCGGCAATTCTTTTAAATTATTAGAATAGCAAAATATTTTTTTTATTGAGTGCGGTAAAGTAGGTAACTCACGCAAAACATTATTAAAACAAGATAATATCTCTAATGTCTCTGGTAATGTTGGCAATTCTTTTAAATTATTATTATAGCAATATAATTCTGTTGTTGTATCTGGAATATTTGATATTATAAATAATCCTTTATCATTTAATGTCAATACATTATCCATTATATGTTCAAATGTTTTTATATATTTCATATATTAAATTTATTTGTATTTTTAACCATTAAATAATTTGAATATTCTTCTGGATATTCTTCTATAATTTCTTTTCTATATGCAGGAGGTAAATAATCTATAAATGTATGGTCAATATCATCAGTTATATTCCAATCTGCTCCATTTTCAATTAAAAACTTAGTTATTTTTAATGCTTTTTTATCTCTATAATTATAATTAGAATTCACAATTAATGCAGTTTCACTATTATTATTTATTTTATTTATATCTGCTCCTGCTGTTATTAAATCTTGAATCATTTCTTCTTTTTTATTTCGTACTACTAATATCAATGGAGTATTTCCAAAATTATCAGTAGTATTAACATCAGCTCCTGAATCAATTAAAATTTTAAATATTTGATATAACCCATACCTTATAGTGATTATTAAAGGAGTATCTCCATTACTATTTTTAATATTAAGATTTATATTTGGGATTTTAGATATCAATTCTTTAATTTTAGGTGAATCAATTTCATAAATATATTTAAATATATCTTTTTCATCATAAAATTTTGTTAATTCAAATTGTTTTATATATTTCATAAGTTAAATTTATTTGCTTGTAATTCTAATTCTAATTCTTCTTTAGTTCTAGCATATTTTTCAACATCACTTGAATTTAACTCTATATGATAAACATAATATTTTCCTTTTTTATCAAAACATTCAATTAGTTCATCTGGTACATATTCATATCCAAACTTAATCCAAATAGGATTGGTTCCTCTTATATCAATAATTTTACAAATATTATTTTTAAAAAAAACTGATATCCCTTGGTTTCTAGGTTCAAAGTTAATTATAGCATAATCTCCTTTTTTTATATCTCTATTTAATCTTTCAAATGTTTTTAAATATTTCATATGTTAAATTTATCAGTATTTTTATTAAGTTTAAGTTCTTTAACTATTTCTGGATATTTTTTATCAAGCCATTTTTTCAATTTATCATCTGTAATTAAATCATAAAATGTTTCACCTTTATATTTTATATTATAATCAATTCCGTTATCTAATAATAATTGAATCATTTTCTTTTTTTCATATATATCTCCTTCACCTGTTATAACAAAAAATAAAACTGTTTGATATTTTAATATGTCATTTAATTTATCAATATAATCAGGTAATAAATATATAAATCTTTTAAGATTACCATCATAAGCGGATTGCATCAGGGCATTATAACCCATTCGTATACCCATTCGTATTAAATCATTTTCTACTGCTGAATTCCACATATCTAAATCATGAGATTTAAATACGTTAGTAAACCTATTTTCAAATGTTTTTAAATATTTCATGTAACTATATATTAAATTAAGTTATTAAAAAATAAAAATAAGAATATTTTATATTAATAATAATAATCATTGAATTATATTTATTATCTTTGTATTCTAAATAATATAAATATTATGAATGTAACAGATGTAATGTTAAATGTTATTTCTTTATTTGATAAAGAAGACAAAGTAAATTCAGATTATTATCATAATGGTAGTGAAACTGGACCAATATTAGAATATGATGTTAGTTATGATAATGTTATTGAAGCTACATATGGATGGAATGATTATGAAGAAGGAGAAACTACACAAATAAAAATTTATTTCACAACAGATGATATAAAAGTAGAAAAAAATATCTCTGGTTCAAGTGTGATGTGTGATGACCCATATGATGAAGATTCGAATTTTGTATTTTCAAATGAGATAGATTTTATAACTTGGTTAAAAGAAGAAATCTAATGAATTACGATGAAACATTTGCTAAAAGAGATAAATTAATAATCAAAGCAGATTCTATAACAGAAAATTATTTAGAACTTGCTACAGAATTATTAGAAAAATCTAATAATTTTTTACATACTTCTAGAATAACTCACACTGATATTGATTCTGATGGCATAACATTTGAATTTTGGATAAATGATTATGATTTTCCTCAAGGAAAACGTCAAATTCTTATAACTAAAGAAATTTTAGATAAAAATATTAATTCTTTTTTAAGAAAGAAAAAACTAAAATTATTAAAATGAATAAGCCAGATAGAAATCAATATTATAAATTATACTCTACTGTTATAGTTTGTAATTCAGTTGGATCATCATTATGTAATAAATGTAAAAAAAACAATCAAGAGTTTTCAGTTTTTCTTGGATCTGATACTAAACTTAGTACTTTATTTGGATATTATTGTAGTGATTGTTTACCATTACTTGTAAAAGAAGCAAATATTAAAGGTCAATATAATTTTGAAAAATATTACAATAACGCTTGTAAACGATATTATGAAGAATGTGTTCAATATGTAAGAAAAACAAAATTAGATAATCTAGGTAATATTATAAAAGAATAATAATATGAAAAAAATTAAAGCTGAAGCTGAAAAAATTATTGCGATAATTAAAGATCCAATTAATGGTACAATTCAAACAATAACATCTATATCCAAAGATACGTTTGAAACAGAAGATGGTAAAATATTTTATTATGATAAAGATGCAATAGAATATGAAAAAAAATTAAAATATGTTAAGTAGATGATATTTATTTGATATAATAAATAATTAGTTGTACTTTTGTAGTACAAATTAATCATTTAAAATCATATAATTATGAGAATATTTAATATTGAAAATTTATCACAAAAAGATGCAATTGAATTTTTAAGTAATAAATTAACTGATAAAGTTGAATATGTTAAAGTATCAAATGCTTGCATGGGAAATGATACTATTATATTGACATTATCTTTTGATAAAAAAGAAAATTGGCATTATGGTTATATCCAAAACTCAAACTATTTAAGAATGAATATTGAGCAATCTGGTGAAGTAGAAATATTTGAATGTTCATTACATCAAAAAGGTTCTTCAAGAAGAGAAAGATTAAATTCTAAATTCCGTAAATGTACAGTAAAATCAATGGAAAAAGTTGTTGAAAAAATAATTATTTTTGTTGAAAAAGTAAATTCAGAATTAAAAATATGTGAAATTAATTAATACAATTGTATGAAAAATAACTATTTAAATTTATATGTAGATGATATTAAGATAACTAATATTATATTTAATCTTTTATCCAAATATAATAGTAATATGTCTAATCAAGATTTTAAAAATAATATTATTGAAATAGACAATATTCAATCTGATGATTTATCTGAGTATGATGATGATTTGATTTGTGATTTTTATGACAATAAATTATCAAAAATTTGTAAAAAACAAATAGATTTTTATTTAAAAGATAATACTATGATGGCAAGAGGTGAAAAATTTTGTGATTATATGCGGTTTATTAAGGGTATAAATTATTAAAAAATAGAGATATTAAATATCTCTCTTTTTGTTTTTTATTATTTTTATCCAATCTTCTAATTTATGTTCTGGTATCCATTTTAATTCACTTTCAGTATCAGTTTCAAATTCTTCTGAAGTATATCTTTCACCTCTTCTTTTAGGAATAAATTCAAAATCTCCAAACATTTTAGCAACATCAATAATCGTAGTATTTATTCCAGATCTTAAATACCATTCATGATTCATATTTGTGAATGATGATAATACTACACCTCTCACAATGTCCTCAATGTGTGTAAAATCTCTACTCTGAGTACCTGGCTCAACAACTGTACATTTATTACCTTCTTTAATTTGCTGCTCAAATATACCAATTACAGTAGCATAATCACCTGTAGTTATTTGTCCTTCTCCATACACATTAAAAAAATAACAAATTTCATATTGTAAATTATACCAAGTATTATAATTTTTAATTAGTTCAACTATTTTTGCTTTCATCCATGAATAAGGAGCTAAATTTTCATTTTCTCCGTTATTTCCAAATTTAGAAGAAGATGCAGAATATATTAATTTGGCATTCCATTTTCTACATAATTCCATTATTATTGGAGTTCCATATAAAATAGTTTTTTCTACATATTTAATATCATCAAAAGATTTTACTATTCTTGAATATTCACCAAAATGAAATACTACATCAAATTCTTTATCTTTAAATATTTCAGGAGCATCCCATGTATTACCATCATAATATGTTACCCCATCTATATGATTTTCTTTTTTGCCTGTGAAATAATTATCTAATGATGTTATATTTATATCTTTATAATTTTTCTTTAAATATTTAATAAGATTAGTTCCTACAAATCCAGCGCCTCCTGTTATTAATACATTATTCATTCCTATTTTTATTTTTATATATTTATTATATATGGTCATAAAAACAAAAAAGATGATACATATATATCATCTTTTTCTAAATATGCCTGATTTTACAGGACCTTTTGAGCTTAATTGTTATTCTTTCTTGGATATCAAAAGTGCTAATTACACTACATATTATTTTTAATCTACTCAATAACTGATCATGATGACCTTAATAAAATCTATATAGATATCAATAAACTTAATTTGTTAGTATCTTCTAACTGATTTTCATCACATTTGTGAATGAAAGATGGTGTTAATAAACTCAATTTAGTAGTATCTTCTAACTCACTTAGGCCTACAGATAACTCTATATTCGGTGTTAATAAACTCAATTTGCTAGTCTCTTTTAACAATGAATCGACAGCACCCGAAATAACGCCAGGTGTTAATAAACTCAATTTGATAGTCTCTTCTAACCAACTCTTTATAAGTATTTGAATAACATAATAATTATTATTATAATTCTTTTTAAAAAATGTCCAAATTTCATCATAGTCACAATAAAAATAGTTATTTATTAAATCCTGCTCGAATAAACAAATACCTGAAATATCAATATGTATTATTTCTTTATTTTCAATTTTATATAATTTAATTTTTCTAACTAACTTTTCGTCATAAAACCAATATATTTTTTTTGGATAATCAGAATGTTTAACTGGATAACATGAATTAAACTTATTCCAAAACCATTTTTTTAATTCTTCTTCTTTCATGTATATTATTTTTTTAAATCTCGTTTAATCATTTCTGTTAATGTTTTAACTTTGCAATTATCAGCAATAGGTTTTTGTTTAACATATTGATCTAATTTTCTATCTAGTACTTCATATTCAGTTTTTTTAAAAATCATACGTGAATTACAACTAAATCCACCTTCACTATTATGCGCAGCCAGCGCAACTTTTAGTTTTCATTTTTAAATGTTTTAATATAATTGATGGCATCTTCTTCAGTCCATTCTCCTGATTTTATTTTTTCATCAGTTACTTTCTTTATATCACCAACCATTCTACCAGTAGTAATATTTAACATTCCCATAATAATAGTTCCTGTTATTGGTGATCTCCATTTAGATTCATTATCTTTCTTACGAACTTCCAATATTCTATTTTTTATTTCATCCAATCCTGATATAATACGTTGTCTTTTATCATCATATTTAGTGGTTATATCACACTTACAGAACTCAATTAACTCTAATACTATATCATGTCCAACTTCTAAATCTAACCTTCTTATAGCTGATTCTGTTACATCCCTATGCATCTTTACTCTACCATGATATTTGACCATTCTATAAACATAATCAATAGTTTTCTTATTAGTTATATTAAATCTTTTTAATATTTTTTTTACCATTTTTGCACCTACATTTTCATGATCATGAAATGTCCAATTTCCATCATCATTTTTAGATCTAACAGAAATTTTACCAATATCATGTAATACTGCAACAATTTTCATTTTTAAGTTATCATTATCATATTCAATCACGTTATTAAGTACGCCTAATGTATGGTAATAATTATTTTTATGACCATTAGTAGTTGTATGTAAATTACATAATTCTGGTAAAATTATATCTAAATCACCATCTTTATATAACATATTAATAGTATCAGTTAATTTTTTTGACCGTAATAAACTTAACGCGTTTTTCATTTTATTAAATTAAATAGTAATTACTAAAAACATTTTTGAAAATTTCATAATTATTACCTACTGAGTTTCTATCATTGATAATGGCAAATATAACTTTTTCAAAATATTTAGAATATCCTTCATTTACTAATAAATGTTTGAACATTTTAGCCATTTCTTCAGGATCATTTTTGAATACTCCACATCCAAATGAACCTAAAATTATAATATCTACATCATTTTTAATAGCAAGAGATAGTATTAATCTTATTTTTTCTTTGGTGAGTTCTTCATAATCCCATTTCGTTATTTTTTCAGAATTAATATTAATTGATGATATATTATCTTTTGTAATTGTATCAGAATAATCATTAAAATCAACTTCTACATTATTAAGATTTAATGCTGCAATAGTTACAACATCTGACTCAACTTCATTTATATAATTATAATTTACATCTTTGAAAAACACAGCATTCTTTGTATATAACGCTTTATCGTCTCCTAATGGATAGTTATCAGTATTAATAACATGAGTTAAATTTGAGCATCTAAATAAGCATTCTTCTTGTGCTTTTGATCCTCTTGCAACTCCGCCACCTGGATGTTTATATGATGCCATATTAAGAACGCAAGTTTTACCTAATTTACTATATTCTGTAACTGCAGATACACTATCAGAATTTATAACCTGTATATTTTCATAACAAGGAATCCTAATATCTGACATTAATCGTTCGTCAAATAAATGTAATGTAGTTTCTGAATTTAGCATTTCTGAACTATGTGATTTGGTGTCTTCAAATACATGTATCAATTCTTGATTAGTCATTTTCTATATTTTTTACTGATTTAAGGCTTAAAACTCTAAAATATTTATCTCCAAAAGTTTTATCTTCTTCTGTAATAACTTCCATTTCGAGAACTTTATTTTTTATTCTTTTTGATTTACCATTCATTAATGGTAATCCATAATCATAACCAGAATAAGATTGTTGAGAATATTCATTGAATCTGAATTCAAATGAATTGTCTCTATAATTTCCTTCACTATTTAAAGAATGATAAAAATTATGTGAAAAAATACCAGAAATTTTATATTTTTCATAAGTTTCTGCAATTATTTTTTTATTATCAAATTCTTTTTTTTCATGTTCAATATTTTGATCAAGTAATTCTTTTGATGTAAATAATATATCATTATAAAAATAACAACCTAATTCAATTAATCTATTTTTAACTATTTCATAACGTTCACCATAAACACCAGTTTCAAAATACCATATCAAGTAAGATTGATCTTTACATTCACTAATAAGTTGACTTTCATATTTACCAAAATGAAAATATTTATCTGGATATTCAAATTTTGGCTCTTTTGACCAACTTTGACTTTTTCCTTTTAATTCTTCATCAATTTTCACGTCAGGGTAAAGTTCTTTTACTTTATCTAAATCAAAAGAAATATTTTTTATATAATTATAATTCTGTTTAATACCATATTGATATGATTCAGTGTTAATTGTTCTATACAAAGGTTCTTCTGAATAACTCCAAAGAGTATAAAATTTATTTGCAAATCCAATTAGTTTCATATGTTTATGTTTTAAATTATTGATACACAAAGATACTACAAAAATCTGATATATAAAAATATATAACAATTATTACCATTATATTGTAGTTAAATATTATTAAATATAAAACATATCAATCTAATATTTATATAAAGTAAAAATATAAAATTATGGGATTCAATAAAAGATTTATATCAAAAGATTCACTTAGAAACATTGCAAATTTAGATGATTATTTAAGTTTTTTTAATTATTTTAAAAGTGATGTAGTATTATTTGAAGATACATTCTCTCTTAATATTATGAAAGATTTAAAAAAATATAATATTACTGATAAATATGAAATATTAAATATAATGAATAAGTGCAAATGAAATATTTATGCAAAAAAACATACTCAAAAGAAATTATAGCTGGAAATTTTTATGATTATTATTTAACATCTACTAAAAATTATGTTAAAATTGAAGAGTTATATTTCGTTGCTAATAATAATATGTTATCAGAGCCAAAAATTTATAAATATTTTTATACCGAAACAGAAATACGAAAAATAAAATTGGAAAAATTGAAAGAATTTAAATAATTTATTGTATCTTTGTTTCAAATAAGATAATTTATGAGATATCTATGTAAAAAATATTATATTGATTTTATTGTAGGAGAATATTATTATTCTGATAATATATCATATAGAAATATTAACTATAATTATAAATATATTTTAATTAATAGCACTAAATTTATTTTAGATGATGATGACACTAGAATAGATCCAAAATTATATGAATATTTTAGTAATATTCAAGAACTACGAAAACTTAAATTAAAAAAATTAGATGAAATATCTATGTAAAAAAGCATATAATGAAAATTTTATTGTAGGAAAGTATTATTATTCTGATAATAATATTCATTCTGATAATATGTCATATAGAAATATTAACTATAATTATAAATATATTTTAATTAATAGCACTAAATTTATTTTAGATAATAACACTATAATAGATCCAAAATTATATGAATATTTTAGTAATATTCAAGAACTACGAAAACTTAAATTAAAAAAGTTATATGAAATATCTATGTAAAAAATCATATCCAGATTTTATTGTAGGAAAATATTATTATAGTGAGAACTATGATTATGAAGGTTTTATAATAATAAATCAACATATGTTTTTTGACTTTCCTGAAATTAAAACAGGAAATATTCATGACTATTTTGAAACAATGCCAGAAATTAGAAGAAAAAAGCTAGCAAAATTACAAGAATTCAAATAATTTAAACATTCGTTTATTTTTTGTATATAATACAAATTTAAATCGGTTTTTTATTTAATAATTTATCAATGATGTTGTAGTTAATGTCAACCATATTTTTTCTTTATCAGTATCAAATAATACTTTATTATTTTTTTCTAAATAATTATGAAAATCTTCACTTTCTATAATTTCAATAAATGAGTCAACATTTTTTTTATCCATAACAACAGATAATCCAGATAATATTAACGTAGGAGATTTCATTATTTTATAATGAATTTTGCCCTTTATAAATGTAATAGGTAATATTATCTGAATCTCATTTTCATTCAGTTCTTTTAATAAGCCTTGTTTTCTACCGTATCCGTACCATGCATCATATTTAGATAATTTAGTAATATTACCATTATCTCTTTTATTTAATTCATATTTATTATCTAATAGATATTTATATGCTAACGGAAAATCTTCAATTAAAATATCTTTAGTTATAATTTTATTATTAATATAAGGATATATGAACCAATAATCTTTTTTAGTAGTTGATTTATATGCCTTTTTACAAATATTTTTTTCTATTTTAATATTAGAATCATTTTTATAAACATAATTATCATCAGAATAATCAAATTTGTAAATTTTATCTCTAAGTGTTGCTATTCCGCCATTTGCATATTTAATTATATTTTTTAAATTATTTGATGTCTCTTGTTTAAACCAATTACAATTTTTCTTACTTAATATCTGTGAAACTGATTCTGTTTCATATTCAAAAGTATCATTAATTATATCATTACAAATTATTATACATGTATAAGCTGAAATATTATCCCAAATTTTATTATTTTTATTATCATATATTTTTAATAATCTATTATTTATAATTTCTCTTAATATTTCTCCTGTTTTATTTATTAAAAATGAATTAGGTATAATAAATCCTACTTTCTTACTAATTTTTAATGATTTTTCAATAAATGCATAATATAAATCTATATTTCCTTTTTTAATAGTTTCAAAATTTAATTCTTTTAATTTATTAACATAATCATTTTCTAAATTTTGAATTCTTACATATGGAGGATTTCCAAATATGATATCAAATTTCATGTCAACAAATAAAAAATCACTATTTTGTATATTTACTAATAATAATTGATTATTATATCCTAATACATTAAAATATCTATTTAATAATTCTTTTAAAATATTTATAAAATTAATATCGATATCATAACAATATAATCTATTTTCAACAAAAAATATCATATCATTTAATTCGACATTTTGTTTTCTAAAATATTCTAAAAGACTAAACACAAAAGAACCTTTACCAACACTTGGTTCACAAATAATATCTGTTATTTTTGGCTCTAAATATTCAATTATTTGTTCACATACTATACTTTTTGTAAATACAACTCCTTGTTTTTTTATTAATTCAATATCATTTGAATCAAAATTATTACTTTCATTTATTATTTCACTTATTATTTCACTTATTTCATTTTCATTCATTCATGTTAATTATTTTTATCTATTTAGTATATTTTCAACATTTTGTTTATATATTTAATATGAATTTGTTAATATATTTTACATCGTAATAATATTTATAATAATAATTTATAAAAAAGTCATATTTTTAAAAATTTATTGTATCTTTGTAAAAAAGATTAATATGAAATATCTATGTAAAAAGACATATTTATCATATTTTATATTTGGTGAATATTATGAAAGTGAATTAGGTAGAGATAATACTATAAACATGATCATTGATAGTAACTCATGGATACATTTTAAGTTAGATAAAAATTCAAAGTTATATGAGTATTTTTATGATGAAAATCAAATTAGAAAAATGAAATTAAAAAAATTAAAAATATTTTAATATGAAAGTAAGAATGTCAAGCAAAAATGATTATGATTCTAAATATGATTGGAATTGTTTTTGTCAAGGTGGAGAATCTGGAATCGTTTTACCATCAGGTAGTTTTGATAAATTATTTTCTGGAAATCCAATAGAAGGATTATCAGAAGGAATATCAAGTAAAGAAACTTATACTACCGCATTTTTTGAAGCATTTCCTAAAACTCCAGATTGCTTTATTCGTGGAGAAGGTAAAACAATTGAAGAAGCTGAAGAAAGTGCTTGGAAAAAATTTCAAAAGATTATAACTTGTAATCATGAAATGGAACGTAGAGATAGAACAGATGGTTATGCATATTGTAAACATTGCTCATATTCAGCGACTGTATTTGAACCTTTAACTAAATGTTGTAAATGTGGTAAACCAACCGCATATAGTACTGATTATAAAGGTAATTATTATTGTAAAAAACATCACTTTACAAAGCCAAAAAATCCAAATCATTCAATGTGGGAGATTGAGCATAAAAGACTTTCAAGAAAGCATAAGAAATTATTAAAAATATGTGCTAAAAAAATGTTTGAATCAGAAGGTCATTATGGTAAAATTAAATTTAAATACTTTGCAGGAAAAATTCTTACTTGTGATGGGTATAGATTAGATATTTTATTTAGAAGTCAAGAAATAAAGTTTATACAAAAATGGAAATAATTAAAAAAAGCATCAATTAAATTGATTCTTTTTTATAAGTTAAAGTTTGAAGATGCTAAATGAAGAGGTAAATTTTCAGTTATAACATCATATAAAATTTTGAATTCATCAATTATATCACCCATTGTTTTAGATTTTTTAATAATATTTTCTATTATAGGTGAATATATTTCAGTTAATTCAGTGTATACGTTATCTGGCATTTTCCTAATCTCAATTTTTGATGGACCTCCTATAAATCCATTAATTGGTGATGTATGATATTTAATTCTATTAACTGAATATTTTGGATTCATTGATTGCATAGCTGATTCCCTCTCTTTTTCTGTTATTATAATTTTTCTTAATTCAGGATCATTTAAGCATTCAGATTTTTCTATTATTTGTTCAATAATACCATAAATTGGAGAGCATGACCGATAATTAGTACCATAAGTCATATTTCCGTTACTGTTATTTATAGTAATATTAAAATCTTTATTCTTATATAAAGTAATTTCTCTCTCTTTCTGTTTTTCAAACGTTTTTAAATATTTCATATAAATAGTTTATGATAATTTTTTATATTGATTATCTGTTATTATTAATATATAATCACCTTCAGTGGTTGATATATTATATACACTCTGATTATTATTTATAGCAGATAAGATATCAAGATATTCATCTATCATATCCAAATCTAAATTTTTTTCAGATAATTTAGATGTCACGATTTCTTTAGTTATTTGTGATAACTCTAATATTCTAACTTTCATTAGTGTATATTAATATTAATTTTTAATTGTAATACTTTGTTAATGATTATTATATATTAATTTTTATAAGTTGAATTTATCTGATGTCAGTTCAAAATCTTGAAGTTTAACCTTTCCCATAAATAATGCATGATCTCTATTATCTGGTTCTAATTTTAAAATCCATTCAAAATATTCATCATAATCATCTGTTAAGCTATTATATTGTTTAACTTTTTCTTTATAAATATATACAAGAACATTTTCATTAGTATACCAAAGGCACCAATCTTCAATTAAATCATCTGGTACTCCTATCTTTTTTAAAGACAATCTAAAATATGGTTGCAATAATGTTACTTGCCAATATTTATCCTCATATTTCCAATCACCATATTTTTCAAATGTATTTATATATTTCATAGATTAAAATTTTTTGCTTTTATTTTATATTCTAAATCTTCTTTATTTTCAGAATAATCAATAATACTACTATATAAAAATTCTCTAAATCCAATATTATGATTAAGATTATAATTCTCATATCCAAATAAACTTGCAATCTCCATAGGTATATCTTCGTATTCAACACTTACTGTATTGAAATGATATTTTATTTCAATTTTTATAATTTTACCAATAGTATTATCAATAAAATCAGTCATTTCTTTATTCTGCATGGAAGATTTCATTAATACATAATCTCCTACTTTTGGTTCATCTTTAATATTTTCAAATTTCTTTATATATTTCATAAGTTAAATTTATTTGCTTGTAATTTCAATTTTAATTCTTCAATTGTTTTTCCATATTCCACTAATAATTCGATATCAAAAATTCTTGTACCATCATGAAAAAATAAATCTATATTATCTGGTATATTTTCATATCTAACTCTACATTTATATTTTTTTAAATTTGGATCGAATTCTACAGCTGTTAATCTACCAAAATTTTTAGTTACAAAATTTATAACGCTATTAGTACTATAACTATTCATTAAAACATAATCACCAACTTCTGGTAAATCAATATTATTTTCAAATTTCTTTATATATTTCATAAATTAAATTTATTGGTATTTAATAATAATTCAAAATTTTCAATTTCTAATGAAGTTAAAAATCTTAAAATTTGTTCTTTAATAATTCCAATTTTACATATTTCATTTTGAACTAAATAAAATGACTCGTCTTTTTTAATTATTTTAGCATCAAATGTATAGTTATTTTGTCTATATTTTATATAATCACCAACTTTACAATCGTTAGGATTAAATAATTTCTTTTCAAATCTTTTTATATATTTCATAAGTTAAATTTATCTATATTATTATATAATCCAGGAATACTATAAATATTTCTAAAATATTTCGGAGTCATAAATTTTTCCTTCTTACAATCATAAACAAAAACTACTTCAATTTTTCTATAATCTTTTAAAAATACATGAATATCTCCAAATTCTGCTGATTCACCATCGTAATTGACTCCTAATACAAAATCTGGTCCTTCACTTACATAATCAAATTCATATTGATTGATAGCATTTACTCCATCTTTTATTGATTTTGGAGTACCATCAAACCAATCGCAAACATCTATAGCAGCAGAGATATAATCATTATCTGTTACATCATCAGCCATTCCAAATGCATATTCTAAAATTTGATGATTTAATGGTATAGGATCATCAGAAGGTAACGGCTTACCATTACAAAAACTAAGTGCAATTTCTGGTGTAACTTCTAAATAAAATTCAGCATCATTTTGATCTAAACTTTCAAACCTTTTTATATATTTCATAAGTTAAATTTAATTGTTTGATTAACTTGTTCAGGATCTTTTAATATTCTATATAATTCTAACCATCTTGTTATTTCTTCATATTCATCATCATCATATCTCCATTCATTTGGTAAAGTTGGATCATGAACTATTTCGTCATCATCATAAAGAATTTCAAATTTTTCTCCTATTAATACATTGAGTTCTTCCTTCGTAACTCTTATTATTTTTTTGCTACTCAAAGCATATAACGCTATCATGCCTTCTAAATGATTTTAAAAACTTTTTTATATCATCTTCTTCATCTGAATCATATCTCCATTCATCTAGATGATTTGAATCATATCTAATTCTTTCATTATCATAAAGAACTGTAAAATCATTGTCTATTAATGCATCAAGTTCTTCTTGAGTTACTTTTATAATTTTAGAATCATTATCTAAATTTATTAAATTAATCATATTTTCTTTTTTCCTTGATTCAAATGTTTTTATGTATTTCATAAGTTAAATTTATTTGCACTATCATTAAGTTCAATTCGGTTATATAATTCTTCTGTTGTTATTTCTTTACCAAATTCATCAACTAATTTATATGAAAAATTTAATAATCCTTCTTCAAGAATAATATGCTCAATTGTATATTGTATTAACGATTTTTTATCATTTTTATAATCCTTTTCATATTGTATATAATAACTATCTTTAATCAAATCATCAAAAGGAATATGACGTTTATCAACTGGTATAGTAACAATAGCGAATATTCCTGTAATGCTATCAGTTGAATTTTCATTAAATTTTTTTATTTTCATATTAATAATTGATTTTATCTATATATAAAATTTATAAGTTATTTTTTATATATAAAGATATGAAACATTTGAAATTATATGAGGAATTAAAATTCAATGAGAAACAATACCATACTTATGAACTATTGAATCTTGTTCAGATGCATGATTTAGGTTCAAAAGGAGAAGCTGAAATGATTGATATGATAAATTCTGGACAAATAGATTTAAATTTACAAGATCAACTAAGTTATAGAACAGCTTTAATATATTCTATGATTAATAGATATGAAAAAGTATTTGATGAATTGATAAAATCAGATGTGAATTTAGATTTACAAGATGATAATGGAAATACAGCATTAATAATCTCAGCAATAGGTAGCACTGGAAGTAGTAGTGATTATTATAAATCTATAATGGAAAAATTAATTGATGCAGGAGCAGATTGGAATAAAACACAAAATTATGGACGTGAAAAAGATTTTCTTGAACATATACAAGATAACGAATTTAAAAGACATATATTAAAGAAATATCATAAACAATATGAAATATATTTAATGATAAAAACTTCTGAAAAATTTAATATATGAAATATATAAAAACATTTGAACAAAATTTAGATTTAAATAATGAATTAATAGACTCTTGTATAAATAATAATATAAAAAAAGTTGAAAGTTTAATAAAACAAGGAGCTGATGTTAATTATATCAATAAAGATGGTTTCAACTCATTAATATATTCTGTTAATAATATTGATATTTTAAAAATATTAATTAAAAACGGAGCGGATGTAAATATCCAAGATACTACAAATCAAGGTTATACACCATTATTACTAGCATCCTCTAATAGATTTATGTTTCCTTATATCGAAAATTATGATACTATAAAATTATTAATAGATTCAGGAGCTGATTGGAATGTTAAAGGTAGAATTGTTAAAATTACTTTTTTTGATTATTTACCTACTGAAATTAAAGAAAAAATTAAAAAAGATTATCCAGATAAATATGAAGATTATTTATTACAACAAGAAGCTGAAAAATTCAACATATAAAAAAAGACTCAATTAAATTGAGTCTTTTTTAAATTTTAGAAATATATTAATTTTTAATTTATTACTTCTACATTAGAACAATTCAGTCCTTTTTTACCTTCAACTAGATCAAAACTGACTTCGTCATTTTCATATATTTTGTCTATCAAATTTGTGATGTGAACAAAATATTCCTTACCTGTTTCTTTTTCGGCTACGAACCCATATCCTTTTTCCGAATTGAAAAATTTTACGGTGCCATTTAATTTACTCATTATTTATTATTATTTTTATTATTGTGGATAAATTCCACATTCTATATAGTAATAAAAAATAATAAGTTTATAAATATTTGAAATAATTATTTTTATAAGATTTTTTGTTACCTGATAATACTTCCCATATTCTATTAGTTTTAGTATTAAAATACGACGCACAATTTTTTACACTATTAAATTCTTTAATTATTTCTCCACTTTCTGATATTTGAGCAACTTTTTTAGATCTTAATAATTTATATTCTTCAGTCATAGGTCTTTTTTTTACACCAATCATAGCTTTACTCATTTTCAATTTAACTTCATCTGTTCTTTTTTGACCAGTATTCTTTTTTACCCTTTTTTCAATAGTTTCTTTACTTTGCTGTTTACCTTTTTTTGAAATGCTTATTTTTAATTTAGCTTCATCACTCATTTTTTTACCTTTATTTAATATACTTAATTTTAATTTAGTTTCATCACTTGTTATTCTACCTTTTTGTGATTTACTCATTTTTAATTTAGTTTCATCTGAAATATTTATTCCTTTTAATTTTTCTGATATTATTTTTTTTGTTTCTTCACTTTGTTTTATACCAAAGTGACTTTTGTTTCCAATACTTTTTTGCCTTAATATATCTTTTGTTTTGTCACTATGTTTCATTCCTAAATTATGTCCAGCATTAGGTAAAATATTATATCCATTTTTACAGCAATCAAAAAAATCAATATAATATTGTTCTCTAATTAAAATTTCATTAATACTACATTCTTCTAAAATTGTATATGTAAAATTTTCAATACCATATTTATCATAAGCTCTTTGTAATTTAATAGAATGATGTTTATTCTTTTTTAATTGATTCTTATGTTGAGTAAATCTTCCTTTAACATTTATTGATGATCCAACATAACATTTATTATTTATTAAATTTGTTATTTTATATACACCAATAATCATTTTTGATTTATTATTTTTTCAATAAAATCTTTCATAGCATTTTCTATGAATAATGATTTATTAATTGATTTCTCTTTTGAAATCTTATCAAATTCTTTTGATATTTCTTTTTCTATTGTAAATGTTTTTTGAACTTTCATATATTGTTTTATCTGTATATATAAATATAATAAAGTCAAAAACAGGCAAAAAAAAAGACTACAGATATTTCTGTAGTCTTTTTAAATAAATAATAAGTTTATTATATTTTAGATATTTTATTTAATTCGTTTAATTTGAATTTTCTTTCTAATTGTTTAGGAATTTCATATTTGAATTCGTAACCTTGACTTCTCAAATAATCTATTGCTATTAAAGGAGATATACTTTCAGTTATCATTCCGCCCCAATTGCCATTGTTTCTATGTAAGTTAATAATACCATTATAATATATTGTGATATAAGAATCATTCACATTATTATATGCAGTTGATGTTGTATTAATTTGAACTGCTAATCCATAATTCCATTCACCTGCAAGATAATCAATAAATGGCTCACCGTACATTTCGCATATTATTTCAACTTCTTCTTTGGTTATATTTTTTAAATCTTTCATTTTTTAGGTTTTTTATTTTTTATTATTAATTCAACTATATAAAAAAAACTTACAATTATTATAATATCAAATGTTAAGCAGAATCTCCACCATTCAAAAGAATATGCTTTTATATTTATAAAAATAGCAATTTTACTTATAATCATGCCTATAATAATGCTAAAAATATACATTGTTTTATTTTTCATAACTATTTTTTAATTTTAAATAAATTTGATAATATTCTTCTTCTGAAATTTTATCAATTTCATTATTTATCAATTTAGAATCTTTAGGTTCAGATATTACGTTATCACGTTCAATTTGTTTTTCCTCATATTTCTTCAATTTTACTTGAATTGCATCATGTTCATTTTTTTGTTTAAGACGTCTTTTTTCATGATAATCTATTGAATTAATCAAATGATTATATAATTTAGTTTCTTTATATCTTAAAAATCTATTCATATTATTAGTATTTAAAGTTAATGTGCAAAGATACAAATAAAAATTGAATATAATATAAAAATTAATAATATTTAATATAATAGGACAGCAATAAAAATATATATAATAATGTCGCACTTAAAGTGACGAGGTTCATTTTTTGGGTTATGTTAGTTTAGAGTCATTATGACTTTGGAATTGTTGAAAAGCAATGAATGAATTAGCAAACTAAAAATAAAAAAAATAAAAAAATTATGACAAACAACAAACTGTTGGACAGGAACCCTTCTGTTCAAATTTCTAGCAAAAGAAACGAATTGAAAATTTATCAAGGTAACATTATTTACTTAAATAATGGTGATAACTTTGAACTTAATTTTTTCAATCCAACAAATGAAAAAATTGGAGTTAGTATCGAATTTAACGGAATCAAAAAAGGAGATTCTTATTTAATTTTAAATCCTGGTCAAAATGTATTTTTAGATCGGTTTTTAGATGAACAACGTAAAATGTTATTTGAAACTTATAACATTGATGGTAATAATAAAGAAGCGTTAGAAGCGATTGAAAAAAATGGATTAATTACCTTTAATTTCTATAAAGAATATTGGAGAAGTAATAATACTAATGAAGTAAATGTAAATTATGAATTTCCACCTAAGCCTTATAATTATAATAATCTTAATAACACTGGAACATATTATGGAAATTATTTTGGAAATTCTTCAATAACATCATTAACTGGAAATTCTATAAGTTTTTCTGGATTTTTTGATACTAATAATTCTAATTCTAAATATAATTCAGATACTAGTTGTGTTTATACTCAAAGTTGCAATTCATTAAATAATAATATATTTAATTCATCAAGTAATATTGGAGGATCAACATTTACATCTAGTTTAAATATTAATTCTATTGAAACTGGTAGAGTTGAAAAAGGAGAATTATCAGATCAAAAATTAAAAAATGTAAACGTCGAATTTTCAAATACATCATTCTATTCAATATCTTATAAACTTATGCCTTATTCTTCTAAATCTCAGAGTATCAATGAGATACGTGAATATTGTAATGAGTGCGGATATCGTTTAAGAAAAAGTTCTTGGAAATTCTGTCCGAAATGCGGAACTAAAATTTAATTTATAATATGAATAAGGTAGATATAGTTTGCATATTGGATATGTCTGGCTCAATGGGGTCGATAATAGTAAAAGCGAGAGAAGGATTTAACAAATTCTTAACGGAACAAAAGGAAAATGGAAATAAAATAAATTTTTCATTGATGTTTTTTGATACAAGTTTTTATATGCCATATAAAAACGTTGACATTAAAGAAGTAAATGAACTTAATGAAAACACTTATTATGCTAATGGTGGTACTAGTTTATATGATGCGTTAGGATTTGCTTCAGATAATTATATAAAGCAACTAGGATCAACTAAAAAAAGTAAAAGAAGTGATAAAACATTATTTGTTATATTAACAGACGGAGAAGAAAATTCTTCTACTATATATAGTCGTGATATGATTAAATTAATGGTGACAGATATGAGAGAAAATTTAAATATTGAATTTATTTATTTAGGTGCAAATCAAGATTCATGTTTTGTCGCAGAATCAATGGGAATGAGTAGAAGCAATTCATTTAATTATGATGCTACGAATGACGGAATAATAGTAGCATATTCAAATATTTCTGCTGCAACGACTTATTATACCGAAAATAATGTAAAGGATAATCTTTTCCAAAAATAAAGATAAAATAGTGAGATTTAATGAACCTTAAATAACAAAAAAGAGAATCAATTGATTCTCTTTTTTTATAAATTAAATTTTAATGCATTTAGATAAATTTCGTAATTTTCTTTTGATATATCATTTATAATATTATCTATTTCTGTGATTTTTATTCTACCTAATTCTGAATATTTATCCATTATATATTTTATAAATTTTGATATTTTTTCTATTTCTGAATCTATCCATCCTGGATTATCTAGTATAGTATTAATATCAAACAAAAAATAATCATTATTTGTGGATAATCTTAAATTTAAAAAATAATTTCTTTGTATATCATTTTTATTATAACTAAACGCATAATCACAATTATATTCATATGAATAAATAATTTCATTTTGATTTTTATTTATAAAATTATGTATATAATAAGCGAGTTCTTGAATTTTCTCTTTACTATTTGATTTTTCAAACTTTTTAATATATTTCAATTTATTTAAATTTTATTTTTCCTTTTGCATTGGTTTTTTTATCTATTTCTTCTTCATCGATCCATATTTTAACTATTTCTTGAGTTTTAATATTAAATGCTTCAATATAATAATCTGGTGATTTTAACTCATCATTTACATCTAAAATATGTACTAAATTTTCAACTTTCAAATTATTCTCAATCAACTTAACGAAATCTCCTTTCTTATATTTAGGATTTTTTTCTATGTATTTAGCATTTTTCATAAGATATTATTTTTTTAAAATATGTTATAAATTAAATTTATTTACTGTTTTATCAAATTCTATTTTCTTTTTATATTCATCTACATTAAAAGTTTTATATTTATCATTTGAATGATGATATATATTACCATCATCTCCTATTTCAGCATCTACATTTCCTAAAACATCACATAATTTAGTAATGATTGTTAAGTTTTCACTATCATTTATTCTTTCAAAAAATCCAGATCCATGTCCATTTCTTGTCAACCATAAATCATTACCAATTTGGTCATCTGTCATATCTTCAAAAACATCTCCTGCTGAATTAATAAACCATTCAACTTCTTTTACAATCTCATCTTTAGAATTTTCATCGATATCATATATATTTTTTCCTTCCCATGGATCATAATCTGTTTCATGACCTTCTTCAGTCCAAATTAATGCTGTTATATAGCTATCAACAGCAGTATCTATATCGTAATCATTTTCAAATTCATTAATATCATGATATTCTTCGAAATCTTCATCATCGTCAAATTCTTCAAATATTTTTAAATGTTTCATAGTTTTACATATTAAATTTGTTTGCTGTTAATAATAGTTCAAGTTCTTCAATTTCACTTGAAGTTAAATCTCTATCAATCTCACTTTCACCTATCCAAAATTCTTTTAATTCTCTTGTCTTTTTATGAATAGATATTACTTTATATCTTGGCTCATACATATCATCATCATTTTCATCAAAATCTGTATCGTTAACTTCAATAATTTTAACAAATGGACCTACAACATTCAATTCACTTTCAGAATCATCTAATTTTACATAATCTTCTAATTTTACATAATCTCCTACATGTTGAGATGTATAATGTCCTACTGGTGATAATTCGTCATCATCGTCAAATTCTTCAAATATTTTTAAGTGTTTCATAATTTTTACATATTAAATTTATCTACATTTACAATATAACTATATTCATTTATAATTTCAGGATTCAATATATTTGATTTCATTATTAATTTATAATTTTCATTATCATTTTCAATTAAGTATTTTTGAAATTCATAAGTTTTAAACCATTCTAATATTTTTCCATTATATAATTTAGCAATTTCTAATAAATTTATATGCTTTCTATAATATTTAAACCAAATATCATAGTCATAATCATAAAATGCATATTTTTTTTCCATTTTTTTAAACATTTCTAAATTATCTGTTTTAATCCAAATCGGAAATATATCATCAGGACTGTCTACATATTTACTAACTACATCATCAATAGAGTTTTTTAAATTATCAAAATTAAGATGACTATAACTATCTTCATATTCAATAGTTTCATATCTTAAGTCATCAGAATCATATATATTAGATAAAAATTCTTTAATAGTTTTAACATTTAATTTATATTTTATCATATACTTAATCATAGTTTTATACTCAAAAACCAATTCTATCTGATATTTTTTTGTGTCACTATCATGATTAGTATTATCATTAATATTAAAAGGCATTTTTTCTAATGCTTTCTTTGCTGCTATTTCTACTGCACGTTCATGAGCCATTGAAATTTCACTTTCAAATGTTTCTAAATCATCAGTTAAATCTAAATATTTAAATAAGTCTGCTATTTTACCTTGTTCTGTAGGATCTATATTATCGTCAAAATAAAATAACTTGGATAATTCTATAATTTTATCATTAGTTTCTTTTTTTGTATAATTACCCAAATAATCTAATTCTTCTTTATCAACATAGAATTCATAATTATTATTATCTCGAGTTAATTGTAAAATAGAACTTATAGAACCATTTTCGATATCAAGTAAATTTTCAAGAACCTCAATATTAATAATTAAAGTGAATCCTTTCTCATCATATGAAAATTCTTTTTCATATGGATAATGATAATTTTTTTCTGAATTTATTATTGCTTCATCTTCATCGAATCCAATATATTTGTTGATATCTTCTGGTTTAAATTTCTTTGATGATAATACTTTTATTAAATTTGGTATATTATCTATATTATCTTCAACATCAGAACTTTCTGTTATTGGATTATTTTTTAAATATGCAACTTGTTTAGTTTGTTTAAATGTTAAGTCACTAAGTTTTTTAACTTTAATATTTATTTCATTATTTAATTCTGCTTGTGTTTTTCTATCTTTTTCGTTTTGAACTCTCTTTCTAAGTTTTTTGAGACTATCTTGCATATATGCAATCTTATCTGCAATGTTATCATCAATTTTGAAAGGTTTTTCGTTATTTATTTTGATTGGAGTAAAATATTCATAATTTTTAATATATCTCATAATAATATATATAATTTTTTATAGATTAAATTTTTTTGCACTTATTTTAATTAAAAGGTTATTAATATATTCTTTTAATTCTATCATATCGTCTGAGGTTTTAATTGTAAAATCTCTAAATATAACATCAGGATTATATTTTTGAAATTTATTTTTATACCAATTCAATTGTAATTTACTCAATATATCATCTCTATTATAATCATCCGATAACGGAATTATATGTTCCATACTATTATAGTTATATGGTAATAAATTAATATCATCAACATGATTTAATATTATAAAAAAATATATATCATTAGTAAATAATTCAAATTTTATTTTTTTTGAATTTAAAAAATTAATAATATATGGTATTTTTTCAAAAAATTTATCACTAATAATTACTCCTGGTAATTTACCATATTCTCCTCCAACTTTAATATCGGACGGTTCTATTACTTTATAACTTTCTAAATATTTCATATATAAACTTTATTTTATTATATTATTATATATAAAAAATATAAAATCATTTGTGGGTATGCAAATTAATTTATATATTTGCTTAAATAAAAATAAAATAAAAATGGCTAAGAAAAAAGATTCATATGTCTGTTCAGAGTGTTTAAATGAATTTCCTTCAAAGGAAATTTTTGCTGCATTAGTGCCCAATAGAGAGTATTATACAAATTATTGTAAAAAATGTTTAATTGATTTAGAAATTGATAAATGTAAAGCATATACAAGTAGTACATTCAAAGGTCCTTATATTTTAGTTAAAGATATTGGCAGTGAAAAAAAAGTAACGAAAAAGAAAACAACAACGAAAAAAACTACTAAAAAGATTATTAAAGAAAAATAATTATTTTTATGAAAGATAATAAAGAGAAAATAAAAAAATTACGAAAATATTATTGGGATAATTGTAGTCATGCATCAAGAGAAGAGTGGTCAAATGAAGAAAATGATTTAAAAAATGATATATCTTCAATATTTGGCAAATTTGATGTCACGGAAGAAAATATTAGTGATGATGAAATAGATAATTTAAAAAACTTAATAGATAATTGTGCTATAGAAGTTAAAAAAAGCAAAATAAATAGTTATTTAAAATATTTAGATGAAAAAATTATATGGAGATGTGAATCACCATATAACATTATTGAAAAAGAAAAAATTCAAACAAAATTTGATTATTTTTATAATTTAGATTATGATAAGATAGAAGAATCAGAATTGGATGATTTTTATGATTTAATTCAAAATTTTATGTGGAGTAAAAATGAAAAGAATTAAAAATATAATAAGAGAATCAATAAATGTAAAAGAATTAATTTATTCTGATGATACTTTAATTAAAACAATAGAAGATATTACTAATTTGATGATTAAGTGCTTTAAAAATGACGGTAAAGTTCTTTTATGTGGAAATGGTGGAAGTGCTGCTGATGCTCAGCACATTGCTGCAGAATTATCAGGTAGATTTTATATAGATAGAGATCCATTATTTGCTGAAGCATTACATGTAAATACATCATATTTGACTGCTGTTGCAAACGATTATTCCTTTGATAATATATATTCAAGATTAATAAAAGGAATGGGTAGAAAAAATGATATTCTAATTGCAATCTCAACCTCAGGTAACTCTAATAATGTTTTTAATGCTTGTTATGAAGCTAATAAATTAGGAATGATAACTATTGCATTAACAGGTAAAGATGGTGGAAAACTCAAAGGAATAAGTAATTACACAATTAATGTTCCATCTGATAATACACCAAGAATACAAGAATCTCATATTATGATTGGACATATCATATGTGAAATGGTAGAAGAAATAATGTTTAAAAAATAATAAAATCAAATGAAAATACGAAATGGATTTGTAAGTAACTCATCATCAAGCAGTTTTGTAGTAATTAAAGATTCTTTAACTAATAAACAAAAAGAAATGATTTATGATTATCAAAGTTATGTTGAGTTTTTTAAAACTATTGATGAAATATGTATAGATAAATTCGAATATTGTGATACTGATCCATGGAGAATAGTTGATTATAATGATTTTATATTTGGTGAAACTTCAATGGATAATTTTAGTATGCAAGATTTTTTAGATTATATAAAAGTTGATCCAGATTCAATTAATTGGAACGAAGGATATAATGACGAGCCATATCAAAGTCAATTAGATTTTATAACTGAGTCAAAAAAAAAGTTTCGTAAAAAAAAACTTATTAAATTAAAATATAAAAAATATTAAAATAGATGAAAATTGAACCAAGTAGTTTTGTAGTTTCAAAAAAAGCGTTAAGTAAGAGACAAAAAGATATGATTATTAATTATGTTGATTGGATAAATATATTTATAACAAATGAAGATGATATTGATAAATTTAAAAATTATGAACCAAAATCTTGGAATATAACAGAATATAATGATTTAATATTTGGTGAAACATCTAAATATATATTTGATATGATTGAATATTTAAAATATATAAGTGTTGATAGTAATTATATAATGTTTGATGACGGATGTACTGAACCAAGTGAAAATCAACTTGAATTTATTAGTAATATTAAACAAGTAATTAAAAGTTCTGAAATTGAAAAAAATGAAAACATAAAAAAAGATTTTAAAACATCAGTAAATAGTTTAGATTTTAGTAAATCAAAACCTAGTATTAATGGCATAATTTTTAATCAATCTAAGTCAAAAAGGCACGAAAAAAAGAAAAAATGAGTCAAAAATTTTTAAAATATAATTTTAATGAGGTTGATAATTCATCAAATCTACATAAGTATATTGATAAATATAATAGTTTAGTACTTTATATTTTCAAATCTAGTTGGGAAAAATATTATATTTGTGTAGAAGAATGGGGTGATGAAGAAAAATCAGAATTAAAATGCTTAACAGTAAAAGATATTAATAAAATTTATGGAATAAATAATTTTTTAAGAAAGGAAAAAATAAATGAAATTAATGAAAGCTCATTGTAAAAATAATTTTTATCAATTTGAAAAAAATAAATATTATATTATTAATAACATTTATTCAGTATTTGATAAAGATGATTTTATATCAATTGAAGATAATGAACATTTGGTATTTAGATTTAGATTAAATAAATCTATGACATATGTTGATGATTTTATAGGTGATAATGAATATTATTTTTATGACTATTTTTGTTTTTTAAATGAAGAAAGAAAGAAAAAATTAGAAAAACTATCTGAGTTAGAAAAAAGTTAGTAATTTTTACTAACTTTTTTTTATATATATTAGTATGAAATATTTGAAAAAATTTGAAAATTATGATTTAAGAGGAGAATATCCTGATATGTTTGAACCAAGAACAGAAGAGGACGAGCCTCAAATTGTACCAGGGTTTGAAGATGGTACAATAGATCCAGATGATGATGAGGTATATCATATTAGTAGTGAAGTTAGTGAGAAGGAACAATATGAAAATTTTAAAAAAATAACAAAAGAAAGAAATTTCAAAGAAACTAATAATGAAATAATTATAAACATTCACAAATTATATCATGATTTTTATATGTCTATTTATAATCCTAATAAGCATTATTCAAAATTTCTAAGAGAAGAAATTATAGGTAAATATATATCAGATGGAGTAATTGATTTTATGACTGATATAAAATATCATGGTATAATAAAAGGATTAAACTTTCAATATATTAATGAAAGTGCTCTTGTTTCTGCTGAATTAGTCGGAATAGATGAGTTAAAATACGAAAATTCAATATGTATGAATATTATTACTATTGATAAACTAAAGACTAATGCAAATAAATTCAATTTATGAAACATATTAATAAATTTAAAATGAATGAGAAAAAGTCAGATAATATACAGAAATATAATATAGGAAATTATGTTAAATTAAAAGCAATAATTTTTATTGATAATATTCCAAGATATACAAAAATAATAAAAATAGATCCAACTGTTAATGGCTATTATTATTTATGTAATGATCCTAATAACAAAACAATTTGGGTATCGAATGATGAAATTGAAAGAAAATTAACAACTAATGAGATTGAAAAATATGAATTAGATTCAAATGTAAATAAATTTAATTTATGAATAACCACAAATCAGATATAGTAATAGAGCATGAAATAGAATATCATTCATTAAAATTTAATTCTATAGATAAAGATGATGTTAAATTTATTACTAAATTTATACAAAAATATAAATATGTGAAAATAATACATGAATTAAATAATAATATTGAAATATCATATTATAAAAATAATGCATTTCATAATGATTTCGGACCATCTATATTATATAAAAAAGATAATGAAATAATTATTAATAAAAAATATTATTTGAATGGAGTTGAATTAAGTTATGATACTTGGAAAAATGGATTTCGTAAATACAAATTATTAAAATTAAAAGAACTATAATTAAATTATAGATTTTTATTTAGATGGAGTTGAATTAAATTATGAAAAATGTAAAAATAAATTTCGTAATTATAAGTTATTAAAATTAAAAAATCTATAATTAAATTATAGATTTTTATAAATTAAATTTGTTGGTAGATTTTTTTATCTTTAAATAATCTTCAACCTCTTTTTTGCTTTTAGAATATAATTTAATATCTTTAATTCTAAATTCATGTTTTCCTAGATTTTTAATAATAGGATTTGTATCATTATAAAACTGATTTATCTCTCCTATCATTTTTTTAGGTATATCTCTATATTCAATTACATATGTATTTTTCTCGTTTTGTCTAATAACTCTTCCAATGTTATTATTTATATATTCATCAAAAATATTGTCGTCATCACTATATCTATTACTATTTATTTCGCATAATACATAATCTCCTATCATTGGTTCATCTGGAATCTTCCAGTCAGATTTCAATGTAAACATATATGCATTTTTCATAGTTATTATTTCATCTGTTTTAATATCTTGAACATCTACATAAGCATTATATAATAAATTAGTTGTTACATTCCTATAACCTCTTCCACTCCAATATATTTGTATAACTTTATATTCTCTACCATATTTAATTTCTTTTTCATTACCATATTCTAATTCACCATACTGAGTTATTCTACCTGTATAGTCACGATATGCGTCAAATTTTGTAGAACAAATTACAATATCATTTACTGAATATACAATATCATCGTTACTCTCATATTTTTTTATATATTTCATAATTTAAAATTTTGTTTGAAATGATACCATATCTTTTGTTTTATTGGGCATTACATCAACTGGCTCAAGTGTACCTCCACCTTTTTTCTTTTTCTTTTTCTTTTTCTCTTCATTTTTATATGATTTGTGCTGTGGTTTATATGGAACATATTCAACACCAACATATTCTTCAAATGTTTTTAAATTTTTCATAAATTAAATTTTTTTTGTATCATATATTATATTTTTTAGATTTAATATAAAGTAATATATTATCATCTTCAATATCTACATTGTAAAAATTTATAATAATTCCTGGAGAACCTTTTTCGTTTAATGCTCTTAAATAACCATAACTAAAACCATAATCACCTATTCTTAATCCAATTGAATCACCATCATTAATATAAAAATCATTATGTATATTTATTTCAAGCATCTCAATATTATCAGATTTTTTATAATAATGTTTATTTGTATTAATATTAATAGTAAATCCAACTGCTTTTGAATTATCTTTTAATATTATTAATTTTTTAATAGCTTCATGCATACCAAAAAATTCACAAAAATCAAATAATTCAATAGTTATTTTTGTTTCTAATGATTCAAATGTTTTTAAATATTTCATATGTTAAATTTATTTGCAATAATATTCAATTTATATTTTTTTATTTCTTTATCAGTTGCTAATTTTAACTCATTTGAATATGCTTTATATAAATTTTTATTTCTACCATTAAATGCCCATTTTATATCATCTGGAATATTTTCATATTTCACATTATATATAATATATTTTGGTATTTCAAAATGCTCAGTTATACTAACAATTTTTCCTATATTGTTATTTAAAAAATCATATAATTGTGGAGTATATGATATGTATTTAACTATTACATATTGACCAACTTTAAATTTTTTACTTATATTTTCAAATGTTTTAATATATTTCATAAGTTAAATTTACTTGTCATTTTATATATTTCATATTTAGAGTCAAAATCATCATTTGTTATTTGTTCAATAATATCATTTATATTACCAATTATATCAAATTTTATTCTATTTGAATATTCAGAATAAATTTCTAATCCTTTTATAGTTTTAAAATATTCTAATATATATTTATAAAATGATTCATTATTCTCTATTCTAATAGATAAATGTTTACCAAGAATATTATCTACTGATATATCAAATAATAATCTTCTATCTGAAATAAAATATTCTGTTTCATATGTTCTATTTTCAAAATAATTTGAATAATTAATTCCATAAAAACTAAAAAATTTATTTAAATGACTTAATATTTTTTTATATCAGTGACTTCATTAATGTCTTCATATATTTTTAAATGTTTCATATATTAAATTTTTTTGCCGCTATTATTGCTTCTAACTCTTCTTTATTTTTAGAATTATAATTTATTTCATTTCTAGACATTACTCTACAATATTTATCTATATCGCCTTCTTTCATAAAAAATTTATCTTTAAATTTTTGAGGTAAATCATCATAATAAATAGCATATTTGAATTTTCCATTATCAGGAATATATTTTACATATTTACCTATATTATTTTTTTCAAATTCAATAATATCTTTATAATTTTCTTTATCAAACATATCAGGAATTTCCTTGCATATAACATAGTCTCCTAAATTGAGTCTTTTATTACTAGTTTCAAATGTTTTTATATATTTCATATGTTAAATTTATTTGTAATTGCGAACAATTTTATTTTTTCATTATCTATTTGATTAATAATATCATTAACATTTCCTTCAATATAAAATTCATATTCATCACTTACTTTTTTATTAAATCTTATTCCTTTTATTGTTTTCATATATTCAGGTATAGATGAAATAATAATATCGTTACTATTATTAAATGAATCTAAAACAAAGTATTCATCATTTCCCGTCATTATAGAAAATAACACTTTTTCAGTATTCTTTAAATAAAATGAGAATTGAATATCTTCGTCTTCACTAAAATTAACGCACTCATAACCAAAATTCATGATAATTTTCCTAATATATTTTGCAAATTTAGGTAAATTATCTTTCATACGTTTAATATCATCGTCTGTATAATATTCTCCTTCAAATATGGTATATTCTTTAATATGTTTCATATGTTAAATTTATTTGATTGTAATATAAGTTTTAATTCTTTTTTATTTTTAGACCAATATTTTATATCTTCTTTATTTAATGCTAATATATTATCTCCATATTCAGCAAATTTAAAAAAACTTAATTCATCTGGTATATGATAATATTCTATCAAATAAGAATCATCAATATCATCATATTTACTCTCTAATATTTCAATTAGTTTACCAATATTATTTTTAGTAAAATCGTTAACTTCAGTAAAAAATTCAAGATTACTATATCCTATTACATAATCACCAACTTCTGGTTCATTTACATTCAATTTTTCGTATTCTTTTATATATTTCATATGTTAAATTTATTTGTTTGTAATATCATTTCTAAATATTCTTTATTTTTTGAATATTTTATTAAATCTTCTTTTTTAAATCTAAACGAAGTATCATTATTCATAGATTTATATATATCTATTTCTTTTGGTATATTATTATATTTTACTAAATATGTAACAATATTATACATATCTTTTTCTATTTTAATTAATTGCCCTATATTATTTGTTACAAAAATATTCGCAGGATGATCATCATCAGCGTTTTTCCATTTTGCTAATATATAATCACCAACTTCTGGCTCATTTGAATCTTCATACTCCTCATATAATTTCAAATGCTTCATTATGATTCAATTCTTTTTAGTAATTTTGTTATTAAACATTTAGTAATTAAGTCATTATTTACTATTTGATTAACATCAGCAATAGAAACTCGTATACATTTAGATAATTTTTCATTTTTTGATCCATCAGTAGGTGGTTTCATTTGACGATAAGTATTTACTGGTAGCTCTAAAAAACAAAGATATACTTGATTAGTACTATATTTATCTGTAAAAAAAGGTCCTTCAATATCAAATGGATATAAATTATTTAAAACTATACCACCTTCTTCATATAATTCTCTTCTTATTGTTTGTTCTGGAGTTTCATTTTTTTCTATACTTCCTGTAATTACGGTTAAATAATTAGTTACATTTCTAAGATTTGGTATTTCTCTATTTTTATGTTGATATGCTGTAAGATATTCTAATCTCATAAGAAATGTTGCCTCATCTCTGAAATATGGTAATATAGCAACACAATCATGACCTTTTAGTATTTCATTTTCTTTATATTGAATCATATCTAAATATTTACCATTAAATAATACTTCTTCATCTGGTATAACTGGTATGTCTTTTATTTGTGTAAATTTTTCCATTAATATTCTTTTTTCTTTATATATTAAAAAACTAAAAGCTTTTTTTTATCTATAAAAATAAAAAATAATTTATAAAAATGAAAGATAATAATGTAGTTCAAAAATTAGAAAAATATGCTGAATATTTTAGTGATGCAATAGAATCTAAATTTATAAATTTTTCAGAATCTAAATATAATGAAGCATTAAAATATATTAATAATATAATTTCTAATAAAAATAATTATGATTCTACAGTATTTTTATATGCCGAATATTTATTATCTATATTAACACATAATAAAATATTTAGAAAATATAAATTAAAAATATTAAACCAATACTATGAATCCAATAATTAATATATCAGAACTAGATAATGATTTATTCTCTATATCTCCTGTAAATAATTTAAAATGCGAGATTAATTATATAGATATGCAAAATTATGTAAATCCTATGACTACTCCAGCTAGTTTAACTAGGATGTCATATCCAAATCTAAGTGTAAATCTTTGTAGTAAAACTATAAATCTTATAAAATTAACATTTGATATAAATAAAAAATATAATGAAGAACAAATAACTAAATATTTAAAATCTGGTATAATTAATGAACTAAAAAATAAATTTATACCTATAATTTTAGAATTAGGTAATAAAAATAGAGAAAATTTAAAATTAGATTCAAAAAATGATGATTACTTTGATATTATTATAGATAAAATAGAAAAAAAATATAATCAAGAATTACCTAATGATAAACAAAAAAAAATAAAAAATAATATTTGTTCTAGAATTATAAGTGCTAGTAATTATATAACAACAAAAGGTAGATATGGTCATCCTAATTTTTATATTTCAAATTATAAAACTCATAATTGTATAAACAAATATATTTATGATATAAATAATATTAAATATGAAATAGTTAATTCAATTAAAGAAAATTATATTATTCTAGGTAGAAAAAATTCAATAGATAATAATGGAGTTCATTGCTTTATATATTCAGATAATAATAAAAATATAATATTTAACAAAATTGAAACTCCATATAATATAACATATGAAATGTATTATTCAATTGAAACTATTGGTGGTTCTGCAGAAAATCAATTTTTAGTAATAGATACAAAAGACATATCATATTATCGACGTGAAAAAATTAAAAAAATAAATGATAGCATAAATGATTAAAGATTTTAAACTTGAAATTGTAGAAAATAAATATTCAATCAAAATAGAAAATATAGAATATTTTATTTATGAATCTTATATTAAAAATGGTACTGGCTATACCTTTAGAATATATACAAATTCTAAATGTAGAACTAAACGTGAAAATTATTTTATTACAGAAAATTATGATAATATTGTTGTGGTTGGTAAAAAATATAATTATTTATTAATTAAGAAAAAAGATAGTTTTGAATATGATATCACATTATATAATAAGGATATATTAAAACTCGAACTTGATTATACTCACGTTAATGCACTATTTATGTATATTTATATCAATGATAAAAATATTGCTTCATACTATGGAGATATAAATAATCCAGATAAAATATTTTTGAATGAAATTGAATTATGTAAAAAAATTATCAGAAAGAAAAAAATAATTAAATTAAATGACAATATGGTTTTATAAAAAAATAGGAAGTAAAAAAATATATTGTAGTAAATCTATAACTATAAATTTTCATATAAAATATTTTTTCAAATTCAAATGTTATACAAATGGTGCTAAAAAAGGAAATATAAAAGATATATGTTTTGATTTAAATATTCATTTATTTGGAATATTATTATCGTATACTAATTGGGATTATAATTCTGAATATAAAATTGATAATATTAAAACTATACGCTTGAAAAAATTAAAAAAATTAAAAAAGATAAATGATAGAAATAAATAAAATATATAATGAGGATAATTTGATCACTATGAACAGAATGTCTAATCAATTTTTAAATGGAATTATATGCAGTCCGCCTTATAATTTAGGCAAAAATCCTAATCATAGACGAAAAGATCAAGATGATTTCAATTTATATGAAAATAATATTGATAATCTTACTATTAAAGAATATTTAAAAATAAGATTAAATGAATTTAAAGAATTTGATAGAATACTTAAATATGATGGAGTAATTTGTTATAATATGTCATATTCAGGAGATAACCCTATTTTACCAACTCTTCTTTTAAATAAGATTAATGAAGAAACTAATCTAACACTTACAGATATTGTAATATGGAAAAAGAACTCAGCCAGTCCATTTCAAACAAGTCCAAACAAAGTAACAAGACTATGTGAATTGGTTTATATAATTGTACATAAAGATTATTTAAATACATTTAAAGCTAATAAAGAAGTAAGTTCGATAAATGAAAGAACTGGCCAGAAATTTTATAAAAATTATACTAATCTTATTGAAGCAAAAAATAATGACGGATTTAAATCTGAACTTAAAGCATCATACTCAAGTGAATTTGTAGAAAAATTAATAAATATATATTTTCCTGAAAATTCTTTAATTTATGATCCTTTTATGGGCATCGGAACAACAGCAAAAGGATGTATTAATAAAAAATGTGATTTTATTGGTAGTGAAAGAGTTGAAAAATTTTATAATGATTCTAAAATAAATGTAAAATATGATTAAAGAACTAGCATTACAATATAATTATATTGCAATTATATGTAAAAAATATAATAATTTTTTAGATTTTATTGACATGGCAACAAAAGAAATAGATTTTTCTAAAACCTTATCTGAACATGATAGATTTTTTGAAAATAGAGAATATATTTTAAAAAATTTCCAAAAAGGATTAAATAAAAAAGAAACAATTGCGTTAATTGATGTTGAAAGATATGATAATTATACTGAATTTAGATTTTATTGTAGAAATTATAGTGATTATAATGATTATCCTGATTGGAATATGTATAAATTTATAGATTATAATATCTTAAAACGGAAAGAAAAATTGGAAAAATTAAAACAAATTTGTAATAATTGAATATAAATAAAAAAGAAAATATAAAATGAATTTTAGATTAAAATATAAAAAAATGACTATTGTAGATATTGAAGTATATAAAAATGATAACTATATTGAAATAGATTCTGTAGTTTGTATTGAACCGTATTCTAATTTGCTAATTGAAGTATATTTAGATGATTCAAATAGGGTTACAGAATTTATTGAAACTTTTGATAATTTACAAGAATTAAGAGGCTGGTTATGGGAAGTATATTTTATGGATAATAAAAATACGATTGATAAATATGATGATGTAGTTGATGATATTAATAAAAGATTAACAGATATAGCAGGCGAATATAATTTATTTTTTATGAAAGATTAATATATTCAAAAAAATAAAATTCAATAATGTATAATTTTTTTACTTTACCTGGAATTATCATATATTGCGATTTATATATGGAAGATAATAAAATAATGATTTCTAATGATTCTTCTTATATTATAGTCAATCCTAAAACAGCATTATCAATAAAAAATACATTTCTGAAAAAAGAAAGAAAAAATAAATTATTAAATATTAGAAGTTTAGATAATAATATATCATGAAAAACTAATGACAGCACATCATGAAAAACTAATAACAGCACATCATAAAAAACTAATGAATATGCATAGAATGTTTGGAGAAATAAAAGAAAATAATGTCTATTATTGCAAAGAATGCAATAAAATTTATAATAGTTGTTATGAATTAGAAGGTGATTATATGTGCTCAAATTGCTGGTCTGAAGTTAAAGTTATTGAAGAAAAAAATATAACAGCTTTCATACGAAATAAAAGATTAAAAAGATTAAAAGAAATATCTAATAATGAGTAATTATATAAACACAGCACTAAATTTCACTGGATCTAAATATAAAATTTTAGATCCAATATTAATAGAGATGGATTATGAAAAAGATTATTTTATAGATTTGTTTGCAGGTAGCGGAGTTGTAGGATTTAATGTTGTTGATAAATATAAAAAAGTATTACTTAATGACATTATAAAAGATTTAATCGATATACATAAAGAAACAATTTATAATTCTGAAATGTTCATAAATAAAGTTAAAAATTTATGTGTAGAAAAAGATGATCAAGACGGATTTAATAAATTAAGAAAAGAATACAATGAAAATAATACACCAGAAGGTTTATATGCTTTGATGTTATGCTCAACTAATAATATGATGAGATTTAATAAAAAATTTGAATATAATCAGACTTTTGGTCGTAGAAATTTTTCAAATAGTACACAAAAAAAATTAGATTTATTTATTGATTATATTCAACCATATAAAGATAAAATATTATTTTCATCAAAACATTTTTCTGATGTTAAAATATTAAAACCTTGTATGGTATATTTAGATCCACCATATTTAGAAACTGAAGCTGGATATAATAATTATTTTTCTAATAGTGATGGTAATAAATTATATGATTATTGTAAAGAGTTAGATAAAAAAGGATGTTCTTTTATGATGTCTGGAGTTGTAGGCGAGCATAAAAATGGCAAAAGATCTAAACTTATAGATGATCTAATATCTGATGGCTATAGATATAAAATTTTAGATTTCGACTATGAAAAAGTTGCTAGAAATAAAAATACAAAAAATTCAAAAGAAATAATAATAATGAATTATTAAAAAACTCAGTAAAAATTAAATTTTACTGAGTTTTTTAAGTTTTTCTTCTCTTAACATTATAATTGATTTATCATAATATTTTTGATATTTATCACGATGTTCAAAATTATTAGTTATCCAAATATAACTATTTATAAATTACCTACCAAATAAATATAGATATTATTATTTGAAATTAATATTTTTTATATATAAGAAAAATAATATTTTATATCGTGCCAACAATAAAAATAGCAGCAAATAGAGTAACAATAAATACATCTGGAGTATCATCATCAAATGTATCATCATCATTGAATGGTAATATGAATTTAATAAAATCCCAAGTGACTCAAAAAACTAATGATTATATTAATGTTAAAAATGCTGTTAATATATTAGAAATTTATTCTAATTGGAATGGTTATATAAAACTTTATACCGAAGTTCAAAGTAATTTTATAGTTGGTGACACTGCATATATTACTTATACTTCAACAAATACAGAGCCAAATATATTTAATCTTGAAAATCCTTCTATACCTGATGAGGGAAGTAATAGATTTTATTTAGGATATAAAATATTATACGTTAATCAATTTAAAAATGAAATAGTAATAAATAGACATTATAATGATATACCGATTGGTTATTCATTAGCAAATCAACAAATCAGTAAAATATCATGTAGAGGTGGATATTTATATAACTCTGTATCTGATGGAGTTGTATTTTATAACTGTAGTATTCTTAATGCTGGATTTGCTACAATTAGTGGTATTATTAGTATAGGAAATATACCGATATCAGGAGCATTAATTACAGTATCAGGAACAAAAATAATACATACAACAGATTCAAATGGATATTATATCATAAATGCGGCATCAGGAGATAATTTAATAAAATGTTATTCTCCTGGATTTATAATAAATACTATTAATGTGCATATCAATTTAGATGAGAAAGTAACTCAAAATATTTCAATGATTGAAGGTAATAATAGTATAACTATATCATCTATTAATATACAACCTAATTTTGGTACAAATATTATTTCTACATGTTCAACTAATATTATTAACTTTACATCAACAAATTTAGGATATTCACAAAATATTAATTATAAATGGTTTATAACAAGAACTGGAATTAATATACCAGTTGGATCTAATAATAGTAATTTTTCATATAATAATTTTAATAACAATGATATGATTTATTGTACAATTATAGATAATGATTTTATTGATGTTTTAACTGGATATACCAGTAATGTTATTTATATTAATATATTACAACCAATATTTGAAATTACCGCAGATAAATATACTATAAATAGTAGTGATAGTGTTACATTTTACGCAAATATTCAATGTTATTCAAATCCAACATTTCAATGGTATATACATAATACACCTGTCGGTACAAATAGTAATATATTTATTTCTGTTCCAGGTGAAATAGCTAATAATGATATAATAAGTTGTTATATGGGATCTATTTCTAGTACTAATAATATAAGAATGATTGTTATATAATTCAAAAAAAATCTTTACAATTTGTAAAGATTTTTTATATTTTCTAACTTATATTTTCTCATATATTTTAATCCTTCTGATTTATTTTTAACTAAATTATATAATTTAGTTGATGATAATGATTCAGGTATTTTAATTATTCTTTCATATTTCGCAATACCAACTTTATTTATAAATCCAACATGTTTCATTAGTAATATATAATTTTCTCCAGTAGTATAAAAACCATTTTTATATAAATCTTTTCTTGTGAATTTTTCATGTGAATTTACAAAATCTTTAATATCTCTCCATATAGTACTACACAAATCATTAGTTACCATTGAAATATACTATATTGTATACCAAATCCTATACTCCATCCAAATTGTGGATTACCTAAATTAGGTAAAGTATTCAATCCAAATCCTACATAAGGACCAAATCCCCATTTTTTTGCTTTAATTGGAGCTTGAATTTGTTTATCAATAAAATATCCTCCAGTTAAATCAGTTATTTTAATATTTGGAGATTTAGATATTGCAAATACTTGATATTTATTTTTCAAATCTTTAAATCCATAAGTTACACTAATACTAGTTAAATTAGTATCAAGAACAGTAACATCAGGTTTTAATGTCCATTTCTTGGTATCTTCATTTGGAATAGCATAAAATTTGCTCATACCAACAATTTTTTGCTGAAATCCACTATCAACATAATTAGTTGAAAACTTCAATCCATAATGATTTGTTGTACTATCTAAAACAGCTAAATTGTTAGATCCTTGTATACCACCAAGATTACCTTCAACATTAGTTTGTATTGCAGATAAAACATCTCCTTTAACATTTTTTAATTCATTTGATAATGATTTATTATATTGTTCTAAATCAGATAATTTATTTAAAACTAAATTATCTTTAGTAAATTCATAAGCATTTAATTTAGTATTAAATACTTTTGTAATACTATCAGTCATTGCTTTAACATTTTGAGTATATAATTTTTGTTGAAATTCTGCGTTTGCTTTTTCATTTTTAAGATTTGAGCAAGTCTTAAAAAGAAATATTGATAACAAAATGATAACAACAAAAAATAACAAAGGGTAATATTTTTTTATAAAAGTTAAAAAATTTTCCATATTTATTTTTTATTTTTTTATTATTAAAAAACAGATAAGTTTAATTTAAATGAGTTTTTCAATAAAAGTTTTTTTATTTATATTTATTTGATTGATATCATAGCCATTTAATGTACCATAATTAAATGTTCCTCCTCCAAAAAATCCTTCAAATGTTCCACCATAAAAATTACCGCCAGTCCAAGATTCAGGATAATTAGATACATCTAATGATATTGAAAAATCTCCGATATCACTAAATATTACAGTACATCCACTATTAGTACTTATTAAAGTCGTTGTACTACCTGATACTAAATACCATTGATAAGTTGAATATGCAGTATATCCACTAACTATAAAAAATGTTACTGGTTGACCAATATCAATATTACCTGATGGTAATCTATCTATTATTATTTCTGACATTTATTTTTATTTTTATTTTTATTTTTATTATATCAACATTAAACTATTCCACAATATCCATCGACTACAATTGTTATATAATTACCTGTTGGATATGTATAAGAGCAAAGTGTTAATGTACCTAGTTTCTCTAAAAATTGACTTTGAGTTTGATGTGTATAATTTGTCCAATATACATAAGTATTATTTGGACTATTATTGGTGACAATATATTGTATCATTTGAATTACTGTGGTTGTAGTTGTTGTAGTTGGAGGAATATATGAAGAATTATCATAAAAGTATGAATTCGAATATACAGGAATCATACTACCTATACCTGTTGCTAATAATATAAATGTTAATCCTGTACTAGGAACTCCAACCAAACTAAATTGTCTTGGAGAGATAGTATTTCCAGCTAATTGCTTATCAGATGTTGAACCTGTAGAATATTCATAAATTATGATATTATTTGCTCCAGATGGACATCCATTAAAATAAATATTAAGATTATTTTCTAATGAATTATAATAAATTCCAGTTATATTAAATCCTTCTGATGTAGTAGTTGTAGTTGTTGTAATTGGAATATAAGTTGTAGTAGTTGTAGTATAAGTTGTAGTAGTTGTGGTTGTTCCAGTTATAGGATATATTACAGATATAGATAATGAATTAGATATACCAGAATTTATTAAAGTTGATATAAATGTTCCATCATTCCAATAACCGTCATTCCAAACGCAATCAAGCATATTACCATCACTATATACACTATAATCAAAAATACAATTATTTGAATAACAATTAGTAAAATTACCATTTTTAATATTTGCATATGTAAAATTACTATTTTTAAAAATTCCATTATGAATTTTTAATCCTAATGAATTATTCATACTTTCCATCGTTTCAATATTATTATCTTCCATAATTAATATATTACCATCTTCACTTAGCATATTAAAACTTAAAGATTTTATATTAACATAAAATCCATTATATATATCTCCACCATAAAAATTTACATTATTATATTTACCATTATAAAAACTACCTCCAATAATATTTAAATTTGATATATTTGCATTATATATATTTGCATTATATATAGTATAAGTATCTGAATCATTTTCAATATATCCGCCATTAATATCTACATTTCCATCAATATTACAATTAAAAATTGTACCATTATTAATGACTACATTTGTAGTATCACCAGAAATATTTGAATTCGTCATAGCGCCACCATTAAAATATCCTCCATTAAATGAACCATCAGTAAATGTACCATCATTAAAAACTCCATCTTCAAATGTACAATCAATAAAATCAGCATAACGAACTAAACCATCACTCCATATAATACCGTTAAATGTTCCTCCATTAGCTGTTCCACCAGACCAAAAAGTATTTTGAAATGTTCCTCCATTAAATGTACCACCATACCATCCATATGGATTATCAAATACTCCACTATTCCAAATTCCACTAGTCCATGGTTGAGTCCATTTAATATCTGAATTTATATTATTCCAAAATCCATTATTAAAATAATTAGTATCATCTAAAATACAATCAATAAACTTACCATCATCTATAGTATAATTTAAAAATGTACAACCACTAAAATATCCATTTTTTATATAATTAGATTTATTAGTATTACCATTTATATTACAATTAATAAATCTACCAGTTTCAATATTACAATTTGTTAATGTACAACTTTCAACTATATTATAATATGTAGTATCATCTGATATTATAGTAGATGTTTGAGATGTATTTGTATTAATATTACTTAAAAATTGTGAATTATATCCTTCACTTGTAATAATAGTTTTTATTCCTGCATATTTATCTATAAATGTCATTCCATAGATATTAGTATTTTTAAAACCCCCTTGAGTTACGTTCATTTAATTTATTAATTTTTTCATTATTATATATAAAAAAATATAACTTATAAATAAAAATATTTATATATACTAATATGAGAATAAATGAAAGAAAAAAAGTTATAAAAGAAGCGTTAATAAACTCATTTGTTGAAGAACATAACTCTTATAAAAATACTGTCAATATTATTAATAAAGAATTATCTGATAATGGTATTAAATATCAATATTCATATGACGAGTTTTGTATCGAATTTTTAAATCAAACATTAAAAGAAATTGAAAATGTAGATATATTTAATTTTGATGAATATGATTCTTTTTATTCAAACTTTTGGGTATTTAATTTATACAATTTAAAAAATATGTTATCTAATAAACTAGATACACTTGGATATAAATATGAAGATATTTATAAAAAAGATGTTAATATGAATATTTTATCAGAATAATTATATTTTTTGAAATTAAATAAAACTTTTTATATATTCTCATATATAAATTATAAATGTTGCAGGAATTAAAAAAATTGAAACATTTAAAGCTAAAAGGCTATAAAAAAAAATTAAAGGCATGAAAGAATTTGAAAATGTCGATTTATTCGACGCAATTGACGCACAAAGCGAAACTCTAGATTTTCTAGAAAAAAAAGGTGGTAGTTTAGATGGTATTTATCGTCCTAAAATTACAGACAAAAAGAAAGGTTATGTTTCTACTATTAGATTTTTACCAAATCTTACAAAAGATGGTAAAGTATCATTATCAGCAATTGAAAAACATCAGCATTATGTTGATTTTAAAAATCATCCAGAACTTCAAGGTTACTATGATTGTATGAAAAATTTCACAGATAAATGTGATATTTGTACTATGTACTGGAAGTTGAAGAACTCAAAAAACGCATCAGATGTTGAAAAAGCAGATTTGATTAGTAGAAGTACTAAATATTATTCTTATATTTTAGTAATTGAAGATGAACAAAATCGTGATTTAGAAGGCAAAATTTTAATTTATCCTTATGGTTACAAAATCAAAGAAAAAATTAAAGATCAAAAAGATGGTATATCATCAGATGCTTGTAATGTTTTTGATTTGGCAAATGGTAAAGACTTCAAATTGGTTATGAAGCAATTAGGAGAATTTCCTAATTATGATTCTAGTACTTTTTTAGAAGTATCTCCTATTAAAATTATGACTCCAAAAGGTTTGGTTAAAGTTCCAATTGAAGTTGATGAAAAAACAGGAAAAAATAAAATTACTAATCCTAAAGTTAAAGAAAAAGTAATGACGTTTTTAAAGGAACGTACAATTGATCTTGAAGATCATCAACCAAAAGAATGGACTTCTGAAGATAGATTTAAAGTAACTCAAATACTTGATATTATTTCAGGTAATGAAACATCTTTTGCTAAAAAAGAAGCTGAAAATTCATCTAATGATAATGTATCAACAAAAGAATCAAAATCTAGTAAAATTAATGATGAAGCATTTGGAGATGACGATGATGACGCTAACAATTTTTTTGATATTGATTCATCAGAAGAATAATTAAACTCACATATAAATTAAAAAAATAAGTTACTATAAATAGTAACTTATTTTTTTTTGCTTAATTATTAAATAATTATGCTGTTGTAGTTGTTGTAGTTGTAGGAGCATGAGTTGTAGTTGTTGTAGTTGTAGGAGCATTAGTTGTAGTTGTAGTTGTAGTTGGATATGCATAAATACTAATTGTTCCTGATACAACAGTAACGCCAGATAAATAAGTATAATCAACATAAACATCGTTATCAACAGGAATTGTAGTACCTGTAATAAAATTATCTGTAATTGTTCTAATTCCAGTAATTGTAAATCCTGGATAAGATAAAATTGCTGAATCGTCTACGTGAAATGAATATCCTTCACCGTAAGGAGCTGTATTACCAGTTGGTTGATAGCTATAAAATGCTCCGTCTATAATTTTTGTTTGTTTCATATTTTTTAATTTATTTTTTAATTTCTATTATATATTAAATAAAAAAACTGATTTTTTTATAAATATTTTTATTTTCTTTTTTTATATATATAATTATAAAAAAATGATATTTTATGATAACTAATTTCAAATTATTTGAAAATAATGAACAAATAAAAATAGGAGATGTGGTTAAATGTATAGATCATTCAGATACTGAAGAGTTATTAGAATATGGCAAATTTTACAAAATTGAAAATATTATAACATATAGGAGTGGTGTTACACAATACAATTTTTATAATATTAATTATGATTGGAATGATAATAGATTTAGATTAGCAACGCCAGAAGAAAAAATACAATATGAATTAGAACAATCAGCAAATAAATTTAACATATGATACATATAAAAACATATAAAATTTTTGAAAAAACATCCCTTATTAATATAGGAGTGCCATATTCTGTTATGAAAAGTATGCAGAAAAATTATGAAATATCAAGTGATGCAGAATGGAAATTATTAAAAGTAAAAAAAGATATTATAAAATATTTAACAGAACCTACTAATAATCTAATAGTTTCAATTTGTAAAAATAATATATTTGTTTCATTCTCTTATGAATCAGAATATTATATAGAAACATTTAAGTTAATTGAAAAAGATGATTTTGGAAATGAAGATTGGGGAAAAGTAGATAGAGTAAAAACAACAATATCTGATATTTTAAGTAAAATTAAAAGAGGATGTAAATCATATGTTATAGTATCAGGAGGTTGGTTACCTGAATATTCATCTGAACGAAAATTAAAAAAATCTGAAGTTGAATTTGATGAGGTTACAAATCAATTCAAAAGAGATTTTGCTGAAAACTTTACAAGAATTGTTAAAAATATGTACGGTAAAAAAGCTAATATAGTATCAGATATTATTGTAAATCATTTAAAAAATGTGCAATTTAATATAAGTGATAAAGAAATTCGTGAAATTTTATTTCTAAATGTAGAAAGAGCAAAAAATGTAGATGAATTTAAACAAAAATCAAAAGATAAAGATCCATATAAACTTTATAATGAGATAATTATGAATAACAGCCTGACAATTTTTGATGAATATATTGTCACATTTGAAGATGAAATGTCAGATAAATATAAAGAATATTTAAATATTCCTATTATGATAGAAAATTATACCAGAGATAAGGTATTTACCGCTTTTTTATATTATCTTTACTGTAAAAAACTGATGAAACTATAAAATGAAATATATTAAAGAATTTGAAAATATTAGTAATGATGATATAAAAGTAGGAGATTATGTTTTAATAAATATTAATTATAATTCTACAGTTGTTGGTTCAAAAGAATTTATGAAATTTATAAATAATAATATTGGTAAAGTTATAGAAATATTTAGTCCTAATAAGTTATATAATAATATAACAATAGAATATAATAATGTTCCAGAACGTATACGTAAGATATGGTTTATAGAAGAAAATGGTAAAATAATAAAAAATGTTAGATATAATAGAATAGTTGAACATGGTAAAACAATTGAAGAATTAGAATTAAAATTACAAGCAAATAAATTTAATTTATGAAATACGTAAAAACCTTTGAAAATATAATAGAAGGAAAACGTCGAAACGATGTACTTGATATTATTATTGAAGATAATTCATTAAAAATGAAGAAGCTATTAGATAAAAACAAGATAAATATAAATGATAGAATTTATAAACTTAATGGTATAATTTTTGGAGTATCTTATGATATTAAACGTACATTAGATATAATTCCAGATATCGATAATGCAAATTGGACATTATTAATGATTGCATCTTATATTGGAAAAATTGATATAATTGAAACATTAATAGAATTTGGAGATGAAGAATATATAAATGAAAATTATAAAGGATTAACAGCGTTAATGTTAGCTTCTATGAATAATAAAATATTAGCAGTTGAAACATTAATTAAATTAGGTTCTAATATATATTTAACTAATGATAAAGGTCAAGATTTCTTGGATATTTCAACAAAAGAATTTAGAAAAGAAATTATTGATACTATTGATGATGAAAATGTTATACGATTTATTACAGCAAAAAAATTTAACATATAAAAATAAATAAAAATATGAAACACGTTAAAGCATTTGAGTCATTAACAGAAAAAGAACAAGAAAAAGTTGATTTATTAGCAGATTTGATGAGTAGAAATCCAAAAAGTGAAGACAATGATTTTTATATTTTTCTTGCAAAAGATACATTTAAAGAAACTAAAGGAGGATTATATAAAAAAGAATTAGAAATCGAAAATATGATTAGAATTACTCCTGATTATCATGGATTATTTTCAATTCATGGATTAGAAATGAGAGAAAAATTTCAAATTGATAGTAAAATATATCATATATGGTTACCAAAAGAAATGAGAACGGATATTGAAGGTAAATCTGACGGTGATATGAAGCCTTGGCTATTAAAAATGATAAATAAAAATAAAAGTTACGGAGCTGATGAATATGGTAAAAAAGTTTATAAAGATGCAATTGATATGAGAAAAAATGCTTCAAAATTTAACATATAAATATGGAAAAATATACTAAAATATTTGAAGAAGCAAGCAAAGAAAAATGGAATAATTATTGCACAATTATAAGTTATATTGATGAAGATGACAATAATCCAGATGTTTATCTTTGTGATAATGAATATCAAGGATTTATTTATCTTAAAAATTTAATTTATGATGAATATGCTGAAAAATATAATTCAGAATATTGTAGCAAGATATTAATAGAATTTAGTACTGCTGATAATCTTAATGATTTATATGAAATTTTTTGTAGTAAAAATCATAGAATGAGAGTATATTTAATTTATTGTGAATTGAATGAAAAAGTTGAACTTAATGACTGGATAAAAGATTGGGAATTAAAAAATACAGCAAGCAAATTTAACGTATAATATGAAATATTTAAAATATTTATGAAACACTGAATAATAAAAAACTATTCATTTTTTGAATAGTAATTATAAATTTTTAATCAATTCTTTAAAATGTTTATCAAATATGATTTTAACTTTATCGTAATTAGATTTAGAACATACAATTGAATCATGTACAGTAAATAATATTATATCTGGATAGGTATCATAAATTTCTTTTATAACAGTATTAAATATAAAATCACTCTCCATTTTCTGAAGTTCATGTGATAATTCTTTATAATTATTTCTTTTATCTTTAAATTCTAAAATGTACTCATAAACAGATGGATACAAATTTTGAAATATTCTATTTAATTTCTTATTTGTTTTTAAATTATTACCGAACAGAACTTTATAAATAAGTTCTTTAGCTTCATATCTTTCTTTTAATTTTGAATTTTTAATAATATCTTCATATATTAATCCTTCTTTTACTAATTCAAAATATCTTTTAGTATCACCATTTATATATGACAATTCTTTTTTTAATAGAACAGCAAAAAATAATGGCTGAGAATTATTAATATCAATTTCTGAAAGATTCTCATTATTAATACTTAAATATTGATTACGAATTTCTTTTTTAAGAATTGTAAAATTTGTATGGAATCTACCATAATCATCAAAATTAAAATAAATACTTTTGGAATTTATATTTTCAATTGATATTAAATTTTTTTGATATTTAGGCTCACACATTTCACCACTTTTTCGTCTACAATCAAGTAGTTTTAAAGCTCCTTCATAATCAATATCTATCTTGTTTAATGATTCTATTAACCTTGCTCTAATATCTACTTGGATAGAGCTAAAACTCATCTCTGTAATAGATGTCTCATACCTATTATTGATTTTTTTCAATAACATATTATCGTAATTTTTCCATCTTAATACATCATAAGTATAATCAATACACAATTTATATGTCTTAGTTTTTTTACCTACACAATAATTAGATATCATAGTCATGAAACCTTGCTCACATAAATAATTTATATAATAATTATAATATTCTCCATATCGTTTTTTTAATATTATTGATGATAATTTAAATTTAGAATCTGTATTGTTACTGAAATAATATTTGATAATAAGTTCATGTACTATATTAATAAGGTACGAACATTTCAAATTTATACCTTTATATTCTAATTTTTTTTGCTGAGTTAAATAATTTAAGTCCTTTGAAACAAATTGCCAAATATAATCACTAGATTTTGAAACCACTGAACGTTATTTTTTCTTTCATATATAAGATTTATGAGTGTTTGTTTTCTTATATTATTTTTATTTTTAAAATAAATATTTATAACAAAATATAAACTTTTAATTATAAATAATATACGAATTAAAAACAATTAATAATAATGGATACATTTATATTTATATTAAATATTTTATATTTAGTAATAATGATGACTTTAGTTTCATTAAACATAAAATATGGTAATAAATCACCAATATATGAAATATTTGGAATAATAATAATATCAATACTTATATTAACAGTATTATCATATGCAATATTAATAACCCCAATTATAGCGATATAAATAAAAAATCATTTTATTTTGTATATTTGAAAAAATATATTATCTTTACACAAAATTTAAAATATATCACAATGAAAAGATTTATAACTATCAATCAAAAAGACAAAGATTTCTTTAAAATGATTAATCAATCTGAACATGGATTTGATTTAATTATTACGGCAGATTCAAAAATGAAATCATTATTAGATATTATAAATTTTAATAATCAAGAAGATGAAATTTATATATCTTGGCAACAAAAATTCAAAAATGAGAATTTTACATTATATAAAAAATGTATATTTTCAAATCCAGAAGATAATTATTTTAAAGAACAAGGATTTTTTTCAATACAAAAAAAATGTGGTACTAAAATTCATGTTAGTTGTTCAGGAATATCTTATTTTACTTCGAATAAAATGTTTATAAATAAAAATGTAAAATATTCTACATATTCATTTAAAGATTCTAAATCATTAATTAGAATGTTAAAAATTGGAGAATTAAACTCAATTGAATTATGAAAATAACTATAAATCAAGTAAATCCTCCTATTAATATTATTAGAAAAATTAAACTTAATAAGATTAATAGAAATAAAATTCAAACAGATTATATAAAATATAATTGGAAAATTACTACTGAAAATATAAACGAAGATTTGAGAGATTTTCATTTATTTTGTTTATCTATTGCAATGGAGTTAATTGATGATAATTCAAAAACAAACGAAATAGGAAAAATTGAATACATTAAAATAAAAAAGTCAAAAAAAGACATTTCAAAAATTAAAGAATTATTTGAATATATTGCTAATGATAAAAAAAAATATCCTGATAAATACAAAAAAAATAAATAAATATTAAAAAATATTAAATGTTCAATAAAAATATCATTTAATTTTCATATATCATTAAAAAACTATATCTTTGTACTGTAATTAAAACTTAATATATTTACTTTAAAAAAATATTTAATATGGAAGATAGTTGCAATTCACCGCCGATACAATAATAGATAAAAATATAATAGATAAAATATAAATAAATTAGATAAAATATAAATAATATAATAATATGAAAGATAGTTGCAATTCACCGCCGATATAACAAAATATAAGATATATAATCGAAAAATATAGATAAAAATATAAATGAAAGCCATAAAAGCAAAAAGTCATTCTTTTTAAAGAATGACTTTTTATTTTATAATACATTTTAATATTTAAACTTCTTCAGCGGCTTCTTTAGCATTAGTTACTTTTTTAGCAAGATTTACACCTTCTTCACCTAATTCACCATTATTTAATTGTCCAATAACATCTTGATATTTACTAAATTCACTATTAACTTGTTCAGGAAAAGATTCGTCTTTTTGCTTAGTTTTAAATAATTCTGCTCCTTTTTTGCCCAATTCTATGACTTTTTCAGCGAATTCTTTACCACGCTCTCCTAATTTATTATTTTTTAATAATTCTAAAACTCCACTTGTTGTAACTTTAACGATACCTGTTCCAATTGCTCCTACTGCTAATGCATCAATTGCTATTCCAGCCCAATAATACACTTGTTCAAGAGCACCTAATGATGCTGCATTAGAAAATAATTCAGACCATATATTTTCATTTAAGTTATTTTCTTCGTTATTAGTTTTTACTTTTTCAGTTATAAATGAACCAAAATCTTTAAGTTTTTTCATATAATTTATTTTTTTATTTTTTATTTATTATTTATTCTATATATAATTTTTATTTATTCTTTTTTATTTACATTATATATTAAATTTATCAGTATTAAATATATATGAAAATGCATTTTTTACTTTAGATGTAAAATAATAAGAATATTCGTTGTAATATTTTTTAATTATTTCTAAATTCGGAATATTTGATAATAATTCAATTATTTTATTGTCTAATTTATTAGTAAATTCAGGTTTATAATATTTATAAATATTATCTTCTATTTTAAATATAGATTTACGATTAATTAAACTAGAAGAATTAATGTTTTTTTCTTTAATAAATTTGTCTATATTTTTATAAAAACTATTAGTATCAGTATATGAATTATTTATTCCAATAAGATTATTGAAAATTGTTCTATGTTGAAACCTATCTGATTCAAGTTCTGTTAATGTTAAATCATCAATTTTATCTAAAATATTTAATCTTTTTATATAATCAGTGATAAACACTGAAAGTAAAGATTCTTCTTCTTTTGTTAAATATTGATTATTATAATCAGATGATTTTCTTTCTTCAAATGTTTTTACGTATTTCATAAATTAAATTTATTTGCTTGTAATTTTAATTCTAATTGCTCTTTTGTTTTACCATGCTCAACTATTCTATTAATATCAAAAGTTCGAATATCTAATCCATTATTAATATTAAAATAAGATTTAATAGTTTCAGGCACATTTTCATATAACACAACAACATCATTACGGTCAGTAATAATATCAATTATTTTACCAATAGTATTATTTATAAAATTCTCTGTATCTATTTGTTTTTGAGTATAAGGAAGTATATTAATTTTAATTAATACATAATCACCAACTTCTAAATTATCTTCTATATTTTCATAATATTTTAAATATTTCATATTATTATATATAAAAATCATTATATCATTTTTTTATTTCAAAATAATGTATTATCTTTGTTGAAAATATTATATAACCTATTCAATAAAAATATCATGAAAAAAATATTAATTTTAATTGCATATCCTATTATTTTTGCTATATTAGGATTATTAGTATTTTCTTATGTTGGATTGATATTTGGATTCCTATTTGGTTTAATTATTGATTTTTTTTGGTTCGAAATATCAAAATCAATTATACACGGAGAAACATTATATGATGAATATTAAAACATTAGTAATACGACTTAAAGAATCATGTAAAAATGCGATAATTCAATGTTCAACAAGAACATTTGAAATTAATAATTGGTCAACATTATATAATAAAGATAGAACAAATTTTAGGGAGTATAAGTTAACTGATAGAGGATGGATTAATTTAAATCTTTCTGATTTTCAATTTTCAAATATTAAACCTATTAATATTAAACTTCAAAGAAATATGAAAATAAAATCATTAGAATTAATACCAGAATATGATTATAAAATTTGGACTGATGATGAAGTTTATAAACATTCTAGATTTAAAGAATTACCATTTTAAAAATAATAAAAAATGAAAACAGAAATTGAAAAAATTAAAGAAGAAATTGAACTCAAGAAAAAAGAACTTGAACAATTAGAGCTAAAAGCTGAATTAAAAAATAAAGAAGTAGCAATCAAAAATTTATCTGAATTTACAGATTTAGAAAAATGTAATTTTTTTGATAAATTATACAAATTAGCATCAGATCAATTTGAAACATCAAAAGAAAATGGTGATCGAAATGATGATGATGAACATTATGCATGGGAAGTATGCATGGAAATATTAGCACGTGATAGTACTACATTTTGGAATTATTATAATTCATTATTTTATTAAAAAATAAAATATCTAATATTTTATATATACAAAAAAATATTAGATACTTAATGAAAAGCTATAATAACTTCATAACAGAAAGAAAAATATCATATAAAAAATTACTTTGCCCTGATATTTGGGAAAATAAAGTAATTATACCAAGAATCGAAGAAAAATTATTAAGAATTGCAAGAGATTTTTATAAAGAGTTAGATGTAGAAGCAGAAATAAAAGATATTATATTAACAGGATCAATTACCAATTTTAATTATACAAAATTATCAGATTTAGACGTACATATTATAATTGATTTTTCTGAAGTAGATGATAATGTTGAATTAGTTAAAAAAGCATTTGATGGGCAAAGATTCATGTGGAACATAAGACATAACATTATTATAAAAGAACATGATGTTGAGTTATATGTACAAGATGTAAATGAAGAAAATATATCATCAGGTAGTTATTCATTAATGAATCATATATGGTTAAAAGAGCCATCTTATAGTCAGCCAAATGTAGACAATAAAGAAGTTAATTCTAAATATGAACTAAGAGCATCAGATATTAATGAATTTGAAAAATTATCAAAACAAAATTTAGATCCTTATGATTCTGAGCAATATTATAACAAAGCAAAAGAATTAAAAACTAAGATAATGAAATCTAGAAAAGATGGATTATCAGAAAGTGGAGAATTTTCAATTGAAAATTTAGTATTCAAAAAATTAAGAAATGAAGGAAAATTTAAAAAATTAATTGATATAATAGGCATTTTATATGATAAAATATATTCTCAGTAATTAAATTGTTAAAAAAGAATAAAAGTTAATCATTTTTGATTAACTTTTTTAGTATGCCAATATTTATTATTATCTTTGTACTATGAAAACAGAAGATAAAATACAACAAGTAATTGATTTATCAGAACAGAAAACAAGTCTTTTAAAAGAATTGAAAGAATCTGTTATATATGAACAAAAATCATATGACTTAATTAAATTCAATATTGGATTTGAAAATACATATCTTCTGATCCGTATTTCTGATAAAATAGAAGTTTCATCAGGAGGAATTAATATAATTAAATCTTTCATAAAAATAAGAAATATTGATATTGATACTATATATAACAATAAATGTTTAATCAACTAAATTATTAAAATCATGAAAGTAAGTTTTGAAAAAGTTAGTGCTATTGCACTTGATGAAGTATCAAAAAGCAAATACATTTATTTTAATCAAATGACAGGTGTTATAGCCACAGTATTAGACAGATCAGGCGTAGAAAAAATTAATCCTATTCCTGAAGATTATTTTATTGCAATTAAAAATGCTCTCGCAGATGAATTTCATGGTGGAATGGAGCCAGAATTTAAAACTGAAGAAGAATTTAATAATTGGAATAATTTAGATTCTAACCATTTTTTCTATATCACAATAGAAGAAGCAAAAATTGATCCAAGATTCAGATTTACTCATTCTCCTTATCAAGATAAAAAACTTCCTTTTTTAGTTTACTCTAAATAATATATGGCAACTATAAAATTAACAAATAAACAGCTTACTTTAATTCAAAGGGCTTTAGATTTATATTCAAGAATTGGAATTTTACAACTAAATGAAATTGTATCACATCCAACTATTGATAAATGTATAACTGATCAATTTACAGTTAAAAAAACTCTTGAAGTTGGTGATGATACTATGAGAGGAAAAATAGTTGAAATAGGTGAAGATTTTATAAAAACAGAAGGTAGTTGGGGTAATGGAAATGAAATAAGAACTTGGAATGACATTAAAAATATAAAAATGTCGCCAGATTGGTCAAAATTGCAATTTACTCGTGATGAAATTGATAAAAAATTAAAAGAAATTAAATATTTAATTACGGGAGATATCACTTTTTATAATGGAGATTTTGGAATTTATAATCCACAAACTGATGAAACATGTAGAGAAGCTTATGATATTTTACAAGTTATAAGATACGAATTCTGGAAAAATCAAAAAGATAAAAGTAATTATACAGTAGACTCATCTATTACTAAATCTACAATGGATTATTCTGTTGAAGTTAAATTAGATACATTACAAGAATTAAGAAAAAGAAAAATTAACAAATTAAATCAATAATATGAATTACTACTTTTTTTTATACGGAGAAACCTTAATTTGGTGTGCATCAGAGAAAGATTTTAATATTATGCTTCATGATAATAAATATAAATACATGGGAACAATATTAGAACGTGGAATTAGTACTGGACCAAATATTGAACCATTTAACGGAAAAAACTTATGCTAAATTTAATTTTTATTTTATTTATTGGAATATTTCTTTCATTTGAAATTCATAAACTGTTCAGAGCTAATCTATTTTATAGAATTACCACAATTTCAGTTTATTATGGTAAAAATATACAAAAAAAATTGAATTCTAATATGTTATCGTTATTTTCTAAAATAGCACTTGCTGATATTATTTATTCAATTATAACACTGATAGGAATATTTACAATAAATTTTGAATTGTTCTTTATTTTAATATTAATGTCATTTATAAAAACATTTTCTTTTAAATATTTAAAAAATATAAATATAAGAAAATTAATTTTAATAATTGACTCAGTTTTATCAATATTAATATTAACTATAATACTAATAAATTTATTATTCTATAAAATACCTGATATAGTATTACTTACAAATTTATATAAACAAATATTTTAATAAATTATGAATATAGAATCTGAAGCAATTTATCGTGAAATAAAGAAAGTAATACCAACTCTAAATATAATAATTACTTATAACACTGGAATTGTAATGATTGAAAATAATATTAAATATTCTACTCAAGTACCAATGACAGAAGATATGATACAATGCTATTTAGCAGGATTATATGAAGGTACAGTAGGTGGACTTAAATATTTAAAATAATGAATGATCAAATAAAATTAATAAATTCTCCAATTAAAGTAATTTGTATTGATACAAAAGATGCAATAAATTTAATAAAAGGTGGAATATATTATGCTATTAATTTATATCAATATGATAATGAAACAAATAAGCGTGTTGTTATAAAAGGATTGAGTACTTATTCTGCAGAAAAATTCAAATTAGAAAATGATGAATTATTAATTAATCATGAATTGTTTCGTATTACTGATAAATATTTAGATAGTTATAATATTAATTATGTTGGACAATATATTAGAAGTAGATATAGCTCAAAATTAATTAAAGAAAATGAAATATACTACGTAGAAAAACAATATTCTAATGATTATATAAAAGTTAAAGGAATAAAAAATAAATTATCAACATATAATTTTTGTGAAGTTAGTATAAGAGAGCAAAGAGAATTAAAATTAAATCAAATAAACGGAAATATTATAAAAATATCTCGTACTCCAAATGATTTTGAAAGTTATTCAGAAATAGAAAAACTTAATATTTTTTTAAAATCGTTAACAATGTCATTATCAGATATTAATAAAATAGAAAATTCTGACACTTTAAAAATAGATATTAAGCAAATGATATTAAATAGATTAAAAAAATATAGTAATATTGAAGAATTTTCTGAAAAATTTTTTAACCTTAATATAAAAAGCATAATTGATAAATATAGCAAAACCACATAATTTCTATATCATAATAATGTTTGTTGAATAAGTACTAAGTTAGTATATCTGTGAAGATAAAAAACTTAGTACTTATTTTTTATATATAACATAAAAAAAATAAAGCATGAAATTTATTAAAACTTATGAATTTTTCGAATATAACATTCCTGAAAAAATTAAAAAATTAGCAATTGAATTAGAGTTTAAATTTAGAACTACAAGTAAAGAAGATATGAAAAATAAAACTATCTTCCAAATTATAAAAGAACTTGGATTTGATTCAGGTGAATTATCTGGAGCTGAATTAGGACAAATTCTAATGTACCAAATGAAATTTAATAAACAAACAGATGAAGAATATCTTAAATTCTATAATGATTATAAAAAAAATCCTGAAATTTAAATTTCAGGATTTTTTTGTTCTTTCTCTAAGATTTGAACTTAGTCATTCATTGTCAGAAAATGATATGCTATCATTACATCAAGAAAGAATATTGTCGCCTTGGTGGGGTTCGAACCCACAAGCTCACAATGAGCATCAGTTTCAAAGACTGAAATGTTTAGCCAATTCCATCACAAGGCAGTATATTAACAAAAAACCCAACATAAAATGTTGGGCACAAAAAAACCCAAACCATTTCAGGATTGGGTAAAAAACAGACATGACTCTAACCCAATCAAACGTAAGTTTGTTGTTGTTGCTGAATCATGTTTGAAATATTATTATTCATAAGAATTTTAATTTTTGTTTGTAATGTATATAGTAATATAATTTTATTAAGTTTTTTCTATTTTTAAATTTTCTAAATCTTTTTTTGTTGCAATTTCGAATAATTGAATATATTCATGTAATTCCAAATCACATAATCTTTTTTTATCAAATAATCTTAGCATAGTTTCCCATCTATCGGCTTCATTCCAATCTAATAAATAATAATATCCTCTATCTGGAACCTGAGTATCATCTATTAATTCTTTCATATTTTTAATTTTTTAATTTATTAAACTTCCTTACTGAATATATCAGTAAGGAAGTCTTTCTAAAAACTAAGTAATACAACTAACAAAATTTAACAAAAAGAAACATCTTTTGCTTCACAGCAAATTGTAGATGTAAAAAGAAATCCAAAGATAAGTAAAATATTTTATTCCTACAATAGGAAAATGATTTTATTTATAAAAATATTATATATTGATGTCTTTTAATATTTTAATTTTATTAAACTCTCTTACTGATAAACAGCAAGAGAGTTTTTTATAAAACAATATAACTAATAAAATTAAAAATTAAATATCTCTTGCTTCACAACAAATAGATATTAAAATCAAATACAAAGATAATATAAATATTTTTATTGTGCAAGTTTTTTATATATAAATAAAAAATATTTTTATGAAACATTTAAAAACATTTAAAATATACGAAACAGGAGAATGGAGTAGAGATGTAAATTGGAACTATGTTAAAGATAATCCTGATGATGATAGTGAAGAAGCAAGTTTAATTAGGTATTTAGAAGAAAGATTAGATTATATAATTTCAAATTTAGATAATGATACTATATTAAAAATAAAAGATATTAGAGGACACGATTTATATCAAGGTGCTTATGCTATAGTTAGTATATTTGGGAAAACATATAAAATTTGGAGTATGGAAAGTTCTGGATTAGAAGATGAATTATATATTGAAGGATTTCCAATTAACAATTTAGATGAAAATTCTAATCCTGGATATGTTGGTGACACAGAAAATATAGCAGAATTATTAAATAGTATTAATGAAGTTGGAGGAATTGAAATATATAAAACAACAAATAAATTTAACATATAATATGATAACAAAATTTAATATATTTACTCTAAATGAGACTATGATATCTCATGATACACGTGAGTTACGCAGTGGTAATTATTTAACATTAGAAAGATTAGAAAATGGGAATCTTAAAATATCATTAACTGAAGAAGGAAAAGAAAAAGTTGAAGAAGATATTGATATAAAGGAAGCAGATTTTTTTGATTATTTTGAAAATATATCTTCAAACTCTGAATTATTATATATTTATAATATTTCTGATATTGGTATTATGATGGAAGCTCCTTGTATTACAATAGGATATTATATTGATGATTCTGGTGAATTAACTGACGAAGGTAATGAAGATTACTCAGAAATTTTTTATTATGCTGATTATGCTATTAAAAATTTCACAGAAGAATTAAAAAATAACGGATTTGTAATATTCCAAACATCTGGTGTATTAACTCCAGAAGAATTTGAAGAATTTAAATTAAATAAATCAGCAAACAAATTTAACATATGATAACAAATTTTAAAATATTTGAAGAAAATGACGATATATATTTTTCAGTAGGTGATGAAGTAATATGCATTCACGGTGAAAAAAGGAAAAATTATAATAGTACTGAACCAAAAGAAGGTAAAAAATATTTAGTATTAAAAATATATGAGGAAAATTTTGATGATGAAGGAAATCCATTTATAATTGATCATCAATATGTAACAGAAAAATATAAAGGGGATTGGTGGATTGACGTTAAAGACATAAAACATAATATAATTTTAAATCAATGCTTAGCTAATGATTTTAAATCAGAAATTATATTAGCATCAAACAAATTTAATTTATAAAAAAAGCTACTAAATTTTTAGTAGCTTTTTAATTAATCTAATTTTTTACTTAGTAATAGTTGTATATATTACAATTATACAGCTTTCACAGGTACTGTTGTAGTATCTGTTACAGTTTCTACTACTTTAACAGGTACTGTTGTAGCATCTGTTATTAAAGCGTCTACTACTTTAACAGGCTCTTCTGTTGTAGTTTTTTCTGCATCTGATTTAACATCAGATATAATTTTTTCAATATTAGCAACAAAAGTTTTAACGTCATCAACGGTAGTAACAATTGAATTTTTTGATTTTTCTTTAAAATCTAAAATAATTTTCTCAATTTTAGAAACAATATCTTCAACATTAGCAACTTCTGTGACAAATGTCTTTTTAACATTATCAACATCTGTTACAATTGAATCTTTAATTTCATCAACTTTAGTAACAATTGAATCTTTTACATCAATAACATCTTTAACGATATCATCGACTTTAGTAACAACTGAATCTTTTACATTATCAACGTCTTTTACGACATTATCTGCATTAGTAATAATTGTTTTAGAATTATTTTTATACCAACCAATTCCAAAAATAAGTGCTAACACACCAAAAACAATAGTCAAAATTTGAAATATTCCCATAATCTTTTTTCTTTTTTATATTATAATAATTTGAATAAGTTTAAAATTTAATCAAAATAATTATATTTATTTCCAAATATATAATCCTTTATTATCTATAAATCCTTTACAATAGTCAATTTTTATATTATAATTAGGAAAAACATAAATCATAAATTTTTTATATAATAATATCTTTTTTTCTAAAAAAGTATTACCTATTATAAATATTTTATCAACTGTAAAATTATTTAATATATCACTAATTCTAAGCAGAACTTCTTTTTCTTCATTTAATCCAGTTAATTCTTCATAATTTATATCATCAATATCATATTTACTTAATGTAAAAGATATATACCAAACAAAATCTGATGATATATCTTTATTGTAATTTTTTATAGGAATTAAATCTATTCTATATTCAGTGTTAGAATTTGTTAAAAAATATATTTTATATCCATTAGAAGGTATATAATTTGTATATTGTTTATCAAATTTAAACTTTTCAACTCTATATTTAGTATTTGTATATAATTTATCAAATGATTCAATTATAATATTTTCATTAAATTTTTCAAATGTATAAATTTTCAAAAACCTATCTATTCTATCAGTATTATATTTACTGATATATTTTTTATATGTTTCATTAGTTACTATTATGCTCTTAGTTTTTATCATTTAAAATTTACCTTTTTTTATATCAAAAGGTTTACCTCCTTTTAATTCTTCTTTAGGATTTTCTTTCTTTTTTTCTCCACCTGAAGGTATTTCTGCTCCTAATTTTTTTACGTCAGGATAAATATTTTTTTCTGAATCAGTATTAAAATTAACATTAAAATAATCTTTAAAATTCAATAAATCATTATTTCTCAATAAATATTCACGATTCACTTTCAGCATATTATCCAAATAAATAGAAATTTTATCTACTTCTCTATTAAACATTTCTAAAGTTTTTTCGTTAAAAATGCCAATAGGCTTCTTTAATTTTTTATTAAATGAACTCAATATAAGTTTAAAAATATACTCAATTTTATCATCAGATTTTATATAATCAATTGTTTTATCATTCTTCAATAAAAATGTATTGATTTTAAATTTATCCTCTGAAAAAAATGTAGGTATTGATAAATTCCAATCTTTTATTTCTTTAGTAATATTCTCAACATAATCATTAAATATTGCTGAAATTAATTCAATATATAATTCTTCTTTTGTAATCTCTTTTAGTTTTATTTTATCAAAACTAATAAGTTGTAAAAATTCTAAGAAATTTAATAATATTAACGAATAATTCTCTAAATAATCTGTTCTACTATCAAGATTCATTTTTTCATACGACGGATTTAATATCTCAAATGAAAATTCATCATCTCCGTTTATTCTAACTATTATCTTTTCTAAATTATCATTGAAACTATCCATTAAAAATGAATTGTTTAATTGAGGATTTAATATCTTATAAAAAAAATATGCAAAATTAGATTCTCCATATACATAATCTAAATCTTCTTTTGATGTATGTAAGAACAAGTTAATTACCTCTAACTGCTTATCATTCAATTTACCTTTAAATATCACTGGTAATGCATCTACGTTGAATAATTTAGCATATTCTAATATCTCATTGTAATTATATTTATATTTTGTACCTTTAACTATACACGTTAATATTAAATTATTCTTCGGAATTTTCTTATATTCAATATTACCTGGCTGATTATCTGGAAAATATTCAAAACAAAACCACCAAGTTTTTGATAATAAATTAGTTACAAAATCCGGTAATGTGTAAAAATATTGAAATACGAAATTATAATATTTTTGTATAGCTAAATCTACAAAATTTAGATCTGTATTATTAATTGATTTTGGTCTTATTGAGAATTTATTTCCGTCCCATTGTACAAATACTTGAGATCCTTGAATATCTTCATATATTAATAATTCTTTATCTTTTAATTGACTTATTAAGTCATCAGGTTGGTTGTTTAATTTGATTATTTGTGTCATAATAATTCTTTTGTTTTTTGAATTTTTATTTATATAGTTATTTATAAAGGTTCATTTTAAAATAAATCAGGAGTCCAGTTGAACAATTCAGGTTTAAATATAAGTTTTTTTGTACCTAATTCATTTTCAAAGAAATCTATTTCAATTAAATTTCCATTAACAGATATCACATCTCCTCTACCAAATTTTTTATGATTAAGAATATCACCAACTTGAACAAATGATTGTTCATCTGATTTTATATCATTAAGTTTTGATATTGGTCTACCATATGAATCAGTTGAATCATCTACTGGTATATTTTTTATTTCTATATCACTAGAACTTGGTCTTCCTATTCTTCTACCTGGATTCATTTCTTTTGCCTTTCTTTTAGATTCTCTTCTTTTAAGAACTTCTTTTCTTTGATTTTCTGCTTGTGATACATTCTTAAATATTTGAGATTCAGTTGTATTATCTATAATATTCTCTACAACTTCTCTTAATTCTGGTTCAGAAAAACTATCGTATTCATTTATAACTTTCACATGTAATTTTGAAAATCTAGATAATCCTTCTGGTTCTTCATTATATTTTAATCCTAATGCATATCTTATGTTCAATGCTTCCATTTTTAATGATGATTCATTTGAACCAATATATTCATTTACAAATTTTTCAATTTTATCATCTTTAATACCAAGTTTACTAAATCCAAATTTTTCATAATATAATGCTATAATTACATCATTTTCTGTCCATCTGGTTTTTATTTTTTCACCTGTGGCATATTCAAACATTTTTTGAAAACTTATCAAGTTTCTCATATTTAACTATTATTTTTTAGTATATATATTTTTTTGAAAACATAATAAATATTTTATACTAATATAAAAAATGGAATACGACGAAAAAGAAACTGAGCTTGCTAAATATCTTAAAAATAGCACAGCATTAAGAAATTTATATAGACAATGTATATCTTACGGACTTAATAATTCAGGTGAAGAATGGACAGATTGGATAAATGCAGGTGATGAATTTGCAAAAATTTCATTTGATATTTATCACCACGGATTTAAATTTAAACAAGAAACTTTAACTAAATTATATAATATGAAATTACCAAATAATATAATAGTCGTAAATAGAGTACTAAAATTAATAAAACTTGATAATGAGTAAAAAAGAAATTAAAAATAAATATTTTGAATTTACTCCAGAGTGGAGTGGATTTAGTATACAATATCATTTAGCAGGATATTATGATACAAAGCCAATACTTCAAATATATTTTATTTGGGGTAAATTATTTTTATATTTACCTTGGAAGCATTATAAAAAAGTTGAAGTTGAAAAAAATATTAAAGAAAAAAGAAAAGATAAAATTTCTATTTTATCTAATAAAAATATAAAAATAAAGAAAAAATTTGATAAGGTTCTTTACGATCAATGTACTGCGCCAACATATGGAGTATATATTCTTGAAAGAAAAATATGGTTTAGTTGTGGAATGAAACACAAAGTTTTTTATTTACCTTGGAATTGGGAATGGATAAGAACAAGTTGCCTTGCTAAAAATGATACTTGGATTAATGAAACAAAGAAAAATAGAAATATGGAGTTTTGGAATAAAAACAAATGGAAAGATATTATTTTTTCAGAAACATATCCGTATACATATAACACAAAATATGATGATGAACAAAATTGTTTAGCAACAATTAGAGTACAAGAACGTGAATGGAGATGGAAATGGTTCACTTGGTTGAAGTTTCCTAGATTAATAAGTAAAGACATTGAAATAGAATTTAGTGATGATATAGGTGAAAGGAAAGGTACCTGGAAAGGTGGTACAACTGGCTGTAATTATAAAATGAAAAAAGGTGAAACTCCATATGATACTTTAAAAAGAATGGAACGTGAAAGAAAATTTTAAATATGAATGATAATTGTTTAAATTGCATGTATTCAAAATACTCAGAAACATCAATATTTCTTGATGATATATTAAAAGAATGTAATCAACAAGATAATCAGCATACAACATGTGATAATATAAATAGTCCATATTTTAATGAAATTGTTGACTATAATAATTCTTGTAGATTATTTGTAGATGAATATAATTATTTCTTATTAAAAGATAGAAAAGACAAAATAGATAAATTAAATTCAAATGATTTAGATTATTAAATTTTATTTATAACATCTTTAATCAATTTCATTCTTTCTTCTTCAGTCATATCAATCCATTTAGTTTGATTAATAAGATGATATTTAGTACAATATTTAGATTCTGAATTTTTACACAATTTAATTTCATCTGAATCTTTTCCATATTTACCTAAATATGCTAAATATGTCGGACAATATTCATATTGATCACATTCAATGTGAATAGGTTTTTTCTTAAACCAATTAAATAATTTCATATATTTGATTTTTTACAGTATATATAAAAAAACTATAATAATGATTATTCTACTTTTTCAATTTCAATTAATTTTTTCTTACGTGATATTATTGTTATATATTCATCAATGCACCCATTGTACCAATTTAATATATAAATTAACATCATATCAAAATTTGAAAATTTACTACCATAATTATCATATTCAGACACAAATTTAATATCATAATATATACGTTTATTATTTATACACGAACGTCCACAACAAGTTTCAATTACTACAGAATTTATGATATCACGATAAATTCTCCAATCAATCAATTCTGTTTTATTTTTATTTCTAGTTGTGAATGCTGATATTCTACCATATTTTAATCGTTTAACAAGATCATATATTTCTTTCTCATCTTTATTTAAATTTTTTTTCAACACTTTTTTAATATCATATTAATATATTTCAGTATTTATAAATCTATTAGTTTCATTATCTGTATTTTTTTCGACATCAGTTACATCTTCACCAGTTTTCATATTAAAATATCCTTCAGTATGAGTTTCATCTTTAAATCCATATATATCAACACTATTATAATTTAAAATATAATATCTTATGCTATCATTTACTTTTGAATGTTTCACATTTTCATAATTTATTATATTCAAATTACCATTATTATACTCATTAATTTGAGATTTTAGAGAAACTATAATAGATTTTTCTATTTTATTTTTATCATTCTTACATAAGCATAGCATAAATATTACACACACAGAAATAAAAATCATATACATTTTTTTCATATTATTTATTTATTATCTTATAAAGATAATCAAAAAAATTTGTATAACAAAAAAGAGAAGAATAAATCTTCTCTTTTTATATTAATATAACGATTATAAATAATAATTATTCTGAAAAAATAAAAAACTTTTCATCAAATAACATAACCTTACTGCCTATTTTACTATCACGAAAATTTATAGTAAGTCTATTACCATCTATTTCTTTTACTGCGCCTTTACCATATGCTTTATGATCAAGAACATCTCCGATACTAGCAAATACATTATTAACAACAGTTTGAACATATGCTACTTTTGAAGGATTCATTTGTTTAAATGTCATTGGTTTACAATCTCCTGATAATTTAGCATATTTTTCTTTCTGAGCTTTCTTAACAAGAGCTTTTCTTTTTTTCTCTTCTTTTTTTGCAAGAACTTCTAACCTATGTTTTTCTTTTTCTGCATTAAGTTCTGCATTTATACCTTCTGCAATTGATAAATTAATCTTTTTTTCTTCTTCGGTCATATTATCTAATATTAAGTTTACAATTTCTGCTAATTCATTTTCATCACATTTATCATATTCATTTACAACTTCTTCTTGTATTTTTGAATAATGTGCTAATCCTTCTACTTTTTCGTTATGTTTTATGCACAATGCATATTTTATATTTAATGCTTCCATTTTTATTGAATTCGCAATTGAACCAATATATTCATTAACAAAACTTTCAAGTTGAGTATCATCATCAGTTACTCCAACCTTTCTTAATGTAAATTTAGTATATAAAAAAGCTATAATGACATCATTTTTTGTCCATCTAGTTTTAATCTTTGAACCTGCTACGTGTTCAACTCTTTGTTCAATTTGTGTTTTTTCCATGTTTAAATGTTTTTATTAATATTTTTATATGCAAAGATATAAAAAAACATTTAATTGGACAAATAAAAAATAGATTTTTTTGGTTAATTGTAGTTAATAATTAATTAGAACTCAAGCATTCAATATCATCACTTAGCATGTCATATAAATCATTTTCTATATCCATATCTAAGTATTTCAAATCTCCACTATTTAATGATTCTATTAACTTCTTTACTTTATTTTGAATTGAAATTGATTCCGTATCATTTTCATTTTCATCATAAAAAAAACACCATTTTTTATCATCATTAAAATAATAAACATTTTCACAATATTTTCTTAATTTTTCTTTTGATTCTAATATATTCATAATTATATAGTTGATTTTAATTCTATTGTTTTTATAACATTATTGGTATTAATTCCTGGTAAAATAGTAATTATTTTTATTGTATTATCATTTTTGATTACAACAACGGAAAAATTATATTCAGAAAACCATAATGAATATTTACCATTCATCATAGCTCCTATTAAATGTGTAGTATATAATTCTTCTATTCCATCTCCAATTAATTTATTTAATTCTTTAATACTTTTTAAATTAGTTCTTTTTTCTATTCTACCTTTCAAATCATGTAATAAAGAATCATTCCATAAAATAGATATTCTAATTTTTTTATTATTTATTCTTGCTGAAATTGTTTTATATTTTATAAATTCATCAGAATAATCACTTGAATTATTATAGGAAATTTCAGAATCTATATTTTTATATACATCTGAAAATCTTGCTTCTTTAAATAATTCATAATTATATATGTACATATCTAAAATTTATTTATTCATATATATTAATATTTTACTTGATTAAAATATTAATTATATATTTAAAGTACAAAGGTACTATAAATTATTTAATTACGCAAAAAAAGAAGATATAATCTTCTTTTTTTATAATTTATTAAAATTCAAATTCTAATAAATCAATAAATTTTTTACCATTTTTAGTTTTAATATCATTTATTGTTATTTTTGATGATATAAGTTGACAGTAATATGTTAATGCATTTTTTACATCAATTAAATTTGCACAAGGAGTTTTAATATCAGAAATAACAACATAATCTTCAATATATGATGCAAGAAAATTTGTTTCTACTTTTGATTTTTTAGATAATACTAAATTTTTATCTTTATCTAAATATATTGTTATGATATTATTATTTAATTCTATATAACCTTCATTCGGTGTATTATGTACAATTTTTAATGAAAAATCATTTGTATGTGATGAATCATTTTGATCACTATATGATGAAGCTTGTTCTTTTATACCATTTTTAAAATTAAATTTATTTTTCTTAATTACATGTTTACATGGAGGAACATTATATTTATTTTTTAAATATGAAAGATGAAGTTTGATGTGTTTTATTTCTGTATAAATTATAAAATTATAATTATGATATCCACATGATCTACCTGCAAAACTTTGAACAATAAAACTTGTTCTATATGTAGAATCATTAACTGTAGTTCTATCAAATAACATTACAATATTTTCTTTCTCTAATTGATATGATTGCTTCATTTTCTCCTTAATAAATATTATGGTAGGAGCATCTGGTGCATTTTTTAATACATCATTAATAACTTCTTTATCTTTCTCATAATATGTCAAAGTTTTAAATCCATCAGGTATTAGATTATTTGTATTTGTATTTTTATTTATTCTAACAATATAATATCCTATTTTATTATTAAAGCTTTCTGCTTCATTTATAAAATGTTTTTCACCTTCTGTTGTTGATAAATCAAATGATTCTCTTAAAAAATTATTTTTTAAAAAATATTCTAAGCCTTTGTAATTAGGTCCGTGAGATAATTCAATAGTGTTCTTTCTTTTATATAAAATATTACCAACATGTTCTTCATACGGAGTTGCTGATATAGAAAATAAGAAAATATTTTTTTTTGATAAATCAGTTGAACCATTTAAATTTATACCATTTTTTTGAAGATAACTATTCATAGCACTATCAACATTTGATGCTAAATGAGCTTCATCAATAAATATAATACAATTATTTAAATCACCTACTTTATTTTTTCTTGACCAACGAATTAAATCTGGATTATGCATAATACCATTCCTCTTTAATATTTTTTGATCATCTTGCCGACACTCTCCATGAGATATGTCAGTTTTTAATTGTTCTTTATTTGAATTATCACACATTGGAGTTATTAATACACTACTTCTAAATTTCAAATTTAGATATTCTCTTAATTCTTGATAAGTTTCTAATAAATATATTATATTACGTACAACACCAGTTTTACCTGCTTGAGTTTCTGCAGTTAACATATTATACCTACTATGTTTTGAATTAAGTTTTGATGATAACATATTATATATGCAACTTAATGATGCAAAAATCTGATCATCAAATACGTGTGATTTATCATTAATATTATCAGTTCTATTTAATTTTTCTAATTTGATGCCAGTTAGACGATATATTTCAGAAATCAATTTATTAATACGAAATTTTATACTATGAGCTAAATTAGTATTTGCTGGAATAGTTGTGGTGGTGGTAGTTGTTTTACTATTACTATTAGCAGATTTTATTAATTGGTGTTTTTTATTATATACAATATCTTTTAGATTTTCAATATCATATTTAGTACATTTATCATTTTTAATTCTAATATCTATTAATTTATTAATTGCAATAAGTGCTTTTTTTCGATTAGTATTCCATTTCTTACTATATAAAGCATCAACTAATTGATCATTGCTATAACGACTAAAATCAAATTTTCTTACGTATGGTTTATTATTTTTAGTAAGTTGACCATTAATTAAATTTCTTTTAGCTTTAACACTAATAATGTTATTATTTACCATGGTTATATATTTTAATTACAGACAAATATAAGGATAATATTTGAAACAAACAAAAAAAGAAAGTATTTTTAACCTTCTTTTTTAAAATTTAATTATATTAAATTATCGTAAATATCATTTTTTACTAATCCTAATTTTTCACAATAAACTTTATCAAATGCAATATATGGGGTTTCTTTTTTCCTGGCATAATCTTTAAGTATAGGTAAAGTATATTGATTATTTTTAAATAACGAATATTTATTATAAAAAAATCTATCATCCTTAATTTTTATAATATTCTTTATTATTCTCTTAATTTTACTATCTAAACCTGTTATTGGTTCAGATTTTTTAATATCTCGATTAAAATCTACACTAAATGAGTCCGTCATTTGTCTTTTTTTTGCATATTTATATATACAATATATATCTCCTCCACTTCTTAATTTAGTATTATTATTTTTAATTGTATTGTTTTTAGATTTCTCCATCATCTTATACGGTTCAATTTTACATAAATTTAATAAACTTGTTTTTAGTTTAGATGTGATAAACTTTTTTAAATTTTCATTATTTTCATTATTAAACATATTATAATATTCATATAATTCATTTATTGAATATAAATTTCCGTTAATAATATGTTTTTTAATAAATGAAATCCATAATTTATTTAATTCTAAATCATATTGATTTGATATACTAGTGTTTTCTGAGTTTCTAAATTCACTTTTATTTTCATTAAAAAATAAATTTATTTTTGGAGTTTTATTTTTTTTATAATAAAAATGTCCCCACCTATCACATCGACCTATTCTTTGTAAAGTAGTTTCTGGAGACATCACACTATCTGTTAAATTTAAAAATGATATATCCATAGATGCTTGTAAAATAGGTGCTGATATAATACTATCTTTATTCAAAATATTTTTATTTTCTTTGCCATATAAATGAATAATTTTATTCATTATTTTTTCTTTATCAGAATCTATATATCTACTATGTATTAAAATATCGCCTTTTTTATAACAATATAATCTTTGAGAATTTGAAATAGAATTCATAATAACAACTGAATCTTTTTCATTAGTTATTGTATCAATATCATCAATATAATTAATCAAATATTTACCATTATGTGCAGATGTATAATGAGAATTTTTATTTGGTAAAATTTTAGTTTTTTTATCTATATTTGTTCCATCCCATAAATATTCCATTATAGTTTGTGTAGCACTTAATAATAATGTGTGACTATTTGTTAACATATGTCTAGATTTCATGATATTAATAAAACATGCAAATAGTGCATCATCTTTAATTAATTCATGATATTCATCAAAAATCACATCACAATAATTAATAACAAATAATCTATTTCTAATAGAATTATTCACATTAGGAGATAAATAATTATCTATATTAGTTATTATAATATCAGATGTAAATTCTTTAGTGTTTTCATTATTTGTTTTCTGTCTATTACCTGTTAAATATAACTCAACTGATAATTCAACTGATATATTTTTTAATTCTTGTAAAACAGAATTATATACATTTTCAGCAATAATATTTCTAGGGCATACCCATATTAATTTTTTATTAGATTTTAATGACCATAATAACCCCAATAATGTTTTACCAAAACCGGCTGGGGCTTTCATTATTGTAGTTCGATTATTTAATGATTGATTTGCGTAATCAACTTGAGAATCAAAACGAATAGAATCATAATTAATAGGTTTGCTATATACTTTAGTATCTTTATATGATAAATTGTTTATTAATTCTTCACAATAATCATCATCATACAATATTTTTTCTTGATCTGATGCTGATACAAGTCTATCAGCAGTTATAACACAAGATCTTACTAATGAATTTTTAGAATTTGTTAAACTATTTGGTTCATTTAAATAATATAATGGAGTATTGATAGATTTTTCAAAATTTATATCTTCAAATAATATATTTTCATTCATTAAAAAATTATACATTGATAAAATATTTTTTTTATCATCATCACACATATCACTTAAAATTAATGATATATTATCATTACTTATATAATTTATTTTTGGTTTAGAATGATGCCAATATATTGAATCTAAAGAATATCTATATTCATCATTATTTAAAATACATGACACAAATGCCCAACTTATTTCATGATGAAATATTGGAGAATTAATAAAAGAAATTGTTTTACTTTTTGATTTTATATAATTTTGAAAATCTAAATTACATTTACCTAAATCATGCAATAAACAAGCTATTGAAATTTGTTTTTCAAGGTCTTCATTTAATGATAACTTTTTTGATAACATCATTCCTATTTTTTTAACTGCTTTTGAATGAGTTATTAATGATATTCCACTACTATTTGATACAATTTCTTCTAATTTCATATTTTTTATTTTAATTGTGAATAAAAATAATTTTTTAATTATTTATAATATAAATCATAAATTTAATTACTGATTTATATAAATATAATAAACACATATTTAAATAGTGTCACTATTTTGTTGAGATTCCCTTACGGATTTATATAAATAATATCGAATTCGACTTCTGTGCGACCTTGTTCGTCGTTGAGACTCCCTTACGGATTTATATAAATAATATCTTCACTTAATGTAATAAATTCTAAATCATGTTGAGACTCCCTTACGGATTTATATAAATAATATCTTATCATTTTTTTCAAAAATAGAAAGAGAAGTTGAGATTCCCTTACGGATTTATATAAATAATATCTTATCATTCAGAATTATTTTTTCTTCTTTAGTTGAGACTCCCTTACGGATTTATATAAATAATATCAACTATAGAAACAATAGAAAGAGATTTATTGTTGAGACTCCCTTACAGATTTATATAAATAATATCAATATTTGTCATTTGTTTTTCTTCTATATATGTTGAGACTCCATTACGGATTTATATAAATAATATCTAAACTGTCATCTAAATGATCATTTGATTTGTTGAGACTCCCTTACGGATTTATATAAATAATATCATTATCTGAATATGCTGCAAATCATAAACTGTTAAGACTCCTTTACGGATTTATATAAATAATATCTGCATACAGAATTCACCGTTGTAATTCATTGTTGAGACTCCATTACGGATTTATATAAATAATATCTTTAACAAGTGTCTTCCCTCCTTTTCTATAGTTGAGATTCCCTTACGGATTTATATAAATAATATCTAAATACTCTGAATATTCAACTGGTAAGAAGTTGAGATTCCCTTACGGATTTATATAAATAATATCAAAATCATCTGTGAAAATTGGAGTTACACCGTTGAGACTCCCTTACGGATTTATATAAATAATATCAAATTATTTTATAACTGAATATCAATCAATGTTGAGACTCCCTTACGGATTTATATAAATAATATCTGTTGTACCTAAAACTAAAACTGTTTCTCTGTTGAGACTCCCTTACGGATTTATATAAATAATATCTAATTCTAATTCTAAATCTGTATAATCACCGTTGAGACTCCCTTACGGATTTATATAAATAATATCTTATTTGAAAATCTTTACAAGAAAATCAGGGTTGAGACTCCCTTACGGATTTATATAAATAATATCTTACCAATTAAGAAAAAGAATTGATACCTTGTTAAGACTCCCTTACGGATTTATATAAATAATATCTTATTAATAGATGTGCTGGCACCACCTTCGTTGAGACTCCCTTACGGATTTATATAAATAATATCTTTTGTATTTGAAATAATATCACTTCCTTTGTTGAGACTCCCTTACGGATTTATATAAATAATATCTTATATTACTATATTTATTAAATATGATAAGTTGAGACTCCCTTACGGATTTATATAAATAATATCTGAATCACTTTTTGTTTTACGTAGTAATTCGTTGAGACTCCCTTACGGATTTATATAAATAATATCATCAAGAACTTCGGTTGCCTTTAATTCATTGTTGAGACTCCCTTACGGATTTATATAAATAATATCCTATAACCTCCCTATTTTTTTCATCAACTGTTGAGACTCCCTTACGGATTTATATAAATAATATCATATAATCACTTCTTTTCCTGCTCTGCTTTGTTGAGACTCCCTTACGGATTTATATAAATAATATCATTGCACTAAAAATGTCATTAATAGGGTTCGTTGAGACTCCCTTACGGATTTATATAAATAATATCGCACTTTTCCCATTTTTTCTGGCTACACTTGTTGAGACTCCCTTACGGATTTATATAAATAATATCATTTCTTCTTTGAATGATTTGTAGAAATATGTTGAGACTCCCTTACGGATTTATATAAATAATATCTAGCGTATTTGATTCTAATAAGCAATATGTGTTGAGACTCCCTTACGGATTTATATAAATAATATCACCGATTAACTCTTTTCTTAATTGACTATAGTTGAGACTCCCTTACGGATTTATATAAATAATATCTAGCGTATTTAATGTAAATAAGCAATATGTGTTGAGACTCCCTTACGGATTTATATAAATAATATCAAAAGCGAATTCAACATTGACTGACGCTCGTTGAGACTCCCTTACGGATTTATATAAATAATATCGACAAATTAAATACATATATATAACATATGTTGAGACTCCCTTACGGATTTATATAAATAATATCTGATATAATTGAAAGTCAATCATTTTATTTGTTGAGACTCCCTTACGGATTTATATAAATAATATCCTGTTATGTTAGAATAAGTAATTGCACTATGTTGAGACTCCCTTACGGATTTATATAAATAATATCAAATCTATTTAAAGAGATTGAACAGCTAGAGTTGAGACTCCCTTACGGATTTATATAAATAATATCTAGCAGAACAGGATAGACATCAATTCATTGGTTGAGACTCCCTTACGGATTTATATAAATAATATCAGGATATTTATAATTAATTGATATTGAGTTATTTATAGTATATATTAATAAATAAAAATGAGTTATTAATATACGTATATCATTATATTTATTCATTTTTATCATACTAATTTATATTTATCTTTATTTTCTGTTTTATAAATTGTACCAAATCCAGAACCAGTTGATTGTCCTATACCTAAATTATAAATTTTTTCTGCCACATCAGATGAACAAAATATACTAATGTGACATTGATTAGCTTCATTTTTGACATTTTTAACCATTATTTTCTTTACTTTATGTGAAGGATGATTTATTATTTTAACATCAAAATCTTTTAAATTAATACCGTTATAAATTTTACTCAATTTTTTTATAATATGGTTTTTTACAATATATACGAAATCAGAATCATTTAAAGTTGAATAAGTATATTTCTTTTTATTAATATGCTTTCTAATAATAAATGGAGATAATGTTGCGAAATGATTCCATCCATTTATAAATTTTTCAAAGATAAAATTAATTTTATTAAATTTCATTCCCCAATTTAAATCTTGATTAGACATCACTCCACTTATTAAATCATTCAAAAATTCTTCATTTTTTGAAGTTACTACAATAATTCCTCCATTCTTAAATGATAAATGTAACTTATCTTCAGTTAGGTTTCCACCATATAAAGATGATATAGAGTAATCATTTTTAGAATCATGATATTTATTATTAACTCCAAGACATTTGTGTATATAATAATTAATATATGATTGATTCTTAATCGGTACCAATGTTTTATTTTCTGTAAATTCAATTTTTATTCTCATATTCTTCTAATTTATTAATATTAATATAACTATCTAAATCATTTTCAATCATTTCATCTTCATTTATCAAATCTTCTATCCAAACAAATCCTCCATCTAATAACGTTGCACAACCTTTTGAATTTTTAATTTTGTCAACATATTCTGATGTTAAAGGAATTATTATAGAACCACTAATTTTTGTAATATTATCAATTCCTCTAATATTTGTTAATGTAGTTTTTGGATTTTGACCAATTGTTATTGCTGATTGATTTACAATACCAATAAGAAGATTTGCAATTGGAGTTTTATTATTTTTAACTAATTTTTTACAAAAAATTGTAAAATCAGAATTATCATTATATTGTTTAATGAAATTTGCAAATTTTATTTTGCTATTATTTTTTATTTCATTATTAATATCTATAACTAATTTAGAACTACTATAATATGTAATAATCTCTTTTATTATATACATTGCAGGTTTTGATTTAACATCATAACCTAATATATTATTAAATAAATTAATCATTTCTATAAATAGATCAGTAGTTAAATAACATTCTAGATTTTCCCAATAAATAAAACTTCTTTTTTTATCTCTATAGCTATCATAAGCAAATTTATTTGTTTGTATAAACTCATTCATATAACACATTTTACCACTAGATTTATTTAAAAATCTTGTTGTATCTATTTTTATATAAGCTAAATTAGCTATATTAAATATATCTGATATAGGTTTAATTAATGTATCTCTATATGTTGGACTTGGACGTTCACCCATTAAAACATGCAGCATGTTACTTATTTGATGAACACTTATACTAGGTTTTTGATTATTAGTTGCTTTTTCAAAAAATCCAGCATCTTTAAATGACAATTTTAAAAAATATTCCATATTATTAGAATTATTTAGCTTCTTTTTGAGATTTTAATTTAGCTTCTTTTTTTTCTTTTTTATCATCTTTAGCTTTCAATTTAGCATCTATTCTTTTTTTAATTATAATAGATCTCTTATCTGACAATTCTATATCTAAAGTTTTTGCATTTTCAAAATCATATTCAGTATAAAAATTTTCATTTTCAAAATTTAAATTATCTATAACATCTTTTGTTAATTCAATCCATCCATCAGAATTATTTTTTTTATCATTAAATACGTCATATACTAATTTAATTTTAAGTTTAGACGTAACAACACTAGATCCAGATTTATAAATATTCATTTTTAGCATTTTATATAATAGATTTTTTGTTAGTTCAACAACATCTGTATTGGATAATAAAAAACCATATTCTGGTAATTCAACAACACTATTTGTAATCCTATAATATTTTAATTCCGAATTAAATGATGGTAATCTTTTTTTCAATAATTCTGAATATAAAGGAAATAAATCTGGATTGAATGCTAATCGATCTAAATTTTTAGAACAACTAATAAATTGCATTTGCATTAAATCAATATTACCATCAGTCTCATATGTTATATCTCCTACAGTTTCTTTGTTAAATAATGAAGTATCACTTATTTTTTCACCACTAACTGTCATAAGTTCTATTTTTGATTTACAATTATTTGTTTGTTCAGCGTCAATTATACATAAAACACTTTTTCTTCTAATTGTTTTATCAATCTCATCTTCATTCAATGCAAATAAATGACCTCTATTTATAATTGCAGGAGAAGCCAACATTGACACAAGTAAATAATTATTATGCAATATATTTGGAGATTGAAATGGAATATCATCAATAAAAATATTATGTCTTAAACAATTACTAGAAATTTTTATTTTATAATCATATTCACCATTACTTTTCTGATATATATTTTTTTTTGCAAATATTAAATTATTATCAGTTTCATACTTTCCACCACTAATTTCATTCCATATCCATTTTTGTCCATTACTATCACAGTTAACAACACCATTACCTTCTAATTCCATTTTAAATAAAATGTTCTTTACTTTTTTCATATTAAATAATTTTAAATTGTTTTTATAAAGTACAAAAGTAAAGTAAATATTTGGTATAACCTAATTTAATTAAAAATATTATTCAATTTTTTCAATTTAATTTTTCTAATCTCATTTTTTCTATAAAAATAAGTATATAAATATTCTTCATCACGTTTAAAAGATGAATAAGCATTTTTATCATCAGATATCAAATACTGATAATCATCATCATAATTAATAATAAAATGAACAATATAATATCTATCTTTATGATATATTGAATATGATGTTGTTAAATCTTTTTTACATAATAACTTATCTCCTACATTAAGATTCTGATTCTTCATAAATTTTTTCTAATTTAATTTTTCTTTCTTCTTGTTTAGTATAAAAATGTTCAGACATCTCTTTTATGCTAAATGAAAATGGTAATATTCTATCATTTTCATCATTAAAATAATAACAATATTCATAAGGACCGTATACTACCATAACAATATAATAATTATCAACATATAAATATTTATTTGCTCCAACTAGAAGATTTTTTTTACATAATAATTTATCTTCATCATTAATATCCTGTTTCTTCATAAAGTTTTTCTAATTTTATTTTTCTCTCCTCTTGTTTAGTATAAAAATGTTCATAAAAAAATCTAACGCTATATCTAAAAGAATAATATTTTTTTTTATCAAATTCTATATAATAACAATAATCAGTATTATTGTCAAATAATTTAATATCATAAACAATATAATATTTATTTTTATTAAAACTTGCATATAATTCATTTAAATTTTTTTTACACAATAACTTATCACCTACATTAAGATTCTGATTCTTCATAAAGTTTTTCTAATTTAATTTTTCTCTCTTCTTGTTTAGTATAAAAATGATTTAGTAATTCATTTTTATTTAAAAAATATGGATATATTCCATTAGATTCATTAAATATACAGCAGGCAAAACCTTTAAATGAATCATTCAGAATTTTATGATAAATATAATATTTACATTCTATAAAATGTGTACTATAATTAGCTATTAAATCTTTTTTACATAATATTTTATCACCTTCATTAAAATTATTCATAAAGTTTTTCTAATTTGATTTTTCTTTCTTCTTGTTTAGTATAAAAATACTGATGTAAATATGATTCACTAAAAAATGGTAATATTGTATTGAATTCTGATCTTAAATCATAAAAATATTCACTATAATCAGTTGAAAAATTTTTAATATCATCTACATAATAATATTTATCTTTAATAAATATTTTATCAATCTCCTCTTTACATAATAATCTATCTCCTACATTAATATTCTGTTTCTTCATAAAGTTTTTCTAATTTTAATTTTCTAATCTCATTTTTCATAAAAAAATGACCAACTAAATCATGTTCAGTTAAATAATATGAAAATATATTATTAGATTCACTTATATAACAGCAGTAAAAATCATTAAAAATACCACTAAACATATTATCATGAAAAATATAATAATCACCTTCTATAATATGGTTACCATAATAAGTTAAATCCTTTTTACATAATATTTTATCACCATCATTAAAATTATTCATAATTTTCTATTTTATCTAATTTTCTTTTTCTTTCTTCTTGTTTAGTATAAAAATATTCATATAAATCTTCTTCACCACAAAATAATATTAAATTATCATCATCATCAAATAAATAATAATAATAAAAATCCACACCGCTTATAGTATTAGAAATAATATAAATTGATATCATAGCATAATATTTGTCTATTTTGAAATTTTTATTTATATTAATTATATTATATTTACATAATAAATTATCTCCTACTTTAAGATTTTGATTCTTCATAAAGTTTTTCTAATTTGATTTTTCTTTCTTCTTGTTTAGTATAAAAATATTCACAAAATTCTCCGTAATATCTAAAATTAACAGGTTGATATTGTTCACATATAAGCATATAAATATAATCAGTATAATTATTATTAGTTGGAGTAATTTCACAAACATAATAATATTCAAATTCAATAAGATATGTACTTTCTGAATTAAAAAGATTTTTTTTGCATAATAATTTATCTCCTACATTAATATTCTGCTTCTTCATAAAGTTTTTCTAATTTAATTTTTCTTTCTTCTTGTTTAGTATAAAAATATTTACAAAATTCTTTTTCATCACAACATACCAATGATTCGAAATCGTCTAAATAATAGAAATAATAATCTTTACGAGCTACATTAATAATATCAATATATTTAATATAATAATATTTACCTTTTATAATATATGTAGAATTTGATAAAAAACTAATCTTACATAATAACTTATCTCCAATATTAATATTCTGCTTCTTCATTTTTTAATTTTTCTAATTTAATTTTTCGTACTTCATTTTTAGTATAAAAATAATCATCAAATTCTTCTATATAATAGAAATCTTTATTGGTATCATCTATTATATTATATTTATAATAAAGTACATCAATGTCAGCACTCAAAAGTACATCAAAGTCAGCACTCAAAATTATATATTCTACACCTTTCGTTAATGTCAGATATGATTTATTAACATCAATTTTACACAATAATTTATCTCCTATATTAAAATTTTGATTCTTCATGAAGTTTTTGTAATTTAATTTTTCTAGTTTCGTTTTTTGTGTAAAAATAAGTATAAATATCTTCATATGAACAAACAATATTCATTTTTTCATTTCCTATGGTCATATAATAATATGCATTATCAATATTAAAAAATTTATTATCAATATTAAAAAATTTAATATCATAAACAGTATAACATGAATTTAGTATATAATATTCAAAATTTGGATGAAATATACGTTTACATATTAATTCATCTCCTATATTAAGATTCTGTTCCTTCATTACCCAACTTTTTTAATTTAATATTCCTAACTTCCTTCTCAGTGTAAAAAAATTCATAAATATCTTTTTCATACTGAACTTCTACCTTTACATTATTATCATCAATTATATAAATAAAAGTATAATATTCAGTCTCAAATAAACTATCACTTATAATATATTCGTTCCCTTTATGAATAGATATCTTATGATGAATATAATCTTTTTTGCATAATAATTTATCTCCTACTTTAAAATTATGATCCTTCATTTATTTCATTTAATTTCATGCTTCTAATTTCATTTTTAGTATAAAAATAAGTATATAAATATCTTTCCATCCAAAATGAATATCGTTCATTATTATCATCAATTATATAATAAAAATATTCATTATAATCCACAAAAATATCATTAATTAATCTAATTTCATCAACAACATAATATTTACCTTTTTTAAAAAATAATAATGAAGTATTATTAGATACCAATGATTTTAAATCATTTTTGCATAATAATTTATCTCCAATATTAAGATTCTGTTTATCCATTTATTTTCTGCAATTTCTTATTTCTTAATTCTTTTTTTTCATAAAAATAATCATGAAAAAAACTTTCAGACCAAAATGAACATGATTTATTCATTTCTCCATTTATATAATAAATATAATCATCTTGTCCAAATATATGATCACATGTATTCTTATAAGCATATTTATCATCTATTATTTTTATATCAACAATAGAATAATATTTATCTTTTATAAAATGAGAAAATATTATTAATTTATCATCACTAATTAAATTTTGAAATAAATCTTTTTTACATAATAACTTATCTCCTAAATTAATATTCTTTTTCGTCATTTTTTAATTTGTTTAATTTTATTTTTCTTTCTTCTTGTTTAGTATAAAAAACATCATAAAAATCAACTTTACGTAGATATAATAAATTTTTGCTATTTTTTTCTTTTAATGAATAAAAATTACTACTATAAAATATGTTAGTATTAACTATTTCATATTCTCTATCTTTATAAAAAACTTCAGTATAATTATAATAACTATTTTTGCATAATAATTTATCTCCAATATTAATATTCTGTTTATCCATAAAGTGGTTCTAATTTTATTTTTCTATCATGAACTGTTGCTAATGTAAAGTAATTCTAAACTAATTTCATTGTTTTTCACCGAAATTAGAAACTCTGACTCCAACTGTATTCAATTTTCCATTCAATATCAAATATAATCATTTTATTCCGTATTATATGTATTTTTTAAATTTTTCTTTCATCTATTCATATTTTAATCTGTAACATTTACCACCACTCTTAAATTCTATAACATCAAATCCAATATAAGTCCTTTCATTCACTGGAATAACCTTCTTTTTAGATCTTTTAATAGTCTTAATATCCTTCATTAAATTTTTAATTTTTCAATTATTATCTTCTCAATATATCCAGAATAATTCTCAATCTCATTCTGCTCACAATATCTAACAAACATATCATAAACCCTTGGATCTATCGAAAATGAAATCTTCTTCCTTTTTTGATCATCAGGTATCTTTTTCCGCATAATATAATTTTTATCTATTATATGAAAAATAATTTAAAAAGTTATTTTAAATTTTATATAGTAAGATTTTAGTAAAAATATAGCAATTTACGACCTTAAGTTATTTATATATAGAAGAAAAATAACTAAAATATATGAAATCACCAAAGAAAAATAGAAAATTGTCGATATCTATATCACTAGACGTTAATATTATTAAACAAATAGATGATAATTTTACAAATAAATCAAAATTTTTAGAATATAGCATAATAGAAGAACTCTGTAAAGATCTAAAATTTAAAGATGAACTAAAAAATAAACATATTATACTATGAAATTAAAATGGACTTATGAAAAATGTAAAGAAGAAGCTTTGAAATATAATACAAGAGGTAGCTTTAGTTTAAATTCTGGCTCTGCGTATTTCGCATCTGCAAAAAATAAATGGTTAGACGATATTTGTTCACATATGATTAAATTAAAACATCATGAAGATTATTGGACAAAAGAAATATGTTTAGAACTAGCATTAAAATGTAAAAATAGAAAAGAATTTGGTGAAAAATATTATGCTGCTCATAACGTTTCTATAAAAAATAACTGGATAGATGAAATTTGTTCTCATATGATACAACCTAACGATTTTTTAAGATGTATATATTCTTATGAATTTAGTGATAAGAATGTATATGTTGGCTTGACATATAATTTAAAAAATAGAAATAGTAGACATTTCAATGAATATAATAATAGTATTGTATATAAATATTTTAAAGAATTTAAATTAAATCCAACACTTATTCAATTAACAGATTATTTAAATATTAGTGATGCAAAAATTATGGAAGAAACACATTTAGAAATATATAAAAAAAAATGGTTGGATTATTTTAAATACAGCGAAAACAGGAAGTTTAGGAGGAATTACTTTAATATGGACAAAAGAAAAATGTCAAGAAGTTGCATTACAATGCAAAACTAAAAGTGAATTTTACTTAAAATATGCAAGTGCTGCTGGATCAGCATTAAAAAATGGTTGGATTGATGATATATGTTCACACATGGAAAATAAAACAAAACCTAAAGGTTATTGGAATTATGAAAATTGTTTGAATGAAACAATAAAAATAAATAATAAAAAATTATTAAATAGTTCTGGCGCTTATAAATCAATGATTAGAAATAATTGGAAAGATAAGATTTATGATTATATGAATTGGAATAAACAATAATAATATTTTTATATACAATAAATAAAATTACAATTAAATGATTCAAATAGACGACAAAAAAATATTTTTTCCTCTCAAATACGAACCAAAATCTTACCAAATTGATGGACTAAATTTTATTAAAAATAGTATATTGACAGGTAAACGTTTTATTTTAGAAAATTTGCCGACTGGGGTTGGTAAGTCATTCATGGTCATAATGCTAGCCAATTGGTATAAAGGATTCGTGAATCCAGATGCCAAATTTGATATTCTTACAGCATCGAAGGTACTTCAAGGCCAGTATATCAGAGATTTTCCGTTCATAAATGATTATAGAGGCAAATCTAACTATTATTGTAAAGATTTTGATTGTGATTGCGGTACAGCTAAAGAACTCTGTGCTATAATGAAAAAACATTGTGATCAATGTCCATATGACATTGCTAAAAATTCCTGGATATCTGGAGATATAGGTTTGAGTAATTTTCATCTATTTGATACATTATCATTATTTCAACCTGATATTTTAAAAAGAAGAGATGGTAATGTACTTATAATTGATGAGTGTCAATCATTCGAAGAAACCTTCTCATCCTATCTTTCCTCAAAATTAAGTTCAAAAACTTTAAAAAGATGTGGATTTGGATTAAAAGAAATTGAAGAGATTGATAGCAAATATATTTCAAAAATTAAATTTTTAGATAAATATTTAGAATTTTTAGAAAGAAAGTTAATACCAATGTTAGAGAAAAAAAGAACTCAATTTGAATCTGATATTGCTGGATCATCAAAATCAAAACAAAAAGTAGAGTTATCTAAATATTTACAAAATATTGATAGTAAACTATTATCGTTTAAACATTTATTTGATTCACATAAAAATGATCCAGATAATGTAGTTCTTGATATCAATAAAAATAAGAGTGAAAAAAATTATAGTGGGATAGAGTTGGTAACTGAACATATTTTCGTTTATGAGTACCTAAATCAATATGTATGGTCTAAATACGATCATATAATTTTTATGTCTGCTTCTGTACTCGATTCTAAAATGTTTAGTTTCATTAATGGATTAGATGAAGAATTAACAAGTTATCATGAAATGGATTCTCCTTTTGAATTAAAAAATCATCCTATATTTTATATGAAACTTGGTAAAATGTCTTTTTATAGTAAAGAAGAGACTTTTAAGAATCAGATACCTTGGATAAAAAAAATATTAGCTAAATATAAAAACAAAAAAGGAATAATTCACACATCAAATTATGAAATAACAGAATGGTTAAAAGAAAATATTATGGATGAAAGGTTATTATTTCACACTACTGAAGATAGAAATGAAATTCTTGAAAAACATTTAACAAGTACAGCTCCAACAGTTTTAGTAAGTCCATCTATGATGGAAGGAATTTCTTTAGATGATGAATTAGCTCGTTTTCAAATAGTGTTAAAAATATCATTCGCAAATTTGGGTAGTAAAAAAATTAAAGCAAGACAAAAAATGATGCCTGAATGGTATAGCTGGAATGCATGTGTTCAAACAATACAAGAAGTAGGTAGAGGAATTCGTAGTGAAACAGATTACTGCGATACGTTTATATTAGACTCAAACTTTTCAGATTTATTAAAATATAATTCTAATATATTACCTAAGCACTTTACAGATTCTATAAAAGTTTTAAAAACATAATTAATAATAATGAATAATAGTTCATTATTTTTCATTATCTTTATATAATATGAAAGAGATAGAAGAATGGTTTTATGATTGTAAATTTATTTATTTTAGTTTCAATTTAGATATTGAGCCTACAAATAAAATAAATGAATTTAGAATAATAGCAGAATCTGAAATACCTAAGATACCAAATAAATATATATCTGGATTTTATGGATATGTAGAAAAAGGAATATCATATTGTTGGTTAGATTTAATAAATTGTAACATTATCATGACTGATTATGATCATAGTATTATACCATCTGTATTTGAGTTTAATAGAACTGATTGGATTAAGAATAAAAGAAAGAAAAAATTAGAAAATATAATTAATAATGTATAAAGTTGGCGATAAAGTTTTTTGCATAAAGGACTGTTACAGAGAGTTTGATAAACTATTGATTTTTAAAAAAAATTATTCATATTTTATTTACGAGAAAAAAGATTATAATAATATTATTGTAATAAAATACACTAATGATGGTTATGGTTGTGATGGTGATGGTTGGTATTCATTTTGGTTCACCCCAAGAATGGAAGATTATGATTTTGATACATATTTTTGTGATTTAAAAGAATTTAGAAAAAATAAATTAGAAAAAATAATTAAAGAATGTTAGTAATTACAAAAGAAGAGATAAAGTTTACTGTAAGAAAAATACAGAAAAAAAAAAATAAAAAAAAATATTAGAACATGAAAAATAAAGAAGAAATATTAATTTGTAGTTGTCATTCAACTGATCATCAACTTATATTTTTATATGAAGAAGATATAACAGAATCAGGTAAAATTGATCCTATATGTTATGCTCATGTATTATTAAATAGAAGATCATTTTGGAATAGATTAAAATATGGTATTAAATATATTTTTGGTTATAGATGTAGGTATGGCGCATTTGATGAATTTATTTTTAAACCTGAAGATGCTTATAAAATTCAAAGATTAGCTAATTATTTAAAAAGTGAGTTAGAAAATGCGTCCAAAGATTAATGAATATTATTATTGCAAGAAAGCAATGAAATTTTTATTTAATAATGACTATTTTGAAAAAGGAAAACATTATAAAGTTTCAGATCGTCATCATGGTGACGTAGTTATAATTTCTAATATTGGTGAAATGGTGTTCTCATTAGAGAATCATATGAGTTATTTGTATTTTTATGAATATTTTGGAACTATTAAAGAAGAAAGAAAAGAAAAATTAAATAAGTTATTAAATGCATCCTAAGATTAATGAATTATATTTTTGTAAAAAGACATTAAATACAACTCTTAATAATTTTCCTGAATTAGAAAAAGGAAAATATTATAAATTAACTCATATATATGATAGTGTTATTACAATTATACTTAATGATAAAATTAGTGAAATATCATTTTCATTAGATGATGAATATGATGAATATAGTGTTTATTTTTATTTTTATGAATATTTTGGAGATAATCAAGATGCAAGAAAATATAAATTAAATAAGTTATTAAATGATAATGTATAAATTTTTAGATGTTGAATGTAAGATTGATTTTGATTCTTTTTTATCTATAGATTCCGTAACAGGTAGATTATATAAAAAAGATTTTGAGTCATTTTATTCTTTATATGAGTACATTGAATTCAATTTGAAGGATATTACTCATATATTATTTGATGACTATGAGTACTACTTAAATCATGGTAAACTTCATAATTTGTATGGTCCTGCTATGATAAAATATAATGTTACTAGTGAATTTAGTCCAACTCAATTTAATATTAATAAATTTTATATTGATGGTAAATTAGTAGTTGATGATATAATGAGTACAAAAGGTTGTCGTAAATTAGAATTCTTTAAGTCAAGAGAAATTTTTTTCTATAAAGAGTTAACAAATAAAAAATCAGGACGAGATGAACTAACTGGAATTTTTTACAGAAGAAAAGAAGGAATTGATTATGAAAAAACTATCATAAATCTTAATGATAGAATTAGAATTGATCAAAGAAAATTAAAATTAATATCATTAAAAAATGTCAATATTTAATTTAAATAAATTATTAGACTTTCCAGATAATCCTATTGAAGTGTATTTATGATATAAACAAAAAAGTCAGTTTAAAAACTGACTTTTTTAATATTTTGTCAGTTTGTAAACTGACTTTTTATATTATAAACTATCTTTTTTATTTTTAACAATAGGTACAAAAAACTTATGATGCTTTACAGGTCTTATAGTATCATATACAGGAATTGTATCATAAATTATCTGTTTAACAATTGGAATTACAGGTTTTTCTGCTGCTTCTTTTGCTTCAACTTCTGCTTTATGTTTATCTTCAATTTTATTATAAGAAAATATAACAAAAGATATAATAATAACAGCAGCAAAAAATACAACTGCAGAATAAAAAATTAATCCTATATAATATAAAGATTTGAATTTATTTTTATTAATTTTTTTCATTTTTTAGTTATTTTTGATGTTATTAATTTCATTATTTTTTCTTTCTTGTTCGATTAAATCAGTTTGAACGATATTAGCATAAATCATTTTGAATGAATTTTTAACTTTATTATCAATTTCTTTTTCTTTTTCATTTTCAATTTCTTCTTTTTTAATATCAAATATTTCAAGAAGATATAAATATTTTTTATCTGAAATAATAATTGGTGGATATGCAGTTTCTTTATGGTAAACAAGAACTTGCATATTTCTAATAATAATATATGTTCCAGTTATTTTATTGTCTATAATTCTTTTAAGTGTTTTTGAAGTCATTGATAATACTGAATCATTATCTCTAATAAGTCGTCTACATAGACTTACTACTTCATTTTCACTATTATTTACTTTATTAATCTTATTATCACTAATTGTAAAAAACCTAATAAGTTTAATTGCAAATTTTTGTGTGTCACGACGAAATTTTTGTTTCTTGACTTTAAAATAAGATTTCTTAATTTCAATTCTTTCTGTTAATTTCATATTAATGTTTTTTTAATGAATAATTTTTACACTACAAAGATATATATAATAACTGATATAAAAAAGTTAATAATAATTAATCAACTATATTTAGTTTTTTATGATTACAAAAGTAGATATTTTTATTTTAATAAAAAAATTATTTAATATTTTTTATAAATTATAAACAGTTATAGCATAATATATCAAAACAAATCATAACAATAATAATATATAATTACAAATATAATGATTGAATATGATTGATTTTAAATATAGAGAATATTATGATGAAAAATGCATAAAATTAATTGAATCTATAGGCTATAAAAATAAAACAAATAATTTCATGCTATTTGAACAAGATGGCTATATTAATATAAATTTTTATATAATAAATGATTGGGATAAAATAATTTCATTTAATAGGTACTACCAAATAACAAATGAAATTAAAGTCTATACAAAAGAATTTTTTAATTTTGAAGATTTTAAAAAATTTATAATTGAATATCATATAAAAATATTTAGAAAATTAAAATTAAAAAATTTGATATGAATGATCATTTAGAAAAAGATTATATAGATGATGATTTTAAAAATAAATATAATAGAGAAATAATAAAATCAAAAATATTAAATAATATATTTAAACAAGAAATTAATCAAGATATAATTTAAAAAATATTTAATATATACAGATATGAAGCACTTAAAATTTTTTGAATTAGATCAATACACAGAGAAAGAAATTAAGCAGTATAAAATGTCATATTCTCAAGCAGGTAAAGCTTGGAAATCTTTATGGTATGATTGTTATTCTTGGAAATCTTTATGGTATGAACATAATTTTTTTCATCCAGCTCAAAAATTTTTTAAAATAAAAATATCATTGAATTATGATAAAGATGAAGATCTTGGATATTTTGAAATTTTAAAATATAGTAAAGAAAATAAATCATATACTAATCTTGGAGGTAAATTTTTTAGAGGTACACCTGAAGATAGAATGAATTTTATAAAATGGTTAGATGAACTTAATTTAATAAATAAAAATAGAGATATTTAAATCTCTCTATTTTTAATATTCTTAACTAAAACAAACAAGTCCATTATCTGATGCTACTCTAAATGCTTCTTTAAATTTAGAATAAATATCATAAAAATAATCTCCTTGACTAATTGCTACTTTATCAAATTCAACAAAATCTTCATATAGTTTTTTTGATATTTCAGGTCCTATAACGCCTTCACAATCACTGAATATTATAATTTCATAAAAAGATTTAGCTACATATTTTTCTCCTGAATTAATTTCATCTAATTTAATTTTTCTAATATTTGTATCAAAATCATTAAATACATCTTGCATACTAATATATCCTAGCATTTCTAATAAATTCTTTCTCCAAACACCATAACCTGAACATGATCCAACATGAAAAGAGTCACTTTCAGATTCATCTGTTTCATGATAACATTGACCATTTTTTAATGAACCTAATTGATATATGAAATATTTATGATTTTCAATATAATTATCGTCATCATCGTCATTACTTTCTGATATTTTAATTTTACTATAATATGATATATCTAAACCCATTTTTATTATTTTTTAATATTTTTTAATTTTTCTTTTCTAACTAATTTAATTGGTAAACAATTATTATATTTCAACATATCAGCTTCTTTTTTTCTTATTATTTCATCTTTTTCATACTTCAAAATAAGTTTTTTGTATTTATATAATACTTCACGTGATGGAGAATCGTTTCTCCAATCAATTGTATTACCATTATGAAATGAGGTAACTAAAATATAGTAATTTGTAGTATTTTATTAGATTTGTTGGGTAACAATTCTAACTTTACTTTTACAATTTCCTAAGTGATAGTCTATTAACACATCATCTTTTAATAACATGTTCCGATACTTCAGTTGGTTGGTCTTTCTATATAATTGAATCCAATTATCCTGTGTTGTGTTGATATTCTCACCAAGTAGATAAAACAATTTCTCTTGATTTATTAAATTCATACACGGGTATATAGAACTACCTTTTTTAAATTTATTCATCCCTCTACTGCCAATTTCAATGCTAGATGAAATTGGGTCAAAGAAGGTATGTATCATATTTCCGATAAAACTACTATAAGCAGCGTTTACCTCTATTTTATTTAAGCCATTTTCATTACAATATTTAGTAATCAAGTTGGTCGTTAAAGTTCGATGCCATAGATTTTTAGTTTGTTTATTTAACTCTTTACCTACTGTATCTTTTGATTGTTTATCTTTAAAATCAAGATCTTCCATCACAAAATTATACACTCTGAAGTGCTTACACATCATGAATATTTGTTTCCAGACTTCTTTTATTTCATGTTTTCTTTTATCATTTTGTTTAACTTGTTTCTTGTCTGAAGAGCTTAAACTTAATTTCGTACTTAACTCAGATAAAATAAAGCACTGAACATGAATTAATTTCTGCTCATCATTAATGTCATCAAATATACTTAAACCGATAAACTTTGGATTTAAATCAACCGCCATGTAACGATTTGATAGCTTACCTACTTTTTTTCTATCATTTTGTTCATTCTTATGCTTTATATAAATTTCCTTTTTACTTTCTTTGCTTAACGCAAGTAACTGTTCTTTCTTGCAGTCCAATTGATTGAATTCATAACCATTTAATAACTCTTCGTCATAAGATAAATGAATATATTCGTTTGATAATCTTATGGTCACTGGCATTAAATTCAGGTTAGACATTTCTTGAATTTTAATTAATTTATTTTTTTGTTTTTTGCCGTTAGTTTTAAAAGTGATATCAATTTTAAAATCTCTTGATGGTTTGAAAGTGATTTTATTATTAATTAGATCGAAATCAATTTTTCTGTTACCTTTTTCACAGGCACGTCCGATTAAATAAATTCCTAATTTACGTTTTGATGTGAACTCTAATTTCTTGAGCCCTAACCTTTCTATTAATTCTTTCTTATATTCAAGAAATTTCTTGTAATCTGTTGATTTAATATCAATCTTTGTTAGCTGTAGCTCAGTTTTATAAATATTTAAATGTAATTTCGTGATTTCACGTTGTAGTGCTTTACCACCAAATGTAATATTATTGTTTATATTTCGTTTAATTCTTGCTAGATTATTTATTAAATTATATTTTTTACGTTTTTCCTTTTTTGTTTTGAATTCGTTATTATCAAGACATTTCTGAATATCAATTATCTTTTTTGATTTCTTTTCTTTGGTTGCTTCGTGCTGTTTAAGTTTTGTTTTCACATCAGAAATACAACAATCAAACATGGATTTGTCTAACACAGAATTATTTAATAGTGATTTTATATAATCATCATCAATTAAATCAAAATGATTATAAAGAGTATAAAACAAACCAGTGTAGTCAGAACAATATTGATCTATTATCTCTGCTTGTAAGCACTCTTTTATTTTTAATTTAATAGTTAACATTTATTTAAATCGTTTATTTGGTAGAATCAAAATTTAATAGTATATTTGTACTATATAATAAAATTATTATATCAGTTTTTATCATAAAAGTTTATATATTATATTAAAACTGATAGCTATTAACTATGACATTTCACCTTTGCTCATCCATATATACCATCTATTATAATCTTTAACAGTAAAATGAATATTATCATCACAAATCAAAAATTTTAATATTGAATTATCATAAAATAATATTGTAGCATAATAATTATCTACATTAATAGATGAAATTTTAACATTTTCTAAATATACAAGTAAAATATCTAACAAAGGATAATAATCATATTTTATATGATTATGCCATAAAAACCCGTAATATATTTTTTTTAATAACTTATTCATTATTTTTTAATATTTTTTAATTTTTGTTTTCTAAGTAATTTAATAGGTAAGCAATCAGAAAAATCTTCAATTTCTACATTATCTATTTTATGATTTTTAGATTTTTCATGATTTAGAATTAATTTTTTATATTTATAATAAACTTCACAAGATGGTTGTTTTTTATTCCATTTCATTATTCTTCCATTACTAAATTTCATTGTTCCATAAGCCATCCAAGCATTCCATCTAGAATTCCAAAAAGTTAATACTGAATTATCAGAGAAAGTTATTACACAATTACCTATTATAATTTCAATATTAATAATTTTAACATTTTCTAAATATACAACTAAAATATCTAATGCATGATAGGTATCATACAATTTCATAGGAGTATATAAAAAGTAATAAAAATTCTTAAATATTTTTAAAATATTTTTTATTATTTTATTTAACATATTCATATATAATTATTTAAGAAATAACCAGACAAACAGATAAAAAACTCCAATAATAACAACCCACCTAAGAATAATTGAAAATAATGCTGAAAGAGGATCAGCAAACCAATAAAGTATTTTAATTACGCCATAAACAATCAATGGTAGAAATAACTTTAAAGGATTATAATCACTACCTTTTCCTATCCAAGATAGAATACCAATAGCATTAATATTAAAATACCATAAAAACACAAACAAAATTTGAACGACAATTAATGTCATGTAAAAATACCTAGTTATCTCTTTCATGATTTTATAATTTTAAATTGTATCACAACATATTAAATTTTCAAATAGTACATCATCAAAAAAAGAATCATCAGTTTTTATATGACAAATACCAGAATTATTAATCAATTCTCTTGTATTATTTATTTGTTTTTCTACTTTTTCTTTTAAATTACATATTTTATTAGCATCTTCAATAATTTCATTTAATTGCATAATAAATTCTTCAATAACCAAATTAAATTGACACAAATCAAAACATTTATCTATAGATAAATTAATCCAACAGTTTGAAATTGAAACACCATCTTCTATTTGAATATAAAGAGTAGTCTTTCTTAATGCTATTTCAAATAATCCGCATTCATAACTAAATTTAAGTTTTCTTAAAGTTAACTCATGACTAATTAAATTAATTTCAGTTATCATTTTTAATTTTAATGCTCTTTCTTCTTTATTTTTCATAAGTTATTGAATATTCAAGTTTTTAATTAATACAAAGATAATAATAATTTTTGTATAACAAAAATTCATCACTAAATAATGATGAATTTTATGCTTTTTTATTTAAAGAAGAAGAAATCACAACGTCTATTAATTCTATACATCATTTTTGGAGTATCAATTTTACCTAATCCATTTATGATAATATGATCCTCTGAAATTTTATATGTATTTACTAATTCATTTTTAACCATATTAACTCTATTCATGCTTAATTTATCATTATAAGGTACATTACCAATATAATCACAATATCCTCTTATTTCAACATTATAATCTGGATATTTTCTCATTATAAACGCAACATGTTTAATAATATTTAATGCAGTATTATCTAAATTATATTTATCGAAATCAAAATAAATACTTGGAATTTTATTAACAAATTCATCATTTATACCATTATTATTTGCATATGTAGTACTATCATTACAAGTTTTACACCCATTATAAATAGTATTTGTATTTGTATTATAATTATTAGTTATATTAACTGTTGTACCACAACAAGGTTTATCATAATCTGAATACTTTTCTAATTTTTTATTAATTTCTATAGATTTAGATTCTTTTGATTTAAATTTATAACGAGCATAGAGTGTAAATACATCAATATTATCATTAGAATTGCTATCATATCCACCACTACTATAATGTTTTACTCCTTCAGGTGTACTAAAAGCTAAAACTATACCTTCTAAATTATCTTTATTATTAGTTCTATAATGTATTTTTCCTCCTATACTTATATTATTATATAAACTATATTCAGCATAAAATGTAATAGGAATAGTGAATGCATTACCATAATCAGGAATTGCTTTAGATGTAACATCAGGCTTTATGATATTTTGATTAAATGTATAATTTGCATAACCAATTCCAATTGATCCATTAAAAGAAAATTTAGAATTTGACATTGGAAAAATCATTTTTGTAAAATTAATAGTGGCATTAAAATCACCTGTATTATAATTAGTTTCAAATGATGCATAATGATTTTCACCTTTTAACGGTAAATGATAATAATTAACTGATAATCCCCAAATTGGAGTGAGAGTATACTCAATAAGACCTCCAACTGTTATTTGTCTTACTGATCCAGGAAAAATACTTGTGATATCTTGAGTTACATCACCATCGAAATAATTTACTCCAATTTCACCTACAATTGAAAATTTATGATTATCATTTTCTGAAAATATAGAAAAAGAAATCATCAAAAAAATAAATAATAATAGTTTTTTCATAATAATTCTTTTAAATGTTTTAGTTTTTTATGTTTAAGATATAATACATATATAAATATAAGAGAAAATAACTCTAATATAGGTATATCACCAACTGGAACAGAAGATGGAGGACATGGTTCAGATACCCATTCATCATAAGGAGGAATCCATACTTCATGCCAACCACATTTATCATATTCCCATTCGTAATATCCATCATGATGTACCCAATGTCCACAACCAGTTGGCGGAGTAGTACATTTTTGTGATGAACTACCACTATTTGATAAACTACTATTTGATGAACTACTATTTGACAAATCAGTAGTAGTAGCTATTGCTGTTAAATTATTATCTAATTTAGAACTTGATGCTTTTTTAGAATTATATAAATCAAATGATGGAATTAATATATCTGAATGATCATTCATATTATTATGAGAATATAATACATCATTATAATCAGAAGAACTCAATGATGACGGATTATCATTATTTACTGATATAACCTTATATGATTCATCAGATGGTATACTGATGTTAGGTTCATCACTTTCATCAGAAATATTATTATCTGTACTACTTGATAAAATATTAAGTTTTTTATCACTATACGAAGATGATTTATCAATTTCACTAAAATTGTAATCTGATGTAGAAATGTTAGAATATAATTTAGTATATGGTTTAACATTTATATAGATTAAAAATATAATAACTGAAATCGAAATTACTAAAAATAATATTTCTTTATTTTTCATACTTATACAATTTTAATATTTATGTGCAAAGATAATATATTTATTGTTATTTACCAAATTTATTTTAAAATTTTAATAATTTATCAAATTCAGCATATTTTTTATTCATTATCATAATATAATTATGTTCCTTTTTAGAATATTCTTCCTTTGCTTTGCATTGTTCTAAATGCACATTATACCAATATGACGATTTTATTTCAATTATTAAATCATAATCAGGTAAATAAAAATCAGAATGATATATTCTTGTTTGACCTAAATAATTATATTTTAAAGATAATCCATTCTCTATTTTAATTATATCTTTGTATTTTAATACAAAATCATTTTCATAAGAACCTTGACAAAATAAATCATCAAAATAAGTTAACTTAAATCCATTATTTTTATGTTTATTAAAATAATCTTGATTTTGAGAAGGATAATCAAAACCATAATTTTTAAAATTTGTTTTTCTTATTTTATCTTTAACTGATTCACATTGAGTAGGATATTCTACTCCTAAATTTTTTAAATTCGTTTCTCTTATTTTATCTTTAATTTCTTCATTTTGAAAAACATTTTTACATCCATATCTTATTAAATTAGTATTATCTACTTTGATTTTAATTTCTTCATTTTGATGTGGATTTTCAACTCCATATCTTTCTAAATTTGTATTTTTCATTTTTTCTTTTATATCTTCTAATTGAAATACATTATCTACTCCATATTTTTCTTGTGTAGCCAACAATCTTTTTTGTTTCATGCACTTAACATCATTACAACATGTTGTCGATTTTCCATTTTTTGTTTTATTATTATAATTATTATAATTATTATAGTTAATTTTAAATATTTTACCACAATAATCACATTTAACATCTATAATAGCATGACTGCCTAATGTTAAGTTTTTTACTGGATAATTTATTATATCACCTATTTTGCATTTAGTATCACTATAAATTCTTAAATTATTTTTTGTTATTTTAATTTCAACATATTTTGATATTATCATTCATTTTAATTATTTTTAGTCGGACTTTATTTTATTTATATATAAAAATAAAAAGGTCATAAATGGAAAAAAAAGTAAAAATATTAACAGTTAAACATTATTTTAATTTAAGCACAGAAATTAGTTATAAATTTGAAAAATATATTAAAGATAATGTTATAAGTAAACCTAAATTACTAGAAAAATTAGTAATTAATTATCTTAAAGAGAATAATATTATAGAATAATTTAAATAAACTATTACTCAATTAAATTATATAAAAACATAAAAACAATCAATTAAATGAACAAATTTAAAGTTTTAGTTCTTGACTCAGACTGTGATGGTGTTGGATACGCAAGATTGCTTTCACCATATTCATGTTTTAATGATCCTGATATTCAAGTAGATATAAGATTATTTATGGATAGTACATTACCATTATTTAATGAAAATTTTCTAAGTCAATATAAAATAATAGTATTTAATAAACCAATTCCTTTTCCTGAACCAAAAGCTAAAGAAGTTTTTGATGCAATTATAAAAAAGCATAATATAAAAAAAGTTTTTGATCTAGATGATTATTGGATTTTATCCAATGATCATCCGAATTACAGAATGTGGAAACAAAATAATTCTCAATCAATAATTGAGAATCAAATTCGTGAAGCAGATGCAATAACTACAACAACAGAATTATTAGCAGATAAAATTATAGAATTTAACACTAATATATTAATTGCTCCAAATTCAGTAAATTTAAAAGAACACCAATGGTGTTCAAATAAAAAACCTTCAGATAAAATTAGATTTTTATGGGGTGGTGGAATAACTCACTTGGTAGATTTAAGATTATTAAAAACATCATTTGAAAAATTAGATAAATATTTTTTACAAAAAGCTCAAATGGTAATGTGCGGATTCGATTTACGAATGGCTACTCCGAATGGTATAATTAAAGATAATATAAATAGAAGTCCTTGGACATTTTTTGAATCAATTTTTACAAATAATTTCAGATATATTTTAAACGGTAAATATAATGCTTGGCTTAGACAAGGTGATGATAAAGGTCGAGATAATTACGGAGTAAATGAAGAATTTAAAGATGAATTTTATCAGAGAAGGTGGACAAAACCAATATTGCTTTTTGGTACTATGTATAATGAAGCAGATGTAGTATTAGCACCTTTAAAGTCTCACAATTCTTTTAATATGGTAAAGAGTCAATTAAAAGTAATTGAGGCTGGAGCGCATCATTGCCCGATTATATGTAGTAATTATGGACCTTATACTATAGATGATATTGAAGGTAAGATTGATGGTAAACAAAAAGGTTTTTTAGTTGATGAAGATACTGATAGTTCATTACGTTGGAAAGAAATTATGCAATATTATGTTGAAAATCCTGATAAAGTTAAAGAGCATGGTGAAAATTTATTTGAATATGTAAGAGATAATTATGAAATTGGTATTACAAATCAAAAAAGATCTGAATTATTTAAAAAATTAATAGAATAATTATGATAAAAGCAATATTTGTAAGAGGAGATTATGGAAAACAAAGTGATCTGGAAGAATTAAATAGAGAGTTAAAAGAATGCAAATCTATAATTAAAGAAATGTCAACTGGATATGGAACAGTTTTAATAGTTGATATTTTTTCAAGAAAAGAAAAATTAGAAAAATTAAATGAAATATCAAATAAAAAATAATTAAAAAATATGTTAAAAGCAATTTATATAGGATATGATGCTAAGCAAAAAATTAATGATATAAATAGAGAATTAAAAGATTGTAAATCTATAATAGAAAAGATTTCGACTGGAGATGGTCAAACTATTTTAATTGTTGATACGGTCACAAGAAAAGATAAATTAGAAAAATTAAATGAAATATCGAATGAAAAATGAACTAATAATAATAGTATATAAAATAAATATATCAGGGTTAACAAGACAGCAAGCAGAAGAGATGATAATGAGTTATATTGAATCTGGTAATTTATCATCAGATGAAGAATTAAAAGAAAATTATACTATACGTGAACTGTATTTACCGATACAAACAGGAGATAATAATATTGAAGTTATTTATCCAATAGCTGGAAATACATATTCTAATAATTTTTATGATATAGTAAATGATATTAATAAAATAATAAAAGATATACACTATGATGACGTTAAACCATATTGGAATAAATTATTAAGGGAATTAAAAATAAGAATATTAGAAGATAAAGATGAATAAACAGATAATATAAAAAATATTAAAATGAGCAAATTAATGAAATGGTCAGGATCGAAAGATTCCCAAGCAAAAAATATAATAAATTATTTTCCTAAAAAAATAGACACATACAGAGAGCCATTTTTAGGAGGAGGATCTGTATTTTTAAAATTATTAGAAAGTGATATTGAGGTCAATAGTTACTATTTATCTGATATTAATAAGGAATTAATAGGTATTTATCAATTAATAATGAATGATCCTGATTTACTTATAGATACATATAATAATCATTATAAGGAATTTAATATAGATGATGATATACAGCATAGAAAAGAATATTTTAATGAAATAAGAAATAATTTTAATGAAAATAAAAAGTCAGAAGATTTCTATTTTATTATGAGGACTGTAACTTCTGGATTACCAAGATGGAATCAAAGTGGTAAGTTTAATTCCAGTTGTCATTTCACAAGAAGTGGAATGATGCCAGAATCTGTTGATAAAATTATAAAAAAATATAACAAATTATTCAATTCTAAAAATATTATATTTTCACAAGAAAGTTATGAAAATATAAAATCAAATGAAAATGATATAATTTATATGGATCCGCCTTATCAAAATACCAAAGGTATGTATTATGGTGGATTTAATTCTGAAAAATTTATAAATTGGTTAGATTTATTATCATCCAAATGGATTTTATCATATAATGGAAAAATAAATGATGATAAAATAGAACATTTTGGACCAAATAATTATAAACGGCATGAATATTTAATATCTGGAAATTCTTCATTTAGAAGAATAAAAGAAGCAAGTAATGATACAATAATTAGTGAATCTCTTTATTTAAATTTTTAAAAAATAATAAATAATATGAAAACAAATGAAAGAGTAGAACCAAAAAAATTAACTGATAATGAAATTGATGATTTAAATAATTATTCTACTTATCAAATAAGTGAAATATCATTATTTATATATGAAGAATATCTTAAAGAAAATTTAAAAAATAATGAAAATGAAAATGAATAAAGCAGATAAATATTACATTGAAAATTTAAACAGAATAAAAAATGAAGGTTCTTTTGATGAAAATCCAAGGCCAAGATATAAAGATGGTACTGAGGCATATACAAAATTTATAACTCAAGTATTTGAAGAATATGACATTTCAAAAGGTGAGTTTCCAATTCCAACACTGAGAAATACAGCTATAAAAACTGGAATAAAAGAGATTTTCTGGATATATCAAAAACAAACAAATTCATTAGATGTGGCACATGAGCTTGGAGTCACTTGGTGGGATGAATGGAATGTCGGTGATTTAACAATTGGATCCAGGTACGGTTATACTATTAAGAAATATAATTTAATGAATAAATTATTAGATGGATTAAAAAATGATCCATTTGGTAGGCGTCATATAATTAACATGTATCAATATGAAGATTTTGATGAAACAAAAGGATTATATCCTTGTGCATATGAAACATTGTGGTCAGTTAGAAAAGTAAACAATGAATATTATTTAGATATGACATTAACGCAAAGATCAAATGATTATTTAACTTCAGGATTTATTAACAAAATTCAGTATGTGGCATTTCAAATGATGATTGCTGGACATCTTGGATATAAAGTTGGTAAGTTTTGCCATTTAATGCAAAACTTACATGTTTATGATAGGCATTTTGATGCTTTAGAAGAATTATTACAAAGAACTCCATTAGATACACAGTCAAAATTAATATTAAAAGAGAATAAAAACTTTTATGATTATAATATTAATGATTTTGAAATTACTGGAATAGAAGGAATTGAAAAAATTAAATCTCCTTTGGAATTAGCGATTTAAAAATTATAAATATAAAATATGATAGAAACATATAATGAATATGTAGAACTAATAAAAGAAGGACTAATTAGAACTCATAATATAATAACATATGAAGGTAGTTTAGAAAGAGAGTTATATTTAATTGGGATTAAATTTGAAATAAAAATTTACAATAAATTAAAATTTGATCTATCATTATATAAAACTAATATTATTGATAATGATTATCTTGAATATATTGTTAATTATATTGAAAAACAATTAGGATATTATCCTTCATATATAACAGTTGAAAATAATATTGGTAAAAATGGGTTTAAATTTGATAAAAAGTATTTATCAAATAAATATAAATCAATTAAGATAAATTTTGAAGCTAAGTACGATGATGGATTTTATAAAAATATTATAAAAGTTCCTAAAATTGCATATCACTTATCACCAGTTGATAATGAAGATAAAATAAATAAAAATGGATTATGCGTAAAGGCATATAATAGAAAAGGTGAACATCCTGAAAGAATATATTTATTTGCTGATATTAATGAATATGATGATTTATTAAATTCGCTTAAAATTGATGATAAATTAAAAGGTATAAATAAAAATTATAATTTATATGAGGTTGAAATGAGTGATAAAAATATTATACATACTGATCCTAATTACAGTAACGGTTTTTATACCTATGATAGTTTTAATCCAAAATTTTTAAAAATAATAAAAACATAATATTTAATTAATGATAGATAATTATAAAGAATATGTAGAATTAATCAAAGAAGGATTAATCAGAACTCATAATATAATTAATTGTGAAAGTAGTTTAGAAAGAGAATTATATTTAATTGGATTTAAATTTAAAATAAAAATTTATAGTAAATTAAAATTTGATCTTACATTATTAAATACTAATAATTTTGATTTCGTTGATTTTGAATATATTATTGATTATATTGAAGATCAATTAGGTTATTTTTCATCATATATAACAGTTGAAAATAATATTGGTAAAAATGGGTTTAAATTTGATAAAAAGTATTTATCAAATAAATATAAATCAATTAAAATTATATTTGAAGCTAAATATGATGATGGTTTTTATAAAAATGATATAAAGGTTCCTAATGTTGCATATCATTTATCTCCAGTTAATAATGAAGATAAAATAAATAGAATTGGATTATTAGTAAAAACTCATAATAGAAAAGGTGAATATCCTGAAAGAATATATTTATTTAGAAATATTAATGATTGCGATAAATTATTAAAATCATTAAAATACGATGATAAGTTAAAAGATATAAATAGAAATTATAATTTATATGAGGTAGAAATGAGTGATAAAAATATTATTCATACTGATCCTAATTATAGTAACGGTTTTTATACCTATGATAGTTTTAATCCAAAATTTTTAAAAATAATAAAACATAATATTTAAATAAAAAGTTCAGATTTTTCTGAACTTTTTTATAAATTAAATTTTGCTGATGCTCTAATAGAACTCAAATCACCTAGTGCTTTTGGATCATATTTCATATTATTTATATATTCTAACGAATTTTTTGAAAATTCTGTTTTAAATTTAGCAATAAAAGGTTCAGGATTTTCCATATAATAAATATCATTTGATCCTTTATTTTCAAGTACTGCTTGATAATAATTATGAGTATCATTTTTATCATTTCCAATTCTAAATTTAATAATATATATAGGATAACCATATCTACTAACTGATATATCAAACCACTCATCATTTAATACATCATTTACATTTTCATTCCAGTATATAACAGTTGGATGACTTACATAACCTTCAGCTATATTAAAATTTTCATTTATAAAATCTAAATATTTGTTTAACATAAAAAATTGATATTCTTTTTTTAATATATATAAAAAAATGAAATTCAAATTTAATGGAAAATAATAAAGAAAAAGAAGAATTCAAAATGCCTCAAATTAAATCAGAATCTGATTTAAATAAAGTATTTGATGCTATATATGATCAAGGATTTGGATATATAAGTAGAAGAGATGATTATCACCAAAATAAAATTCAAAAAATTGTACAAAAATACAATACATTAAAATTAGATATACCTGATAATTTTTATCGTAATCTTTATGATATAAAAAATTATTCAGAAGTTGAAAAAGAAGTGATGAATCATTTTTCTAAATTTAATCCTGATGATAAAATTAATGAATTTATAAAAAATATTTTTTCATTAAAATATGATGATAGAGGTAAACCTCCTGAAAATAACTGTGAAAGTATAAATACTGTCATTGATTGGTTCAAATTCAAAAATAAATATAATCTTATTGATAAAGATTTCAAATTCAATAAAAATTATCTAAATGTAGATGTTTATAATTTAGATAAAAACTCAATAAAAATAAATTTTAAAGATGATTATGATAATTTTGAAAGTTTTTACGAATTAATATTTAATGAAAAATGTATTGAGATAAAACATAGAACTGGCGATTGGCAGAATATTGGTAAAATAGAAATAAAATTATTTCTAAATAATACAGCTAGTATTAGAGGAGATTTAACTAAAATTAAAGACTATTATTATAAAGATTTAATGAAAAATTTTTATTTTAATAATGCATATATTATATACTATAAAAATAAAATTGAAAAAATAAATCCAAAAGTGTAGAAATTTCTACACTTTTTTATTTTTATAATAACTTATAATATTATTATCAATATCATTTAATAATTTTTCAAGATTCTTAATAATTTCTTTATGTTTTTCTGCAGCAGAAATAATATCAAAATTTAAAAATTTTTTATAAATTAATATATCATTTTTATATTCTGAATATAGATTTCTATTACAAATTTTAACTCCTAATTTAAATATTTTTTCTTCAATTTTGCTTGTTAGATTAATTATGTCTTTACTATTAGATTTAATATAATTATTACTATTATTATAATCTTTTAATAAATTTATTACGCAATTAAATGATTTATTTAATAAAGACATACATGTTACATAATTACCATAATATAATATAGCATTATCAAAATCTTCATCATTTAATAATTTTAAACTACTATTCAAATCATTTTTCATTTTATCAGCATAATAATCAAGATTTATATTACTAAGATTATGATATCTATTACCAACTTTAGCATGTTCTAATATTTTTTTATCATTATAGCATATGATATCTATTTTCGTTAATTCATCAATTTTTTTATTAATGTTTTGATAATCTATAACAATATTATTAATTTTAACAATTTTAGTTAAAGATTTATTCAATTTATTATCTAATAAGTTTTTTTCTTTAATTAACTTCTTCATTCTATTAATTGTATACTCATTATCATTCATATTAATATCTACGGTAAGATTATTTAATTCAGATTTGATATATTTTTCACAATTTGGATAATTAGTTTGCATATAAATTTCAATATCAGATTTACTTTTTGATATTAAATATATTGAATCATCTATACTATTAACAATTTGTTTATATTCAATTAATGATTTATACATATTTTTCAATTTGATATAAACATTTATATTCACATCAATCTTAGTTATTTTATCATAGATTGAATCATTATATTTTATTAATAATTCATCAGGTAATTCATTTATTTTATTTTTTAATTTTTTTATTCTTTTATTTAATATTACAATATTTTTTTTTAGAATTATAAAATTCCTTCTTTTTATATATTCAAAATATACTATATTTATTAAAAAATATAATAATGATATTATAAATAAAAAAGAAATTAGCAATGATAGCACAATTAAAATTTTCATATTTTCATATAACGTTATTTTATTAGATGTTCTATTATAAAAATAGTTTTAAGTTTTTTTTTATTTATATATAAAGAAAAAACATCTATTATGATAGATACAAGAAATGAAGATTTAGTAAAAAAATATTTTGATTTAGTTCAAGAAGAAATCAAAAGATTAATTTCTCAAGATAAAGAAATAAAGAAAAGTGATGTGCAAACATTTAATGATGAAATTTTCAATCAATCTGATGAAATTAAAAGTGAGATAAGTAATTACATCGATCAAGCAACAATGAATGATTTAGATATTAATAAAATTGCTAAAATTCTTTATGATAAATTTAAAGTTCAAACTAAAAATAATGTATTCAATCAAACGGATTCACAGAATGTGCCTAATACTTTAATGGGCGAGAATAAACACATAAAAACATTTGAACAATTTAATTATGATAACAAATTTTAAAAAATATACATTAAATGAAACATATGAATTATCTGGAAAGAATTCATTTTTAACTTATTTGCAGATAGTTTCAAATCATGATTATCATTTTATTTCGAATGATACATATAGAAAATTATACAAATATCATGTATTTTTTTCAACTGAAACTATAACAGGAATAGAAGATTATGTAGATATTTTTAAATATAAACACTCATTAGCATCAGCATATGAAATATTATTACAAATAAAAGATAATAAATTAGCATTCTTTTTTGGTATAAAAGAAAATTCTACATTAAGATATGGATTTTTAGATTTAGATACACAAAGGAGTTATGTTGTTGGAGAATTTATATTTACTAAAGAATTTTTTGGATCAATATCTAAATATAAATCTATGCAGTTTGTTAATAAAATAATACAGAATACTGATGCTAAAAAATTACCAATACTATCAAAGATAAAACAAGATTGTGAACAATTTTACAAAGGTAAGAAGAAAACAAAAGTAGAAATATCAGACAATAAAGTGATTATTTATATAACAAGAGATCAATTCACTGATGATGATATAAATATGAATCGTCCATTCAGATCATTAGATAATTGGGCTTCTAAAAAAATGTGGAGAAACAAAGTTGAATGTAGCGTTGATGATGAAGGCGATCCAATAAAATTTATATTGATAGTGAAATGAAATACTTAAAAAGATTTGAAAATAAGGAAAAAGAATATAATATTGATGATTATATAATTGTTCATAATAATATATATGTAGGAACTAGTAAAATATTTAAAATTGTTGATATTGTAAAAAATGCATATTATCCATATAACGTTATTGGAGTAAATGGAGATATTCATTTTTTAGAATATAAGGACATAAAAAGAAAATTATCTAAAAAAGAAATTGAAAAATATGAATTAGATAATATATCAAATAAATTTAACATATGAAATATTTAAAAAGATTTGAAAATATTAATAATAATCCTGAAATTGGGGATTATATTATTATAGATAAACTTAATAATATACTAGGTCCAAGTTATGATGATATTTTTTATTTTTTGAATAATAATATTGGCAAAGTTGTTGGATTTGGAAATGTATATAACGGAAAAGGTATTAAAATCAAATTTTTTAATATACCAAAGAATCTAAATACTCATTTTAATCCTGATCATATAAAGATTTTTCCAATGAATTCTATTTTAGCATTTGGTAAAAACAAAGAAACTGTGAAAGAAGAAGCTGAAATACAACGTAATATAAAGAAATTTAACTTATGAAATATATTAAAACATTTGAATCAATATCAAAAGGAATCAATAATATAACTACTATTGATTGCTCTGGAGATAATTTAACTGAATTACCTGAATTACCAGATAGTTTAATTACTTTATATTGTAATAATAATTTTTTAACTAAAATTAAAAAATTACCTCCTAATTTGAAACATTTAAAATGTTCTCATAATCATAATTTATCTGAGTTACCTATATTACCAGAAACTATGACTGAATTACGTTGCTATAACACTAAATTACCTTATAATAATCTAATTGAATATAAAAAATGGTTAGATAAAGAGCATCCTGAAATATCAAAATCTAAACAATTTAATTTATGAAATACTTAAAATATTTTGAAACAAAATTAGAAGTTGAATATCATTGTCTTGAATGTGGATGGATAGGCTGGTTACCTATGACCAAAATAGTTAAATGTCCAAATTGTGGAAATATTAATGATATATGGAAAGAAGGCGAATCAATACCTGAAAGACATAAAAAAATGAATTATTTATCTGAAAATATTAATATTATTAAACAACAACCTTTTTATTTAAGTGGAGATATATTATACATATCAGATGATATGGCAAAATTAATGACTCCAACATATGCAAAATTAAATAAACTTTATAAAAATAAAGGAGTTCGTGATTATATCAATCAAGAACAAATTGATTTTTATAATAATGAAAAAGATGATAAAGGTTATTATAAATCTAGAAATATTAATACTAATATAACTGTAAGATATGAAAGGATGTATGCTATGACAATACTTATAAAAAGACTTGGTGGAGTTCTTGAAAATAAATATGGAGAATTTCAATATTTTATAGGAGGAACATCAGGAGATCACGATATGCATGGTAAAAACATGGTGAGAGATACAAAAGAATGTAATTATAATCTAATGATAAAATATTATCCTATTATTGAACATATAAAAAATTTTTACAAAAGATTAAAATCTAAAGACGAAGGATTTTTTGATATAATTAAAGATTCATTAGATAAAGATATAATGTTAGCTCAATACGGGGTACCAAAAGAACTAAAAAAATATTTCAAAAATGCTGAAGATGTGGCAATAAATGTTAATAAATTTAATATATAATATTATATATAGTATATATCATGATCTTGCATGAATTTTATTTCGAATGAAATAGATTTTTTTTATATATAGATAAAAATTAAATTATTAAACATGATAAATCAACAAAATAGTTTTGTATCATTAGCTGAACAACTAGCTGTATTAAATAAAAATTCTACGGAAGTTATGACAAAATTAAATGATGTCGTAACTAGTAGAAATTCTGTTATTAACGTTAACTTAATGAATTCTGATGGTACAACATCATCATATCAATTTCCAACTGTTGGACAATTGAAAAATGAATTAGATATTGCGAATAGAAATATTCAAAAATTAGCAGGATTAGCTGATAGTACAGCCTATGTATCTGATGGTACAACAATGAGAAGAATATATGTTGATGATTTAAATAGTGAACCTAGTCCTATTGATAGTTTAGATACAATTAATAATTTTACTTCTATAAATAATTCTTTTTTTGAATCATTATGTGATCCTATATTAGCTATTGAACTTGATTTAACTGATAAAATAGATCAAAAAGTAAAAAAAGTATTATCACGTAGATATATTATTGAATTTCAGAAAGATCAATATGGAAATTTAACATCTGATGGAGCAAATTCTAAATCTGATTTTGAAAATAATTTCTTAAATAGAAATGATATTTTTATTGATGATTTAACTGCATGGTATACAAACACTAAAAATAACGGAGTTTTTCAGAGAAATGAACCATATGATGAACAAATATTTGATTTGGATTATGATAGCCTTCAATACTATGGTATATTTGATGTTGTTGGTATTGATAATGATACAATAAATAATAAAATGTGGTATGTATTAGGTTCAATTACATATTACGATTATACTGGGAATACCAAACAATTATCAGTTGGAGATGAATTGATAATAAATAAAAAAGATTCATCAACATTATGGACAATTAACGAAGTTAGTACTGCTAAAAGTAATTATAGAGTTATTTTAGAGAGGGTGGAAGGCTTAGATCCTGTGCCTATACTATCACAAGGATTAAAGATTTATAGTCCTGTATTACCAGCGAGAACAATAAAAATATCTATTGGTTATGACGAGTATAATGTTATATTTATTAAACCGATTAATACTGATTCAAATGTAATTTCGTCAACATGGTCTTATGGTACATCTTTCTATACCAACAATTTAGTATTGGATACTAATAGTACTGTCTCTATGACAAGATATTATAGTGATAATGTATTTGATTATGGCGCTATATTAAAAGATTTGATTGCTAAAAATATACCTAGTCAATTTGGAGTTATTCCAAATGTACCAAATTTAACAGCTACTAATTTTAAAGTTTTACAAACAAATACTCATTTAACAAATACTGCGGATTCCGCAAAAATTCAAAGTTTAAATGTACAAAAAGTATCTATAAATTCTCAATTAGAACAATTAAATGATGCTATTATTGAACAAAATAAAGAACTTAGTACTAAACAATATAAATCAACATCTGATAAACAAGCTAGTCAAACAACATTAAATAATTTAATAAATCAACAATCTTCTTTGACTAAATCTTATACATCAATAGTTAATCAAATAACAGCACAAAATACTGGAGCAATTTCAGATGTTGAGGCAGAATTTAGTGTAAGAGGATTTTGGAGTGTTCCAGAACCTATTATAATAAATACAGTAGGAGAAAATCAAAAGCAAGAGGTTGTTCAATTTATTGTTCAATATAGATATAGTGCAACAGGTGGATCTGCTCCGACTACTGTTGGATTTGATCTAAATTTAACTGAAAATATATATACTAACTATATTTCAACTGGTGATATTGTAGATCAAACAAAAGCATATCAAAATCCAAGTGTATCAACTCAAAGTGTAACAGAAACTGGATATTTTTCAAATTGGTATCAATTTACAACAGATGCTAGAACAAGAACTTATAATTCAGCATTAAATGTATGGACATGGGATATTGAAGATGTTACTGATGCAAATATAAAAAAAGTAAATCAATTGGATATTCCATTACATCCTAACGAAACAGTTGATATTAGAATTAAATCAATATCAGAAGTTGGATATCCTGATGCACTTATTACATCTGATTGGAGTAATATTATGACTATTGATTTTCCAGATGATCTTGCACAAGTAGGTAATGAAAATGCTACAATTTTACAATCTGCTCAAAATGATCAAATATATAATCAAATAGAAAGTGATTTTAATTCAAAAGGACTAACTGCACATTTACAACAATCATATTATGTTAACGATTTATATGTTGCTCATACAGATATAAACTTAGGTACATCTTTTAAAGATAGTTCAGGCAATATGATTATGTTGAGTGATTATCTAACATCATTAACTAATAGAATTTTAGCACTTGAACAAATTGTTTCTAATGCTAAAGGTGAACTTTCAATTAGTTTATATCAAAATACTAATAGTGTTATTATACAAAATGGCGCATCTATAACACAAAAAATAGTATGTGAAAAATATGCTGAATTGTCTGGTACAACTACAAGAACGTATTATAATAGTACATATTCAACTAATGATTATTATTTAGAATTTGATAATTTATCTCAATCTTCACAATTAGGCTTACTTTCATATAGAAAATATGTACCTACTATTTCTGGTGATAATAGATTTTATAATCCAATATATTCAAATGGATCATTAGCAACATATGTAGATTCAAATGATAATTTACAAACACAAGTTGATAATCAATTTGTTTGGATTTCTGATACATCAGGAAATAATGCTATATATAATTCAGGAGTAACATATGATGCTAATGGATTAGGACAGGTATTATATTCTAAAAATTGGAATATTGGATTAACTGGTACAACAGTACCAAATTCTGGCGGTACATATTCAACACCAATCAATATTTTTAATGATATTAACTGGACTGGAGGTACTTGGATAGCAGATAATAATTATGAAACAGATTTTCCTGTTACTATTCATCCATATATTGATAATATTAACGATTATGTTTATGCTGATAAAAGTGGAGTTGAATTAATTAACGCAAATAGTAAATTTATATTACCTATTAAAATATTTTTTAAATTATCTGGTGGAACAAATGATTCTATAACATTTCCAACTAATTTATCTACATCTCCATATGTAATAAGGAAATTAAGAATATTTATTGAATCTGAAAGCTTAACTAGACCATTTGAATTCGAAATTATATTTAAAATATTTAGAAATAATACATCATCAAATAGAAGTAGTACAGCATCTTAAATATAAAATATTAAAAAATTATGATAAATAATAGCTTTCAATTATTAAGAACAAATCCAGCACTAACAACTAATGTTAAATTAGTTGTTAGTTCTGATTATAAGTTCTATTTAGAATCATTTGATACAAATTCTCAATTATCTAATCAAAAATATAAACATTTTTCAATATCAAAAAATAATTTATATGAAAATCAAATTGTTAAATTTTATGATGGACTATCATCACAATTGGCATTTGATGTTAAATATGATTCTGATGATTCTACTGTATTTTCTAAATACGAACAACAATTTGATGATATTTATTGGAGTGGTGCTAAATCAGTTGAAGATACATGGTATAATGAAACATATGAATATTTTGCGCCATTATTTATAAGAAAAAATAATATACCAGATGGATTTGTTATATTAAGAGTAGATGATTCCGCTCCTTATGATATCCAAGATGATGATTTAGGTGCTGGTAAAATTACAAAAGATAATTTTAATTCTCAAATTGTTAATAATTGGAAATGCGTATCTTTTGTTGATATGAGATATAATACAGATTTAGGATTATTTTTAAATACAAATATTACAAATAATACATCATATCCAGAAAGATCATTTGATTTGGATTTTAGATCATATGAATATTCTAAATTTTACGGAATAGATTATAATAATGGAGGATATGTTAATATTTCTAATTTTTTACAATCAACATTGCAATATGAACAACCACATTTTAAACTTGAATCTGATATTATAGAGTCATTTAAAACAAATAATTTAATATATCCTCATATTTTAAATTTTAAATTTTTATTTAATGATGTACCAGCAGATCCTGTTAATATACATAATTATTCATTAAATAGATATTATGGTTTTTATGCTGATAAATTAGAATTGATTACTAATTTAACTTCATATATAACTCCAGAATTGATAAGTGGATTTACATTGAAGAATAATATATTTGGCTATATGTCAGGAAGTACTTTCATACCAACTAATGAATCTCCATTTGTAGAAGGTTTCTTTTTAGATAAAACTTATTGGATACAACTTACGTCATCTGAGACTGATAATGAATTTTATCAAGTAGTACTAGTGTATAATAACGGTGTTAATACATATAGAGTTATTAGTGATTTTGATATGAGTGGTTCTACTTTTAATGTTTCAAATGATAGAACGTGCTTTATTAATTATACTGATGGCTATATTTATAATTGTCAAACTATTAATAATCCATCAGGTATTACTAATTATATATCTGGATATACTTCTAACTTTAATATTGATCCATATTACTCAGGAAATACTATTAAATCAATGTATGGTGATTTATATTTAATACTAATTGATGGTATATATCATGTACTAAAATGTAAAAATGATAGCTATTTTATACAAAGTGATTACGCAATAAATTCTTACACAACAGGACTAGAATATTGGAAAGGTGGTAAAAATAGTAATTATTATACTACAAAACAAATTTATACATATGGAAATAAACCATTAATCTATCCTGTGTATAGAATAAAATTTAATGATATTAAAGATTTTGATTTTAATAGAGTAAATACACATTTTGCTGATTTTGACTATGAAAAAGATATTTATACTGCAACTGATGAACAAAAATTATATGCTATAGATTATACTGATACTTCAGTATTAAGTCAAAATTATATGACATATCCAAGAGGTGAAGATGGACAATATCAAATAATGAATGTATCTTCTGAATATATCGCAGATGACGAACTTTATGAAATATCATTTAACGATTTAACAGAAATATGGAGAAAAAATCCATCAGTTGTAAAATGGGGGTTCGCTGGCTCAAATTCTAATTGCGATTATCCATATAAATTAAATAATTCAATTAGTATAGGAGACGTATTTAATGCAACTGCAGATGTATTTAGCTTGCTACCAACAGAAGTAGAAAAAAATTTAGATTACTGCTACAGAATAGGTAATTTTTTCTCAGGTAATACAAATAATATTATTAAATATTTAAATCAAACTACTAACATAGAAGTAGATTTTATGGAAAATTATAGTAAAAAATTTAATTTAGATTTATATCTAAATTCAAATGTTGATTATTTTGATTATTTTTTTAAAAATAAAACATATTTTACTATAGATGATATTAATTATACAAAACAAACATTAAAATATTCAACTTTTCAAGCAGGCGATATATATACAGCATCTAGTACATTATTTAAAGGTTTAAATATTAACGCATTAAATGTTACAAGTGTATCAAGAGATATTAATGGATCAATTACAAGTATAGTTGCTGATAATAGTAAAAATTTTAATGATTATAAATTTGCAATAATTCTTAATGATGTTTATCAATATTATACTGGTAATACATATGATTCAACATATGAAGGTGGATTATCAGGAAATACGATAATTGATATATCATCAAATGCAATACACGCATTTTTAAATGAAGAATTTAAAAATATTTTAGTTGTTGTTAATGTTAAAATACCAATTCAAAAAAATTATATTAGTTTAAATAATGTCGCCTTTTTTGGTGAAAAATTTGGATTATATAATTCAAAAACATTAGACGGTAATAGTTTAGTCTATCCAGCAAATGTTAAAGAATTCGATCCATCATTAATAGTTGCATCAAATATATTTAACGCATTTTATGATATGAATTCATTATCAGAATTTGATTCTGGTATAACATATTATTATATCAATTCAATTGGACAATCTGGATATACAGCACCTATGAATACAACTGGAGGTACCATGGCATTAATACCTGATTGGGTTAAAAATGATACTCCATTTATTTTAAATTTAAATGATCCAGCAGTTTTAACAACTAAACAAAATTCATATATTAAAACTGCAATAAAAGGACCATTAACTAATATTTATGATAAATATCAAGTGTATTACGATACAAATCAAAAAACTAAATATAATGTTTCTGAACCGTTAGCTAGATCTATGTCATTAAATATACAACAAAATATAATGAATACTTCAAACGGCGTATCATCAGATAATTCTATTTATAGATATAACGGCTCTTATGAACCAATATTTAATACAATACCAGTATTTAATAATACATTTTTATATGAATCAGGAAATACTATAAGTCAATTTGAATCAAACTATAAATTCGATACTTCATTTGAAAACTTCGGTATGATTGAAGAATTAATTTATTCAAAAATTAATCCTGTAATATCTCCATTAAAATTAAGTAATACTAATACTGATGTATCTGTGTATCCAATAGTTGACGAATTTGGATATCAGTTTTCTTCAAGATTTATATTTAGCTCATCTTGGGATAACGATTTTTATGTAATAACAAATAATACTCAAAATATGAATAATAATGTCTTTTCAAATTTTTCTAACTATGAATATATAATTGATCCAATAAAAAATATAAATGATTAATGAAATATATTAAAACTTTTGAAAATGAATTATATAATGAACCAACATATTGGTTATTGCCGACTGATGATAGATTTGAAAAATCTTTAAAACAAATAAAATGTCCTAATAATAATATTAAATTTTTTTTAAATAATAATAGAATTAAAAATATTAAATATGTATTCATTTGTTATTCACCATATAATAAACAATGGGAATGGAATTCATATAAAGGTAAATTACTTGACGATTATCTTGAAGAAAATAATTATAAATTTGGTGGACATATAAATATGAATGAATTAGAATTAATTGCTGATAAATTTAACATATAACTATATGAAATATATAAAAATGTTTGAAGAAAATATATATGAAAATATATATGAAAATATATATGAAAATATATATGAAAATATATATGATAGTAGATGCTATTGGTTATTACCAACTGATGATAGATTTGAAGATTCTTTAAAACAAATAAAATGTCCTGATTTTAAAATAGAACAATTTTTAGGTAATAAAAATATGAGACAATATAATTATGTATTTGTTGGATATAATCCAACTAAAACTGTAGATGACGATGTTAGTCTTTGTTGGGGCTGGAACTATAAAGTTAATTGGAATAAAAATACTGAAGATTTTTATGAAAAAAAAGGATATAAATTTATGGGAAATATAAATATACCTGATTTCGAATTTGATGTAAATAAATTTAATATATAAAAAAAATAATAAATAGTGAAAAGTAATTTAATATTAAAAAAATTTTCTGTAAACTCTGTGCCAGGTACAATGAATCAAACAGAATTAAGAACTTTTTTTGGAGGTAAAATAATATATACCGAAGATGAAATCTATATTAACGACGACGCTATAAAATTTAGTCAAATTGTTAACAATACTATCAATGGTAATAACGGATACCAATACTATGATATAACTACAATACCCGATGATTGGGAAATTACATTCAATGAAAATTTATCAGATTTAAAACAAAATAATCAAGTAATTTCACAATATAGTCAAACACAATCAGATAAAAATAATAATACCAGATGGCTAATAAATATTAACGGAGCACAAATATTAAAAGATTATTTATTCTTTAAAATTAAAGAACAAAGAGTATTTAAAATAATAAGACAAAATGATATATATTCTAATGATATTAATAACGCAATATATGAATATATAAATCAGAATATTTTTAATAGATATAAATTAGATTCTATACAATTTTATGTAAACTACTATAGCATTACAGATCAAACTATTTATAATAATATTGTTCTACAATATAATCCAATATTTAATCCAGATGTATATCAAACAGCAAATTTGACAAATATAAGTATACAAAATTATGATCCTTATAATTTTAATTCTGTGTCAATATTATATAATCAAAGTAAACCATCTAATCAATATAATTTTAACTATTATTTTGATATTAATTTTGCAAAAATTTAAACTAACTTCTATTTATATTATATATAAAATAAACTCATTCTACAACTATGTCAGAAAACATTGAACTAGACTCAAGACAAAAATTTCAAAAAAAAATGATAGAATCTACAAAACAATGGATCGCTATTGTTAATAAATTAACTAATAGATTAATTAACGACGATCTAAAAAATATTGCAGATATTCAGGCAGAAGCTATAAGTCAACGACAAATTGTAGTCGAAGAAATTAAAAATTATAGCGTTAAAATACATAAACTGGTTCAAAAAACAAAAGTTCTAACAAAAGAAAGATTTGAATTCTATGCAACATCATATCAAGTTAAAACGTCTGGAACAGAAAAATTAAGACTTATCGAAGCAGATTTATCAGAACATCAATGCTTTATAAATGAACTAGATGAACATGTAAATTTTTTAAGAGATACTTCTAAAAATCTAGAATCTATAAACTATTCAGTTAAATCTAAAATTGAACTGGCTAATATATTAGGAGGTTACAAATAATGATAACTAATAATTATATTAAAAAATTTGAAATAAAATCAGATTTTATAATAGCAGAAGGAATGAATAGCCCAAAAATTACAATAATACATTTCGATGACTCAAAATATATTTATAATTCTGACAAACTATCATTTGATTTATTAGATAATACTATTAAAAACCATATAAATATTGTTTGTTTAAAACAAATTAGAAAAAAGAAATTATTTTTATTAAATGAAATTAGATGATTTGGCATATAAATTATTTATAGAAAAATTTGGATTTATTTCAATTCAGGATTTTAAAATTAATATTTTTATGAAAAATAAAAATAGATATAAATCATATTACGATAAAGCAAATAAAATTCTAAGAAAAGAAAAATTAAAGACATTAAAATCATATGGAACTAAATAATTTAGCATATAAATTATTAATAAACTACTTAGGATTTACTCCAAAGTATTATTGTAAAAAAGATTTTTTTATTAAAAATAAAAATAATTTTAAATCATATTACGATAAAGCAAATAAAATTTTAAGAAAAGAAAAATTAAAGGCATTACATGAAATTTAAATTAAATAAAGACAATTCAAAGTTAATTTTAACAGAATCAACCAAAGGAGAATATAACCAACTTAAACTATATCTAACCAGAAAAGTTCATAACTACCGTTTTATGAAAAGGTTCAAGCTTGGTGTATGGGATGGAAGTATAAGTTATTTTGGAAATCCAGGTGGATCAATTGACTTTGGATTATGGCAAGAAATATATAAATGTTGTAAAGAGTATGGTTATAAATTTATAATTGAAAATCAAGAACAATTTCCACGTAATAAAGATATATTAAGAGAAAATGTACAAGATTTTGTGACTGAATTTTATAAAGATCATAAAACTCCTGATGGTAAACCTTTTATGCCATATGAACATCAAGTAGATGCAATATTTCAATTATTAAAACATCAATATGGATTAATTGAAATTGCTACTGCTGGAGGTAAATCATTGGTATTTGGCACATTACTATTTTATTATTTAAAAAATATAAATACAAATGCTAAATTTTTATTGATTGTCCCAAGTATAAGTTTAGTTACTCAATTTTATAATGATCTTAATGATTATAATTACGGTTTTAATAATGATAATAAAAACCCTATTGATATTAGAATTGATGAAGTTATGAGTGATAAACCAAGAAAATATAGAGATGGTGAAAAAATACCAAATATATACATTGGAACTTATCAATCATTAGAAAAATATCCTAAAACATTTTTTGACCAATTTGAAGTTGTAGCATGTGATGAAGCACATACTGCAAAAGCTATTACCATTCAAACTATTTTAACAAAAACGTTTGGAGTTGCAAAATTACGATTCGGAATGAGTGGATCTTATCCTTCGGATTCTTCAATAGAAATATTAACAATTCAATCTTTAATGGGTCCTAAATTAATAAATATTAGTGCTAGAAAATTAATAGATAAAGGATTAATATCAGATCTTAAAATAAAAGTTATCATGTTACATCATGATAATCATAAATTTGCAGAAGGAGTTAATAATATAAAAAAAACTGACGGTCAACGTGCATGGATTTTAGAACGTGAATACGTACATAATTCAGCAAAAAGAAAAACATTTATTAAAAATTTAACAGATAAATTTAAATCTAATTCTCTTATATTATTTCATACTATTACTTATGGAACAGAATTATATAATTATATCAAAGATAATTGCATTGGTAAAGATGTGTTCTATATTGACGGTACAACATCTACAGAAAAAAGAGAATATATCAAGAAAAAATTAGAAGATACTTCAGGTAATCCTAAAATACTTTTAGCATCTTTCGGAGTATTTTCTGTCGGCGTAAGTGTTAAAGCAATAACAAATATTATCTTTGCGGATTCTTATAAAGAGCCTAAAATAATAAGGCAAGCAATAGGGAGAGGTCTAAGATTACACAAAGAAAAAACAAAATTAATCGTATTTGATTTGGTAGACATTTTTCATCCTGACTATAAAACAATATTATGGAAACAATATGAATCTAGAAGAGATGAAGTATATAAAAAACAACAATATCCTTATGATGAATTAAAGGTCAAATTATAATTAATCTTTAATTCTTATAAATTTGCAATTTAAAAAATTTTCAATTTCTTTTTGCCTATCAAGATCTTTTTGTCTTAATTCACCTTTTATAAAATGATGTTTTTCGTCATACTCATATACTACATTATTTATAGCATCATATCCATCTATCCAATAACCAAGTTCTTCAATATGATATTCTCCCTCATTCATTGCATGTTGAATATGAATATTTTCATTCTTTGATATTTCATCAAAAATATCACAACCTTTTTTATTATATGATGGAAATACTTGATTTCCATCAAATTTATCATCACTTAATCTTTTTAATCTTTTTAATCTTTTACTTGTATTACTACATTTTTGACAACCACACAATAATAAATGATGAGATGAAGTTTGTTTAAAATCGCCATGTATAGGACAACTAATTACTAGCTTCGTGCTTGAGTCAATATAATTAGAATCTGAATAATTTGGATAAGTATATTTATTGTTGTGTAATATTTTTGCTTCAGAAACGAATTTTTTATATCTTTTTTCTATTCTTTTTTCTTTATTACATTTTATGCAGCCTCTTCCGTCAATTAAATCTTTCGGTAACATTTTAAATTCTCCGTGTTTTTCGCATTCTACAATAACACAAGTATGATTATTAACATATACACTCTTTGAAAAATCAAGATTATTTTTATATACTTCATTTAATTGTGCAATAAATGTTTCCTGACTTTTAGCGAAATACAATTTTGCAGCGCATTTATAACTACATGAAAATATAGATTTTCTCATATAAACATCATATCTAATTTGAGTTTTTCTATGACAAACATCGCATTCTACATCAATAATAACTTTTGAATTCGGTTTTAAATGACAAACGTTAACTTCAATATATTCATTTAATTTTACTTTATATCCTAATTTTTCAAAATGATCTTTGTTGCTTGTACTAATTCTAATATTAACAGTTTTACTTATTATCATTTATTATTTTATTTTATTATCATATATTTATATAAAAATAATTAAGTTTTGTTTATTTTAATTATAATCACTAATATTTAATATATAAATAAAAAATTAAAATGGAAATAAATAAATTTAATGAATTTATTAATAATGATTTATTAGTTATAGAAAAATTAATTGATGATTTAGAAAATCAAAAAGGTAATTGTTCAGTATTAGAAAAAATATATTCTCATCCATCATATATTAAAATTATAGAATATGGTGAAAAATCAATACCTTCATTATTAAATAGAATAGATGAGAGTATGTTTTGGTTTGAAGCATTACGTAGAATAACTGGGGACGAGCCTGACAAAGAATCAATTAAATCAATTGATATTATGAATTCTTGGAAAAAATGGGGTATAGAAAATGGATATAAATAATATTGAAATTTGGCATCCTAAATTGATAGGTAAAAATTATAAAATTATAAATATAAATTATAATTTAATTGTTTTTAATTGTTTTGCATATAGTTTAGATATATTTGATGAATGGTGTGGCGCATCAGAAAAATCTTGGCCTTATAATATATTACCGCGTAGTTCAAAATTAAATAATTATATTAAATATTATAATTTATATGGATATAATATATGTGATAATGATGAGTATGAATTTGAATATGAAAAAGTAGCACTTTATGTTGATAATTCTAATAATGTAAATCATGCATCTAAACAGTATGAAAATATATGGAGAAGTAAATTAGGAAAATATGTTATAATTGAGCATGAATTAGAATGGTTAACTGGATTTGATGCTGAAAATTATGGTAATATTGGTGTGATTTTAAAAAGAAAGAGAAAGGCATAAAAACTTTTTATATTTTTTTATATATAATAAAAAAGAAAATATGAAACTTGGAAAATATTTTAGTTTATCGGAATTAACTGTAACTTCAACAGGATTAAATAATTTACCAATGAAGCCAGAGCAAGATAATTTAGTATTATTAGTTAAGAATATACTTGATCCATTAAGGGAATTATATGGTAATCAAATTCATATAAATAGTGGATATCGTTCTCCGATAGTTAATAGAGAAATTAAAGGGTTCATCAATAGTCAGCATGTATTTGGTCAAGCAGCAGATATTACAGGTGGTAGTCCAGAAGAAAATGAAAAACTTTTTAATTTAATAGTTAGCAATTTCAAATTTGATCAGATTATAAATGAAAAAAATTTCGAATGGGTACATGTTAGTTACTCAAATGTTAAAAATAGAAATGAAAAATTAAAATTTACTGGTAAAGGTTATATAAAAATATAAAAAAAGACTGTCATAATGACAGTCTTTTTAATTATATATTGAAATTATTTGACTTTAATATGTAGTCATATTCTATTCTTATATTATCATCTAATATTTCATCAGGAATATTATTAATTAGAAATGAATTATTCTTTAAATATTGTTTTTGAAAATTATATGTCATAAAAATATTTATAATATTTTTTGCTGAAATTTTATTTGAAACATCTATATCTTTTGATGGAGTCCACTTTTTAGTATTTAAATCTAATTTATATCCATTATAATAAAATATCATTTTATCTAAAAATAATATATTACTTAATGATGGTAATTTATTTTTAAAATTATCATTTATAAATTTAATTGTATATTTTGCATAATCTGTATCCCAATTTAACCAAAAATTAGTAGATAAAGAATATATAGAATTTATTATTAATAAATCTTCATATGATAAATTAGATTTAATTATTTGTTTTTTATTTGTCATTATTTGATTAGATTTTGTGATATCACTTGTGATACTATTAACATAATCAATTATATTACCTAAAAGTTTCATTGGATTATTAATTATTGTGTTACTTTCAAGATAATCTATAATCTCACTATATGCTTCATGCCAATAAAATGAATATAATTCATTATTATGAAGTATATTTAATGTTCCACGTCTAGGGGAGAAATCAAACCCAAAGGATTTGTTTTTACCTATATCAGATATATTGAATTCATTTAATTTTTTGATGTATTTCATAATTTACATATTAAAATTTGCTGCATCTTTTTCTAAATTAAAAACATTAGATATTTTACAATAATATATAACTGTAAATTTAATACCTACTATTTCTTTATGATCTTTAACTTTTGCTGTCATATATATAGTATCACCTTTTTCTACTATTCTACCAATATTATAAGTCATATATCTATTACCTTCTTCATCTATTAATTTACAAGTATATTGAGTGCCAAATTCAGTGTTTTGGATTTTAAAATTATAAACATCAGCTTTTATTGTAATTTTACTTCCAATCTCACCAACATATTTACTTATACTTTCTTCTTGATTTTTTTTGGTTAATGTTTCAAAGAATAGATTTTTATATTTTTCAATTTCATTCGCCATATCTTCATTTCCTTGAAATCCTTTAGATAACCAAACAACATATTGAGGATCATCTACGAATACTTCACCTATTGTTTCTCCACGATGTTTTCCAAATTTTAATATTTTATTTTTTTCTGCTTGAAATAATCCAGCATATGTACCAAATCTATCTATAATAACTGGAATTTGACCAGAAGCTTTAGCAGCTTTTTTAACTGCTGTCGTAAAGTCAGTACTTAAATTACAAATATAATAGCATGATGCACTTCTTGGATTCCATCTCCAAAAAGTATAATAAACGGAGTATTTTCCAGATACATCTATATAAAAGCAGCCTACATCTCTAATTGTCAATTTTTTATCTTTTCCTTCTTCTAATATTTTTTCAGCTTCTAAAACATCTTCATCACTTGGTTGTATGAGTTGATTCATTTTAGCTTCTTTGATATATTGCAAGTATGTTTTCATATTATGAATGATTTATTTTTTAATTATATATTAAAAAAAATAAACAAAAAATAATAATTATCATATAACTTAATAATAAAAAAAATATAAATATAATATGATAATAACATTAACGATTGATGATATTTTTAGACGTTGCTTATGGAGTGACTACAAAAGATTTGTACTTAAAGATAAAAATGAGCAAGAGATTCAAGAAATTGTAAAAGAAAATAAGCCAATCGTCATTTCAGAAAATGATGCATATGCAATAGGATTACTAAAAACAATAGAGACAGATAATTTAGTACATAGGTTTATTGTTCATATGAAAGAGATGATAAGTATAAAATCAAATATTTTTGATAAAAATGTTTATTTATCTGTTAGAATAGTAGAAAATGAATTAGAAAGTTATAAGAAAAGATTTCCTGATTATTGGGATTCAGATCCAGTGTTTACTGATGCTATAGTAGATTTGAATAATTTCATTAATAATGCGTTACAGCAAATTAAAAAATTTGAAGTTTACGAATTTAAAATTAAAGATAAAAAAATTAGATATTATTTATCTAAAGATATTAAAAAAATGATTGAAAATTAAAAATAATTTTGTATCTTTGTAATATAATATTAAAAAGAACCTTATATTGAGGTTCTTTTTTTATAAATTAAATTTAATTGCATTTATATTAGATTCAAATTCATCTATTTCATCTGTAGTTAAATATCTAATTATTTTATAAAAAAGAACAGTATCAGTTTTATTATCATCATATAATATTTTATATGATGTTGTAGAGTCAAAGTTATTTTTTATTATTTTTGATTTTTTATCAACTCTATGATGTGGATCAAAATAAATATTAACTAAAATATATTCACCTTCTTTATAATTTTTATTTTCAATCATTTCAAATTTCTTAATATATTTCATAAATTAAATTTGTTTATATCTGTTTCAAGTTTATTAAGTTTATTATAAATATTTTTTATAACAGTTAAATTAGATTTATTATCATTTTTATATATATCTAATGAAAATCTAATATTATTTGATGATTCACTATAATTAAAACTTACTTCATATTTATCACCGTTATATTCAAATTTATAATCTGGATAATTTCTGGTAAAATGAATTTCATTATTCGTCCTTTGTTTAGAATTTGATGCGCTATGCCAAAAATAACATTTCTTATATTTTTCAGCGCAATCTATTGTATATTTAAGTTTTTTTGTCAATTCTGGATCATATAAAAAATCATCTTCTATCTTCTTTTTAGATTCATTTATAAATTCAATAAAATTTTTCATATTTTTAATTTTTTTATAAGTATAAAAGATTGATTTTTATTATCATCATAATCTTGATATATTTCAAATCCGCATTTTAAATATAAATTTACTGCTTTATAATTATTTTTATAAACAAGTAAAGTAATAATATTAATTTTAAGTTCATTTTTAACATAATTAAATATCTGTTCTAATAGATATTTAGCATACCCTTTTCCTTGAAAATTTTTAACCGTTTTTAAATCATGAATAGTTACATATTTTTCATTAAACCATTTATCTGGATGTTCTATTCTAAAACTAGATTCAGATACTAAAATATCATCTAAAAACAACTTAAATTTATAATTCTTTTTATCAATTACAATTTTTTTTTCTGCTGTTATATACAAAAACAATAAAGTACAATTAAAAAGTATACACTTTCCAATGGTTTCTTTTAGTATTTTTGCTAGAACAGTCAACTGGCTTTATATCGGTTAGCTGCCAACGGTATATAATTCCCGCCTTTTTGAATAGTTTATAAAGGCTTACCCAGTTTTCACAATCTTTAACAACTGAAACATCAGGAAAAGAATTAATAAATCTTTCAACCACTGTGTTCAGCATTGTACTTGTAAATTTTGGATAAAAACCATTCTTATCATATTTATAAGCTCCTCTTCTTCCGATTTCAGTTGCTGCTGCAACAGGGTCGAATACTGAGTAATTTATATTTCCGATAAAACTTGAATAACAAGGATTAACTTTTATTAATATTAATCCATTATTATCACAATGTTTATTTATTAAATTTGTTTGGAAGCCTAAGTTCCAACAATTATTTATTTTACGACGAACTTCTTTTGACATTTCATCCTGACTATTTGATTTAAAGTTTAAGTCTTCCATCACAAAATAACCACACTTGTAGTGAGTTATTATATCAAATATCTTAACGTAAATGTTACCGATTTCATGTTTTCTTTTTCTGGTTAGATAAAGACTTTCGTCTACGGTAACATCTTTACCTGATTTTTTCATCAACTCACTTAAGTCATAACATTTACTATCAATTACTTTAACTTCATCATTTGATGTTTTATCTAAGATTACTAAACCAATATAATCAGGATTTAAATCAACTGCAGCAAATCTATTTTGATTTTTGCCTACAAGTTTTCGTGATGTTTGTTCTTGTTTATGTTTAATGTAAATGTTTTTGTCGTACTTACCATTATTCTTTTCTTTGATTTCCTTGATGTAAGTTTTATAATCAAAAGGTTCACCATTAATCATTTCATTATCAACTGTAATACAAAGATATTCATGATCTAACTTGACTGAAATAGGTAATATATTTAAGTCTTTAATTAATTGAAGATCCTTCAATTGTTTCTTATAATTACCTTTAACTACATAATTGATATAAATTTTATTCTCGCTGTTCATTTTATAAATGATTTGATTATTAGTAAAATCAAATTCAAAAAATCTATTAGAATTAGGATCACATTTAGATCCGTAAAGACTCAAAGGAAGGATTCTATTCGAATGATATTCATCTGTTTTAGTAATTATAGTGTTTTTATTTTCCTTTTTATCATTATTTAAGTAGGATATTTCTTTTAGTAGTTTTCTTGTACCGAAAGTAATATCCTTTGATAAATTTCTATTTTTATAACTTAAGTTTTTCTGATATTTAAATAGATTCCTTGTTTCTTTTTTGGTTAATTTTATTTTTGATTGTAATTCTTTTATATCATCTTGTAAATCAAGTATTTCCTGTGATAATTTATCTTTATTTGTTTGAATTTGCTTAAATTTTGTCTTAACATCAATTATTAAACAGTTAGACTCGTAAACACTCAAACCATATATTTTAGTTAATTTAGTAATATATTCTTTATCATTAATTTTATCATAATGTTTATAAAGTTTACGAAAGAAATATGAAAACTGTTTCTGACGATTTAATATTTTAAGTTTACCCTCTTCACTAACGTTAAATCCAACTTTTATTGATATCATATATTATCTTGTAGTTCTTTTTTAATTTTATATCATTTATTATCTTGTAGTTCTTTTTTAATTTTATTTAATTTTCTTCTATTTGAATATGATTTCATAGAGAAATAATGAATAATAGAAATCAAATCATCTGTTAATTCTTGTTCATAACTTTTGTTTTGTATGTTATCACTTATGACTATAATTTTAGTACCAAAATATTTAAATACTTCAGTAATAAGGTCGAATCCAAATCTACATAATCTATCTTTATTTTCAACTATAACGCATTCAATTTTACCTTCAATAACAAGTTTAATTAATTTATTTAAACCATCTCTTTCAAATGACATACCTGACTTAATATCTTCAAATTGCTGTTCAATTACTATATCATTTAATATAGAGAATTCATAAATTCTATTAGATTGTTCTTTTAAATCATTTTTTCTTGGTTGGTTTGAAACTCTGGCATAACTAACATTAATTCTTTTATGTTTTATTTTTTTAACTCCAATTAATTTATATACATCTTCGTCATTATAAATATATGAATAATTATTTATTTTATTAATTTTTATTAATCCTTTTTTAATATATTTACTTAATGTAACTTGGGTTATACCCAATATTTCTTTTACTTCTTTTGCTTTCATAATTATATATATTAAATAAAAAATACCGTTTTTTGCTAAAATAATATAATTTATATAACGTTATATAATTATAATTAATAGTCTTTTATTATTTTTGTATTACATTTTCAGTTATAAATTCAATATATTTTTTCATATTTTTTATTCCCATCTATTATTATAAATATTTGATGTATACAATTCTTTAGTTGCATTATCAGCTAATATTAAATTATTAGAATCTTGCACTACTCGTTGTAATAATAAATTAGATTTAGATTCATCAGGAATAACATCATCATATATCCTTATATTTGTCAATTTTATATTAGATGAATTTATTATTATATTTTGATCAACATTAAATGTATTTAATGGTACAGTTACTCCTTCATATTCATCAATATATTTTATTGACGCTATATTATATAAACTTGTGTCAGTTAATTTATCAGCAATTTCAGTATTTTTAACTGGTCTATATCCATTTGATGTATAATACGATATGTCATTTATATTTGTATTATCTAATATAACACTTTTATAATTAGGTGTAAACATTGTTATTTTATAATTATATCTTCTTTTAAATAAATCTAAACTTATTGTTCTTTGTCTATTATCTAAATTTACAGTTAAACCATACCACATATTTGTTGTTAATCCTGTTATTGGTAAACTATAATTTATGTTATTTATAGTCAATGTTATATTATTATTTGCGTAAGATAATTTATATCCTTTATTATTAATTGAATCATAGTTGTTTATAAATTCAAAATAACTTTTATTACTAACATAATAAGAATTAAATATATTTTCATCAATTGCCTTATTTGGATCAAAACTATTATTAAAATTAAACCACACATTAAATGCTCTATTATCACTAAAATTCAAATTTGAATCTTTATATGTATAAGTAACTGCGGTTGTACCAGAAGATAATGATGATAAATTATAATAGCTATCTGCTATTTTTATATCTTTTAATGAATTATAGATATCTTTTTTAATTATCTCTAATTTTGGATTAACAATTAATCTATAAACTTCGTGTGTTATAGGTTTTAATTGTTTATTTGCAATTTTATCTTCTTGTTCTCTTATTTCTCCGCCAAATAAAGAATCTATAGTATTATTATTTGTTAATGATTCAATAAGATTTTTTGATGCATTAGAAACATTAGTTTCATTTGCAAGTTTTTCATATTTTTCAAGAACAACATTATAATAAACACCCATATACATAATATCTCTTTTTACTTGAGCATGTTTAATTCTATACATACGATTTGCTTGACAAAAATATATAATATCTTTTTGGAATGGTCTTTTTTCTATTCCAAATGCATTATGAAATTCGTCTTTTAATATAATAACTTGAAATGTATCCATCATATCTAACATATATTCATTTATTTGAACTTGATTATCTGGAAAATTATTTTCAGGTACAATTATTTTTATTTTTTGTGTATCTACTATATTAAATAATTGATATTCATGTAATATACTATCTATTCCTTTACCGTCAGGATCTGTTAAATGATAATCAACTGTCCATCCAAATATTTTACCTACTGTATTTGATAAATATGTATACCAATCTCCTATTTTTTGTCCAGCATAAGGATTAAATATGCCTTGTGATGCTGCTGTTTGAGTTGAATCTAATCCAGTTGTATTACTTTGTGAACTTAGACTTGGTATAACATTACCTGATATATAACAACTTAATCCTTTTGTCACCCAATCTTTACTATAATCTAATGGAGTTTTACTATCACCTTTATATGATGTTATACCATTTAAACAAACTGAATTTGTACCACTATCTGTTGAATTTGAAATTGTAGTTCCAGTATTTACTGCAGGATAAGAAACTGCACAATCCTCTCTAACTCCATATCTATTAGTTTTAAGATAATTATTATTAATATTTTGAAAATCTCCTAATAATATAATATCATAAATTTTAGATGTTGTTCCAGTATTTATTTTAGAAACTGAATACTCAACTTGTGCAAATCTAATTGGATTTATTTTTACAGTTGATATATTTTCTGTTGTTAAATTTTCCCAAGGCGTATATGTTCTACCATTATCTTGAGTGAATCTATATTTAATTTGTAAATTATTAGTATTTGATCCATATATTTCATAACCAGTTAATTTGAAAACTTTATAAATATCTTTTGGGGTAAATAATATAAATTCATTATCTGGTATATTAACAATTGTATCTGTTTGTTCAATATCATAAGTTCCTTCGATTACAATTGTATTTATTGTAAGTGCTGGTATTGTAGTAGTATCAGCATCAATTCTATAATAAGCTAAATTTAAATATAAGTTATTTAATGAGCAATAATCTTGTGTAATTCCTGTAATAGGAGAATACTCACTATAACTTATACCACTTCTTGTATTGCTATAAGAAAAATATTTTTTGAAATAATGATCATTAGTTTCTCCTTTTACAATATCTGTAAATTTTGTAATTGATGATATGCTTTTTAATGGAACGATAGAAAAATTTTTAATATCACGAATTTGAGTAGATATTTCATCTGTATACGTTGGAGTACCTAACCAACTCATTGTAAAAGTACCATCAAATTTAGGAGTGTAAATATATCTCATTTTTAATTATTTTATATTTCTCTTATATATAAAAAATTTAATTATAATATATTTTTTAAAAATTAACTCTTTCTTTTACTCTTATTGCATAACTTAATATTGATTCATATGTATAATAAGAATTTTTCATTTTAGGGTCTTTATATAATTTAAAATCAGGAATAGAAGAAATATCAACTTCTAATATTACCCATTCGTCGATATTCATATTGAATAATTCTGTCTTATCATATTTATTTTTAAAAAATTTTCTTTTTTCTGCACAAAATTCTTTAGCATCTGACAAATTGTCAGTTAAATATACTCTATCTACATCATTAGATATCATATTTTGAGATTTAGGAACTAATCCTATTTTTTTAATTTTTTCGTAATAATATTTTGTTGTTGCATGATATAATATATCAGGTGTTCCATCAGGTACATCAAATCTTTTTTGAAATGTTATATTAAATATTGTATCTTTTGATATCATTATACTTTTTATTTCTAATCCATTATTATCAATTATACTAGGTTTAAAATATCCCATATTATGCATAAAACTAGTCAATTCTTTATTAAATTGTTTTTTATTTACATTTGAAATATCAATTGATAATGAAATATATCCTTCTAATTTTTTTATTTCATATTTAATATTATATGATTTTATTAAATTATCTAATTTTTCACAAAAAAAGTCATAATCAACAGAATGAATTAATCCCTCCTTCATAGCTAAATAAAAATGATTGTGAAAATAATCTGCTTCTTCATTAAAATTTCTATATTTTTCAAAATTTTTAAACCTATCTAGCATATTTTTTATTTATTATAGTTAATATAATTATATAAGTTTATATAAAATTTTGAATGATAAATTTTATATATAAGAGAAAACATTTTTTTATGGCTATAATCACCCCTAATGATCTTATTAATCCAACAGAAAAAACAATAAAGAACTGGAATTGCTCATTTATTGCAGTTGAAGGTCCAAATATAATTGAAAAATTAAGCTTAGAAGATTTGGCTATTCCATATGAATCTCAATATAGATCGAGAATAGTTTTAAAAGCTGGTGAATCTAATAAAATGCTTTACGGATTTATTGGTAAGGCTGTTACATTCTTAATGATAAAAGTAACTTATGATAGTTTATCTGATCCATATTATACATATGAACAAGAAAAATATAATATAAATTATTATTTTGAAAATGATCCTATTCTTAGACCATTAAATAGATTATTAATAATGACAGGTTCTTCTGATGAAAGAATACCACAAATTTATGTGACAAATCCATTAGATTATGACGTAACATTAGATGTATTAGAAGCAACAGTTGATTCTGAATTTGATGAAGATGATGATATACCTGCTGATTATCAAATACATTATGCTATAACAAATATATCAAGTACATATTCTGGAAAAACAGATGATGAATATATAAGATGTTCTGGTACAACAGAATCAGGTTCTACATATTCATTATATTTACCGTTAGCAACTGGTACAGGAAATGTATTAACAATCAAAAATATATTAAACGGAGTTATAACTATTTTAACACAAGATACAGATTTGATTGATGGTTTAAATTCATATGTATTAAATACTCAATATGAAGTAGTCGTGCTAATTGATGCAGGTACTGGTATCTGGGATAAAATATAATATAAATATGGCAAAAATAACAAGTAATAGTCTTTATGGTAAAACAAAAAGAGAAATAAAAAATTGGGGTAGAGATTTTAGAACATCAGATGGACCTCAAACATCTTCTGTTATGAGTCTCAGTGATATTGCAATACCGTATGATTCATGTTATACATCAAGAATAGTATTACCTTCTTATACTGAAGATTTTTTATTAAATTATGGTATAATTGAAGAATCTACTTTTTTATTATTAAAAGTTACATATAATGGTAATTATGATAATGAGAATGAAGATGCGTATGATCCATATTATTATTATGAACCAAGTACATATAATATTAATTACTATTATGATTCTAATTCAGGTATAACATATCCAATTGGAAGATTATTGCTTTTAAATGGCTCATTTCCAAATAAATTAGGACAAATTTATTTGAATAATCCATTAGATTATGATGTAGTTTTAGATGTAATGCAAGCTAATATTGAAGCTCCAATAGTTCAACCACCAAGTAGTGCAGTAACGATATCAAATTTGTATTATAGTGACATTATAACAAATCAAGTTGAATGTTATTCTTATACTGGATTAACAACAGGATCTACTGAATTTATTATTACTGGAATTACATCTTCAATAATAAGTACAGGTTATACAATTACACAATATATAATTCCATATAATACTATTATATCAATAAATTCAGATACATCATTATATTACATTTACATAAACACTACATCAACTTATTATACTATTAAATTTTTAACTCAATCTGATTATGAACAAGCATATTTTAGAATAATATTCGCGTATTCATCATATACAGATGGTAATTGTAGATATTTAACTACAACAGAAACATACGATAGTGGTAATAATATAAATTGTTAAAAATAAAAATTAATTATAAATGACTATTATATATTATAATTCTCCTATAAGTGGAACTACTTGGATTGGTAGTGGAACTACTGTACCACATAATGCATATTTGCATTTATATCATGATAGTGTTACAGGTTGGACATTAAATAGTTTAAAACATCTATTCATTAGTGGAATAACTGGTTGCATTTCAGTGAATATACCATTAGATAATATAACTTTTGAGTTATATGAGAAAGGTACAAATATACAATTATATGAATTAACAAAATATGGACAATATTTTATATATATTTCAATTTCAGATTCTGTTGGAAATATAACTACATCATATATTTATAATATTGTTGTAAATGATAGTTCTCCTGAAATAATATTTAATTGTAATATTTTTAATTCAGGATTGACAGGAAATACTATTGATTTTTCTGGAGCAACTGGTATAACATCAGGAATTAATATTTATTCTGGCGTAACATTTAATCTTTTTGAATTTGATAAAAATATAATTAATAAAGTTGATATAATTTATAATTGTATATGCTATGTGATTGATAATATTGATTATTGTATCAATAAATATATGATAAATGTTTTAATTATAGGATCAAATTTATTAAATAATAATGAGTATCAAGAAATTTCTATACCAGGTTATTATTGCATAAAATTATCTTTAATAAATAGTACAAATTATGAGATTGTTTATTATTTTCTTGTAGATGCTGTTTATGATCCAAATAATTATAATTCTAATATTTATTAATATTATTGACCTAATAAAATAAATATATAAATTAGTAAAAATTAAATAAATAAATGAGTAAAGTAACTTTTGATGGATCAGCAAAAATAATAACTATAAATAGTGGAGTAACAAGTATTGATGTTAAAACTGATTTATATTTAGAATGGAAGCAATGGGTATTAGAAGGAGATAATTCTAAATGGCTAGCTGCATTCAGATCATTTGGTGGTGATCCAACTACATTAAATCAAAATGCTCCAAGCTACTTTTTTTTAACTAATAATTGGATAGTTAAAATAGAAAATTTAAATGTAGCAATACAAGATAATTTATATTCAGATGATTATGATATTCCTTATCTAAATATAAATTCTACAATATTATCAAAAAATTCTGATATACCTAGTATTGATAGTTTAACTGGTATTACAGAAACATTATCAGATATGAATAATACTATCATAGATATTTCATTTGATGTTAAACATATATTAGGATTATCACAGCAAAATTATAGATTAAGTAATCATGTTTATGATGATGATTTTAGATTGACATCAGTTACAATAAAATTATTTAATACTAAAACTGATTGTAATAATAATGTTAATAGTTTTGCTAATTATACAATGAATGCGGCTTATGATGATAATGGATTATTAATTGATTATAAAGTAGTTAAAAATTAATTCTTATTATGATTAATCACATAACAACAAATTTAGTAACTAAAGGTTTATTGAATATTTCTAATATTACAAAAGGAATGATACAAATTAAGTATCAAATAATATTTAGAAAAAGAGGAGGATCGAGTGCTAATGTTGTTCATTCATATGATAATGATGAAGCATTCTATGATGAACTTAGAAAGCATAAAGAAGAAGAAATTGACTACATAAAAGTGTTTGTTGATTGGAAAGGAGCAAAATTAAAAGCATTTAAAAAAATTGAAGTTAAATTATTAAAAGAACATATTGAAGCAGAAATATTATTAAAAACAAATAAAAAATTCACAGTAGAAATAATAAAATAAAAAAGATGTAATTTATATTACATCTTTTTTTATAAATATTTAAGTTATTTAAATGAATCAAATTTCATTATACTGGAAACTACTTTTTCTTCTTTTTTAGATTTTTCTGTTTCTTCATCAACATCTTCTTCAACAATTTCTATTTTTTTCTCAAAAGCTGCTTCCAATTTTGAGATTGTGTCATTTTTCTCGACTACTTTTTCAACTTTTTTTTCAACTTTTTTTTCAACAATTGGTTTATTTTCAAATTTTGTTTCTGATACAGATATTCTTGGTTTATTTGAAGGTTTTTGAATTTCAGATACCATTTCTTCTATTTTAATAGAAGCTTTACTTTTTATTTCAAAATTATCTTGCCACACTGGAAAATATAAATCTTCTGATATAATTTCAAATTTTATTTTTCCATTATCACCTTTTTCATATAGACTCAATTTAGGAATTTCAAATCTACAAATATCATTTTCAATCTTACCTATTAAAAGAACATTTTTATTTTCTTTTGTCATTAATATTAATCTTGGCTCAACATCATTTACGTTAATGCCATCACTATTTATTTTAAATTTTAAAATATCATTCTCTTTATTGTTAAATAAATCCATATTAATTATTTATTTTTTATATTCTATATATTAATAAAAAAATATAGAATTATATATTAAAATTTTGATCTTCTTTTTTTAATATATAATAAAAAATTAAGTTTAATGTCAACTGGAGTAATACTTCCAAATAATTCGTTAATAGCAGATTTGACCAGTAAATATTGGCTTTATTTTTCAGATAATTTTGGAAGTATAAATGCTACACTTATTAATGATTCTAATGGACATCCAATAACAGGATATATATCTGGAAGAACCTCAATTTATTATGATTTTGATTATTCTGGTAATACTCAAGAAGGTAGAATACCAAACACTGATGTAGATTTTACTGCTGTTGCCATTGGGCAAAATATCGCTAGATATTCTATAATTAAAGGTGTAATCACAAGTGGTTTAACAAATATAATTTTAACTTCGGATACAGATTGGAATTATTCTGGTAATACTCAAGGAACAAGTGGCACATCAGGAATAGATGGAGAAAATGGTACATCAGGAGCTTCTGGTAGTGAAACTCTTGAACTTACAATTACTGGAGTTCAAGATGGTATAAATAAGAATTTTATATTATCTAGCGGAGTCAGTTATATCCACATGTTTTATGTTGATGGTCAATTACAAACATATAATAACGATTATTATGTTTCTGGATTAACTTTAACATTTATTAAAATACCACCTAAAGAAAGTGATATTTTAAGATTATTCATCACACAGCATGGCGGTGTTTTTGGTACATCAGGAACAGATGGAACATCAGGAACAGATGGAACATCAGGAGCTTCTGGTAGTGAGTCTCTTGAAATTACAATTACTGGAATTCAAGATGGTATAAATAAGAATTTTATATCATCAAGTGGTATTAGTGAAAATCATATGTTTTATGTTGATGGTCAATTACAAACATATAATAACGATTATTATGTTTCTGGATTAACTTTAACATTTATTAAAAATCCTCCTAAAGAGAGTGATATTTTAAGATTGTTTATTACTCAGCATGGCGGTGTTTTTGGTACATCAGGAACAAACGGTACAAGCGGATCATCAGGGTCATCAGGTAGTTCAGGGTCATCAGGTAGTTCAGGTTCATCAGGTAGTTCTGGAACAAATGGTACATCAGGTATAAATGGAGATATTATAAACGAAATTGATATTTCTGGAATTCAAGATGGAGTAAATAAAAATTTTATATTATCAAATGAAATTGTAAGTGAAAATCATATGTTTTATGTAGATGGACAATTACAAACATATAATAATGACTATTATATCTCTGGATTAACTTTAACATTTATTAAAATTCCGCCTAAATATAATTATATTTTAAGATTGTTTGGTAGTATAGGCACAAATTATCATAATGGAATTACTATTAATCAAAATATTGTTGTTGATAATTATGGAACAATAAAAACATTAAATATTGTTAATGGTTTGATAATATCAATAACATAAATTATCAATAACATAAATTATCAATAACATAAATTATCAATAACATAATTTTATATATAATATAAATAAAAATAAATTAAAAATAATGAGTACAAGATTAGATGCGAATGATAGATTAAAAGGATTAAGTTTTAAAAAACCTTGTATCGTTGCGACATTAGAAAATGTAAATTTAACAGGGTCAACTAATGTAATTGATGGAGTATCTTTAAATTTAAATGATAGAATATTAGTCATAAATCAGATAGATCAGATAGATAATGGTATTTATATTGTTTCAAATGTTGGTACAGGTTCTGATGGCGTTTTATTACGAGCAAATGATTTTTCTACAAGTGATGATATATTTGCTGGAATTAACATTTATATTTTATCAGGAGATACATATAATGATAGTTATTTCATATTAAATACCGAAAATCCTATATTAGATATTACTCCGTTATTTTTCTCTAATAAAAAAATGTTAGATACTCAAAATGTAAGTAATAATCAAGTATTATTATATAATAATAATTCAATAATTGGTTATACAGGACTAACATATGATGGTAATACATTAGATATAAATGGTAATGTTAATATAACAGGTAATACAACAGTAATTGGAAATATTATTTCAAATACAATATCTGTAACAGGAGGAACTTCAACTCAATTTTTAAAAGCTGATGGATCTATTGATTCAACATCATATACTGATTTTAATTTATTTACTGGTGAAACATTTGATAGAATAAGTGGTGATACATATTTGAATAATTTATTAACAGGTGAAACATTTGATAGATTATCAGGTGATACATTTTTAAATGAATTATTAACAGGTGAAACATTTGATAGAATTTCAGGAGATACATTTTTAACTGAATTATTAACTGGTGAAACATTTGATAGAATTTCTGGAGACACAGTATTAAATGATTTAATTACAGGATTAACTTCAACAGTTAATAATAATTATAATTTATTAACAGGTGAAACATTTAATAGAATAAGTGGAGATACAGTATTAAATGATTTAATTGAAGAGTTATCAATAAATGCTCAAAATCAAATGAATAATGAAATTAATAATAGAATTTCAGGAGATACATTATTGAATAATTTACTAACTGGTGAAACATTTGATAGAATAAGCGGAGACACTTTTTTAAATGAATTATTAACAGGTGAAACATTTGATAGAATAAGCGGAGACACAATATTAAATAATTTAATTACTGGATTGACATCAACAGTTACGGATAATTATAATTTATTAACAGGTGAAACATTTAATAGAATTTCAGGAGACACATTTTTAAATAATTTAATTACAGGATTAACACAGAATATTATAAATAATTATGTACCTTATACTGGATCTACATCAAATATAGACTTAGGATATAATAATTTAACAGCTAGTTCAATTATTAAATCTGGTGGTACATCTAATCAATTTTTAAAGGCTGATGGAACTATTGATATAACTACATATTCAAATACTGGTCATAGTCATTATCAATTATTTCAACCAAATGGTACAACTCCTTTTGTCTATACAGATAATGGTGGGTCATTTCATATTGATGGAAATATTATTCAATCAGGATCAACATATGAAACTCATACAGAACAAATATACACTACTAAAGATTATATTTATTTGAGAAGTGGAGCAACTTCTGGATTACCTGATGGACAATATGCAGGATTTACAGCTAAATTATATGACGGATCTAATGATGGTCAATTAGTCTTTGATAATAAAGGCTTTGCAAGAGTTGGAGACGTAGGTAGTTTATTGAAATTAGCAGCTATTCAAGAAACACCTACAGATACACAATTTACTTACTATGATGCTGCAACTTATTCATTAAAAACACGTGCTTTTTTAAGTGGTGATATTACAACGGCTTTAGGATTTACTCCTTATAACGCAACTAACCCATCTAATTATATAACAATTGGATCAGTTCCTGTTGTAGCTACAACAACTCCTTTAATAAATGGAATTGCTGCAATTGGAGCAAGTGGTAAATGGGCTGATGGAGCACATGTTCATCCAGTTGATACTTCAAGACAAGTTGCATTAAGCGGAACTGGATTTGTAAAAAGCACATCAGGAACTATTAGTTATGACACTTCTACTTATATTCCAGTCACAGGAAATACAAATACAATAAACTTAGGTGTTAATAATTTAACAGTAGATACAAATACTCTGTTTGTTGATTCTGTTCATCACTATTTAGGTATTACTACAAATAATCCTAATGCGTCAGTTGATATTGGAGGTTTTGGTACACCTTCTGATTATGGAGGAGGAACTGGTACGGCTAAAGTTTTAATTGCTGATAACGCGACAGGGTCATCTGGTGTTCAAATGTATAATTCTAATTCAGGAACAGCCTCTGATTTTAGATTTGCCATTTTTAATAATAATAAAAATGAATATATGGCATTTTCAACGCCAGCCGATACTAATACTAATACTTTATTTGGATTTGCAAGAAGTACATCTAATTATTTATTTAATAATTTAAATGGAGTAGGTGGCACTCTTAGAAATTTAACTATTGGTACGGTTGGAAGTTCTGACCTTATATTTGGAACTAACAATGTAGAAAATTTAAGAATAAAATCTGGAGGTAATGTCGGGATTGGAACTACTACTCCAGGAACGTTATTAGAAATAAGTAACTCTGCAAATATATCTATTAATTCAATTTTAAGGATTAGAGACATTAATACTGGTGGTTCATATTTTGATATCGGTTCTGCTAATGGTAGTAGTGGATTATTCATTAATCAAGGCTCTACTAAGATAATGCAAATTAGAAGTAGTGGAAATGTAGGATTTGGAACTTCATCAACCCCTAACGCAAGATTTAATATTTATAAAAGTGGAATAATTGATTATTTCAATATTACAAGTTCAGTTGATGGTGATGTGATGGTTATCTTAAATAATGGCAACGTCGGGATTGGAGCTACCACTCCAGACCAAAAATTATCAGTTTGGGGTGGTTCACAAAATATTATTGATCCAACAACTTTAGGTTCTGAAAGCTTAACTAATGGTACGTTATCTGGTGGAACTTCTTGGACTGCAACAAATGATTGTACTTTAGTATCTAATAACGCAACTTGGACTTTTTCTGGTGGAACTGCTTCAACTCTTACACAAACGAATGCTAATTTAACAGTTGCAGGAGTAGGATATAGATGGTATAAATTTGTTTATACAGTATCAGCTATTTCTGGAACTCCATCTGCATCAATAACAACATCTTTTGGCGGATCAACAACTTCTCTTACTATAACAGCTGGAGCACAAACTACTTATTTTAAAGCAGCTACTACACCTACTGATTTTGTTATTACTTCTACTTTGGTATCAGGACAGACATTCACATTGGGTACGTTTTCGTTAAAAGAAGTTCAAGGTGGAAATTTAATAACTGGTGGATTGTTAACTGGTGGAGGTACAACTGGTATTAAAGTTTTAGCAAATGGAAATGTTGGAATTGGAACAACTACTCCTGGACAATTACTTGAAGTAAATAATGGGCACATAAATGTTTTAAATACCAATTATGGACTTCTATTAGCTTCTAATCAAGCTCTAACTAGGAATGGAGCAAAACTTGTACTTGCTAACTCAAGTGCATTTACTTCTATGGGGTTGAGTACCGTAGGAGTTGAAAGAATTTCTATTGATAGTTCAGGGAACGTAGGTATTGGAGTAACTCCAACGTCTATGCTTACTCAAAAATCTACAACCGCATTAGAATCTGCTACGTTAGGAACTGAATTAACAGCTTCTGGAGATACTTGGGGATTAGCAACAACTAAAAGCATAACTGCTTTTGCAAATTATGGATCTACTGTTGCTGGAACAGTTGAAGTAACTTCAAATGCTCATGGATTTCCAGCTGGAACAACAACTAATGTTGTAATATCAGGAACTACTAATTATAATGGTACATACACAATAACATATATTGATGTTAATAACTTTTATATTACGGCAACTTGGGTATCGAACGATGCAACTGGAACTGCAACTCAAACTGGTTGGTCTGGAACTTATGCTGGTGGATACACACACTCAACTGGAAATACAACAGCATTAACTGATTCTACATTGGTTCCAGTGGTTGGTAATTTATACCAAATAACTTATACAGTAACAAATAGGACGACAGGAACATTTACGATTACATTCGGCGGAGTTACATCTTATACTTATTCAGCAACAGGCTCATATGGTCCTAAAGCTGCAACAGTAGGAACATTAACTATTGCTCCAACGACTGATTTTAATGGCACAATAATACTTTCAATTAAATTAATTGCATCATATTCTCCTATTTATGTTATTCAAGATAGTTCTTCTGCTAATACATTAGAAATTCGTAGTTCTTTAAATACTTCAGTAAATTTATTCATAGGTAAAAACTCTGGAAGATATAATACAACAGGTATTAATAATACTTCACTTGGATCTGGAGCGTTACCGATAAATTCAACTGGATTTAATAATGTTGCAATTGGTGGTAGTGCTATGCAAGCGAATACAGCTGGATTTTCTAATATCTCTATAGGTTTTAATTCCCTTTTAAGCAATACTGTCGGTTATGCCAATACATCAATTGGTAATGCAACTCTACAAAATAATTCTATTGGTTATTATAACACAGCAGTTGGTATAAGTGTTCTTGTCACTAACACAGCTGGGTATTATAATACAGGCATTGGAGCAAGCGCGCTTAGTTCAAATTCTACTGGATATTATAACACTGCGATAGGAATTAATTCTATTAATTTAAATACTACTGGTTTTTATAATACTGCATTAGGTGGTAATTCTCTTAGTTCAAATTCAGTTGGATCATACAATACTGCTGTTGGCTATTCATCGATAAGTAATATTGTATCTTCATATAATACTGCTATTGGTTATATATCTGGTCGTTATATAACTGGAGGGGTAACAACTAATATCAATTCTTATAATTCTGTCTATATTGGAGCAAATACAATGGCATCTGCTGATGGCAATTCAAATGAAATAGTAATTGGATATAACGCAACTGGTAATGGAAGTAACTCAGTAACATTAGGTAATACATTAATTACTAAAACTATTTTACAGGGTAATACTGGTATTGGCGGATATACAACTCCTTTACATTTCTTAGATAATACTCAAACTCAGAATCAACGCACTGTTTATGGATTAAACGTGGTGATGAATGCTACTAATCTTCAACAAGATATAGTATCTACAGGTAATGATGAACCACTTTTAAATCAATACTATGCCTGGAAATTTACCGCAAGTGCTGCAAACACAATGGGTTCGTTATCAGTTAGATTGAAGAAAATAGGTACTGTTACAAATACAACAGATTATATTAGACTTAAATTATATTCAGATACAGGTACAGCCCCAAATGCTTTATTATACACTTCTGATCAGGTTAAAATGGGCACATTAACGACTTCTTATGTTGAATACTTGTTTGGTGGAGACTATACGATGGTTAATGGTACTTCATATTGGTTAGTAGTTGAAAGAAGTGCATCGGTAACAGGAGGAGGTTCAATTACAGTTGATAGAAATTCTAATTCTTTAAGTACGACAAATGTTGTAACTCCTGCGAGTGGAGATTGGACAATAAATACAGGTTTAGGAAGATATATTATTTATGGACAGACTCCAAGGGGTATTTATGTAACCTCTACAAATTATGTTGGAGTTTATGGAAGCTCTACAAATAGTTATGGAGTTCAAGGAATCTCTACAAATAGTGGTGGAGTTTATGGAATCTCTACAAATAGTTATGGAGTTTACGGAAACTCTACAAATAGTACTGGAGTTAATGGAAACTCTACAAATAGTTATGGAGTTCAAGGAATCTCTACAAATAGTGCTGGAGTTAATGGAAACTCTACAAATAATTATGGAGTTTATGGACAATCAAGTAGTTCTTATGGATTAGGCGGTATATCAACAACTGGAGTTGGATTTATTGGTATATCAACAAATTCATCTGGTGGAGCAATGTATATAGGTGATGGGGTAGATAAATTAACCCAAAACAATACTGGTTCTGTACTTATAATGTCAAGACGTGTTGATGGTAACTCCACATATGCAGTAAGTGGTAATTTATTAAATATAACTGATAACCCAACCAACTGTACATCAGTTTCAGGAGCATTAATTTCAGGTACAATAGTATCTACTGAAAGATTTAGAATTGATCCTCGTGTAGTTGATGGAGCGAGTGCAGTAGGAGCATTTACAGATACATCAAGTGCTTTAGCAAATGCAACAGCTAAGTTATTTTCATTCAGAAATAATGGGGTTGAAAAAGCGTATGTTGGAGCAACTGGTAGTTTAGTAGTTCAGGGAGTAATAATGCCACAACAAGCAACTACTGCAGCAGCACCAGCATATGTTAAAGGTGGAATGTATTTCGATACTACCTTGAATAAGATGAGAATTGGTGGTGCAACAGGTTGGGAGACGATTACGAGCGTATAAAAAACAATAATATATTATGTGGATAACAATGATTTCAGTTTTTGTACTTTACAATTTATTCATTCTTTTAAAATATGGATGGTTAAATTCGATATCAGCAAGCTACTACAGTTTACCTGATGAATATATAAAAATAAAATGGAATAATAATGTAGTATTAACTTTACCTATTAAATATAATTCATTATTTCTTTTATTTTGCTTAGGATATGCAATACCAACCTTATTCTTAGTAACCGATGGATTTATGTTTTTTGCTTGTGGGTTAATTTGTTTTGTAGGCATAGCGTCAGCATTCAGACTTGATAGTTTTACAGCAAATATGCATCAATATAGTGCGTTAGGAGCAGTAGTATTAAGTCAACTATCATTAATATTTTTCTATCATTTATATTATTTAGTTATTATTACCGCAGTAAGTGCAGTAATATTATACTTACTTAATAAAAAATTACCTCAATGGATGTATATACTAGAATGGATTGCGTTTTGGACGGTTGCAATAGCTTTATTATAAATAATTTTTAATCTAATGATATATTATTAATAGATTTATATTTATTGATTAATGTTTCACGATTACTAAATCCTCTACTACGTGGACTAATAATAACAATTGGTGAACTTTGAGCAGCTTTATAAACTGAAATTTTCATTTTATTAACTGCAAAATTGACTTGCTCATCCCATTGTTTAATGTCATATTTATATACTTCATCCATTTTAGGAAAATAATCAATATTCAAAGATTTATTTTTATAATCTAAAATTAAATCATCTCTTGTTTTTCTATCACGTATTAATGAAGCACATATACCACTTTGTACCCAATAATCAATTGGATCTTCATTTGCATCAGGTAATTCTGCAGCGGGTTTAAATTTACCATTATATAAATCATATGGTACTATTTCATCATTATATAATTCTTTATTAATATATTCAGATAATTCATATAATTCAACTTTAGTTAAATCTCCAATAATAGCATGAACGCCAATACTTCCAATGTCATGAAAGGAAGACCAAGAAAGCACTATTTCTGTTTGATTGCCTGTTGAAACGATACCACTTTTAAATCTATGAGTATCTTCTAAACCTAATACAGTTCTTAATACTGCATGTATTGAAGCTTTACCCGTATCACTTAGTTTAGGCGCATTTTTCATATGTACATCATCTACATTTAATATTTCATCAACTGTTGATTGAATAGGTTGCCAATATGTAATCATTCCTAATTTTTCATCTAATTGATTTACATAACTTTTAGATTTAGTATTCAATGAAGATGGATTTGAAATGAATATAGTGTGTTCTTTGCCCATAGCACGATAAACCAATGCTGCTACAATAGACGAATCAAGTCCGCCAGATACATGAACCTGAGCATTTTCAATACCTGATAATTTAAAAAATTCTTTCTGCTCAAATATAATAGCTTCAGTTATTTCTTTATATTTACTATCATTACTGCCTAATATTGGTTCACAATCTTTTAATCTGAATGTTTCAGTTTTTTCTTCAAATTTAGGAAGTTCTTTAACTAATCTTCCATAACTATTATATACAAGAGAAGCACCATCATAAATTATAATATTTTTAACTATATCACCGCAACCAACTGAATTTACTGAAATAACTGGAACCATATTATTTTTGGCAATTTTAGAAAATAAATTTTTTCTAATTTTTTGCTTTCCATAATAAAAATAAGATTGATTAGGTATAATCAAAATTTCAGCACCCATATCAACCATTTCTCGTGAAATATCTCTACTATGATTCATAAACCAAGCATCTTCACAAATTGGTGTACCTATAATGGTTTTACCAATACTTGGTAAATTAACTTCGAACACTTTAGTTTCAGTTCCTTCTGTAAAATATTTTCTATCTTCATGATGGTCTGTATCAGCTAATAATTGTTTATCATATGTACGAATTCCATTATCATCAATTACAGCTACTGAATTTTTTAAAATTGGAAATCCATTTCTATTTATACCATGAGATGATACAAATCCAATTACAATTATTCCACACAATCCTAATTCTTTTCTATATTCTTCAATTTTTTTCAACCTTGAAATTTGGTCACGAATAAAATCCTCTCTATCCCAAAGAGAACCACAGCAATATCCACTAATAGCTGTTTCTGGAAACACTGATATATCTACATTATCATCATAACTAGCATGATTTTTATCCAACTTTAAACAATTTAAAATTTTTCTGGTATTACCGATTAAATCTCCTGTAACTGTATTAATTTGGTGTACTGAAATATTTGCATTTTCAATCATAATATATAAATGTTTTAAATTTGAGTACAAAGATACATATAACAATTGATATAAACAAAAAAACTCATAAAAATATTTATGAGTTTTTTAAAATTAAAAAATTTGGTCATCTTATCAATAAAACGATCAAAATTTTTTAATTATTGAATTGAAGCTTGTTCTTTTGGTGCATTAGCAATGTTTTGTGCGTTTACTTGATCATTAGCTTCCTTAGTAACTTTTAATAAAAGAGTATTTACTACTTTATAAGGCATTTCAGATAATGCACCCAATATTAAATTTACTTCTTCTACTGTGAATTCAAATTTCAAATTTTCCATAACTATATTTTTTTGTTTATATCTATAACAAAATAAATAAAAAGTTTAAACTTATTATAAAAAATATAATAAAAAATTACATAAAAAATAAATAATTTATAATATGAGAATATAATGTAAATCTAACTACCAATTTCACGACGGGCGGTTCATTTTTTATATATATTAATAAAAAAATTATGATAATATATAAAACTACAAATCTCATTAATAATAAATTTTATATTGGGCAAGATTTTAATGATAATCCTAAATATTATGGTTCTGGTAAATTAATTACATTTGCAATAAAAAAATATGGTAAAGAAAATTTTAAAAAAGAGATAATAGAATATTGTACTGATGAAAAACATATGGATGAAAGAGAAATATTTTGGATAAAAGAACTTAATGCAACAAATAAAAAAATAGCTTATAATATTTGTGAAGGAGGAAAAACATATAGAACAATGAAAGGTGAAAATCATCCATTTTTTGGTAAACATCATACAGAAGAAACTAGAGCTATAATTAAAGAAAAAAGAAAACTTCAAAAAATGTCTAATTTTGAAAAAGAAAGACTTAGAAAATTATGGAAAACTAATGCTAATCCAGGCAAAAATAAATCAAATGAAACAATAGAAAAAATAAAAAATGCAGCAAAAGAATTAGATAGATATGGGGAAAAATCTACTTTTTACGGTAAAACTCATTCAGAAGAAACTAAAAAACATTGGAGTGAAATAAGAAAAGGTAAAAATGTAGGTATTAATAATCCTGCTGCAACTAGATATTATATTGAAACACCAGATAAAAAAGAATTAATATTTAATAGTAGAAAAGAAGTAATTGAATATATTGGATGTAGCATGGGATTTTTTACATTAAAAAAATATAAAGGATATAAACTTATAAGAAAAGAAATAATAAATAAAAAAGAAATAATAATAAATAAAGAAGATGATGAATATTATATTTATACTATTGAATCTCCTAATGGAGAAATATTAATATTTAATAAAAAAAGTGAAATAATAAAAAAATTAGATTGCAGTTTATATTTCTTTATATGTAAACATTTTTTGGGATATAAACTTATAAAAAGAGAAAAAAATAATTTATAATGAGAATATTGTTAATTTTACCTCATGTTAGTACTGGAGGAATGCCTTCTGTATCTTTAAAAAGAGTTGAATATTTAATAAAAAATAATGAAGTATATCTTATAGAATATAGACAAATTTCTTGGAGTTTTGTTGTACAACGAAATAAAATAATAGAATTATTAGGAGATAGATTTATATCATTAGGTAATACATGGGATAAAGATGAAAGTGTTAGAGACAAATTTCAAGAAATAATTGAAAATATTAATCCTGATATCATTCATATGGAAGAAATTCCTGAACTGTTCAATGATGGAATGAGGGAAGAACATTCAGATTGGTTATATAGGAATGATAGACCATATAAAATTATTGAAACTACTCACACATCAACATTTGATGTAAATAAGAAAGTATATTTTCCTGATAAATTTTTATTCGTATCTAAATTTTCACAATTACAATATGAAAAATTTAATATTCCTTCATCTGTGGTTGAATATCCAATGAATAAATTAAAAAAAAATCAAGGATATGCTATTAAAAAATTAAATTTTGATCCTGAATATTTTCATGTTTTGAATGTTGGATTATTCACATCAGGTAAAAATCAAGGTTATGTATTTGAAATAGCAAGAAGATTAGAAAAATATAAAATACAATTTCATTTTGTAGGTAATCAAGCTGATAATTTTTCAGATTATTGGAAACCTTTATTAGAAAATAAACCAAATAATTGTATTATTCACGGTGAAAGAGATGATATTGATTTATTTTATCAGGCATCAAATTTACTTATACATTCATCTATAAATGAATTAAATCCGTTAGCAGTAAAAGAAGCAACATCTTATGATTTACCGATATATTTAAATAATCTTAGTACATATTTAGATACTTATGATTCTTATAAAAATATAAAATATCTTACAAGAGATGTTGATAAAGATGCTAAAAGAATATTAGATAATTTTAATATAAAACTTATAGATGATAATGATACATTTGAAGATATATTAATAAATGAATATAAAGAAGTACTTAATATAGATAAAATAAAACAAAATTCAATTGATGCTCAATATGAATATAATATTGATTTTATTGAAGGTGCAAAAGTTGAAATTCTTGGTACAAAAAAATCAGAATTTTATGTTGAGATATTAGATAAAAATACCAAAGAAGTCATATATAAAAATTTAATAAATAATAATAATTGGTGTAAAACAAATAATGAATGTTATAAAGAATATAAAATTAACATTTATCATAATAATAAATTAGTAATTAATCATAATTTTGATTTAACAAATAGAAATGTATTAATAACATTAGAAAGTAAATCTATTGGTGATACATTAGCGTGGTTTCCATATATAGAAGAATTTAGAAAAATTCATAACTGTAAAGTTTATTGTTCTACATTTTGGAATAATTGGTTTATAAATCAATATCCTGAAATTACATTTTTAAAGCCTGGTCAATCAAATATTAACGATTTATATGCTAAATATAAAATAGGATGGTATTTACCATTTGATAGAAATAAAAATCCAATTGATTATAAAACTATTCCTTTGCAAAAAACAGCATGTGATATTCTTGGATTAGAATATAAAGAAATTGTACCAAAAATTGAAATTCCTGAAGGAGTTAGACCAATTAAAGAAAAATATGTTTGTATTGGACAATTTTCTACTGCGAATGCAAAACACTGGCATTACCCTTGTAAAGATAGCAACAAAGGCTGGCAAATTTTAGTTGATTGGCTTAATGTTCAAGGTTATAAAGTTATGGTAATAAGTAAGCAGTCAACTACTCTTAAAAATATAATAAATAAAACTGGTGATTTTCCTATTGAGCAAAGAATAAATGAATTAAAATGGTGTGAATTTTATATTGGAGTTGGTTCTGGATTAAGTTGGTTAGCTTGGGCTGTTGGTAAAAAAGTAGTAATGATGTCTGGATTTTCTAATCCTTTCTGTGAATTTAAATCTAATAATATAAATGTTCATAATTTTAATGTTTGTAATGGTTGTTTTAATACTCATCAATTTGATCCAGGAGATTGGAATTGGTGTCCTATACATAAAAATACAGATAATCAATTTGAATGTTCAACTAATATTACGCCAAAAATGATAACTGATAAAATTATTAAATGTAAACTCATTGAAAATCCTAATAATTTCAATTTTACTAAATATAATTTAAAATATAATTTAAATAAAAATGATATTTTCTTTAAATATGATAAAAATGAAAATAAATTTACAATAATTTATAAAGGTGATGATGTTGAACCTTTAAATATTGATATTAGAGATTATAATTCAGATATGATATATTATACATTATCTGACACATCATTAAGTAAAAATAATATAATTTGGAGTATACCAGAGAAAAAAATGTTTGAAGAAACAAATAAGTTACTTATAGTATTTTACGAAAAAAATAAAATATTAGAATTGCAATATGATATTTAAAAATTTATATATAACGAAAAGAAAAATCGTTACATATGAGCTATATAAAAATTCAAAAAATACTTAAAGAAGAAGTTGAAACACCTGAAGAAGGTTATATTTATTTTGGTTATGATGATTCAACAGTTGGTAGTGGAGTAACTAGTGGAGTAACTGGTGGATTTTGGATGAAAGATGATACTGGTAGCGGAGCAACATATTTATTTGCAGGTTATTCAAATGCGCCAAATATTATATCTTTTAATCCAACATCATCAGCATTTAATGGTGATACTATAACAATATATGGTATAAATTTCTTTGGTGCTGTAGTGGCGTCATTTAGTGGAATTACAGGAATAACAACAGTAGTGAATTCAAATCAATTGACCGTAATAATACCTAATTTACCTAATTATGATAATGAAGTTGATGTTGTAATAACTTCTTCATTAGGAACAGGAACTTCCGTAAAATATAAAGTATATCAGCAAATAAATAAGCCTGTAATTACTAGTTATCCATCAATTGCTAATATAAATTCTACAATAACTATTAATGGATTATATTTTATCGCTGGACAAACTTCTGTATATTTTAATCCAGCATCTACTATTTCAACAACAACGGTAATTAATTCAACTACGTTAACAGCAGTAGTTCCAATAATTCCAACTGGATCAACACAATTTTATATTCAAACAACTTTTGGACAAAGTTTACTTTCAAATATTAATATTAATGGCGGAACAATTCCAATAGTTACTAATTTTTACCCAACATATGCAAATTTAGGAGATACTATTAATATATTTGGCGAAAATTTTATAGATATTAATAATTTATTAGTACGTTTTGGACCTAATCAATCATCAAATATTAGCATAATAAATTCAGGACAGTTAACAGTTACAATATCAGGAGATACTCCAATTGGAGATACATTAATTAGCGTTAATGATATGACATTTTCAGGATTTACAGTTTGTGGCTCTACTTCTACATTAATTCCAACAGTATCAAGTATATCGACATCAGTATATCCAGGGAATACTGTAATTATGACAGGGACAAATTTAGATTCACCATTAACAGTTACTTTTAGTAGCGTTATATGTAATACTTTACCTATAGATTCAGGTAGTTGCTATATTTATATAGGAACTAATGTAATTCCAGGTATAAATACAGTAATTGTTATAAATAAATATGGATCATCATTACCTTATTCTTATACAGTATTAAATCCTGGTAGTTTGACTATAACAAGTTTTAGTATTAATCATATGCAAAGAGGAAATAATTCAATTGGATTATATGGTAGTGGGTTTATTAATAGTCCATCAATGAGTGTTTATATTGGAAATGTATTATCAAGATTTTCTTATAATAATCAATCAGGATTAACTGTTCAAATATTAAATGCTTCATCAACAAGTGATTTAATTCCGACTGGACCAGTTGATATTAGAGTAGAAAGTATAAATTCAAGTTATACATTAAATGGATTTACAGTTGATCCTAATACAGGTTTAAATCCACCAATAATTTCAAAAATAAGTCCTATATATGGTCAATATGATGATATTATTGATATCTATGGTACATATTTATCAGGAGGTACCATTAGTTTTGGAACTTCGTATCCAGGAACTTATGCAGAAACAACTACAATAGATGATACTCATTTAAGTGTTTATGTACCATCTGGATTTACAATAGATTCTAATGAAATTATAAATATTTATGCTACAACAATAGCTGGATCTTGTACATATTCTCCTTTTGAAATTTATGTAGAAGCATCATCATCTCCAATAATAAATAAATTAGATAGTCCTGTAAATGTATCAGGAGGAACATTAATTACTATTCTTGGAAGTAATTTTGTTAAATATTATACTGATGTTTATGTAAGTATAATTACAGGAAGTACAGTTCAATATTTAGTATTAGATTCTCAAAAATTTATATCTAGTACTGAAATACAAGGAATTATACCTAATACTACATATATTGGACTTTCTATGATTAAAGTAGTAACCTCCGCTGGTGTTGATCAAGAAACAAATTTAAATTTTATATAAATTATTAAAATGACTGATTAATCAGTCATTTTTTTTATAAAATATAAACCTATTTATATATTTTGCCTACAATAAAAAAAACAAATAAATCAATGAAAATATTAGTAGCAACTTTTGATCACAATTATTATTTATGGCAAGTTCTTGTACAAATAAATAATTTTATGAAATATGGATATGATGAAGACACTATTTATGTAGTATCATCTTCAAATCCTAGTCCAATTTTAAAATCATTAATGAATAATGAAAAAATTAAATCTAAATTTTTTATTTATAAAGATGAAAGAGTAAATCCAATATATCCATCTTCATTAAGACCTCATATATTAGAAAAATTCTTTAATGAACATCCTGAATATAATGATGAAACTTTATTTTATTGTGATCCAGATATGGTTTTCACAAAAAAATTAGATTTCACTGAAATGATAAATGATAAAAAATGGCATTTAAGTGATACAAAATCGTATATTGATACAGTGTATATTAAAAGTAAAAGTGAACAATTATTTAATGAGATGTGTGAAATATCTAAAGTAAAACCAGAAGATATTGTAGCAATTGATGAAAATGCAGGAGGAGCACAATATTTAATGAAAGGAATAAATTCTGATTATTGGAAAAAGGTGTATGATGATAGTGAAAATTTATATTCTCATATGAAAAAAACAGAAAGTATATATAATCCTGAACATCCTATTCAATCATGGACATCTGATATGTGGGCAGTTCTATGGAATGCAGTTTATTATAATCATGAAGTTGAGATTAATAAAGAATTGGATTTTTGTTGGGCTACTGATTCAATAAATAGATGGAATGAAACTTATATTTTTCATAATGCAGGTATTGCTGGAAAAAGTGATACACATTTTAGTAAAATAGAATATCAAGTTTCTCCATTTAATAAAGAACTCAACGGTGATGATGATAATTGTACATATAATTATGTAAAAGAAATAAAAGAGACAGAAGAAAATTTCAAAGATATAATCTGGTAAAAAATAAAAAATTAAATGAATATAGGAATAGTTGTATTAGCTACAAATGCTTATTTTGTGTTAGGAATAAGATTTATTAAAAGATTTATGAAATTTTACAAAGGTGATAAAAATATCACATTCTATTTTTTCTCGGATAATGATCCAAAAAATTATATACCTGATAATATTGATGTTGAATATTTTCATGTGACTAATAGTAATTGGGTAGATGGAACAAACTTAAAATTTACATCTATATTATCAATTAAAGATAAATTAAAAAGTGATTATCTATTTTATTTTGATGCTGATACTAATGTAAATAAAGATTTTATTGAAGATTGGTTTATTGGAGATTTAGTTGGAGGCCAGCATTATGCAGATCAAGATTGGATGAAAAATGAAAAAGGATTTGATAGAAATCCGTTATCAAAAGCATATGTACCATTTGATACTAAATTACATCAAATGTATTTTTATGGTGCTTTTTTTGGTGGTACATCTGAAAATATGATTGAATTTTGTAAAACTATGAGATATTATCAATTGGAAGATAAAAAAATACCATATGAACCTGGGGTAAACGATGAAAGTTACATTAATTGCTACTTACACTTTAATCCACCAACAAAAGTAGTTTTATGTAAAGACTTTGCTTTTGCTATTAGTGATAAAGGTGGAATAGGAGAAACTAGATATCCAGATCTAAATGTAGATGAACTTAAAAAAGAATTATTAATATATAAGAATGAATTTATTAATATTCAAAATAATAAACTAATAAACTAATAAACTAATATATAATTATGAACATAGGAATATATAAAATTATTAGTCCATCAGGAAAAATATATATCGGACAAAGTTGGGATTTAAAAAAAAGATTTAATAAATATAAAAATCTAAATTGTGAAAAACAAAGAAAATTATTTAATTCATTAGTTAAATATGGTTTTGAAAACCATATTGTAGAAATAATATGTGAATTTAATGATGATATTACACAAGATATATTAGATCAAAAAGAAATATATTATATTAATGAATATAAAAATAACGGATTTGATATGTTAAATTTGGCATCAGGTGGTAGTAGAGGAAAGCATAGTGAAGAATCAAAAGAAAAAATGAGAAATAGAAAAGGGGTATTGCATCCTTCTTATGGTAAAAAAAGAACTAAAGAATTTTGTGAAAAAATAAAAGGAGAAGGTAATGCGAATTTTGGTAATAAAGGAGAAAAAAATCCGAATTTTGGAAAAAAACAAACAATTGAAAGAATATTAAAAACTAGTGGAGAAAATAATTATTGGTATGGTAAAACAGGAAGTACTTCTCCGTTTTTTGGTATAAAACAAACCATTGAACAAATAGAAAAAAAATCCGGTAAAAATCACAAAAAATCAAAAAAAGTTATTGATACATTAACTAATAAAATTTATGATACCATAGGACAAGCAGCAAAGGATTTAAATTTAACATATTCTACTTTGGTGACTAATATAAGATTAAATAAATCTAGATTGAAATATTATAAATAATTATTTAATTAATATACAAATTTAGATATTCAAAATATTAAAAATGAATTATTAATATATAAGAATGAATTTATTAATATTCAAAATAATAAACTAATATATAATTTATGATAACAGTATATTCTATTCATTATAATAAATTAGATCATCTATATTTACAATATTTTCAATTAATGAAATATTGTAAAAAAAATAAATTATGTTATTGTAAATAATGGAATTGATGATGATTTTAGAAAAACAATAAGAGATTTTTGTGATATATTAAATATTAAAGAAATAGTTATACAAAATAACGATAAGATTAATATGACAGCAATGCATCATAAAACTGCTCTTCAATATTGTTATGATAATTATATATCAAAAGATTTAAGTGATATTAGGGTTGTTATGAATTCTTATATTATACATTTTTGATTATTTTTCTTTTTCTGATATGATAGGTGATTTTCAACTTTGTGGATTAAAGATGGAGGTGATTGGAATGGAAATGTATATTGTGGTTATATTAATGCAGTAACTACTTTTGAATTAAATTATTTTACAGTAGATACAGATTGGGGAGTCGAAGTTATAAAAAAATAAGGAAAACATAAATTTTAGTTCAAAAAAATATAATTTACAAACAGATTGGAATTATTTTAATTATAATAGAAAAGAATTACTTAAATTAGTCAGTGTTGATGAATTATTTATATAATAGAATTATATCCTAATTTTAAAATAGATTATTACTCTCAACTTCCTTGAAAATAAAAAATGTAGATATTAATATCTACATTTTTTATTTTATTAAATTTTCATTCTTTAATTCTTCCAAGATTAAACTATATAATTTAGATAATTTATTTTTAATAGTTTTTGATGCACTTTTAAATCTTTTATCATATATTTCTAATATCTCATCTAAATTCTCAATTTTAATGTTTTTATCTATTCTACTATAATACCAACTCATATAATATTTATCATTAAATAAATTTATAATATTCAATAAAAATTTTTTAAATTTTCCACTTTTTTTTGATATTATTAATAAATTTTTTTTATCATTTAAAACATTAAAAAATACAACCAGCATATCAGAATTATATTTTTTTAATATTTTAAAATTATAATTATATAATACATCAGACATTTTATATATGTAAGTATCTTTGTGAAATGAATTAAAATATTTATTAAATTCTATATTAGTTATAACTCTACCAATTTTTTTAAAATTTTCCATAATTTCATAATATGCTTCACTAATGAAAGAATCAACTTCTTCTAAATCAGAATAATAAACCAAATCTATAAAATCTTCAATATCTGGGTTTTTAATAAAAGTTCTACTCATTTTATAACTTTTTAATTCACGAGTTTTATCTATATATTTTTCTTTACCTATCATATAAAATTTTAAAGCATGATTTAATTCGTGATGTATAACTTTAGTTTCTATATCATTCTTATTTATATTCAATATAATATCAAATCCTTTTTCAGTTAATGTTGAAGATGATGCATCAAATGAAGAATCATTGTTTGATATAAATATCAGTATTGAATTAATGTGCATAATTCTAACATCAAATAACTTACCATCAAATTTATAATATAATTTTTTATCATTTATAATCAATTTATAAATTTGATCACTTAAATCTTTAATATCCAACTCAATTCCAACTTTCTCTACTATTAAATTAAATATTTTATTTTTTATTATCATTATTTTATTTATAATTCAATTTATTTTTTAATTATATAATTTATTCTAATAATCTATTTTTATAACTCTCATCAATTTCAAAATTATCACACCATTTTTTATTATCTTTAACATCGGATATAACTTCTTTGATAATCAAATTTATTTTTTTTATGTGTTTTTTATTTTTATTCTTAAATAAATTTTTCCAATTGTTTAAATATGCTTCAACATTATCTATATCAACAATTTTTATAAATTTATAACCATTAAGTTTGTTTACACCACTATTTATTAATTCCTGATTCAATCTATTAATTTCCGATATTAATGTATTTTCTCCAATATTCATTTTTAATTTTATCAAAAATAGTTCTGCATTAAATTCATCTAAATAACTGTAACATTTATAAGTTTCACTATTTAAAAATTTATTCATTAAAAAATCACTATCTTTTGAATTAAAATCTATTAAAAATTGATAAAGTTGTGCAATCCTTGCGTTATATTCAGTATCTAAAGATAAATAAATCAGAGTTTTAAAACTATTCCACTCATTATCAAAATTAATATAGTTTATAGATTTACGAACTGAAATATAGTTCGGATCAACGTTAATATTTAAATTTAATTTTACATCATTTTGTTTTATTCTAAAATATTCTAAAATGTGAGTCAATTCGTGAGTTATTATTTCCTTTATTTTTACGTCGTTGAATTTATTTTGATCTATTTCAATTCTAATTATAACATTATATAATATATCATCTTTAAATATAATATGAGATGAATCAAATAATCCATAATTTCTATTAGATAATTTATAATCAATTAACATATTTTTTAAAATAAAATCATTCTGAGCATCTAAATCTAATATTATTTCATCTGAAATATTATCTTCTATATTTTTTTTAATTTCTATAAATATTATATCTGTATATTGTTTTATAATATTTGATATTCCTCTATTTTCTAATATATATTCATCGTAATTATTTATCATATATTTAATTTTTTATTTATATAATAACTGTATTAAATTCTCTGTTAAAAACGTTATCATTTTTTTACCTGGTAAAATTTCTACATCAGGAATAGCTGTAATTATACTAAATTTATCATTACCTTCAATTTTAAGCTCATTAATATATTTCTGAATGTTCTCATCCTTTTCATAATAATTCTTCATTCCTTCTATTAATAAAGTTAAATTAACACCCATTTTATTATTATATTTAATACATTGTAACTTATTCTCATCTTTTTCAATAAGAATATACCACAATTTACTTTTTGAAACTTTTATGTTTTCTAAAAAATTGTATGCATTTTTTGCTTTAGTGTTTTTTGGCATTTTAACCACTTTACCGATAAATTCTAGTTTTTTATCTTTATCTTCCATTTTTAATTTAAATTTTTATACTTTTATATATTAATATTAAAAGATTCAATTTTATAATTAATTTTTTATTAAATTTTCATGTTTTAATTCATCTAATATTAAACTATATAATTTAGATAACTTATTTTTAATAGTTTTTGATGCATTCTTAAATCTTTTATCATAAATTTCTAATATATTATCCAAATTTTCTATTTTAATACTCTTATCTATTTTTTTATAATAATAATCATTAAAATAACGGTTAGTTAACACATCATAAATATCTAATAAAAATTTTTTAAATTTTCCACTTTTTTGATGTATTTTCAATAAATTCTTTTTATCATTTAAAACATTAAAAAATATAACCAAATTATTAGAATTTAATCTACTAAAATTTTTTAAATTAAATTTATCTAACATTATAGAAGCATCATATATGTAACATTGTTTATAATATTTTTTAAATAATTTATTAAATTCATTCTCAGTTATATTATTATTATCTAAATAATTTCTGATTTCTTTTTCACCTTTAGATTCTGAACAGTTTGGACAATCACTACCATTTAAATGAAATCTACTAATCTGTTCAAACATACCATGTATTGGACATATTATTTTTACAGTATTCATAACACCATTATATTTAACTAAACTATAATCATATTTATTATTATGATTTAATTTTGATAATTCTATAAATTTAGAAGTAGATAATGTATTTATGCCGCATTTTGGACATCCGTGACCATTGTTATGAGCATATGCAATTTTTTCGAATTCTCCGTGAATTGGACATATTATTTTAATTATAGAATGTTTATCTTTATAATTATTAACTAAACTATAATCATATTTATAATCATATATTTTATTAAAATCATCAATTATTTCAGATATATTTTTATTTTTTCCACTACATTTTGAACATCCTATTCCAAGTAAATGATTATTCGCCCTTATGATAAATTCTCCGTGAATCGGACATATTATTTTAATCTTATTTCTACTATTTATATAATTCGTTAAACTATAGTCATATTTATTATGTACAATATTAGCTTTTTCAATAAATTCTATTTTAGAATATATATAATGACCAGAACATTTCGTACATTCATGCCCATTTAAATGAGATTGAGCATTTTGAGTAAATTTTCCGTGTATTGAACAAATTATTTCGACATCATTTTTACAACCAGTATAAATAGTATTTGAATAATCATATCTATTATTATGTATCTCATTTGATTTTTCTATAAATTCATTTGTAGTTAATTTTCTCATTATTATAATTTTATTTTTGATACATCTTCTCCTAATTTATTAAAATATTCTAATAATAAATTATCTACATAATTAGATCTATTAGATGTTTTATCATCTAATAATATAAGTATGTCAGGACTTAATGTTATTGTTATTTTCCTCTTTTTTTCTTCAACTTTTTTCATAACTTTTATTTTTATTCTATATATAAATAATTTCAAGTCATAACACAAGAATATATCTTATTTATAAAATAACAAACAAATAATATAAAAACATATATAAATTATATGAAGAAAAAAATGTTAGATAGTGAAAAAAAAATTACAGTGAGTTTTTCACTAAATCCATATATTTATGAATTATTAGATAAATATATTAAAAAATCTAAATCAAAATTCATTGAAACTTTATTAAAAAATAAATTAAAAAATAATATATGATTGTAGATACTGAATATAAAAATAATAACCTAATTATCTCATATATAGATAGTTCTGGTCAGATCAAACTAAAATATAAAAATTGGAGTCGCCCAACAAAATTTATAAAAACTACTGATGATGATAAAGAAAAAAGTGGTAGATTTGTCACATGGTCAGGAGAAAATGTTAAAGAGATTTATACAAAATACCCAAATCGGTATTCCATTTATGATTTCATAGATAGTTTTGATAAAGAAGAACGAGATGAAATATATTCATATGCAGAACCAGATATATTCTTCGTTGATATTGAGAACGAGATTCTTAATACTGGTAAACCACAACCACAACTTGCTGAGGGTGAGATACAAACAATATCAATAGTAAATAAAGATAAAGTGTTGGTAATTGGAACTCAGTTTTTAGATGCTGCACAAATTGAATCAATTGGTAATGATATCAATACTCATTTTCAAAAATTTGGAACAAATTATAAATTTAAATATGTTCAGTACAAAACTGAATATGATATGCTTCATAGTTTTTTTAACAAATTAGTTCCTAAAATGCCAGTAATAACTGGTTGGAATTTCATTAATTATGACTGGACATATTTAGTTGCAAGAGCAAGAAGAATTGGACTTGAACCTGAGGTTGCCTCATTCACAAAAAAACTTAATAAACCATTTAATCCTCCTAATGCTATTAATCCAAGTTACGCAGAAATGCCAGCGCATAGGGTTATAGTTGATTATATGGAATTATTTAAAAAATGGGATCAATCAGTTAAAGTAAAGGAAAGTTTATCTTTAGATTTCGCTTCTGAAAAATTACTAGGAAAAGAAATTAAGAAAATTAATTACGATGGAGATTTAAAAAAATTGCATAAAGAGGACTATAAGAAATTTGTATTCTATAATGCTGTAGATAGTTGCTTAGTTCAACAGATACATAAAAAAATGAAATATGTAGACATACTTTATGGCATGGCTGTATTGGGTAAAATTAAGATTAAAGATGCAATTTCAACTCTTGCATTAACAGAAGGAATTTTAAGAGAAAAATTAAGAGATCAAAAAAATATTGTTCTTGTTAGAAATGAAGATAGTGAATACGGAGATACTGAAACTGAATCTATAAAAGGAGGATGGGTTAAAGAACCTGTAAGAGGTATGGCAGAATGGACATGCTGTTTTGACTTTAGTTCCTTGTATCCTACTACTATGAGAGAATTTAACATATCTGCAGATTCATATAAAGGTCAAAAAGTAAAAGGTAAAGATTATTCCATATTTAATGGACATCAATTAACAATTGAGCCTGATGATATCATAACTTTAAATGGATCAGTATTTAAGAATGAGGAAGGAGTTGTTAGTAGTGTAATGAGAGAAGTATATTCTGATAGAAAAAAGTGGAAAAACGTGATGATGGAAAAACATGAAGAACTTGATAAATTACAAAATGAGCTTAAAAAATTAGAGGGAACTCCTTTATGAAATAATAAATAAAAATATAATTTTTTTATATTTTTATTTTTATATATAAAATAAAAAATGTTATGATTTTGACAAAGTATGTCGATGTAAAAATATCTAATAATCAAATTAAATATTATAAAGAAAAAGGGTATGAAGTAAAAGGAGGAAATGAAATTATTTCTATACTTGCAATAGATTTACCTACAAGAAGTGTATCAAAAATTAAAGCAAAATGTGATGTTTGTGGCGAAGAAACTATTATTTCATATAGTAGATATAATTATAACACAAAAAATTCAACAACATATTATGCTTGTAGTAGAAAATGTTCTGAACAAAAATCAAAAAATACAAATTTAGAAAAATATGGAGTAGAAAATGTTTCAAATTCTCAAATTATTAAAGATAAAAAAGTAGAAACTTGTTTAAAAAATTTTGGTGTCGAATATCCTCAGCAATCTAAAGAAATTAACAAAAAAGGACATGTAAGTAAATTAGAAAAATATGGAGATGCTAACTATACAAATCCATATAAAATGAAATCAACGAATTTAGAAAGATATGGAGTAGAATATGCTAGTCAAAATGCAGAAATATCTATTAAAATGAGAGAAAATCAATTTATTAGTTTTAAGAAAAATTTTGATAAAGGATTATATAAATCTGAAATTATTAGAGATAGAAAAGATATATTTGTTGGATATTTATCAAATGGTCAATATGAATTTAAATGTGATTTACATAAAGATCATCATTTTAATATTGATTATAAATTATTGTGGAATAGGATAAATAATAAAACAATATTATGTACAGAATGCAATCCAATTTCAAAAAATGTTAGTGGGTTAGAGTTACAATTATTAGGTTTTATTAAAGAAAATTATAATGATGAGATAATTTTGAATGATAGAAAAATTTTAAATCCTTTAGAATTAGATATTTATTTACCTAATTTGAAATTAGCATTTGAATTTAATGGTTTATGGTGGCACAATGAATTAAATAAAGATAAAGATTATCATTTAAATAAAACTGAAGAATGTGAAAAACAAGGCATTCAATTGATTCATATTTATGAAGATGACTGGATTTATAATAATGAAATTATAAAATCTATAATATTAAGTAAATTAAATATTTTTGAAAACGTAATTGATTCAAAAGATTGTGAAATAAGAGAAGTTTTAGATATAAATTTAATTAAAAGTTATTTAGAAAAAAATGATATACATGGATATATTAAATCTAATATAAAAATTGGTTTATATTTAGGTAATGAATTAATTAGTTTAATGACATTTAATATTAAGAATAATAATTATGAGATGATAAGTTTTAGTAATAAAATAAATACTAATATTATTGATAGTGAAATTACGTTATTAAATTATTTTATAAATAAATATAGTGCGAAAGAAATAGTATGTTATTTTGATAGAAGTTTTAGTCAAATTAATTTATATAAAAAAATAGGATTTGATTTTGTCGATAAAGTTAAGCCAGATTATCAATATATTATTGATAATATTAGGCATAATAAATGTAATTTTCGTAAAAATAAATTAGTAACAGAAGGATTTGATATAAATAAAACAGAGCATGAAATTATGTTAGAACGGAAGGTATATCGCATATATGATTCTGGATTTTTAAAATTTATATATACTTTAAAAAAATAATATGAAGCATTTAAAATTATTTGAAAATAATACTGGAACAATAATTTATCTTTGTACTATATCAGATTGTGGTATAAATGATATGTATTCATTTGATGATAAATTAAGCAGAAATAATTTTACTATAAATCATATTTGCAATGAATATAAAGACAATGATATAGATTATGAAATTGAAGATATTTTTGATATTGATACATTAATTGAGAATTTTAATGTATGTGATTTAGATAAAAAAATTTATTTAGATACTGCTAAGGTTTTAAATGATGTAAAATTAGATCCAGAAATACAAATAAAATATGATATTAAAAAATTTAATTTATAAACTTTTTAATATTTAATTACTATATTATTAAAATGCAGTGGTAGCATATGTTAATGCGTTTAGCTTCCAGTTAAAGGATTCTGTTCAAATCAGACCACTTGCTCAAATTTATATTATGGATTATTTAAACAATTACAACACATATTTATTAGAAAGAAAATCGATATCTGATTCTTGTGAAATTTTACAGGAGACTATATCAAAAGATTTGCATAATATATTAATTAATTTTAATAATATTAATTTAAGTAATGAGTTTACTTATGAATTATCTGAAAATGACTTAAAATTAGATAATATTAAAGTAATATTTAATTTATATAAATATAAAGAAAATGTTTGCAACTCTGTTGCTAGATTTAATAACTCTAAAATGAGTAATGATATTTTATCTAATATTGAAATAGTTTTAGATATTTATATTTCTGATAAAGATGAGATATATTTTAATGATTATATAGATTCTGTCATTTTACATGAATGTTTACACATTTTTCAATATTACAATATTTCTAAAAATAATAAATTTAGGTCATCTTCTTGGTCTATCGGAGTTATTTTGAGTCAATTTAGAAACAATTTTAAATCAGATTATATTAATAATATAATTGAATTATTATATAAAACTTTAAGTCATGAAATCGATGCTCAAATACATCAATATTATTATTTTAGTAAGATTGGTAAAAAATACAATAAAATATTTGATAATATTAAAGATATTGAAAAATTTAATATAAAAAAGCTTAGTAATATAGAAGAAATTGAATTAAATTTATTAAAAGATAAAATATATCAGAGTATTTATTATTATTCAAAAAATAAGAAATATATTAAGAAATTAAATAAATCTATATGGAAAGAAACTAATAATGATAAATTTTTAATTGATCTTAAAGAATTATTTGATATTAGGTTAAAATATATAAAAAGTAAAATATCAAGTGTTGATAATAGGATTAATGAGGGTAATTTAGAGTTCTCATCGATACCATCTGCAATATTTCATAAAGATTTTAATAGAATGTATTTATATGATCCTATATTTTTTAAAAATTTATTAAATGAAAATTTTAATATACCAATATGAAAAAGTATTTAAATTTTATCAATGAAGGTAATGGTATTTCTAACATTATTAAAACATATTCTGATATTATTTATACTAATTTTTTAGACTATGAAGATAAGATTATTTTTTTAGATTTAAAAGATATTTTATTTCCTTTATATAATATTAAATTGACTATTAATTTTGAAAAAAGATTAGATTGTTATGCTAAATTTGATCCTATAAATTATACTTTTTCAAATAATATATTAAAAAATATAAATTTATACTTTTTTGTTCCTATTGGAACTGATGATTACATCATAAAAAGTAAAATATCTCATGAATTGACTCATGTTTTAGAATTTTATAATTTGGTTAAGAATCAAAGAGATTTACCTACTCATGTTAATTTACAAAAAATTATAACAAATTTTAACAAAATCGAGACACCTTTAAATGATTTTACATATTTTATTTATTTATCTTTGGATAATGAATTAAACGCTAGAGTTTCAGAAGCGTATCATTTTTTAATGAAATTTAATAGCATAGATAAAAATATTTTATTAGAAAAAATTAAAGAATGTGAATCATGGAAAAAATATGAAGAATTGGATAGTTTTAATGCTGAAAAATTTTATAATTATATGTTAGAAAAAATATCAGAGCCAGCGTTAATAGTTTTAATTAATCATTTAAATGAACAAATTATTAAAAATAATTACAATTTAGATTTTATAGATTCAAATTTACCATTAATAGATTATTTTAAAAAATGGGAAAATATATTTAAAAATAAATGTATTAAAAATAAAAAAAAGTTATTATCTATAATTAATGAAGTTATTAAGGATCAAGGAAATATGAATGAAAAATATAGATATTATTAAAATGCAGTGGTAGCATATGTTAATGCGTTTAGCTTCCAGTTAAAGGATTCTGTTCAAATCAGACCACTTGCTCAAATTAAAAAGTCTCTTTATGGGACTTTTTTTATATAAATATTTTTAAAATAGTAGGTAATTCAATTTTTTTTTATTATCTTTGAAAAAAATATAATATGGTAATTCCAATTTATTTAAATCCAGAATTTAAAGTAAGAGATATAATTGTATCATTAACTGAAATAACTTTAAGTTATTGTAAATTTAGTTGTTATCATGAATTCACAATAATTGATTATGATTCAATAACGGGATACACCATAAGAGATAATGAGGCTGAAATAGAATTAACTATATCATCAAGTGCATTAAAAACTTTCACAATAAAAACAGATATAAAAACATCAAAGAATAGATATATTAATATTGAAAATAAGAAAAAATTTATTAATTTTATTGATGAAAATTGTCCGAATAAAAGAATTGAATGGGATTCTTATGATAAATATGATGCATGTAAATTAAAAAATTGTTACAATAATTATTGTGAAGTAGAAGAAAATTGTATTCGTTATATTAGTAATGATATAATTAATAAAAATTCTAATATTGTTAAATATATAAGAAGCAAAAAATTAAAAAAATTAAATGTCGATTAATAATGAACTTTATCAAAAATTATTAGATGCATCTAATCTGATACATAATAAAAAACTTTCAGGATCAGGAGATTTTATAATTATTAATTTTAAAACTGCAGAAATATTAAAAAAATACGAAAACAAAAGAAAGAAAAAGGAAGAAAGAATTAAAAAATTAAAAAATCTTGAAAAAATATCTAATTCAAAAAACATTAAAAAAAAATTAAATAAATAAAAAATGTAATGAACTACATATTATTTTTATTATCTTTGTACATTATTAATTAAACAAACAAATGTAAATGGAAATGAAATCAGACTATAGTTTTAATTTAGAAAATTCTTGGATAAATGATAATAATATTGATAATTATAAATCTTTCAACAAATTAATGGAAACATTTGATTTGATTGGAGTTTTTTCTGACAAAATGGTCGAAAAAGTATTTAGTTTATCAAATAGAATGATTGATATTAAAAATTATGTACTTGATAATAAAATGAGTCAAGAAGATGCAGATATAAAATTTAAAGAATTGATTAGCGAATTTACTATATTTTTAAATATGTATTCTATTTTCTCAAATAAATTTAAAAGTAATTGTTTGATATTATTCATAAGCATAGGTTTATAAACTTTTTAGTATTTACATTTAAAAAATAAAATTATGAAAGCAATAAATAATTTTTTTAGTAAATATTATTTGTTAATTATTTTTATTATATTAGTTTTATCATGGTTAATTCTATATTATTTCAGTTTAAAAAAATAAAATTATGAAAGCAATAACTAAATTTTTTAGTAAATGTTCTTTATGGATTATTTTTGGTATATCATTCGTGATATATTTTATTATTATTTATTCGATGGTTTATTTTATTACTATAGATAAAGATATTTCAGTTAATATTATGCTTAAATTGGCGCTTTATATATCTTTTTTATTTTCTTCATTAATAATAATTACTACTAATTCTACAAGGAAAAATAAAATTTTTTGGAATGATAGTACAGAACTTGAAACTTTGATAAATAATTCTGATACAATTACCATATTAGAAGATTTATATAATATAAATATTCAATATTTAATTAAAATATCACAGGGTGGCATTCATTCTCAAGAAATAAATAGATTGATATCAATGATAGATATAAAAATTAAAACAATTAAGAAATTAAAATAATGAAAAATACATCAGTTAAAAATTATTTAAAATCTATAAATTCATTAGGTGAAAATATAATAAAAGATATAAAATTATCTACGTATACTGATGATTTAGCTTGTTATTCAGTAAAATATTTTGATATAGAACTTGCAAAAAATAGAATGAAATTAATTACTATTAGATTAATAGATTATCATCATTTTTGTAAACAAGATATTCGTAAGCAAAAACTTGAACAATTAAAAATATATTAAATTATGATAACATATTATTTAAATGAAAAAGAAGAAAAATCTGCAAATGAATGGATCAAAAAACAAGAGAAAAAGAAAAAATCACCGAAAACAGCAATAGGCGGTAGATTTAGTTATAGATTTACTCCAACAGGAATAGGAACTGCAGTAATTATAATTGATAATCTTTTAAAAAAAGAAGAAAATATAACTGATTATGATTGTTGGTAAAATGACAAATATGACAAAAGAAGAATGGATAGGAAAAAATAATAATATTAAAAATCCAATAATTGAAAAATATGGTATAATGGAATACTATGTCATAAATGATGTATTTAATATTAATTTTATGGAAGATATATGTATATCACTTGGATATACAACAAAGCGTTGTAACATAGAGTTCACTATTTATTCTAAATTATTTGATGAAAATTCTAAAGAGATTGGTATTATTAGTAATCAAGGATGTCCTTCGATTGAAATTTATAAAAGAAATAAAAAACATGCTATTAAAATATCAAAAAATGAAAATGTAATTTCACATATAGAAGGAATTCACAGAATTTTAGATTGGCATACTGTTGAAGGTAAATTACACAAATTAGCAGGAGGTGAAATAGTTTTACATTTTAAACCATTAGAAATTTCTGATAAAGAAATTCAAACATTTAATGAAAAAACAAAAATTCTTGAATTAATAAAAATAATGGAAAAGAAAAATGATAATGTTGTGAATTAATTTTCACAACATTTTTTTATAAAAAAACGGAAAACGGTTTTTAATATATACATAAAAAATAACAACTTAATATGTTACCAAGAGAAACTAGTATTCGACAATTAAAAAAATTAAGAGCAGAGACCAAAGGAAAAGATATCGGAGATTTAACAACCAATGATAGAATGAATAAAGGCATTCCAAATCTTCAATATATAGGTAATGCAGTTGATCATCATATAGAAAGCTGGGATGAATTTGCTGCAAAGGATAGTAAACTACAAACAATTGCGTTCAAATCTAAATTAGTAAATCAATCAATAAAAGAAAATAATTATAGTAATATGAAAAATATTGAAAATGTATTAAAATTTAAAGATTTTGATGATAATTGGAAAGAAGAAAATGTAACAAAGACAAAAAGAACTGATGTAGCAAAAGATGTAATAAAAGAATATTATAGTAGAGATTCTGTAGAAGCTAAACCTGCATATGACGAATATAGTGAATATATTGAAACTTTAAAAAAAGAAATACTTAATAGTAACTCAGATATTGATGAAGATGCATTAAATTCAATTAGTGATAAAGAAGTTGAAGATTTGTATGATTATTTAAAAATTGATGAAATAACAGAATCAAATGAAATGCCTAAATATACTATGTTAGGTCAAGAAGAAGAACCTAAATCTGATCCAAACTTCGGCATAGGTGCAGTAAAAGCACAATGGGTTAAAAAAATATCAGACTTTAATGTTATCGATCCACAAACACCAAAAGAAAGATCAATTCTTAATGCTGGTGTATACATAGATAATGATATTATGAATGGACGTGTGAATAGAATTGACGGTAAAGATGTTTATATTGAATCTCCTGATGATCCTCTAGTAATTAAAAAATTTAGTATTAAAGATGCTGTTAAACTTAAAAAAGAAAAATAAAAAAAAGCTACTCAAATGAGTAGCTTTTTTATTTATAATAATTCATTTGCGATATTTGCTAATTCGGATCTTTCTCCTTTTACCAATGTTACGTGAGAATAAATAGGTTGTCCTTTTATTTTAGCAATCATATGTGATAATCCATTACTTTGTGCATCTAAATAAGGAGTATCAATTTGATTTATATCTCCAGTGAATACTATTTTAGTTCCTTCTCCTGCTCTAGTTATAATAGTCTTAATTTCGTGAGGAGTTAGATTTTGGGATTCGTCTACTATAAAAAATACATTTGAAATACTACGTCCACGAATATATGCTAACGGAGTAATTACTAATTTTTCTTCTTTAACACAATCTTGAATAAATTTATATTCTTTATCAGTATCTTTAAACTGACTTTGTATAAATTTTAAGTTATCGAACAATGCAAGCATATATGGGGATATTTTTTCCGACACATCGCCAGGTAAATAGCCTATTGATGAGTTACTTAGAGGTATAATTGGTCTTGCCAAAAATATTTGTTTAAAATTTCTTTTTTGCTGAAGTGCTGCAGCCAATGCTAGCAATGTTTTACCTGTACCGGCGACTCCTTGTAATGAAACTAATTTAACATCAGGATTTAATAATGCGTGTAGAGCAAAAATTTGTTCTGAATTTCTTGGAGTTATTTTATAACAAGTTTCTTTATCAATTCTTTCTACTTGTTGAGTTAAAGAATTGTAATATGCTAATGCAGATGATGTTGAAGATTTAATAATTAAATATTTATTATTTAATAGATCTGTGATACCTAATTCTTGAGGTGTACAAACTTTATTTTGATATAATTTTGTAATTATTTCATCGTCGTCAAGTTCTATTGTTGATCTACCTGTAAATAATTTATCAGTATCTTTGATTTTACCTGTTAAATAATCTTCTGCGTTAATATTTAATGATTTAGCTTTTAATCTCAGATTTATATCTTTTGATACAAGTATAATCTTTTTATTAGGATATTCTTCTGATAATGAGATTGCTGTATTTAAAATCAAATGATCTGGTTTTGTAGTTTTAAAAACTACGCAAGCATCTGTTGTTCCAGTAGTTTCATTCATCACAACTTTCAAATTTCCTTTACCTTTACCAATAGAAATCCAATCACTCAAATTATTTTTTGCTGCTAATTTGTCTGTTTTTCTAATAAATTCTCTTGCTTCGTAATTAATTGTATCGTTACCTTTTTTAAAATCGTCTAATTCTTCAAAAACTGTAATAGGAATTGCGACATCATTTTCTTCGAAATTGTAAATTGCATTGTGATCATAAAGTATTACACTTGTATCGAGTACAAATATTTTATCACTTTTTTCTTTTTTAGCCATTAATTTTAATTTTTTTTGTTTTATTGATTTTCATCAACGTAATAATTTGTTAATTTTTCATATTCTTCATTGTTCAATAATTTCACAAAATTTGCAGTTTCTTTAAATTCATCAGAAGTAAAATTATTATTAATAGAAATTTTCTTTCTTATTTCTAAAGTTTTATATATGTGACTCATTAGATATTCAGTATCATCATTTTCTATGTATGAATTATTATGATTTAATAATTCTATCATCGCATTTATTTTACTACGTTTTAATATTATCATATCTTTCTATTATATATTTTATAAGTATGGTCGTAATCATTTTTTTCATCTTTTGATTCAAATTTTTCAGATATACAAATCCATTTATCATCAAGTTCTGGAAATTTAGTATCTCCATCTATAATTGTATGAACTACAGTTAAATATACAGTATCTGAAATATTTAAAAATTGTTTATATATACCACCTCCGCCTGTTATAAAAACATCATCTCCATACATTTCGGCTGTTTTTAAAGCATCTTCTATTGAATATGCAGCAATTGTATTAGGTTCATTAAAACTCTCATCTAATGTCAGTATAATGTTTATTCTATTTGGTAATGCGCCTTTTGGTAAAGAGTAAAATGTTTTATCACCCATTATAATAGGTTTATTTAGAGTTAATTCTTTAAATTTTTTAAGATCATTACTAAGTTTCCATAATAATTTATTATCATTACCGATAACCCAATTTTCTGATGCTGCTACAATAATATTTATTTTCATATTTTAATTATTCAATTTGATTTATTTATAATATTTTTCTTATAAAGTTTAATTAATTATTTAGTATAAAAAAATCAAAAAATGAGTTTTTTTATTTAATATATATACTTGAATAAAAATAGGCATATGAATTTTAATATATAAATAAAATTAATATATAAATAAAAAAAAATAATATCAACAAAATGACAAAAAATATTTTAAGTTTAAACGATTTCAAAGGTAAGAAATCTATTACACAAGATTCAGCAATAAATGAAATGGTAGATGCTATTGATGATTTTTATAGAGTTAGTGTTGATGTTGATCTTCCTAAATCTTTAGTTGGATCATTCATCAAAAAAGTAAAAGAAAGCTCTGGTAAAGATTTAAGAGCAGAAATGGGTGAAAAAAGATTAGCTGAAAGATTAGTACAATGGGCAAATGAAAATTATTTGAACATAGAAAATCTTCCTGTTGAAATAGTAACAGGTTCAGATAAAGGACCAGTTCAGGCTCAACCACAAGCTCAAGGTGCACAAGATGAATTTAATGATGATTCACAAGCTCAACCACAGGCACAAGGTGCACAAGCACAAGTTCAACCAAGAACTGCACAAGCTCAACCTGCAGGCTCAGCACAAGGACAAGTTCAAGCAACTATTCAACCAAGTGCTCAATCTGCTGCATCTCAAGTACCAGCACAAGAAATTTAATTAATTATTTAACACAAAAAAAGATTATTACTATAAAGTAATAATCTTTTTTTATATAATTAACTTTTATTCAATAAAAAATAAAAATGACTTTAATTTATTAATATATAATAAAAAATAACAATATAATATGCCTATTAAAAAATATACAGATTTTAATATAATTGATACAAAAATAGAATCTGATAATATTTCATCAAATAATGCAGTAGATGAAACTATTGAAAAGGTTATTAAACCTATAAAAGAAGAAGTTTTACTAGCTCCTAAAGATGACTCTATGTTGAGTATTGAAATATTAGAGGAAAAAATTATAAAATTTAATAGCGGACATATAACTGATATATTAGAAACTATAAAAAATAAATATTCAGATACTGATTACTTTATTAGAAAAAAAGATAATCAATTACATATTGTTAAATATAATGAAAAATTAAAAATGAATATTAATGAATTCGTCAATACTTTATTAAAATATTATTCAACAAAACCTGAATTAAGAAAAATTACAGAAGGAATAAAAATTAAAGGGAATCAAAATTTTACTATAATTGAAAATATGAATCCAAAAAATTCTGAGAAATTTATTAATGATATAACATCTTTACTATCAAAGAAAAAATAATCACTTAAATAGTTGTATATAAAAAATATTTTGTATCTTTGTAATCTAATTATTAAAGATATAAAAATATGGCAGCGCCAAGACTTCCAAATAATATAAATTATTGGATTAAAAAAGGAAAATCTGGAAAAAATGTATGTTTAATTACACACAACGATTTAGACGGAATTGTTTCCGCAATAATAATGAAAAATTATTTAATTAATCATGATTTTAAAATTATCAAATATGGATTGATTGATTATCAAGAAGGTGTTTCAGCATTTAAACTTGATGACTCGTTGATTAATATAACTTTAGATTTTGCATCAGATGACGAAATATTTAATTATTACGTTGATCATCACGGTGTTTTTTCAGAAGAAGATAAAATAATAGCTCAAAAGAAAGGTAGCATAAAAACTGATACAGGTTCTGCTGCTGAAGGTTTAGCGTTACAATTAGGAATACCGTTTTCAAATGATACTAAAGATTGGATTGATATGGTTGATTCTGCTAAATATGAAGAATATAACGTTGATATCAAAGGAATATTAGATTTTGATTTAAAAAAAATTGCTAGCGGGCCTAATGCAAAATTAAATTTTGCAGCATCATTTAATCAAATGTTAAAACGTTCTGATCATAAAACATTTATTGAAGTTATAAATGCATCTCAAGAGCCATCAATTTATAATATATTCAGGTTATTTAAAATATTCTATCCTAAAAACAATCCTAATTTCAAAAATGGTGATGAACCTGATTTTGTATCTGATGCATATTTAAGATTAGCACAAATGAAAATAAAAACAAAAGGTATTGGAGAAAAATATCAAGGATTCTCAGAAGATGGTAAAAAAATTATATTCACTTCACAAGAACAATTTTGGAAAAAATTCGCACAAAATATTTCATATATAGATTATGACAATGATGGTAATATTATAAATTCAGATGTAGTAAAATTACAAGTTAAACCAGTTGTATATCAAATTATTGTAAATCTTATGTATGTTCCATCTGGTACATGGTCTAATGCTCTAAGAGCAAAAGCAATTTTTGCACAAGATGTAAAATCTGGCATCATACCTAATGATACTAAAATAAATTTTGTATTATTACAATATGGTAATACTCTTCAACTTGCAAATTTAACAACTAAAATGTCAGATATGTTAGAAGAAGATTTACCAAAAGATAAATTAGGATTACCGATTAATAATTTAGGTAAATATATGGATGGTTTATTAAAAAATTTTCAAACTCATATGGGATATAATGATGATAGAACTGTTGCAGGGGGGCATGATGGTATAGGTTCTTGCTCTAATATATTCAATAAATGTAAATTAGAATCATATAAAGATATTAAGTTTTTAGATTTATTTAGAAATAAAATCATTAATGATATATCAGGAGTTAAATGGGGAATAACTATGCTATGGAATGAATCAGATGAAAAAGGTAAAGTATTTGCACCTGATGAAGTTAATAAAAAACTACTTGATATCAATAATATTAGTAGTGAAAATGATATTTTAATTGAAAATGATGAAAGAGAAATATTAAATTATCTTGTGATTAATAATATTATAGATAAAGATATTATTTCAAAATTTAAAAATAATACAATAAGAAAAATTTATGAAATTTATATTGAGACTGAATTTAATGAAATAAAAAATAGAACAATAAAATGTAATGATTTAGAAAGAATATATTTCAAAAATAATAGTGTTATAGAAAATAGTATATTATTTAAAGCAATATATACTAAATTTGAATTAAATAATATACATAGTGATATTCTTATTGATTCAAGAAAATTTCAACGAAAAGAACTTAAAAAATTTTTTAAATATATATTTAATATAATGAATAAAATATACTTAAAAGAAGATACTAATAAAAAGGTTGAAAAATTTATAAAATAATTATTTAATTTTTTATATATAATAAAAAAATTAAATTATTTAATTTTTTATATATAATAAAAAAATTATTTCAATGAATCACATAAAATTAATAACAGAGATGTACAATAAAAATCCAGATCATGAAATAAATTCATTTGGATGGAAAGTACCTATAAGAAATTATGTTGATGATGTATTTGATCATATTGACTACATATATTGTAATGAACACAATATAAGTGAAAAATCATTTAAGCAATCAGATGACGCTGTATTATTTATTAGAAATATTTTTGATAATAATCCAGAAATAATAAAAGAAATTAATAATCTTAAAGATAAAAGAAAAGAATATACTGCAGAAGTTATTTATGATAAATATATTAAAAATAAAAATTGATATATGAAAGTAAATAAATTTGAAGAATATTTAAGAGTTAAAGATGATTCTGAATTTAATAGAACAACAGATAAATTTAATTTATAAAAAAAAATAGATATTATGAAAAATAAACATTTAAAATCATTTGAAGGATTTACAAATGATGAACATTTTTATGGTGATGATTATACATCAACATTCACGAAATACAGTGACGGCAGAAAACAGAAAAAAGATTTAGAAAAAAATATTCATAGTTATTATTATGAGTGTAGAACATATCTTATGAATAAAGAAACAAATAATGTTATAAGTCTTATTGATGCGCATCCTGAAATAATAAATGTTGAATTGGCTGGTGATAATATACTTAATTTATCAAGTTCATATCAGAATTATGATGTATGTAAGTATTTAATTGATAAAGGAGCTGATATTAATTTAAAAGGACATGCAAATTTTAGCCCACTATCTAGTATTGTGTATGAGAAACGTTTAAATGAAGAAGGATTTAAGGTATTTGAACTATTATTAGAACAGCCTAATATTGATATTAATTCTATAAGTAGAGATGGATCTACTCCATTAATACTAGCAGTCGAAAATTTAAAAAGAAAAGATCATATACTTTCTGGTGAAAATCATAATGTTGATATGAGATTGAAAATTATTGATGAACTTTTACAGAAAGGTGCAAATTTATATGCTAAAGACTATAATTTTAAACCAGAACCTAATGATGATGGACTTAATGTATTTGATATTGTAAATAAAAATGATTATTTTTATTCTAATAAATATAATAAACAAATATTATCTATATTAAATAAATATAAAAAAAATTAAAAAAATTAAATGAAAATAGAAAAAATTAATGAATAATTTGATACGTCTAAAATTAGAAATATATATGAGTTATCTGAAAATGGAGAATTAACTAAAACTCAGGAATTTGAAGTTAGAAACAAAAATTCTAAAATTGTTTATTTAACAGAATAAGAATATAATAAATTAAAAGGATTGTCTGATAGTACAAAGAAAATGTATAATTTGTTGGATAATAAAAAAACTCAATATGTTAATATTATTATAGCAGCAATATACAAAGTTAAATCAGAAACATTTAAAAAAATTCAGTATAAATCTACTGAATTTTTTTATTTTTTCTTATTTGCTAATGCAGCATCAATTGATTTATTTATATCTCTATCCGAAATTCTCATATCTTTATATTTATCATGTATTTCTAAATCAGCATCTCCGATATTTATTTCTTTTAATTCTTCTTTAAGATCTTTAAAGAACTCTTTCATACTCTTTTGTAATTTATATAAAGTTTCAATACAATCTTTCATCTCTCTTTGAAACATTGATACTGCTTGAAACAAATCTGCATCAGAGCTACCATTATCTATTTGCTTCATTAAATTAATCAATCCTCTTTTTGAACATGATATTGAAAATTTTAAATCCGAAATTGCAAGTGCATCATTTTTAATTATATTATTTATGTTTTTATTTAACATAATATCCTCAGATAAATACAAATTTGCTATACATTCAAGAGTTTCTTTTGACTCTTCTCTAATTACTTCCAAATCTTTTTCATAATCATGCATTTCAATTTTGAAATTTAGATCAATATTATTATTTACTGGAAAAAATTCTGTTGGATCAAAATCTAATTCTTCTTGGGCATCTTCAATTTCACTTTTTAATTTATCTATATTATCTTGAAAAGATTCTTTATAATCTTTTGCTGTTGGTGTTTCACTTTTTGACATACAAAAATAACTTTATTTTTTTAATATATATAAATAAATATAAGTTATAAATGAAATATATTAGATTTTTTGAAAATATAAATACTAAATTTAAAATTGGTGATTATGTTATAATTGACATCAAAGATAGACAAAATAAATATGAATCTATTGTTGATTTTTTAGATAATAATGTAGGTATCATTGCTGACTTTGAATATGATAAAGGTATTCAAAATCTTCATATAAATGAATGAAAAATAATGAATTTCAATGAAATTATTTCATCAAATGATTTAATAAACTAAGATAGTAAATATTTATCATATAAATTAAAATAAATAGTTAAATAAAAATAATAAATTAATTTAAACTTTTAATGATTTAATTTCTATAAAATATAAATAAATAATATATTTTTATTAATATATACATTAAAATTAGGTATTAATACATGAAATTGACGGAAAGACATATAATTACTAAATCACATTCAAATTATAAAGAGTGTGATGAATTATGTTTTAAATCAAAGAACATCTATAATCGATCAGTTTATTTAATCAGACAAGGTTTAGAAACAACTGATTATAATCCTTTAAATAAGTTATATCAAGTAATGAAGTCTGAAGAGTGCTTTCAGAGATTACCAATGAAAGTTGCGACTGGAACTATCATTCAGGTTCAACGAAATTACAAAAGTTTCTTTAATTCATGTAAAGATTATGGTAAAAATAAATCAAAGTATAAAAGTTATCCAGAGCAACCAGGATTTCTTCATAAGATTAAAGGAAGATTTATTATTTCATATAATTATCAAGCGATATCAAGAAAAGTATTCAAGAAAACAAACAAAATCAAGTTATCAGGTACTAAAATAGAATTCTATACCAAGTTAACTGATATTAATTCAATAGATTGCGTTCGGATAATACCAAGGCTTGATCAATACGTGATTGAAGTGTGTTATACCTATAATGAAAAGAAACAAGTCAGAGACAACAAACGATACGCTTCAATTGATTTAGGTGTAAATAATTTAGCGACATTAACGACCAGTATTAAAGGATTTCAACCATTAATTTTTAATGGTAGACCACTTAAATCTACAAATCAATATTACAATAAACGTTTAGCAGAAATGAAATCAGTTCTTGAAATCACTAATAAAAAGAAGTCAAGTAAAGGAATAAGGAAGTTAACAAATAAACGAAACAATAAAGTAGATGATTACCTACACAAAGCAAGTAATCAAATAGTTAAAGAATTAATTATCAATAACATATCAAAATTAGTTATTGGTAAAAATGATGGTTGGAAACAAGAATGCAACATGTCAAAACAGAACAACCAGAATTTCATACAGATTCCACATAGTAGATTTATATCGATGTTATCGTATAAGTGCGAAAAAGAAGGAATAAGAGTTATATTACAAGAAGAAAGTTATACTAGCAAATCTTCATTTTTGAATTTAGATTTAATACCAGTTTACGGAGACAAAACCGAAAAAATATTCAGTGGATATCGTCAAAGTAGAGGTTTATATAAAATAAAAAATTCAAATGTGATAATTAACGCAGATGTAAATGGTAGTTATAACATTTTAAGAAAAGCATTTCCGAATATATTTATTGACGGAATAGAGGGGTTTGTAGTTACCCCAAAAATTATTAACTTAATTTTAAACTGATTTCATTGTTTTTCATCGAAATTAGAAACTATATGCTATTATGATGTTAAGTATGATAATGTACCTAATAATCTTATTATGTTTACCAGATATATGGGATCTGAACCAAAAAACGGATTAAAAAGGGAAGGTGAAATTTTTACTGGAGCAGAAGATGAATTAATATTAGCTACGAAAGAAGCAATAGAAATTCAAAAAATTAAAAATAAATCAAATAAATTCAATATGTAAATATTAATATATACTTAATTATTAATATATAACAAAAAATAATAAATTTTTATGGAATATTATGATCAATCGTATTTAGATTTATTCAAACAAGTAAATGCTAAAAAAATAGAAACAACAGATTACACATACGAGCAATTAAGAGGTAATGATAATTCTTTTAATGGACAAATGTTAAAAGAAACTCCTGATTATACTAATTATAATACTAATTATAGTAATTATAGTCAACAAAATATAAATGAAGTAAGACGTCAAGAATACTCACAAGACTTTAACATTAATGAATTTAACATTGAAACAAAAGTAAATGGATTTAATATTAATGAAGTTAAACAAGAAGCAAAAGAAAATAAATTAAATGAAGTTATGCAAAAACTTCATGATGAAAGACTAAATGAAGTTAAACAAGCGCAAGAACGTCAAAGTTTAAATGAAACAGTAGATTTCACTAATACTGATTATGTATCATTAGAAATGTTTGAAAAAGCAAGATATAATTCTATGATGCAAGTTGCGAATAGAATTAATCCAAGATAAATTAAATTTATAAATGTTTAAAGAATATTATATAGGAAGAAAAGGATTTTATCATAATAAAAATGTTGTCATTCTATCAAGTAGTTATGATATGATTGAATATCAAGACTTTGGTTTAATTTTTGATAATTTTGAGATTATAATTTATTTTGAAGATGGTACTAAAAAATCTGTTAAATTAAAAGGAAATTTAATTAAAAGACAATTTACATTAAAATAATAAAAAATGATTTTTATTATTTAATATATATATAAAAAACTAATAATATCAATGAATAAAATTAAAAATTTCAAACAATATAATGAAAGTTTATCATTAAATGAAAAATTATCAGATTTACAAATAGAATATAGAGAATATTTTAAATTCATACTTGATTGTTATGATGTTAAATCTCCTGCTAAATTATCAGATGAAAAGAAAAGTGAATTTTTTGATAATGTAAACAAATATTGGACAAAAGGAAAAGGTGCAACTAAAGATTTAGAAAAAATTAAAATTGATATTTGCGGTGAAGAAAAAACAAATAAAAAATAATATATATAGTATATAAAAAAAAAATAAATGTATGAATCACTTAAAGATTTTTGATATGTTCGTTAATGAAAACAACGAAAATAATGATGATGATTATGCTGGATATTCAGAAAACGGAATAACACAAGATAAAAATGCTGAAACTGAATTAGTTAATTATCTTAATATACAATCTAAACTATTAGATGAAACTGCTAATAATTATTTTAAAAATGGAAAGAATGAACAAGGCATAAAAATGTTAAATGATTTGAGAACTGAAACAGATAATCATTTAACCCAAAACATGAAATCTGCTAAAAATTTTAATAGTATATATCACGACATTTTTTATAAAAAATATATAGAATACAAAACAATAAAATAATATAAAAATAAAAATAAAATAATATGAAAGATAATAAATTAAATAATCTACTTAGTATTGATGATTTTACAGAAAAAGAAATTTTCAAAAATGCAAAAGTGACTAAAAGAACTGAAGTTGCTAAAGATATTTTTGAAAATAAAGAAGAATCTGGTGGTAAATGTATTACAGAAAAACCAAAAAGTAAAGAAGAACACGTATTTGGTAAATTGAATAATCTTTGTGATCTTGATAATTTTACAGATAAAGAATTTTTTAAAAGTTCTGGTCCAACTAAACGCACAAATGTAGGTAAAGATATTCTTAAAGAATTCAAAAACATCAAAGATGATGACGATGATGACGATGATAAATATGAGAAAAAAGGTAAAGTCGTAAAAAAATGTAAAGATGATGAAAAAGAATGTAAAGATAAAAAAGGGGCAATAAAAAAGTTTTCTAAAGACGATGATGAAAAAGAAGAAAAAACTGGTCTTTCTGCAGCCCAAAAGAAACTACCAACTGCATTGCAGCAAGCCATATTAAAAAGACAAGGTAAAAAATAATAATATAATTTATGAATAAAACATATTTTTTTGGATGGACTAATATAAAAAGATTTGTCATGGAAATATTAAAAATTTATTCAAATCAACCATCATTTTTTTCTAAGAAAAGGATTGAATCTTCGATTGCGTTTATAATTGGTCAATGGGGTATGATTTATTTTTTATTACACTCATTAAGTACAATATCAGCAGGTGATTTCGCAATATGGGCTGGAATAGAATTTGCGGTTGCTGGATATATTATTAATTATATAGAAAAAGGTAAAAAAATAATTAACACTACTGATACAAATACTAGTAATATTACTAATGATAATACAGGAGAAAATACTACTGATACGAATACTACAAAAACTAATACTATAGGAAACGATTCAAAGTAAATAACATTTATTATATAATAAAAAGACTGAAATAATTATTTCAGTCTTTTTTTATTATTTTGTATAAAAAGATTTTATTTTTTTACAATATCCTTTATATTTTATTGGAATATCACTATCTACATCACAAATATTATATTCTTGCTGATTAAGTAATGAATATAAAATTCTTTGAGGATTTGGAGTATCAATAAATATAGTAGGAAAATCTACCCACGCTCCAGATAACATACTCCAATAAACAATTGATTTCCATGTAGTTGAAAATTCAAGTGGACAAAATAATTCCACAGTATCTCCAACATAAATATTTTTACCAAAATCATCTTTACATATTAAATATTTTTTCTTATAATTTTGTATTGTCATTTTATTTAGAATTTATTTCATTTAATTTAGCAATTCTTTCTTCTTTTTTTAATTTTATTTTATCTTGATTGATTAATGTTTTCCATTTTTGTAGCATTTCTAACGATAAATTATTAAAATCATTATCAGGAAATTTAAAACTATAATCAAAATCATTCAAAGTTTTTTTCATAAATATTATTTAAATTATTAATTTTTTCTTTTCTATATTTTTTTAAATCTATCCAATTCCTGTCGATATCATCATCACGAAAATAAACACTATCTCCTATATCATTCATTATATGTCCACAAATAGTTCCAGGTATAAAATGAGAATTTATCCTATATACATAATATTTTTTATTTTTAGTATAATACATATTAGTATCTCCTAAATAAACTTGAACATCTCCAATTTTCATTCTATTGATTTTAATTTTTGTAATCTAATATATGACTTAGTTTCTTGATGCTCATAATATTTCCAAACTTCTTTTAATTGGGATTCATCTTTAATATGATTTTCATCATTATAATAAACTACATCAACATAAAAACGTTTAGGTGTAAATGGTAATTTAATTGTTTGCCTACTTGTTATACTATCATGACTATTATTATATGCTCTACCAGTAAAAGATGAATTATTTTCATCAACAAAAATAATAGCATCCAAATAATATGGATTACTATCAATTTTTTCTTTAAATACTGCAGAACAACGATTATTTTGATAACATTCATCTGCTATATCATTCCATTCATCATCGGTACACATAATCGGAGCAATTGGTTCAAAATTAGCCAATTTATTAAAATAACTAAGTACATATGATGCTGAAAATCCAGAATGACCTTGTTTAGAAAATATTTCAAGTAATTCTAATATATTTTCTTGTATCCATTTATTTGGATCATTTTCGCATTTATCAATTGGTTTATAACCTAATTTAAGAAATTCTCTTTTTGCATGTTCTACTAAATTACTCATTACTTTCTAATTTTTTAATTTTCTTTCTCCTCATAATATTATTATATTCTTTATATAATTCTGAATTTGATTCTAATTTATCAATTATATTATTTGCTTCTTCTTTCAATAAATTTTTTTTATATTCTATTCTTTCTTCATCACTCATATTTTCTATTCTTTCAAACTCTTTTATTATATAATCTAATCGATTTTCATTCAATTTTATTCTGAGTTCTTGAAATCTATCGGATTCTTTATTAATTTCGTAATATGGATTAATAGAATTAAATATATTTTTTAATTTTTTACTAAATCTTCTCATGATAATTGTTTTATTTCGTTTAATTTAATTTTTCTATATTCTTGCAATGAAATAAAATCACATTCAAAATACCAACTTTGAGTTGTATTACTATCATTATCACTCACCGAATACATAAATTCAGACGAACGAATTGAAAAATTCTCAATTTTATAGATTTTATAATCAACAAGATCCCAAGCATAAATAGTTTTAGAATTATTTATGAATATAACATTATCTCCGATATTAAATTTCATAAATTAGATATTAAAAATTAAATGATTTGTTTGGGTTTTTTGTTCTTTCTAATGTAAATAATGCATTAAATTGTCTTTTATTAAATTCTGTTTTTCCATATTGACCATCAACGTGGAATTTATTGTCGTTAGTGCATGAATAATTGTAGGTTTTGTTATTTTCAAACTGTCCGTAATCTAGCTTACATATTGCTCTCATCATTATATTTATTTATTTTTTATAAAATGTTTATTACTTTACCATAAACATTTTTGGTCCATCCATTTATATGTCCTTTATTGTTACCAATAAGAACACCTTGTTCTGAGTTTTTTGATTTTACTAAGTGTGTATATAATTTTCCGTGATATTTAGCATATACAATATCTCCCACTTCAACTGATTCCCAAGTTGCAGGTTCTAATGTTACAGGCTGTTTTGATTTGATTATTGGAAGCATTGAGTTTCCTGGTTCTTTACTAATAATAGTTTCTCCAGCTAAAAGTCTTTCAACTTTATTATTTATCATATAAAAATTTGTATTATTAAATATTTTTGTTATCTTTGTAAAAATCTAGTTGAGTATAGTTCATTTAAAATTATATCACTTATATATTATAAATAAAAAAAGTTTTATATTTTTAAAAAACATTTATTTAAAAAACATATATATAAAAAATAAATTAGCATAATATATCAAAAATGAAGAAAAAATTAGATAAATATTAGATTATTAAAAAATAATCTAATAAAAATGAAAAAATTCAAATGTAAAAAATCAGAAGTTGTAACTGACAACAAAACTTATAACATCTTAACAAAAGATGATACAGATCCGTATTGGGACGAAGGTTTACACTTTTATCCAGAATATTCAAGAATAACAAAAAAATATAAAAAGAAACAATTATTGATGTATCAAATAAGAATGTATAAAACTTGGAAGCATAATAGAAATAAACAATATAAATAATTATGAAGAAAAATTATAAATTTGAATATCAGATAGTAAATATGGATTATGCAAACTTATATCCTAAACATATTATATTTGATGACGAATTTATGAGAGAAATTAAAAGAAAAGAACTCAATAAGAAAAGAAAAGAAAAAATCGAAAAAATAAATAATTTAAAATGAAAAAAACCGTAAATTGCTGTGGAAATTGTCCATTTTGTAATACTGAATATTATTATGAATCAGGAGATGAACCAATAAGTGAATGTATACTATCAAAATTTTTAAAAAATGATGAATATTTTATTAATTTTAATGATAATGTTAGTTTTTACACTGCAGAATGGTGTCCTCTTAAAAATGAAGAATATGTTTTTAACTTTAAAGAATTTTCAGATAAAAGGAAAAATGATATACTTACCATAGATAAAAAAATAACTGAAAATGAATATCAAATTGATCAAAATATAGATTATGATTCATTCGAATTTGTATCAAATAATATAGAAAGTCAAGAATTATTTAAAAAATTTGATGAACTAATGACAAGCGAAGATATATCTGAAGAAGATATTAAAGAAGAATTTAATAATAGTATAGAACAAATAAAAAAGCAAATGATAAATTTAGAATCACTTGGAACTAAATTAAATGACGAAGTAAGTAAATTAGGCAATTTATAATCAGTATTATGCAAATAATAAAAATAAATTCTAAAAAACAAGATAACGGGTTATGGGGTATGCCTAAAAACTGTTATTCTATGGATAAATATATTCAATTGAATGAAAAAAATGAATTAATTAGATCTGGCGCAATAATTGCAATGACTGAGAAATTTAATTTAAGTTTTTCAATTTTTATGTCAAGTGAATATTCTTTCTATATTAAATTTGATGATTATTTGCCATTTGTTATTACATACTCTAAATATGAAGTAGTTAATGATATATTATATCAATTTAATGATGATAAAGAACATAATATTTTTTTAAGAAAACAAAAATTAGAAAAAATTAATAATGTATAAATATAAAGAAAATACGCAATCATATGAAAATTTACTCAAAGAATTAAAAATATATTATTCAAATATACTAAATGATAATTTTAAATATACTGTATATGATATATCAGGATTTAGAAAAAGTTATCATAATAATTCTGAGTATGTTATTTCTGTTAAAATGAGAAAAAAATATAGATTATCAGGATATTTTTATACTACTGAACATCATTATTTATCTGAATGCAAATTAAATAATATATCCAGAATAAATAAACTAAATAAACTAAATAAATTATGCCAACCAATATAGTTTCAAACTTAGATACCAAATCATATTTATTGTTATTAAGAGAACTGAAAAAATATTATGATGAACAAATACCAGACAGTGATTTTTATATACGTGAAATAAGATATGATTGTAATAATGATAATTATGTTGTAACTATTCATTATAATCATATAGTGAATACAAATATGAGATTTAGATTATTATCTTTACCCGAAAATCAATTAATTTTAATTTTAAGAAAAGTTAAACTAAATAAACTAAATGAAAGAAAATGAATTGACAAATTATGATTTTAAAATTGGCCAAATTGTCACTTGTGTAAAAATTGATGATAATGATTATTGGGATCAACATTTAACAATAGGTAAAAAATATAAAATTGAATATATTGATTGGTATTTTCAAAATAAAATTGTAGTAAAAAGTGACACTAAAAAATTCAGCCAATTTGTACCAATAAGTTTTTTTACTGATATTAAATCAATCAGAAAATTAAAATTAAAAAAACTAAATAAATATGTACAAAATAGGTGATGTAGTTGTTTGTATAGATAATGAACCTAAACAAGATTATGTTTTTTATGATTTCGTATCATATATGTTAGAATTTCATAAAATAAATCCATTAGAAATAAATAAAACTTACACAATTAAAAAAATTCTATCATATTGGGGAGATGATGGAAATTGTTATGAATCACTTGATGATACTAGTAGTCGATATGAAAGCACTTCATATATATTAGATGAAATTGAAAATAAATATGGATATTCAGTTTATGATATGACGAGATTTATAAGTGTAAAAGGATATAGAAAATTAAAATTAAATAAACTAAATGAAATTAGTTAAAAATAATAAATTTGAAATTGATGATTATGCTATTTGTATAAAAAATAGCAATCAATTAATAACAGTAGATAAAGAATATAAAATATTATGGATATATAAAAATAGCGGATATTTAAATATAATATGCGATAATAATCTTATAATGCCGTTACCTGATTCATATTTTATAAATAAAAAGAATTTAAAAGATTTAAGAAAATTTAAACTTGAAAAACTAAATAAATATGTTCAAAACAAATGATACCATTGTTTGTATAAAAACCTTTGAATATTCAAATATATTGACAATAAATAAAGAATATAAAATATCAGCAATGGGAATATTTAATACTGATAATATATGCGTAACATGCGATATAAATATTAATTATTTTGTACCTAAATCCTGTTTTGCTAGTAAAAAAGAACTTAGAAAAATGAAAATAAATGAAATCAAAAAACAAATTTAAAGTTGGTGAATTAGTTATTTGTATAAAAAATGATACTTTTACTGAACTATTATTGACAATAAATAACGAATATAAAGTACTTCAATTAAGTAATTGTAATTCAAGTAATATGTATATGATATGTAATAATAATTATAATTTTTTTGTACCTGAATCTTATTTCATTAGTAAACAAAAACTTAGAAAAATGAAAATAAATGAAATCAAACAACAAATTTAAAGTTGGAGAATTAGCTATTTGTATAAAAAATGATAATACAAATGATTTATTAATAACAGTAGGTAAAGAATATAGAATATTAAACATTTATGAAGATGAAAAAAATAGTTCTATATTAATAATGACTGATGTTAACGTTGATTGCTATATAATTATTAAAACATTTTTTATTAGTAAAAGAATTGAAAGAAAAAATAAATTGAAAGAAATTAGTGAAACATTTTAATAATTAAAATAATTGTTGTACATTTGCAAATTAAATATAAATAAAAAAGTAAAATTATGATAGAATTAAAAGGTAAATATACAGATGCTAAAATATTTATAGATGAAGTTGAAGAAGGAGTATTTACTCAAATATACAATGTTATAAACTCAGAAACATCTAATGGATTGAAAATTAGAATAATGCCAGATGCACATGTTGGATCGGATATCTGCATTGGATTTTCCATGGAATTAGGAAAATACATCAAACCAAGTACGATCGGAACAGATATCGGATGTGGCATGTTGTCTGCAAGATTTTCAGGTAAAACTTCATTAGATTTAGAGAAAATTGATAATCTGATACGTGAAAATGTTCCTATGGGATTTGATATGCATGAAGATATAGTATTCAAAAATATTCCTTTTGATGATGTACAAGTAATTGCTGATAAATTTGCTGCAAAATTTAATGAGAAATTTGGAACTTCTTATGAGTCACCAACATATAATGAAAAATGGTTAACAGCTAAATTGAAAGATATTAATATGGATGAAGGTAAATTTTTTCAATCAATTGGTACATTAGGAGGAGGCAATCACTTTATTGAACTTGGCAAATCAGATAAAACTAATGATTATTGGATAACAGTTCACTCTGGCTCAAGAAATTTTGGTTTGAAAATTGCTGAATATTGGACTAATGTAGCAAGAGGTAAAGTATTTGTTGCTACCAAAGAATATAATATGGAATTAGATGATATTGTTATGAACACTTATCCAAAATCTGATATTGATAAAAAAATAAAAGATTTAAGAACAAGATATAGTCTTAATATTAATAAAGAATATTTAGACGGTGAAAATCTTATTGGATATCTATTTGATATGATTTTTGCACAACAATATGCTCTATGGAATAGAAAAACTATGTTATCTTTGATAAAAAAAGCATTAAATATCAAAAAATTTGATGAAGAAATAAATTCAATACATAACTATGTCGACTTTAAAGACTTTATCATAAGAAAAGGAGCAATATCATCTTATCTTGGAGAAAAAATGATTATACCATTCAATATGAGAGATGGAATACTTATATGTGAAGGGAAATCGAATGAAGACTGGAATAATTCAGCTCCGCATGGTAGTGGTAGATTGATGTCAAGATCAAAAGCAAAAGAGTCAATTGATTTAAAAGATTTTCAGAGAGTAATGAAAAATGTTTATTCAACATCTGTATGTAAAAGTACAATTGATGAATCTCCATTTGCTTACAAAAACTCAGAAATGATTGAAAAAGCTATTGAACCTACTGCATTAATTCTTGATAAAATTAAACCAATCTTAAACATCAAAGATAAATCTGAAGGTACTTCATGGAAAGATAGAAAAGAACAAAAAAAGAAAGATAAACAACGTAGCAATGAAAGAAATGCTATTTCTTATCAAAAAATGAAAAAGTTTTAATAACAAAAAGGATGAAAAATAATTATTTTTCATCCTTTTTTCATTATAAAATTTGGTAAATATCTAAAAATGTATTATCTTTGCATCAAAATTATAAAAATATGGAAAACGAAGAAATAAAAATTTATGAGCATACAATTAGAGAAGATATTTTAAAACATATTGATGATTTAAGAGAAAAAATTTCTAATAATGTATATTTTCCAGAAGGAAAACAAGATATACAATCATTGATTCATATTGATGATAGTATTGATGAATGCTTAAATTGCTGGTATTATTAATTATGATGTCATTGTGTCATATTATATGACAAATTGACATTATTTTTGGTTTGGCATAACATTTGAATAATAATAAAAAGTAATTAATATATTAATTATGTTTAAAGAAGGAAATATAATAGTTTGTATTGATGATAGTAATGATACTAAAACATTTGAACCATATAAGAATTTGAAAAAATATTCTACGTATAAAATAGAAAGTTATGGTCATTATTATATGCTTAATCAATATATAAAATTAATTAATATAGGAGGAAATTTCAGAGCAGACAGATTCATATCACTAAAAGAATATAGAAAATTAAAACTTGAAAAGTTGTGTTTAAATCAGGAGATAAAGTAGTAATTGTAGATTATAATATATTTTCATTTGATGATTATTTGAAACTTTTAAAAAATAATAAATTATTTGAAAAAGATAATATTAATATTAAAAAATATGATATATTAACAGTCAGAAGAGTGTGGTATTCATCAGATAATGATTATTTTACAACAGATTATTATAAAACTTTTGGTAATTTAGATTACATATATATAAATTTATCATTTGAAGAATTTGGTAATAGTTCATTTTCATTAGATGTTAAAAGATTCATATCACTAAAAGAATATAGAAAATTAAAATTAAAAAAAATTAATAATTCAAAAAAAAAATTAAAGTAAATTATGAGTAAAAAAATTATTGGAGTAGATCTTGGATCATACAATTCGGTAGTAAGCATCATTGAGGGAGGTGTAGCAGTTGTTATACCAAACGCAGAAGGAAATTTAACAACTCCTTCTATCGTAGCATTTGATCAAAAAACAGGAGAAATTAAAGTTGGAGAGTCTGCTAAACGCCAAGCAGCATTAAATCCTAAAAATACCATTTTTAATATTAAACGACTTATTGGTAGAACATATGATGAAGTTAAACATCTAAAACGTCCTTATGATATAGTTGATAATAATGGTAAGGCAGCAGTAAAAATTGGTGATAGAGTATATTCGCCAGAAGAAATTTCAGCAATGATTCTTCAAAAAATGAAAAAAACAGCAGAAGATTATCTATCTTGTAAAATAGACTCGGTAATTATAACGACTCCAGCTTATTTCAATTCGGATGAAAGAAGTTGCACTAAGGTAGCAGGTGAAATAGCTGGGTTTCAAGTAGATAGAATTATTTCAGAGCCAACAGCAGCAGCATTAAATATTAAAGATAAGACAGATAAACTATATATGGTCATAGATGCTGGTGGTTGTACAACGGATAGCTCAGCAATTACGGTATCAGATGGTTTATATGAAGTACTATCAACAGACGGTAATTTAGATTTAGGCGGAAATTTGATTGATGATGCAATTGTTGATTATGTTTCTGAAGAATTTTTAAAAGAAACTGGTGTAGATATTCGTAAAGATTCAATGGCACTACAACGTATTACTGAATCCGCAGAAAAAGCAAAAATAGAATTATCTAGTGTAACACAAACTGAAATCAACTTACCGTACATCACGGCGGTAGATGGACAACCACGACATTTAAATAAAATTATTACTCGTGCTAAATTTGAGCAATTAATTCAATTTTATGTTGATAAAACAATGAAATTAATTATGTCATCACTTAAGAAAAGTAACAAACAAATTTCACAATTTGATGATATAATTTTAGTGGGGGGTAGCACCAGGATACCTTATTTGGTAGAAAGTATTGAAAAATACTTTGGTAAAAAAGCAAATAAATCTCTAAATGCTGATACTGCAATTGCATCTGGAGCCGCTATTCAAGGTTCTGTATTAAATGGAGATAATACAGATATATTATTACTTGATGTAACAGCGTTGAACTTTTCTATTGAGACAATGGGTGAAATTGCTACTATCATGATTCCCGCAAATACTACGATCCCGACATCTAAGAGTCAAGTATTTAGTACAGCATCAGATTCACAACCAAGCGTACAGGTAAATGTTTGTACTGGAGATAGACCTCTATACAAAAACAATAAACATTTAGGCACATTTTCACTTGATGTTCCACCTGCTCGTAGAGGCACACCACAGATTGAAATTACATTCAGTTTAGATAGCAATTCAATTTTGACAGTTAAAGCAGTTGATAAAGCAACTGGTAAATCTAATGATATTAGAATAGAAGGTAAATCATCTTTAACAAAAGAAGAAATTGAAAAAATGAAGATGGAAGCTGAGCAAAATGCGGAATCAGATAAAAAAGAAAAAGAAAAGATTGATAAACTTAATCAAGCAGATGCTATGATTTTTCAAACTGAAAAACAAATTGAAGAATATGGCGATAAATTGAATGAATCAAATAAAACTGAATTGAATTCTAAGCTTGATAATCTTAAAGAAGCTCACAAAACTCAAAATCTGGATGATATTGATAAATATAGTAAAGAATTGAATGATACTTGGCAAAATATAAGTTCTAAGCTTTACGAAGAGAATAATAATCAATCAACTAATGAAAGTACATCAACTAATAAAGATGAATCTGAAAACATAAATGACGTGGATTTCGAAGAAGTTCACTAATTTTTAAAATAATTCAAAAACAAAAAGTCAGAATAATTATTCTGACTTTTTTTGTTTTTGAATATATCCTTGATTTATATGATTTTTAAATAATTCATTTAATATTTTTTTAGTTTTAGAATAACTATAAGAGTTTATATCATTTTTTCTAAAATCATTTCTTGTTTTATATTTGTTAGCTTCTTCTTGTAATCTTTCTGTTGTCCAATAATATTTATGCTTTGCTGTCCTGCCTTGATTAATATGATTTTTAAATAATTCATCAATTATTTTTAAATTACTTGCCGCATGATATGCTTTACTACATTCTTTTCTAAATTGCATTATAGTATTATATTTGTTAGCTTCTTCTTGTATTTTTTCTTTCGTCCAATATCCTTCTTTAACTTGTCTATTAGTATAACCACTATTTATATGATTTTCGAATAATTTGTCCATTATTTTTAATCTATTTGCAGAATTATATGCAGATTCGTTATCATTACAAAAATCTCCTCTAGTTTTATATTTTTTAACGTATTTTATTAATTTATTTTCGGTCCATTTAAAAGGTTTGCCACCTAAAGAACCTCCTTTCGCAATATTAAATAATTTCCAATTATTTTGTTTATAATAATCAATCCAAAATATTTCAGCTTCTTTAGCATCTATTGAATTTAAATTAGAATCTAATATTTTATATTTTGGATATGAAATATTAGATTCTTTACAAAATTTATTTAATTTTTCATTTTGATCAAATACGTGCTCTTTGTCTCTTCTATCAATATTAATAGTCAATCCAATATAAGCTTTATTATAATCTATCAATTCATAAACATAAACAAAATAAATATAATTTTTAGAGTATTTATCTGAATATCCATTATTATTATGATTTTTAAATAAATCATCCATCAGATTTCTTCTAACTGCAGATAAATATGCACCATTCGATTTTTGTTGAAATTCACATCTAGTACAATATTTATTAGACTCTTCTTGTAATTTTTCATCAGTCCATTTTATATAATATCCATTATTTTTATGATTTTTAAACAAATCATCTATCATATTTTTGCTACATGAATATTGATACGCAGGTTTATTATTTTTAATAAATTCTCCACGAGTAAAATACTTATTAGCCTCTTCTTGTAACTGCTTGTTGGTATATTTTAATTTTTTTTTAGTCCATGTTATAATATATCCTTTATTTATATGTTTTTCGAATAATTCATTCATTATATGATTTCTATATGAATATCTGTAAGCCGCTTTGCTATTTTCTCTAAATTCCATTCTATTTGTATATTTGTTTGCTTCTTCCTGCAACATTTCCTTAGTCCACTTCATAATATAATATGTTTATTTTTTAGTTCTTCTTTTATTTCATAATTTTTGCACATTTCATCTATCATAATATTTTGTATATATTTTGATCTATTTGCTATTGTATTATTTACAGTATTTAATATATCTGGATCAAATGATATTGAAAATGTCATTTTCTTTTTTTCTATTTTTCTTCTCATAATTATTATTTTTATTGTATATATTAATATACAAAAATCATTTTTTGACAATTTTATAATAATTGTAGTTAATTATTAAGAAAAAGTTTAATAAAAATAAAACATTTTAAAATAATTTTATTATATATGTCATGAGAAAGACTGTGCCAGAAGATAAGAAAAGAAAAAAGTTATCAGTATCTATTGATCCTGAAGTGTATGAACTTTGGCAAAAATATTGTGAGGATAATGGGATTGAGAATTATTCTGAATATATTGAGAAAATAATAATTAGTAAAATAAAAAAATAATATATACTTAAAAATCGTACTTTGAGGATATTAAATTTTAAATTATTTAATGAAGCAAGATTATCAGATATATCTATAATTAAAGGTACTGGAGTCACTTTTAGTGATCAAGAAATTATTAATACAGATAATTTTATAAAAAATAAAACTATCTCTAAAAGAATAGATAATAAAAAGATTAGGTTGAATATAAATTGGAATCACACAATTAAGCATGATTTAATAAAAAGATTTAAAGAAAGAACTTCGTTAAAAAATATAACAGAATTAAATACATTAATTAGTAAAGGATTAGATGAATTATTTATTAATAATTATGATTATATTAAGAATAATGGAAAATACTCATTATGGTTTTCAGAATATAATTTTACTATAATTGTTAATATTTCTAATAATTTGAATATTAATATAATAACAATATTACCAGGTCAAAAAACTATTGATGTAAAAAATATAATAGAATTAAAAACAAAAATATGAATAAAAAAGAATTAAAAAAAGAATTTGAATTTTGTTGTTCTGCATTAGTTAAAACTAATGATACTTGGGATTTTTATTGGGATGTCTTAGATGTTAATGAAAAAACTCGTGATTTTTTCAAAATAAAATTTGAAAAATTATTATCATTATTAAATGAAGATGATACTTCATTTATATCTATGGAAACTGATGATATTTATGATATATTAGAACTTAATAAAATTGAACATATGTATCAAAAAACATATGAAATGATATAAATATTGTGAAGATATTAGTATTGAGAATAATTAGTAAAATTAAAAATCAATAGTAATTATTCTGATTTTTTAATAATATAACATATATTCTTTAATATATAATAAAAATAGAATAAGTATATGTTAAATGAGGGTAAAGGTATATCAGATATAATAAAGAACGAAGTAAACAATATATGGAAATTATTTATTAATAATTCATATTCATCTCACATATTAAAATTTGGACGTGATGATATTGGATATAGAGATATTACAATAATTTTTAACAATATAAATAGTTATTACTCAAACATTAAAATTATTAAACCTAATAATATTATAGTTAATATTGGAATACCAACAAATGGTAATGAAAATAGAGTTAAGGAAAATATATCGCATGAGCTAACTCATGTTATAGAAATTTTAGGTATTGGAGATAAGGACTATCCAAAATATAATAAAATAAAAACATCTTTATTAAAATTTAAAAATTATTCTATGTCTAATGCAATGGAATTTATTACTGATATTTTTTATAAAACATTGGACAATGAAGTTAATGCTAATGTTGCTCAAACTTATATTTATATTAAAAGTGAAGGTAGATGTTCAAAAGATGATGCTATATTAAGATTAAAAGATTGGGAAACATATAAATTATATGATAATATAAAAAATATAAAAATGAGTATTCTTGTTTCACAATTAAAACAAAAAGAAGTTGATGATTTTAATGATATACTTATTAAAAACGATGTTAAAACAATAACTTCAAATAGTATTGAAACTTGGCTAAATTTCTGGTTTAAAATATTTAAATTAAAATCAGATGTTTTTTTAAAAAATTCTGAAAGAATTTTGAATGAAATAGAAAAAGACTGGGAAATTTTTGAGACTTATGTTTCAAATACATATAATAAATCAAAAGTTATTGATTATAATAAATATATATCTGATTTTAATAATTTTAAAAAATAAAATTTTAAAAATATTGAGAAGATAATAGTATATGGATTGTAATATTTATAATTTTTAGTATAGTAATTTATTAAAAATATTTAAAAAAGTTTGGTTAATCCAAACTTTTTTTGTATATTTGTTTTTCAAAAATCTTAAAATCCAAAACCTCACGATGTATAGGTTATCGTCTAACAAATATGAAAAAAAATATATTATTTTTAATAATGTTAATTATTTTTAGCATTAATTCTTTCACACAAACAATAAAAATAAAAGAACCTGAATTTTTAAATAATGTTGTATATGTCAATGACACAATTGGCGACGGTATATTATTAAAAAAACAAATACCAACATATAAAAATAATGCAAATGCTGCATCTTATATACCATATGTTGGGTTATTTGCTGGTAAAGCTACAATAAGATTGAGATTTTTATCACATGATAATGGTTCATACACATTCAAAAATAAAAACAATAAATTTATCATTAAATGTTTTAATAATACAATTGATCCTACTACTATTATAAAGATTATAAAATTAGAACCAGAAGGTGAAAAATATCTATCTATTGTAATAGCAACTGGTAGTGTTTTTGGTGGAGGTGAATCAAAAAATCCAAACACAATTGAATATAAAGCTACAAAATACGGCGATAGTTCATATTTAATTGAACTTGAAAATTTAGATTATGGAAATTATTCATTTAAGTTGATAATGTCAAATGAATATATATTATTTAATATTTTAAATTGAATGATATTAAATGATATTAATCTTTTTAAATAAAAAAGTCAGATTAGTTCTGGCTTTTTTTATTTTTCAATTTGAATATTATTTTTTTGCCAAATATTTAGCATATTTTTCTGGATATTTCTCTTTTAATATTTCTTGATATTTTGGTGATAATATTTCAAAAAAATCTTTTTCTTCATAAAATTTACCTCTCGGCGTATAAGGTTTACCACCATTAATAGAATTAAATGAAAGAATAGTATTATCTTTATATTTAGTTATATTCCAATCTGATCCAGCTTCTATCAATTTATAAATTATATTCATATTTAGATAACGAGCAGCAATAATTAATGCTGTTTCACCTTTATTATTCTGTATATTCAAATTTGCACCAGATTTTATTAAAGATTCTACACGTTTAATGTTTCTATCTTTCACTGCATAAATTAATGCTGTATCTCCTTTATTATTCTGTGAATTTGAATTTGAATTTGAATTTGAACTTTCTTTTTTACTTAAATAATAGTTATATTTTTCTGGATATTTTTCTTTTGTTAATTCTTGATATTTTGGTGTTAACATCTCAAAAAAATCAATATTAGCTAATAATTTGTCTCTATAAGAGATAGGATTTTCTACAGATGATAAAAATTTGTCATATTTTTCTATATTCCAATCTGCACCAGCATCTATCAATAAACTAATGTATCTCATGACATCTCTATTTTTTGTTGCTTTCATTAATGCTGTTTCTCCATTATTATTTTGAATATTTAAATCTGCTCCACTTTTAATTAAAATATTTGTCAGTTCACTCTTGCTATTTGTAACAGATCTAATTAAAGGAGTGTTTCCATTTTTATCTATAACATCAATATCGCCGCCAGCTTCTATATAAGCTAATAATTGTTTTTTATTATTAGGATAGCCACCAAGATTACCAACAGCAAGATTACCAACAGAATCTATATCATAGTCACGATATAATTCAAATGTTTTTACATATTTCATAATTTTAAAAATTTTATTTCGTTTATATATTAAAAATTAATATTAGATTTATTATCTTTTTATATATAAATAAAAACTTTATATGAAAATATTAAATAAAAATTTATGGAATAAATACATAAAAACATATGAATCATTCAATAAAGAAATTCCAGATGAATTAAAAAAGTTATTTAATGAAATAAGGCAAATTATAGGCAATCAAACGAAATCATTTAAAAAAAATATAGATTTAAATTCATTAGAATTTTGTAATTTGATCATAGAATTAGATGTTAAATTTAACAAATTGAATTCTGAAATAAGATATGAGGATAAAGATATTATTTACTATTCAAATGTAAATATAAATGATTTAGTAACAGGAAAAGATAGAACAATAATACCAATTATAATTGATGATATAAATTTAAATGTAGATAAATTATGTTCAGTTATAAGTCATGAAATAAGACATATCTATGATGTTTACACTATAAATGAAGAAAGTGATATGAAATCATTCACAAATTCTTTATTTTATACTGAGTTACTTAAAAATGAAAGCAATAAATATTTTATAGATTTTTTACAATTAATTTATTTATCATTAGAACACGAATTAATAGCTAGAAATACTATGATATGGGAGATGTTTATAAATTGTAAGTGTTCTAAAGAAGAATTATATAGGTTATATCATGATTCTTACATGTATAAATCTTTTAATATTTTAAAATCATTTGATTATAATAAATTAATTAATGAGCAAGATATTATAGATAAAGTAAATATTTTTATAAATTATTTTGGTGGTAATTTATGTGCAGATAAAAATGATATATTTATATTTTTTGAAAATTGGAAAAAATATTTTATTACTAAATCTGATGAATATATAATAGAAGGATATAAAGTTTTGGATGATATTTTATCTATAAATGAATTTAAAAATAACAAATCAGATACAATTAATATAAAAGATTTACTTCTTTATATTCATAAAAAATTCATTTTTAAACAAAAATATGAATAAAAAAATATATAGATACATTGAAATCTAAATGTTTCTATAATATTTCTATATTAACTTGTGATAGTAGAATTACGGATTATTTTTACAGTAGAATAGAAGAAATAAAATTTAAATTACTAAAAATAAAAATGACATCATCTGATGTCATTTTTATTATTTTGTCTTTGATTTCCTTTATATCCTTGGTTTGGTTTATCTTTGAACAATTCATCTAGTAAACTATTTCTAACAGCATTAGAATATGCTTCTGAATCATTTTTTTGAAATTCTCTTCGTGTTTTATATTTATTTACTATATTTTGTAATTGTTTTTTCGTAAAAACTTTATTAGGATTATGTTTTTCCGCATATCCTTGATTCTCATGATCGTTAAACAATTTATCTAATATGTCTTTATCACAAGCAATATTATATGCTGAAGCATTATTATCTTTGAAATCATTTCGTAATTCATATTTATCAGCTTCTTTTTGAAGGTTTTCTTCTGTCCAATATCCTTTTGGCACTTGTTTAGATTGTTTATTGAATAAGTAATCTAATAAATTACTTTTAAGAGCAATATCATAAGCTCTTGGATCATTTTTAATAAATTCTTCTTTTGTTTTATATTTATCTGCGGCAATTTGTAAAGTATCAATACTTAAACCACCCATTGTTGGGTCATCAAATACAGAGTCATCATAATCAGGGTCATAGAATTCAGGGTCATCAAATTCTGAATCATAAAATTCTGAATCATCAAATTTATAATTATACTCATTTACAAACTCATCAAATTTATTAATTCTACTCATATTTAAAATATTTATTTCTACTATATATAAAAATATTTATTATTTTTTTGTAATATCAAATAATTTCATTATCTTTGTAAAAATTAAAAATCATGAAAATGATGCTTCAATTTAAAAATATAAATAATGTTAAATAAAAATACAAAATATATTTGTAAAAAGGCATATAATAATTATATTGAAGGTGAATATTATTATATTATATTTTATGATGATTATATAGTTTATTTGTATAATTTTGGAATATTTTCTCTTAATAAAACTAAATTTGTAGGAGATTATCCTAATTTCTATGAATATTTCTGTACACTTCAAGAACAGAGAAAACTTAAGTTATTAAAAATAAAAAGTGAATATGAAATAAGTTAAATAATATTAATCTTTTTAAATAAACAATAAATCCAGATTAGTTCTGGATTTTTTTATATATCTTTGTATCAAAATTATAAAACTAAATCAAATGGAAAATCCGTATTATAAAATGATGATAAACAATGCAAGAGCATTTGTTAGATCAAGCAAAAATCAAGAAGATGTCGATAGAATTTCAATTTTTGAAATTAGTGAAGTTCTTGCAATTTGTACTGGTAAATTAAAAGAAGATATTGTGATTGAAATTTCTGGGCTTAAGTTATAAACAATATAAAATATAAAATCATGACAAAAAATCAAATCATACAACAGTATAAGAATGAAGCATTGAATAGTATTGCTAAAATTTATCATCCTAAATATAATTTTAGATATGATGAATATAGTCATCTTAGTGGATCTGAACAGAAAGAAGAAGAAATTCGTTCTATTATTCAAAATATGAATAAAAATATTGAAGAAGTAAAGAAAAAAGAAAAAGAAATCGAATCTAAAAAAATAAATAATAATGAACATATTAGAACGTTGTAAGAAAAAAATAGAAGAAGATTTTGGTATTATAGATTGGGAATTTGTAGTAGAACAACCTGATAATAACGTAGTTACGCATTATAGATTCAAAAATAAAGATGGTTATGAAGCATTTGTGACAGTAATTAATGGTACTGAAATATGGACTCCATTAGTTACTGATATTAATGATAATGAAGTTATGTCAATAAAAAATGATAGAATTGAAAAAAAATATAAAAATAGAAATAGGAGCACTATAAATCCTGATGAAGCTGTATTTTTATGTTATATTGAAGATGATGTCGTTACTTGTGTTATTGATTATAAAGAAGAAGATGAATCATATGATGATATTGAAAATGTTAATAATTCAGATTTTAATAGATATTGGGATTGTATAGAGGAGAATATATTTGAAACAATTCATTTTACTACAATTGAATCTGCTAATGATTGGTTAATATCAATTGGAATGGAATATGATTCAAAATTAAATCATTAATAATGAAAATTGAAGATATTAAACCAATTGGTAATTTCAAATCAGTATTAGAATTATTTAGAGAAAAAGCTGATGCTATAATCACAAGATGTAACAAAGAAAAAGTGTACAATTCTGCACTTTCTATATTAATTAAGTCAATTTGTGGAGAATTTGCTATTATTAAATTGTTATCTGATAGTATTATAAATCATAAGGTTGGTAGTATAAGTATAGAAGAAATGAGAATTGATTTACTATATACACACTTAATTGTTATAGATTTAAATAATGTTGCTCAATTTTATTTAAATAACATTAAAATGGAATCAAGAACAAAACAGCTACAAGAAATTATATATTTTAATAAAGATATTTTTGGTAATTTAAAAATAGAATAATGAGAAAAACTAAATGTAAGAAATTTATCATAAAAAACTTTGATAAATTTGAATATGATAGTAAATGTGAAGATAATAATGAAGGAAAAGCTTATAGATTAGAAATAATATAAAAAAAATAATATATTTATGAAGCAATTAAGATTTACTACAACTCATCCTTATGGAATGTTCTCTTCAAGTGAAAGTGAATTATTAATATCAACTGATAATATAAATTTAGGAGAATTAAGTAATTATTTACCTAAAGGAGTAGGAGCTTATATTGATAATGATGCAGAAGAATTAGCAAAATTTGATATTCCAGTGTTCTTAGATGGTGATTATGAGCAACTTGATTTGCCTATTGAAGAACAGGATATATTGATGATGTTACCTTCTGGAAATTATCAATGTAAATCTGAATTAACATATAAATCTATGATTAATAAAGATAAATATTATCTACTAACTCTTAAAAAATAAACATGAATAAAAAAGTATATTATAAATCAGAGTGTGGTAAATTAATACAATATAATAGAGATACTGATACATATTCTATAAGAAATGATATAAAAAAAGTAGATAAAAGATTATCATTTAATGAATTTATGCTTTTTAATGTTAAGATTATTAATACTCAAGAGTTTAGTAGATTAATGAATATTTATTTCAATAGCATTAAAGAAACTTGGATATTTGAAGGAAGTGAATATCAGAGTTTAGATAACTTTGAATTTAAGGATGGTAATTTATCTGCTAATTATATCCTTGGAAAAGAAATACCATATCATCACATAATTCAATCTGAATATTTTGGTTATAAAGCAGAGATGATCCTTGTCTATCATTGGGGTAAGGCATATTATCATGACATTTCATATAATGGTGAGGATACAGGTAGATTATACGACATAAAAACATTTAAATCTGTTCAATGGTGCAAATTAAAACACTGTTCTCCAATATTTAATAAATTAAGTAAAAAAATAATGTAGAAAATATGGAAGAGTTAATTAAAATGTTAAATAATTCTTGTGAAGAATTAGAATTAATTACTGAACTTACTTTAAAATATAAAGATATTCAGGTAGTAGGAGAAATGCTATTATATAAAAAAAATGGAAGATGGTATTCTTAATAAATTAATGACAGCTAGTATATCTCAATTAGAATTACTTAAACGAGATTATTATTTCAGATATTATAAAAAAGATATCACAAACAAGCTTATTGATATAGCAATAAAGAATGTTACAAGAAGAAATAAATTAAACAAACTAAATTTATGTGTGGAATTGTAGGTGGAAATGGTTTCGGATCTAAAGAAGATATTCAGATATCATTAGATAAAATTAAGCACAGAGGAAGAGATTATCAAGAAATATACGAATATAAAAATATATTTATGGGTCATAATAGATTATCTATTGTTGATTTGTCAGATTATTCAAATCAGCCATTTCATAGTAAAGATGATAATTATGTTATTGTTTTTAACGGTGAATTATTTAATAGAACTATTGATAACTTTTCATATTTGAGAAAAAAATACAATATTAATAATTATAAATCAGATGTAGAATTATTATTATTAATTTATATAGAATATTCTGACGATTTAATAAAATTTATGTCATCATTAGACGGTATGTTTTGTTTTTGTATCTTGGATAAAATTAAAAATAAATTGGTTTTAGGTAGGGATTATATTGGAAGATTACCATTTCATTATAAGTATGATAGTAAACTGATATTTGCCAGTGAAAAAAAATGTTTTGATACCAATGATAATATTTGTGATGTTCAGCCTGGTACAGTATTAGAATATTTTTTAGATACTAATGAATTAAAAATGTCAAAATATTTTACATTTGATAATATTAATTATGACAAAATTGACAAAGGTGAAAATTATTATACAACGAATATAAGAAGATTACTAAATGCCGCTATTGATAATGAATTAGTATCAGATGTACCCATATGCACAATATTAAGTGGTGGAATAGATTCTACATTAATAACATATTTATTATCTAAAAGAATACAAAATATTACAAGTTTTGTTATAAATATATCTGGCACCACAAATTCAAAAAAAATATTAAAAGATGATTTATATTTTGCAAAAAAATTCTCAGAAGAAAATAATATAAAATTAGTTATTATTGATATTCCATTTGATGTAATGAAAGAAAAATTGCAAGAAACAATTTATGCGATAGAAAGTGAAAATTATATTCAATTATCATTTGCTATTGCACAAATATTATTAGCTAAAGAAATATCAAATAGAGGATTTAAAGTAGTATTTGGTGGAGATGTTAGTGATGAAATATTTGGATCATATGATGATGTTAAAAGGTGGTGCTGGAATGATGAAACAAAATATCATAACAGAAGAATATCATTAGTTAAAAATGTAAATCATAAAAATCTGAGTACATTAAATAAATCTATGATGTATGGAGGTACAATTGAAGCAAGAACTCCATTTGCTGATTATAATTTTGTGAATTTTTGTTTAAGAATACCTCCAAAATATCGTGATGAAAATAACGGTAAAGGAAAACACTTGAAGTATATTTTGAGAAAATCATTTGAAAATATTATATCAGACGAATTCTTATGGAGAAAAAAAGTACCATTTCAAAATGGTTGTCATTCTGATAAGTTTGACATACGATCAGCTATAAAAACAAACAAATTAATTAAATTAGATACAATAGAAAAGTCAGAATAATTATTCTGACTTTTTTATTAAACTTTTTTTTATCATGTGATATAAATATATTATGTCGTATTGGAATTATAGAATTTTAGCAAAAAGAATGGTAACAGATTTTGACTCTGAAGTCGAATTTGGTGTTTATGAAGTATATTACAATGATGAAAGTGATATACCTGAATCTTGTACAGAAAATTCAATAAACATTTTTTCATATGAAAGTGAATGTGAGGATCCAATAGAATCTATACAATGGCAATTAGATATGATAAAAAAAGCATCTGATAAACCTGTATTAGACTATGATAATTTTCCAAATGAATATGTTAAGCATTTAAGAAAAAAGAAATTAAAATCAATTGAAAATAATTTTAAATAAACTATTTACTTATGATTTAGTAGCAGATCCAAGTTTTTCAAACGCAAAACTATCATATAAATATGATAGAGAAGCAGAAAGAAAAAAATTGAAAGATGATAGAATTGAAAAACTCAATAAATTAAATAATTTTCAAATTAATCAATAAAAACATATTGATTATCAATTTTATTTAAATTGTATATTTTAATCATGTCAACGATATGTTTACCCCAATTTTTTGTTTGCGAATATCCACCTCTTTGAATGTTATGTACCCATATATTATAATCTGTAACATTATTATTTATTAATTTAGAATAATATTTTCTTTTTGAAGTAAACTCACAAAAATGCCTAAATGATATAGAATCATTTTCATAACTTCTATAATGTTTTCCTTGTTTAACTCCAAAATAATTATGTTTAGTTCTACTCAATTTACTTGTTCCAGAACCACTTTCCCATATTGAAATTGAAAGAATTACGCTAGCAGGGATTTTATATTCGTTGCTTAATGATATAGTTAATGCATTATATTTATCAATAAATCTTGTTGTAATGTTTTGAGTATTTGAATATACACTAAAAGCGAATAGCATTATTATGCCTAGTAAAATTTTTCTCATGTCTTTAAATTGTTTTTTTATTGATGAATCAGTAAATAGGATAAAAATAAATATATCCAAATGGTAATAAATTCCGCTTATAAGATAGGATTTACAGTAAGAAAATCAGCGGATTAATTCATCAATTAATTATAAAATTAGGTTATCTAATTTGATTTATAATTATTAGTTATGTTATTATATAGTAATTCTTTATTACTAAAATTAAATTATTCTCATTGTTATATAGTAAAAATTAAATAATTAGTTTATTTTTATTTTAATGTACTTATAATCAGCAAATTATGATAATAAGTTAAAAATATATAAATAATTGAAAATATACTTTATATTATTGACATATGATTAATAATGTAGTATCTTTGTATTTATAAACTTATATAAATATAAATGATATGAAATTTAAAGAATTGGACGAAATTTTACAATTAAGATTAAAAAAATCTTGTAGATTAAATGAATCTTTAAATGGTTGGCTGCCTTCAAGTGAAGATTATGTTTATATGAAAGATGATGAGGTTGTAGAAATATTCTCAAATAATTTAGAAATAGAATTTAAAGATAATAATATCACATCTGTGAATAAGTATTAATCTTATTTTTTCTATATTTAACGTTAGATAAATATTTATCATCTTTTGATATTATTTCGTAAGGAATATTATTCAATTTTAGCAATTCAATTTTTTTTGTTATATCTCTATTACTATAAATAATATATACTTTTTTTATATATTTTATTGAAACTTCATTTGATACTATTATCTCTTCTGCAATACCAAAATCGAATGCATCTTTATTTGTTTTGATGTTCCAATATTCTTTACCAAATTCTTTTAATCTAAGTTGTTTTGATATTGATAATTTTTTAGTTTTTTCTTTTGGTAAATTCAAATAATAGTCTAAATTTTCTATTATTGGAATAATTTTATATTTATCACTCAATTTTTGAGTATCAAATTCTATTACAGCATCACCATAACCAACAGCAGTTGAAAAATTTCTAGTTACTGATATGCCAACTTCATCTTTTATTCCTAAATTTCTTCTCATATCTGAACTCCATTGATAACCCCATTCACCTTTTAGTAATTTTATTTTACCATCAAGTAAAATTTGTTTTAAATTACCTACTCCTTTATAAAGGTTATAATTTTTTGATTCTAATATAAATTCTTCAAATTTTATTTTCATATATTTATATATTAATTTTTTTATTCCAAATTTATTTTGTATATTTGTACTCTAAATAACATAATTATGACAAAAAATGCATTCATAAAATTTATAGAATTATCTATAGAAAAAGGTAAAAAAGAAAATAATATTCATGATAATGGATTAGATTTATTTGATTTTTTAGAAGATTATAATAAAATCAATAATATTTTATTAAAATCTATTTATGGTGAAACATTTTATGATATTATAAATGATTTTATATATGATAGTATAGATGATATATTAATAAAAAATAAAGATAATTATATCATTTATGATGAAAATGATAATATTATAACAGATTGCTCTAATATTGATAATCTATATAACTATTCTGAAAGTGAAAGATTAAGATTAATATCAGAAAAATATTCTTATGATATAAAAAAATCTATGTCAGATGAAGAAAGATTAAAAATCATTAAAGATTTTGTCAAATAACTATTAATCTGATAAATAATTAGTATCTTTGTATCTAATTAAAACATAACCAATATGAAACAGTTAATAGGCACAAAAAAAATTACACTTGCTACATTAAAAAGTTTTGCAAAAAGGAATAGTGATAAACTATTTGTAAAAAATATTAGTTCATTTGATGGAATGACAGATTGTGTTGAAGAATGTCATGATAATAGTTGGAAAGAAACATCTATTATAGATAAAACTAATTACTATAAAACTGGTATTAACGGTATTTATACAGTAGGTTGCAGTAATGATTATTTTACTCTATATGAAGATACAGTATTTGTTGGTATTGAAGTTTATAATTCTTGTGGTAGTTCAATTTTAGCTGTGAAAAAATAATATGAAAAAAAATTATTGAAAACTGAAAAAGATTTATATAAATTATTAGATGAAATATATAATATTATACCCAATGATAATAATTAAAAATTATGATTTATAATTACTTAGAACTAATACCAGATGAAATAATTGATACATTTTATAATCAAATTAAGAGATGTATTGATGAAAAAATATCATATGATCATTATATAAAAAATTTAAAAAAAATAAATAATAACAAAATACCTGAAAAAATTAAAAATTTATTAAAATAAATAATGGAAAAAAAATTTAAATTAGCAATTCAAGAATATCAATGTCCTGGTTGCGTATGTGGATCAAACATTAAATGTTTTGAACCTAATACAATAGCAGGAGTTGGATGTGGAAAACATGTAATAGGAACTATGATATTTGGAATAGGGCATATATTATTAGGACTTCCTAATGGATTTAATAGAGTAGGAAAACAAAATGATTTAAAACCAATAATTTTTGAATCATATGAAAAATCAGATTGGAAATTTGATAAATTTAATGTTCCTATTTGGAAACATTATAATAAAAATGGACATACTATAGTAAGAGGTATTATGCCAAGAAAAAATGAAACATTTATTCATATTTTTCTTGAAGATTGTAGAAAAGATATTGATTGTATTGAAATTTCAGAAGATGAAATTTCAGAGATGGACTAATTTTAAAAATAAATAATATGAATAGATTTTTTGGAATGATGCCTTCAAGTGAGGTAAAAAAAAGTAAAAGCTTTAAAGTTGGTGTTGGACAATTAACAGTAACAATTCAAGCAGGTGAAAATGGTTGGACAATTTTATTTGCTGATAGTTCATCAGAATATAAAGATGTTATAGATACTACTGAAAATAATTTTAATAAAGCATTATATGTATTAAAAACTCATTTTTGTGATGTAAATGAAATAGATGAAAAAGAAAAATTTGAATGCTAAATGATATAATAATGATAACATCTTTGAAAATTGGTGATAAAATTGTACTTAAACAACCTACAAATATATTTGAAGAAATGGGTGTACCAAAAACATTAAATTTTAATGAAATTTATACTGTAGATCAATTAGTCAATTCAATAGTAGACAATTCAATTATACGTGTTGGATTAAAAGAAGAACCATATCAAATATATTATATAGGATTATTTGAAACATCATTGAAATTTGAAAGAAAACAAAAATTAAACAATTTAAAAAAATATGAAACAAAC